GCTTTTACTCTTAGCGACTACTCGATATGTCCCGTTATTTTGATTAAACCTAGCCTCTGCATTAACCGAATAGCTGTTTCCATACCAATCAGTAATCATAAACGGCATACGATAATCTGCATTCAGCACAACTCCCCCGCCGTCCGTGTCCTGCGCAAGCGGAATATCAAAGTTATGCAGATACCTCGTTATCGTATGATGCACAGGTGCGTCATAAACTTTAGTCAACTTCCCGTTTATTTGCACATAGCTATAATTCTCTGTATCGTCATAGCCTACATCAATCGCCTCTTTCGTATCCCGAAGCGTCTCTGCTCCGACCGTAGCCGTTAATTCACCGTCCTTCTCGCCGTAAAGCGTAACCGTTATCGACTTTACCTGCGCCCCGACTGTGACCTTACTCACATTCTCAAGCCTTGTCGTCCCAGTAAGATAACTACCTACTGTGTTTCCTGCCGAAGAAAACACACGAAATCCGAATGAAGCCGTAGCGACCAGCGCTATCAGTAAAATAGTTTCACCAACTGCAATACAGAAAGTATCTGCAAGAGACTTAAAACCGCTAAACCAACTCCTCTTTGGAGAGGCTACCACAGGACTTTTCTCTGCCTCTTTCGGCGTTACAGTCGGCAACTGCTTCTCTAAGTTTAACGGAAGCGGATTCTCTGTCTTTTCCTTTTCCGCTACGGGCTTCTTTCTCTTTAATAGCCCCTCGTAATCCAATAAACTCACCGCTACCCCCTTAATATGATTGGGAAATTCCAGAAGAACCCCTTAATATGCGCTTCGGGGATTGTAAGTACCATCTCTGTCTTTGCACTTCCCGATTCGTTAAGGCTCATTAAACTGTACTTCGTAATCCTACCGAAAGTGTCTGGGTTCTCGAATCCCCTATCTATCGTACTAAACAAAACCTCTGCCGTGCCATCTTTCCCCGCAACAAACGGGACTCCCGCCATTGCGTAATTCTTCTCGGGAACTAACCCGCTAAACCGAACCGTTACCTCGGTTATCCCTAAGTCTCTACCGGTTGAAGCCTTCGCTGTAAGGCGATAGCCGTTTCTTGAGTAGCTGTACTGCGCATTTACCTTTACAGAAAAGCTCTTTCCCTTGCTATTCGTTACAGTAAACTCTGCCTCTTTGTCTAAGGCAGACTCTAAAGACCCATTAAGCAAAATAGAAGTGCTATAGAGGTACCGTATCTGCTTTACAAGCCGTGAATGGCTGTGGTATGAAGTGTTTCCGTCTTTATCCGTACTACTGCTCGTGTAGTTGCTGACATAGCTTCTGTCCCACTTGCCCATCGAAAGACCGATAAACGAATCCCCAGAGAAAGCTGAATAAACTCCCTCTTTCCGTACTGCAAACGCGACCTTAACCGAAGTTATGTCTGCCCTTATTCCGCTCCCGTCATACTTCTCTTTTGCAACCGCCTAGGTTCTTAAACGCCTCTTTCGACAACAACTCGCTATCCTTCGGGACTAGCTTATACCGCATCAGCGCAAGCATACAGTTAAACTGTGCCTCCGCGTCCCCGCTCTCCTCTGCCTCCCGATACCTCTCCGTAAGCTCCGAAAGAAGTTCATCTCGCTTCGCGCGATATTCCGTAGCGTATTCATTCCAGACTCGCATGACCTATACCCCCTTGCCAACTAATATAGCATAATTTGGTAGAAAATCAAGCATTTTACTACAATTTAATTTTCTATGCTTGGCTAGTCAAGGCTTAAAAAACCTTTACCCCAGACGGGAGGCTAGCGTAAACAGTAAACCCTCTGTCACACACGATTTCTGCCCGCGTAATCTCTTTCTCGGCTGTCGTAGCTTTGTCTGCCACAAGACTAACGGCGCTAAATTGCTCACTCCCGAAACGAATAAACCGAGCATTGTCTATACTAAAAGGCATAAGCGTGAGTTCTCCAGAGTCCAAGTTAAAGGTATCTAATATATTCTCTACATCAACAGTAGCCCCACAGAACAAGCCCCAGTCAAGCGCTTTCTTCTTTCCTTTTACTGCTATCCTGCACCAAATCAGCCTTGCATCGTAAAACATACCATTCGTATAGCACGGAAGCTCTATCTTACAGCTTAAAAACTCTGTCCCGCTGAACAAAAACGAATCTTCGCTACCAGCATTAACACAAACTGTCGTATCCGCAAATGTTACCCCCCTAAACGCTTTTGCCTCTGCTTTACACGCTATATCTACCCCAACTGCCAAAGAAATATGCGCTCCACTAAGCGCGTCCTCCCGTAAAACAACCCTCTCGTTGCTAAAAACCGACTTAATAAAACCAGAATAGCCGTCCGTCCGAAGCAAATCCTTTGTCGTAAGCGCACGCGTTCCGATATATAACGGCGTTTCCCTTGGAAGAATCTCTATACTCCCAATACTCAATCCATAAAACAAATACGGCGGCAACTCCTTACACTTCTCTGTAATGACTACCCGCTCTATCGAACCGCTAAACGGGGACTCCTCGTCTAAAGTCGCAATTTCGCCGTCTAAAATAAGCTCTGTTAAACTCCCGTACACGCTATGACCACACAAGCTAAGACCGTCCCCAAGCGCAAGCCGAGCGTTATCAAACATACCAAAATTTATTCCATCTCGGTCAACCACGCCATCCACGCTCGAATAAAGTCGCAACTCTACAGGCGAGTCCGTTCCAGAGAGCGTAACCCCGTATGTACAAATCCTCTTTACATTAATAGACAACTCCGAGAAGTCAGTTACCGTAATATTACCTGTAACCTTAACAGGGCTTTCAAAATAACATGCACCCTCGAAAGAAACACTGTGATTAACCCCTGCAATCTCTTCAATGCAAAGTTTCTCTCCTACTACCGTTAAACCCGTAAACCCGTCACCCAGCACCCGCTTTATCCCGTCTCCGACTAGGACACGCCGCCCCATAAACTCTCTACTTCCCTCAAGTGTCTCAATCCCGTCTATCTTCGGAATTACCACCGTTCCACTACCGTTACACACGCTAATCGTCTTTCTTATAATGTCGAGACTAATATCCCCAGACCCTCTAAGCATAAACTCGCCTCGGATGCGATTCTTAACTGACGCAAGCTCTGCATAAACCCCCGCTGTGGCAGGAAGCTTAAGTGCAAAATAGTGAGGATTCATGTACCGGTCAAACATAGCGGGCATCTCGCCATAATCAATCTCGGATTTCTTTCTAAGATAGTTAAGCGTGCCATCATAAGACACCTCAAGAAGCCACGCATACTCTGTATCTATGAAGTCTGCAATCCCGCAATAACCCGCCTCTCCCGCACAGTACAGTGTAACAATATCAGCACAGTCGTCTTTGCTAAACCCAAGAGCCGCTAACTCGCTCTCATAAACCTCTTCTACCGTAAGCGTTTCCGTATCGGCTACCACAAACCGCTCTACACACTCATCGAGAATCCGCGCTACTACTTTTTGCATCTCCTTAATCCCCGTTCTCTTACTCCAAAACCACCGCTATCTTTCCCTTTGTAACAACTACCTTTAGGCGCTTTGATAAACTTACCTGCCGAGTCCTGCCATCCGTAAGCGGGCTATCCAGTAGCTTATCTATCATCGCTGTCTTAAAGCTAAACTGTGCCGTATTAAGCACACCTCTTACAGCCCTAAGTAATACCCGCTTCACTATAGACCTATCCTCGTCTAAAAGACTAAGCGAAAACACTCGCTCCTTCCCCGTATCCCTAATTAAATACTTCTTATACGCCCTCTCCGTAAGCCGATTAAGAGTCTCACTATCCTCCGAAAACGACTGTATGCTACTTAAAAGCGTATTCACGATATTCGGATTCAAATTCCTCTCGATATACGGGATTAACTCAAGCCTAACTTTGTTCCTCGTATACTCTACCTCTAGGTTTGTCGGGTCTACGCTATACGGAACTCCGTTTCCCTTAACATAGGCTTCTATCTCTTTACGGCTTACACCGACAAGCGGACGCACTACCCGACCGTTTACTTCCCGTATCCCGCATAAACCATCGACCGAAGCCCCACGAATTAAGTGCATCAGCACTGTCTCTACGGAATCATTTGCATTTGCCCCAGTCAAAATCTTATACGACCCGTAGCAAGAACCTAACTCGTTAAAGAACCGATACCGAAGCTCTCTCCCGACAAGCTCTGCTGACTTTCCCGTTTCCGCTACAATGCTCGGCACATCTACCCGCCGATAAAAGAAAGGTATCCCGCATCCGTCACAATACCCCTTTACCAACAGCATATCCCGCTCTGCACTACCGTCCGTCCTCACCCCATGATGCAAGTGACATACAACTACCTTCCCGACTCTCTTCCGTATCTGTCGCACAATGTCTAATAAACACATGCTATCTGCACCCCCAGATACAGCAACGACCAGTACATCCTCTGCACTGGTCGCTTTGTCAAGGCTCTGTTTTACCTCTGAAAATACTCTATTCGTAATCACCGCGCTTTACTCTCCGTAATTCGCACTACAATAGTCAAACAGCGCCGCGCTCACAAACTCGTCAATCGTCACTTCCTGCTCTTCCGCACACTCTACAACCGCCCGCAGAAGGCTCTTCTTTAGCGTAACCTCGATTTCTACATCGCTGTCGTCACCCTTAAGCTCCAAATAACGGTCAACCACCGCTCGTAAGCCCTCCTGCAACTCACTCACGGAACTACCCGCAAACTCAAGCTCTGCGTCCTCAATATCCAGCACTCGACCGATAAACTTACCGTCCTCTTCCGAATACTTGACCTCTCCCACAAAGCCCTTGTAACTCATAGCTCCCTGTCTCTCGCTCATCTCTACCTCCTCAATCCCCTATACAAACAAAAGGGGCTACCGCAGTCATAAGGGGTAAACAACCACGATAGCCGACTGCCCACAGTAGGATTTGAACCTACACGGTTTCCCACTGGAACCTAAATCCAGCGTGTCTGCCTATTCCACCATGCGGGCGTAAGCCGCAAATCGGACTCGAACCGATAACCTTTTGATTACAAATCAAATGCACTGCCATTGTGCTATCACGGCAAAAACCTTAACGCGGTATTATCACAATTCCCGCAAATGAGGCTGATAGGACTCGAACCTACCGTCTACAGATTAGGAATCTGTCGCTTTATCCAGATAAGCTACAGCCTCAAACTGACAGCGCCCGCCTTCTCCGCTGTCCCACACAGACTCTTTACGCCTTTCGGCTTCCGCGTTTACAGCGCGGCTGTCTGCGGTGTATAGGCGCGTGTGCAACGCCTAGACTTTTCTGTGAACGCTTTGCGCTCACACGAGGCAAGTAACCTTCGTCCTACAGGGAGATGCTCAACTGCTTTGCGCTGATACATCTATATAGGACTGTTTAATACTGCCAGCTCACTCCCAAAGCACACACTTAGGGAAATAAACAGCAGAACGGAGAGAAAGGGGCTTGAACCCTTGCGCCACTTTCGCGACCTAACAGGTTAGCAACCTGTCCTCTTCACCAACTTGAGTATCTCTCCATATGAGGGTCGCCATCCCTCTGGTAAACACTGCGTCCTTAGCCACAGAGCTTACTTTTCCGCTTATCATGCCCGAAATAAGCGAAAGGCTGTTTCCAAAAAGAAGGAGGTTAGAGGTGAACCAGCAAAAACACCTCTAGCGGAGAAGGAGGGATTTGAACCCTCGCGCCGCTTTCACGACCTAGCGATTTTCAAGACCGCTCTCTTAAGCCACTTGAGTACCTCTCCACAAAAAGCCTATAACCATGCCTACCTAATGATTTGAACTTCGGCTCTCCCCGACATCGCAAGGACTGGAGCATTCGCCTCGCTTAGACGGAAGTTCTACTTGTGATGCCTGCATCCTGCTCCACGGAACAATACTTAGGGCATCTATGGCACAAGCAGTGCTGACGGTCGGATTTGAACCGACATGGCTCGAAGCCAGCGGATTTTAAGTCCGCCGTGTCTACCTATTCCACCACGACAGCAGATAAACTTAGGACTCTGACCCGAGTAAACCCGAATCAAAACGCTCTGTATTGGACTCGAACCAATGGCGACCACGCTTTACAGCCGTGCGTTCTCCCAACTGAACTAACAAAGCGTAGGATACAAGCTCAAAGCTTGTATCCCGTAACCGCAAAGCCACTGTCTAACCTCACGGCTACGAGTAGGCGCGTAGGAGTCGAACCTACATGGCAAAATGCCGTCTTTCCGCTTAAACGAACGCCCTACCAGTAAAAAGTAACCGAACGATAAATAATTTTTGCCCGACCTTCGGGCAAAGTGTGCAGGCGGGAGTCGAACCCGCATCGGACTACGCCTAGCTCTAGCCGTTAAGCTACCGCACAACCAAGCACCAGCAGGTACCAGAAAGGATTCACCGTAGTAAATATGGAGTATCACGGAACTACGGCTATACGACAGGAAAGGAGTCGAACCTTTCTCCGCGCCTTTGGCGCATTCCCGTAAACTACTGTCGTCTAAATTACTAGTGGAAAGGGCGGGACTCGAACCCGCAACCGTTCGGTTATGAGCCGAATGCTCTCACCTATTGAGCCACCTTTCCTTGGGGGAGTGCGGAGCGCTGTCTCGCTTGGCAGGTATTTTGCAAGACAACGACCGCACAGGACGGGCGGGGGATTTGAACCCCCTACCGCGCCTTACCGCGCCCGTAAACCGTCTCCTCGGAGTTGTGTGTGTCGGTGAGCCTTACTCAAGCCAACGGGGGAAATTCCGAGGGACGGAAGAAGCCAGACGGGAGTCGAACCCGCGTCTCAAAGCGTTTTACCGTTAAACTACTGACTTCCGACAATTTGATTGAAAGGTTCCGCTAAAGCACTGTTCACGGATGCTCTAGCGAATCGGATACCTAGGACTTGCACCTAGCGGCGACCGTATGTCGCGTATCCGAGGTGAGTGGTACCACACACTCACCGCTCTGTTTGTTGGAGATGAGGAAAATGTTCGCTGACCGAAGTCAGCTAATGTGACGAGCGGGACTCGAACCCGCTCCTACGCCTTAGCGTCATGCTCCCTCTACACTACCGCCACACCGTCTATCCGTCTGGAAAATCCCACATTGTAAGGAGGCAAAGTGGCTTACCGTACATCCCCATACGGTAAATCGGAATGACAGGACTTGAACCTGCAACATCTTGCTCCCAAAGCAAGCGCTCTACCACTTGAGCCACATCCCGTTTCTTACGGCGCTTAACGCTCGGTTAAACGCCGCGCATCCCGCAGAACCGCCTGTTCCGCTTAGGGGACAACGCTTATCCCCGTCCCTAAGTGGTCTTGAGATGCGCAAAGCCTGTAAAAGCCCTATGGCGATTCAGCCGCTCCCGCCTCTCTCTTAACCACAACCATAGTCTAGCAGATTGATTACTACCTGTCAACTGTTTCTGCAAGAAAATTTTTCCCGTGACTTACTTCCCCGCTCGCGCGTCCACGACACTCTTTATCGGGCGTTTTACATACAGGATTAACTCTGTCTCCAAGGAATTCCCCTCCGCTCTTACAAGCCGAATCGAATACAAATCTGGAAACTTACTGTCCACATACCCGTAGTCGGGGACAGTAAACTCTCCTACTGCTGTCCCGTCCTCCGCCACCTCAAGGCTCTTGTCGCCAAAAGTGTAACTCTTTCCATACTGTAAACCACTAAACCGCACTGTGCCACCCGCGATTCCAAACGACTCCGAGACACCGTTATTAAAGCTAGCCATCGCGTTCAGAATATACTTATTCCCACCATTCCTATCGGGAAAGGAAAGATTTACATTACAATTTGCGGACAAACTGTCAAACAAAAACCCACAGGATGCTATGCTCCCTGTCTCCGTTGGATTATCAGTAATCACTGTCATAGGATAGGCATACCAATTCAAATCAATGTCCCCGTCACCCTTAACGCTACCACTCTGAATTGGGGCTGAACCATCTACGCTACCGTTAAAAGAATAACTACACGGCACAGGAGAACCTACAGAATAGCCTGTAACCGTTAGTGAATCAAAGCTAATTCTAGCGTTACTGCTCGGAACTGTTTCGTTAGAGTCAACTCCTTTAGTTGTTATAGCGCTAGAAGTGTAAGCTTTAAGAGCTAGCACTTTCGGCAAAATAATATTTAAAAGAACCGATAACAGAAGAATCATGCCTACAGTACTACCTAAACATGCCAATAGCTTTGCATCTTGCTTCGTTAAGAACGGTGAGCCAATCAATACAAGAAAAAAGAACATAATCACAAGAACCAAAATCATGAATTACCTCCACAGAGTCAATAACCCACCTAAACCCCCGCCCCCAACAAGTAAAAGCACGCTCAATATTAGAGTCGCTATGCCTACACATACAATGGCGCTGACTGCCGTTCGATTAAACCGCACAGAATAACGACTCACAAGAACCCCAATAGTCGCACAAAATAGAATACCGATTAAGACAACAAGATAATGTGTAGCCACAATTCTACCTCCAAATTCTCACTCTTACTTCACATCTGCACACTTAATGCACACTGCCGTTAAACCCTTCTGCTCCCCATCAGCAACTTCTAGCAACGGAATTGCATACACATTACCCTCACCGCTCTTTCGATACCCGTAATGCGGAACATCAAACTCTGCAACTGCCGTTCCAGCTTCCTGCACATCCAAGCGCCTACCGTCAAAGACATAAGTCTTATCAAGGCTAAGACCGCTAAACCTAACACGACCGCTTGCGATACCTAAAGCCTCCTCGTCTCTGTCAGAGTCAACTTGCGCATAAACCACAGGTAGCCCGAAATCATAGCGTAGATACACGCCGCAATCAGCAGGCTTATTGTCATAAAGCAAACCACACTTAACTATTCTACCTTCCTGTTTCTCTCCTACCGCCAGAGGAAAAGACGGATATGCGTACACATCCCGCCTAAATAAACCATGCTTAATATCGTTCAACTTCGGCGCAGATGATTCAACGCTATCCCCGTATATCCAACTACAGGAAACAGATGAGCCTATTGAGCATTTTGAAAGTGTGACGCTTTCAAACTCGACCTTTATATCTTTTGAAACTTTCTCTGTGACCCCAAGACTGGCTAGATAAGCCTTTGGAATTCCAGATATATAACTCACAGCTAATAGAGCAAAGACTGTTACCCAAAAGATAGCACCAATACAACTGCGCTGACTTTTATAGTTGCATCTGTGGCGATAAAGAAGCAATCGTTTAATGCGATACAAAAAATTCATAGCCCATCTCCAATCAAGTTATCACCCATAAATAGAGATACATCCATTAACCCGCCTTATACCCAAAGAACGACTCTTTTGATGCCAACCTCTAATAAACTGGTCTGCTCCCCAGCGTCAATTTCCAGTAATGGTATATAATAGACCTCTCCACTACCGTCCGTAGTAACAAACTCGCCTACTGCCGTCCCATCTTCCTTCACATCCAGTCGCTTCCCGTCAAACACATAATTTTTACCATAAGTCAAGCCACTAAACCGAACACTCCCGCCAGCTATGCCTAAATCTTCCTCTGAACACTCGAATTTAGCTTTAGCAGAAATCGTATTATCACTGTCCAGATAAACACTACAATCCGCTGGCTTATTATTCACAAGAAGAGCGCAATCAGCTATCTTAGAACCGCTGTTACTGTCCGTTACCGCCAAAGGAAATGACGGATAAGAATACACCGTATGGTCGGAAAATGTACCACCTGTCTTAACAATCGGCTCTGGACTCGCTACAATATCTCCGTACATCCAGCTACAGCTAACTGGCTGGTATGAAGAATAATAGCAAAGCGTTACCGACTCAAAACGCACCTTTACGAAACTTGTTGGCTTGATATGCCGATTACAAGGTTGCTTAAACAATCCACAAAACCAGAACATGAAGCAACCAAATGCAAGCGTCGAAAAGATAGCTAAAATTATGTTAATGATTTTCCTAACCTGTTCGTAATGACACCGCTATCCTACTCATCTAAACAGCGACCTCATCAGCGCAACAGGGGCTTCTCCGAGTCTATCTCTATCCCTCTTTTGTACATTTTCTATCTCCCACCAACCCTTAGAAACTCTAGCTACAGAATAAGAATAACAGTCTTTTATAAGGCTGTCAACAGATTTCGTACAAAGGAGGAGGGTCGCCCCTTACCATTCTACCGAAGCTCCCTTTACCTTGAAAATAAACTCTGTTGTCAAATTTCCAGCCGCGTCTACGCTCTGTAACGAATCTGAATAATATGACTGTCCGTCATCCCCAATCAAGCCAGAATTCGGCACAACAATTACACACTCCTTCTCGGAACTGTCTGCAACAAACTTAGTCCCCGCAAAAATATAAGTCGTACCGACCTGTAGATTCGATAGTTTGACCGTAAACTTTGAGATACCGCACTCACGATAATCTGAAAATAAATCAATCTCGGAAGCGCCCGCCTCCAGCGTGTAAACTCGCTTGTTTACATCATACTTGACTTCCACCGTAACTCTTCCTGTGTTACCCGCAGATGGCGTTATGCCACATACTGCACGCCCGTCTGGATTTAACAGACTCCCGCCAGCGTTTGCATATGCCGTTACAGGGACATTCCATCTGTAAAAATACCGTGTAAGAGTCACTTTCTCTTCTCTATCGGGTGTCCTCCCCTCGCCACTTACTGTCCAGCCAGTTCCAATTTCAAAGTCTGGTGAAACATATGTTCCGTATCCAGTCCCCGATACCCACCCAGTACCAATACTCCCGTCTGACTTTCGATAAAACCCGTAACCCGACCTATGACGACCTCGATGTACTATCACCTTATCCTTCGATAAACTTGTCCACTTTGGGCGATATGACTCATCTCCGTACCAGACTGTTAAATCATCTACTTTATCCTTTGTCCAGTAAACCGTCTGCACCGCTGTCACTTGGGCTTGTACACGAGTTGCGTCATCCTCTACCGCTACTGCATTTATCCGCGCCGTCTCTTTAGCATTAAAATGAATACAAGCCAAAACAAATCCTGTCAGAATTAAAATAATCACAGAACCCATTACAGAATTTGTAGAATCATCAGAGTAATTCAACTTCTACCACCTACCCGTCTACCCGACCGCAATAAACATTAAACCGTAGCTCAAAAACCCCGTTCCCCTGCTCGTCTATACTTGACAAATCAACTCGATAAACCTCTTGGTCGCCAAGCTCCCGATAGTAAACCCCGTAATTCGGAATATCTATCACACACTCATGTTCCCTACTGTCTGCTGTAAACTGATACCCGCCGAGAATATAAGTCTTTCCGACTATGAGATTCTTTAGCTTAATATTTACACGCGACACTCCACACTCAATGTCATACGCGCTTCCATACCCTGTCTTTGTTACCGATAAGATACTATAGCCTCGATTTACTAAGTCATACTTCGCGGAAAACACAAATCTCTCTACCGCACCGCTCGGCAAAATCACGCTACACTCTGCACCACAGTCGGGATTTACCAGACTACCACCGTCATTTGCATAAACGGTTGCGGGAACATTAAAGCTATAGAGATACCTCGTGGATGTTACGCTCTCGCTCGTTGTAGGCGTATTACTGCCGCTGATAACCCATCCTGTCCCAGCCTTTCCGTCAGAGCCAATGTACCAGCCATATCCCGTCCCAGACACAAGCCCCGCCCCTATCTCGCCCTGCCTCCCCTGTGCCTCTACTGACCCGTAGGAAACCCTCTATTCCTCGGCACAACCAGCTAACCCCTATTCCCCTACCCCTAGAGCCTTTCCCTCTGAAATCCCTAAAGAACTATCGGGTGAAAACAGCTCAAAATCGAAATTATGACTGCCCGCCCAGACCGTACCCGCTAAACCCCGCTCTCGGCTCGCCCCCGTTCCCCAAATTAAAAAAGGCGGGGTCTTATAAACCCCGCCCGAAAGCTGTCCTCTCTTACTTTCCCTTACTTGTTTCTGTCGCCGCGTCCGTTCCGCTCGTCTCTGCCTTACTACTATCGTCCGTCTTTCCTGCCTCTAAACCTAAACTAAAATCTCCGTCTAGGCTTATCGACTCCTTATCCTCGGTCGGCGTTACAAACGACTCTGCCGCCGCCTTCGCATCCTCTGGAAGCTTCTCCTCTATCTCCTTCGGAATGTCTATCTTAAGGTCGCTATAGTCGCCCAGCTTAAACGATGCCCTGCACTTCTGTATCTTTACCTCTTCACTCGACTCCCCGCTCGCCGTATATGTGTTGTTGTAATACACATCCATCGCTTTCTTTCCAGAAAACTCGATTTTGTGTATCGTATAATCGCTCTTGTCTGCGTAAATCTTTATCGTTCCCTTATACTCGCCAGAGTTATCCTTACTTACAAGCACGCTGTCTGGGTTGATTCCCATTAACTCAAGCTCGCTGTAGATTGGTATATAGCAAGTCAGCGTATAACTCTCGATGTTGTCATTAGTCTCCTCGCCTACCTCAAATAAACTTAAATCAAGCGCTTTGTCTACCTCGGATAAGTTTATCGGCTCATTCTCAATGTCCTTGTCTACGATTACCGCAAGCCACGGCTTCTTACTCCCGTCCTCTAGCGTAGAATCGTACTTCTTTGAGTAACTTAGAGTCCTTTCCCCGCTGTCGATTAGATATGTCTTTCTGTTCGTAAGCGACTCGACTCCCTTATATGTCTCATCCGATAAAGACTCTACCGAATACACCTTGCCCGTCTTTTTAACCGTCCGATTTATGTTCGCAATATACCGCTTCGGCGCATAGGACGCTTTGTCAAGCTGTATCATCTCGAAATTAACTGTCCCGACCGAGGATAAACTGCTGTGCGCCTCGTTTAACTTACCCCTTATCGCCGCTATCACTTCCTGTTGCTTCGCTTCGTCCTCTATCTTCGTATTAGTTGCCTTGTTGTCTACGACCTCGTGGACTTTATCTATCCCCGCTGACCTAGCTCCGTCATTCTCTGGCTTTCCGCTGTCTGTGCTTTCCGAACTCTCCGTACTCGCCCCTTCTGTCACAGCTTCCTCTGTTGTCTCTGCTCCCTTTACCGTCTCGGTCGGCAGATTTGACTCGTCATAGACCACTGTCTTTCCGCAAGCCGTTATCCCCAAAACCGCTGACACTAAAAGTGCCGCATAAACTACCTTACGCCTCTTCACTCTACTCCCTCCCTTACCTCACAAGACCACCGACTGCACTTAACCTTATGCGAAAGCGCCACTATAAGCACTGTCTTTAGATATGCCGCACTCGTAATGCCGTACTTCTTTAACACGAACTCTAAATCGTCAAACATCTCCGCGTAGTTTACCTTACCGCCGTTTGAAACGATATAAGTCGTTAGCCTCGGAACTACCGCCGCTTTGTACTCCACATCGTCAAAGCTCGCGTATCTGCCGTTGCCTAAATCCATTAAATCTCGCCTTATCGCTACCCTTAGTCCGTCTACCGTTCTATTGCAGCCCTTTAAGGCGTTAATCTTAGCATTTAAGTATTCGACCGCCTCGTTGTCGTTTATTTCTATACCCTTGCTTCCGTACATCTCCGAAACTAGGCTGTTTAGAGTATCAAAAATCTCCTGCTTCTTCCTCGTTATGCTGTTCTCCGTAATCGTATACCTCTTCTTATCAAGCATACTGATTAGACTGTTAAACTCATCCTGCGTTAGATTAAACTCTTCGCCTATCTCGTTATACGCTTCGTCTAACCGTGTAACCCTTACACCCAGCTCCTCTACTGCACCGATTAGCTCTGCCACCTCTCCCTCGTCTATTCCTACGACACGGGGATAACGGCTCTGACTCGGCGCTAATATAAGGCTTATAAGAGTATCTTCCCTACTCTCCGTTAAAACCCGTATACGCTTTGAAAAATCTGCACCAAACGCATAAACCTTGGCTATATCCCTTACCTCTCCAAGCGCTCTGCCGAGGCTGAAACTTATAAACTGCTTCGTAATGCCGACCTTACGCGCAAACTCTGCACAAGTTATTCGCGTTGACGGGTCTAAGTAGAGCGCTATAAACTCGTAGACATTTGTCTTAAACCTAGCACAGCCTTCCTTTAGTATCTCGTCTATTACCTCTACCAACGGCTTAGAGAGCGTCTTAGAAAGATTAAACCTAGTCTCTAAAACCCTAAACGCATTCGTTCCGACTACCTCTCCGTAAGTCGTTCCGTAATAACTCGTTAAATACCTAACATATATCGCGGGAACGCCTAGGCTCTTAAGCGTATCTATGCTTGTCCCCAGCAAACCCTCGTTTATCTCTACAGCCTCAAAGCACGGCGTAGCTACCCACTCCGCTAACTGCTCGCTTAAATCCGTAGCCGTAGATAAGCCGAGCTTATACGAAGAATAACGCTCTAAAATCTCTGCCTTATGCTTCTCCGCTACTACATACTCGATATAGTTCTGAATCGTAGTAAGGTTTTTGCAGTCAGCGCTAAACACCACGCCTACTGCGTCTATATCCTCGTCCTTAAACTGCTTAACCACTCTCCTTAGATAGTCGTTAGCACTCGGACTCTCTGCGGTCGCTATATACTCAAATAGCCTCTTCGCCGCGTTTCTTCTTGTTATGTCACTGCTCTGCATGTATATGTATACTCCCCTAATCTATTATTTATTTTTACTTCATAGCACTTACCTTACCAAAATCCTTATTACAAGCAGGCTCGCGCTGTATACCAGAATCACCGTTGCAATCTTATGTAATATGTTCTTTACCCCGATTACAAACGGAACTGCCAAACTATACAGTAAAAGCATTACCTGTAACTCCATAAAGGCTTTCGTAAACCTAGAAGCTATCGAAACATCGCTTAACCTAGCCGCATACAACCCGCCAAACAGCGTCACACAATAAAATGTGTAAATAAACTTGAACGGATTCGCGGCTACCATTCCTCTATCCTCGCTATATCTCCGAAACCACCAGATAAACAGGAGATTCGCGATTAAGATACCCGCTGTCACTGCACTTCTCATTTTGTTACCTCTCTATCAACTCACAATGATATATTTCTCGTTACTAGGCGAAAGATACGCTTTCATGTCGGCTACCCCGACACTAAAGCACAGCTCCCACGCTTTGTCTATGCTTACCTCTATCTCGTCCTCTTTGCCCTCGACAGAAAGCATATACCCCGTAACATGACCGCTATCATCCGTAACCCTGCTCTTATAGCCTAGCTTCCCGACCGTTGCTACCGAAGGTATCTTGTCAAAAGCACCAGTTATGATTGTCTCTCCGTCCCTCTCGACAAGACCCATGTTCTCAATAAGCCCTGCCTTTATCATCTCAATTAACTTCTTCTTTGAAATGTGCTTAACCGCTCCCGTGCTGTCCTCTATCGAAAACCCCGCTATCTCTATCCCAGAATAAACCTTTCCTGTCACTCGGTATTTATCTGCCATGCCTACCCCTTATCCAGAATACCCGCTCACCAAGCATTAACTCTTCCTTGCTCTCTTGAAGCGCTACGCTTAACTCCGAAAGCCCTACTCCGCTCCTACAGCACTCTCTTACCCGCTCCCCGATGATACCGCCGTAAAACTGCTCTATACTCTCGACCTTGCGAAAAAGCGTCTCTGCGTTATCGGCTATCAACGGAATCCCGCTAAACTCTACCATTTTGACTAAACTGCACTCTCGGCTGGAACTCTCCCTTAAAGCGTTAAGTTTCTCATTAAGACCTTTATCTTCACTCTCTACCAGAAATGCCATAAACGGGCTTTCTAACTTAAACTCTTTACAAATACGGATGCAAGTCCACTTGTCAAACCCCGTTACTCCCATAGCCTCTGCCATGTCTCCTAGCCGCTCCACTGTCTTATAAAAGCACTTCGGATTTAGACAAACCGCTTCTCGAAGGTCATTGCTAAATCCTACCTCGCCCCCGCACTCGCACCTCTCGGGTATATTCGCTAAAACCTCTGGCAAAATAAGACTCCGCTTCTTAACCTCTTCCCGCGTGATTATATTGCCTCCCATCTAACTTACTCCCTGCTCTTCTTATAGTCGCTTATCGCCTTATCTACAAGCTCGCTATCTGTAACTTCCGCTACCGTAGCCTCTTTCCCCGTAATCGAAGATAGCACCGTTAGCGTATCTGCGTCTATGTCACTACCCGCGACCGAAAAATCATAGTCGAGCGAAAGCCTTAATAGCTTCTCACTGTTACTAAGATACTCGCTATACTTATCTACCGCTCTTATGCTTCTCAAATCCCGCTCATCCGTAAACCTTGATAAACCCATCGGATAAACCAGCGTTAATGCAGACATACCGACCATTAGGCAAAACGCAAGCACAACCTCTTTTGCTCCCGTCTCCTTTAGGCTTAACACGATAACAATAAGCCCTACCACCACAATCACTGCCGCCGCAGTCACGGCGCTATAGCTTACAAAGTGACTGACTAGCGAAATCACAAGCGTAACTACCAGCCCAAGCCTCACATGATAACTTCTTGTAGCTGTATTGCCCCTCGTCTGCTGAATTACCAAGTACCCGAGTTCAAGCATTGATATTCCGAGAAACCCGTAAACCAAAGTCTGCATGTCGTAAAACATAGCCGATAAGACCGCTAACGCTAAAAATACTGCGCAGTAACAAGCTAATGCCACTCCATGCAGACTTAACCTAATCTTACCTACCCTCAAAGGACTTTACCCCCCTATAAACCTTAAATATCGACCTGTGGCGTGTTCTTTCCAGGTTTCCTTCTCCCGATAGCATTCGATGGATGCTGTTTCTTAAACTCCTTGCGATTGATACCGCGCTGTGCCATCGCCTTTCTGATTAAATCTCCGAAATAAACGACTTTCTTAAAGCGCGTCTGCTCTTTCTTATACTGCTCTCGCTCCTCTACGCTCATCTCCGCTACTTCCTCTGCCTTACGCTCTCTTGGCAAATGCAAATCTCCCGTAGAAAACTCATGAACCATTTTATGACAGATAATGCAGAGCGTTACGATGTTATCTATATTCGTTACACCGCTCTCTGATGTGTCCTTACCGCCGAGAAACACCGGTATGATGTGATGCGCGTCCATAACACTTACATAACTCTCGCTGTCGTCTTTTCCGATTCCACAGCACTGGCAAGTGAACTTATCCCTCGCTAAAACCGCTTTCTTGATTGCAGGGTCTAAATACTCCCTCTCCCCTACCTTCTGCTGATGCGGCTCAAAGCCCTCTGTCTTATCGCTCTCCGCTATCATCTCGTCAAGCGACTTATCCTCTATCTCGGAGTCTATCTTACTCGGGTCAACAGCTAGCGCCGCTATCTGGTCGGCTGTTAAACGCGAACCCGTGTCCTCTTCCGACTCCTCGCCGCTCTCTGCCATCTCTCCAGAGTTATTTAATGCGCTCTCCTCTGTGCCGCCACCCTCGTTATAGACCTTTCCCGCCTTTTTAATGTCTTTCTCTTCGCGGGTCTCCTTTGAACGGCGCTTCTCAAGCCTCTTAAACGCTTCACCGATAGTAAGCTGACCCTCAAGTAGCTTACTCACTATCTCCTCGTCATTGTCCGACAGAATGTCTTTTAGCTTACTGTAGTCACCATTATTTAAGTCTAATAAATACTCAACTGTCGGCGGGTCGGTAATTCCCTTCTCCTTTTCAAGATACTCGATATAATCTACTATCTCCTGCATCGTGTAGGGCTTCTTGTGATTATAAAGAGCTTCTACTACAGCTATCTCTTTCGTAGTTATCTTTCTGTTTACGATTGCGGGAATCTCTTTGATTCCAACCTTCGAACAAGCAAGAATCCTTCGATACCCGTCAATTATCGCATAAACGCCCTCTGTGACTGACGGCGCAACTACGATAGGATTGAGCAAACCCGTACTCCGTATGCTACTTGTCAAGTCGTCCACATTCTTACTCGTGCGGATTCTCTTACTATAGCCTAGATTCTCGTACTTTATCTTGATTAACTCGAAAGTCTCTCCCGAAGCCTCTGTGTCCATGACCCGAACATTTCCGTTCTCGTCTAGGAAACTATCACTCCGAACCGTAGCCACCTCACCCGTACTATCACTCGCATCGCCCTCGGCTTCTGCGGTGTCCTCCACATCGTCTAGGCTATCGTCACTGCCCTCGCTTACAGTCTCTAAGTTATCCTCGTCCGAATCTACCGTGCTATCCTCTTCGTCCTCTGATAAACTCTCGTGACCCGTCTCGAAGTCCTCTGCCTCGTCCGTTCCGTCCTCGTCTACCAAGTCGCTCGCGTAATAAGGCTCTCCGTTATCGTCATACAGCACTTCCTCTCCTGCATGACTGTCCTCTGTCTCATCCGCTTCCCCGTTATAGTTACCCAAAAGACCATCTATGTCGTCATCAAAGGTATCCTCGCGGCTTTCCCTCTCTTCGTTACCCTCAAGGTCTTTAAGCTCTTCGCTATCCGAAAGGTCTTTACTATCCTCTGGAAGCTCTATCTCGTCATCGTCAAAGCTATTAAATCCATCCATCTCTCTTTGCCCCCTCTCTAGGCGCTTACGACCTTTCCATCCTCGTCACAAAGCATCGCGCCTGTCTCGTTGTCGTATAGAAAATATATCTTAGAACCTACCGTAAAGCTGTTGTCCCGCATAACCCCCACGCTATAAAGCGGCACAGTGTTTATTGTATTGCCGTCATACACCGTAACAGGACTTATAATCGCCCTAGGACTTAGCCTGTCACTCCCGTAATCCCACGCTATCTCGTGAATTAACCCGCTATAAACCTTCGCTCCAAACCGCTCCCCTGTCTTTAGGATAAACCCGCCGAGATAAGTGTTACCGTTCTCCCCTAACTCTCGAAACAAAGCGTTATCGTTTACTCTTACCACTACTCCGTCTGCGTCAAAGGGAAGCATAAGCCCCGTAAACTCGCTCAATATCTCTTCTACCCGAGCATCAAAGTTATGCGCCCCCACACCCTCTGTTACCCGAAAGGTAGGAATCAGAAACCCCAAAGCAGATAGCGTCTGATACTCATTAAGCAGGCTACGAAAGCTATCCTCTTCCTCACTCGCTATAGAATCACATACCAGACTTAGCAGACCTCTCTCTTCCGTACTTGATGTCTCTCGCATAAAAGAGGTTACCGCGCTTAGCGGCGTTTTATAAACCCGACTGACCTTATCAAAGTTCTTTTGGCTTATCGTTACTACCCCGCCTATCGTTACTGCTCTATAAAACCCAAGCTCGGGCAAATACGCTGGAACTAGGCTACGCAAAACCTCGGTTATGTCTATACCGCACCGAAACTCCCCACTCGCATATCTACCGTCAAGATACCTAATCGTTACGCTATGCCCGACTATCTTTGCGCTCGATAAGAGACTTGTATCTATCCCTCTCTCAAAAAACAAATGTCTTAGATAGCTTAACTCCGATAAATCCCGTATAACGGTCATCCCTGCGCCACGATAGCACCTCTCTGATAAACTCCGATTTAGCACACTGCTCTCTGGCTTTACCGACCGTAAGACCCGAACGAGGTTATCATACACCGAATCACTTACCTCTGGCTCTCCAATCTGCTCGGCTTCCTGTAAGCCCCGTATATACCGCTCAAGACCCTCAACGCTACTAAAGCCTACTCCAAGCAGTAACTTAGTCGCGCTATCGCTCCCGTCCATTTCTACTACCTTACGCCTTACAAACAGCTATCGCCCTAGAAGCGTCTACTACCTCTTTCCCTGCACTATTCCACGCCAGAACCATACAGTACGCTCCACTGTCGATAGCTTCCCGATACCTGTGATACATAATCTGATAATCGGGCTTAAACTCCTCTGCCTCCGAGTCAGTAATACCCGCTATCCGCTCTTTCATTAACTCAAGCGGCGTTTTCGTGACTAGCATAGCCGCCATACCCTTTAACGACTCCGCAAACTTCGCCTCTTCCTCTTCACTTGCGGACTCTATCTTCGCTTCCTCGTAAACAGACATAGATAAGCACCTGTAGCACTTGCCATCAATCAGCTCGGTATCCGCTCCGCACAACTTACAAACTCCCATGACCCAAAATCTCCTTTCGGCAAAATTCTTTTATTTGCAAGCCCAAACCCCTAAAGTACAATGAGCGGTACCGTTTATTACTACAAAAGGACTTGAGCAGGCAATTTTTATCACCCGCCCAAGTCCTTATACTCCGCGCTTTACTCTTACAGTAATGCACCTATCTGTCTTTAGTCAAACCATTTCGACTAAAAGACTTCCCCATGCTCCCCCTACGCCTTCTTCCTGTGCTTCCTCCAGACGACTGCGTAAATAAACTTATTCCGTACCGTCAAATCCGCTATCCGATACTGCATCACCACATTCGCATGATGCTGACTGCTAAACCGCAATACCAGCAGATTATCCTCTTCCCCCATCTCACGGTAGATATAGTTCTCAAAGCTCCCTGTCCCCTTTATCGGCACAATCCAATACCCACCGCAGACCAACGCCTCTGGCACGGAAAGCCTCTCCCAGTTCCCGTCAAACCACTCTACAAACTCCTCGTCACTATCCCCACCGAAAAACTCAATACAATACTGGAACGGACGCGGCTTACGCTGATTCTCAAGCCCCTTTATACTGTCCGCATTACAAGCCGCATACCCTATACCTGTCGCGTCACACTCATCCTGCGTGCAGACCCTCATAAACGGATACAGCGAAAGCACTTTCTCCCGTATCGCCGCCTTCTGTACTTCTTTCCCGCCCTTCGGGACTTTCTCCAAAAACAGCTTCTTCCACCTAGCGTTACTTATCTCGTGAAAATTAAGCTGATTAAACCTTGGCTCGTTCTCGGCTATGACCTCTTCGACAGACGAACGGAGCATAAACAGCACCTTATTCGTCATAGCGTTTACCCCGAAGAACGGCTCTTCATACACTGCCTCACGCGCATCCACCGCCCCCAGTAACTCTACCAGAAACCGCTTTAACTCGACCTTATAGTGAACCGCGTCCTCTTTACTGCTACGCTTTAACGCTATCGTCCCGATTAGCCCGCTGTTCCCTAAGTTAAACACCGCGATTCCCGTGCATGTAGACGACCCGTCTATACCGAGCAAGACCTCTATCCCCGCGCAAGTCTTTGATAAACTCTCAAGGCTTATCTCCTGCATACAATATGCTTGCCTCGCCCCGTCCGTACCTAGCGTTATCCCCCGTATACTCGCTTTCAAGTTATAGCACCTTCTTTACATTCGCTCCTAAGTTTACCACGACCCGTAAACCTCGATTCGTCCCCACTATCTCACCTGTCTCGATACTCTTTATCCGTATCCCGCTCTTAATCAAATACTCCTCATTTACACTCTGCATGTCACTCGGACGGAGCATAAACGAAGGATATGTGATTACATAGTCGTCTTTCCCGTCCTTTACCGTGATGATAACTTTCCCGACCTCGTTCCTGCCAAACAGCAGTACCTCAAGAGATGTCTTTCCCGCCTTATACGCCTTATAGCAAAGCGCCGCAAGCCGCTTTAGCTCTTTCTCTCGCCGTATCTTACTTCTCTCTACGACACTGTTTAGCACCGCCCGCATATTCTTATCGTCAAGCGACCCAGACTTCTGCATTATCGCCTTCGTAATCGAAACCGCTATCTCCTGCTCCATATCAAACACATACCCGTTTGATACCTTGTAAACCCGAAATACCTCGTCTGGCTTAAAACCCTCGCTGTCTATCTCCCTGCGAAGCCCCATATACATGTCAAGCCTTACCTTCGTATTCGGCTTCTCCTCTAACAGAATATAAGTCACGCCCTTTACAATATTCGTATGAATATCCGTGCAAATGACCTCCGCGAGCTTTCCTACTGCGTCATCCGATAGATTTACTCGTCCCATTCCTCTACCCTCCAAGAACCCCTACTTAAAGCTACTTAACCCTCGTTTAACTCGGGCTGACTAAAGAATGTCCCGCAACTCATGTCACACCCGATATAACAGTCCCTAAATGTCTCGTGATGCCGAGCCGCGATATTATATATCTTCATCTTTCCTGTTAAACGCTCTTCCTTTGAACTAAACAAGCCTATTACCTCGTCTGGCGTTTTGATAGTCTCCGAAGTCTCTGCACCTACCGTCACATCCAAAGTCTGGTCTTTGTTTGCTCTCATGCTGTTTACTACATCCTGCTTTAACTGCGCCGTAACTATCGCTACCGCACCCTCCGGTACTTGATTCGCGACATAATTCTTTAGCGAAGTGAAAGCCTCTCCTGCTCTATCGACCTTCGTTCGACCTGTCCTACTTACCACAAGCACGGGCGAGTCTACGACTATCACATCAAACTTGTTCTCGTTTCTCCTGTGATTATCTATCGTGTCGATATAATCTTCAATATACGCCGCGCCTCCGATAAACGATAGCTTTCCCATTCCTGCACCAGATACCAAGTGCTGTCTCGCCGCTCCGACCGCTACCCGAACCTCATCTGTCTTATAGCTCTGATGCAGTATATCTGACTTCTGAATTACCGAAACATCGCCCTCTTTTCGCATATCCAATGCTGTCAAGGCGATTAACTGCGCCATCCACTCGCTGTATGTACCCTCTAAAGCCCAAATCGCTACATTTAAGCCTCGCTTCAAGGCTCTATGCACCATGTAACAAGTGAAAGTTGTCTTACCACCCTTCGTGGGTCCGATGATGTTTAGCATATTCGTTCGCCGTATACCACGACAAACTTTATCAAGTTCCTCTATCCCGTAGTCTAGGACTATCGTATCCTCGGGCGACTTATCTCTCTCGTTCTCATTCATCACCCAGTCGTTATCAATCACGATAGCCCTGCTTCCGCTCTCGTTATCTAACTCCCGTATACGGGCTGACTGGCGACTATAGTAGTCCGAAGCGTCAAGATAACCCTGCAAATGCTTTACTCCACCGCGCTTCCTTGGCTCGTCATAACCCGTACTCTGCATTATCATTGACATCGCATTTGCAGTCTGCAACATCACTTGATTCTTATAGGCTCTCTTATACTGCTCACAGGCTGATAAAAACTCGCTCATCGTTACTTCCCGATTTGCAAGCTTATTCACCCGCTCAAGCACTACCTCTCGGAAATACTCTACCTTCTCGTCATCCGATATTACATTTCCGTTGCCCGCCACATACTCTGTAACGACCTCAATAAACGGAGAGGACAAAATATCCGCACTGTTTGCCTCTATCTCGGAACTTATCTGTGCCTCTCCGAAATTTGTTATCTTCGCTACGCGGATTAGCTGGTATAGGAAATAATATTCGTTATAGAATACATTTACCGTAAACTGGCTTATAAACTCCCGCATAGCCTCTTGATATGTTTCCCGTTTCCGCGCAAGCATATCTGGATTCTTCACTAGACTGCTACCGACCGTGAGCGCTGAAAAGATTATCTCTAGCGACTCAAGCGTACCAGCATCGAAGTCTATTACTTGCTTCTTCGCCATCGCCTCTCCTTAACAGATACCGACCCCTTATTACCCGATTATAAAATCGGCAGATATGACTTAATCTTTACCGCATAAGGCTTACAATACGGACTCCAATCCATACTATCGAAATTCGCTACCTTATCGGACGGCACGAGCTTAACAATGTTATCTCCCTTCGCTAAACTCGCAACCCTAAACTTTGAACGCCTGTCAAGACTGGACAACCCTGTTAAATCTACCAACTTCGCGTAATTCCGCTTTGTCGTGACAAAAAACTTCTCATGCTCTGTCACAATCCCGCCACTATGCGCCATAATGTCCATAAACACATTGATATACTTACTGCGCTTTCCGTTTACCGTGCAAAGAGGTACATACATCGCCTTTCCGTCACCGTAAATGACCGTAAAGCCACCAGAATAGTCTCCTGCATTCGTTACATACAGGATTCCACCGTCCTCTTTCTTTGTCGCGATATTCCAAAGGCTGTTCTTGATTCTAGTCCTGCTTGAATTGTCTATATCATGCACGGCTACTTTGTAACAAACGCCTGTTGTCGTAAACACCAGTAGCGTGTCTCGGTTATTACAGTCTATCTTCCACCTTACTTCGTCATCCTTGCTTACAAGCAGGCTATCCGCTCCCTCGCTGTCTGACGGATTCATAAACCGCTTCGCAAGACCACTCCTCGTGACTACTACGCTTACATCACAATCCTGCACGACCTCCGCTAAACGCTCGTCTATCTCGGACTCCACTACCGCATCCGCTACCGCGCACTTTCTCTCAACGCCATAAGTATCCCTCACCCGCTCAAGCTGTGACACGATTAACTTAGTTCTCTCGCCCTCATCCGTCACAACCCGCTCGTAATACGACATATCCTCTCTGGACTTCTTAAGCTGTGCTAAAGCACTCGCTACCTTGTCCTGCGTAATACTCCGTATCTTCTTCTCGATTAGATACTCTGTCTGCTCTTTCGTAAGTCCATACTTCTCCTCACAAAGAATAAACAGCTTATCCTCGTCATTTGTAGCTACATCCTGCACAAACTCACTGCAACGACTGCTTATCTTCTCCCAAGACGATAGCAAATACTCGTTCCGCTTCTCTTTCTCAAGCTTAAACTTATACTGACGGATTACCGTCCCCTGTCGCCACTCAAGCCACTTACTAAGTAACTCATAAACGCCTAGCTCTGTAGGACGACCCTCTTTACAACCCTCTCCCATTAAGACCCGTGTCGTAAAGCTTACCCGTGTCCGAATCGGCGTATACCGACAAAGCTCCGCAAGCGTCCTATCTGCATCCGCTCCGTTCTTTAACTCTATCGTAAGACCTAACTTCGCCTCGTTCTTAACTGTGTCAAAGCCCGATGAGTTAATCACATCTCGGACTCCCTTTAGCACACGACCCTCCGCAATCAACTCACGAATCTTTTCGTCTATCTTCTCGACTGTCGTACCTACTGGCACTTCCGTTACAATAATCTTGTCCCGAAGAACAGTTACCGTCCCGCTTACCGTAAACGAACCCCTGCCCGTCTTTAACAACCGAAGAAGCTCTGCGTCATTGCGGTGAATAAACCCGCCTGTGCTGAAATCTGGAAGTCCAAGTACAGCTAAAATGTCCTCTGCCTTATTATACTTCCCATTAAGCATCCCTATCGCTGTATTACAAACACTCTTAAGGCTAAACCTCGGAACACTTGAACTAAATCCGACCGCAATGCCATCCGTAGACCCTACCAGAATAGTTGGGAAAGTTACAGGCAACAAAGTCGGCTCTTCCTCGCTGTTATCAAAGTTCGGAGACATATCCACGGCATCCTCGTTTAAGCCGTCAAACAACTCCCTCGCAATCGGCAATAAGTTAGCCTCCGTATATCGTGAACTCGCCGCGACTATCTTATCCGACCAGACACGACCGAAAGTTCCGTCTCCATGCACATACGGCGCTAAAGTCACCCCTTTATCGTCTGTTAAATCCACAAGCGACCCGTAAATCGACATATCTCCGTGCGGATGATATTTACCCATGACATCACCCACGATTCTGGTTGACTTATACGCTTTCCCCGCCTTGCCGTTCTTGTCAAACGCATACATTCCGTTATCGTGCATCGAATACAAGATGCGCCGCTGGACGGGCTTCATGCCATCCCGCGCGTCTGGAATCGCTCTCGCCTGTATCGTCATCTTTGCATATTGCACATAGTTCCGAATAAACAGCTCCCCGATGTCTTTGTTGACAATCATCTCTCTTCACGCACCCTTCTGAAAATCCTTAAATAAAATTCCTAATCGTAAGAAATCCTGTGTACTGTTTTACTTTTTGTAAAGTATGACGATTTAAGCTAAAACCAATTTGAGGCTGTAAGTACTTACTTCCTTCCGCTTAACCTCTCGACTGGAAACTGCGGAACATTCTCAAGTCTTATCCCGACTCCTCTAAAGAACACCTTATTGTTCTCTTTCCGAACGCCTATCGTCATATTCCGTATCTGCTTACTGATACAGAGTTCCTTTGCCATGCTAAGATTTACAGGCTTATCGCCTTTTCCAAGCGTAAGACTACTCTCATCTGGATTTAACCGCGTGTCACGCACAATAAACCCGACAAGACTCTTACCACCCCGAAGTAGCTTATACATAACTACATACGGCGCTGTCTTTAACTCGTCCTCTTCTTTGCTGTCAGTCGGACTCCATACCTTTGCGCTCTCTACCCGACTTCTCTCTTCCTGTAATGCCCGAATTTCATCAAGCTCCCCGCGCTCACCCGTATAAACACTTATTACAGGCGCTCCTGTAGGCGTAACGGACGGGGTAGACTTTACGGGCTTTACAGAGCGCATAGCCTCTGCTCCCCTTACTCGACCTACGACATGATACTGCTTCTTAAACAGCATCTCACCCGTGCGACCCGTATAAAACTCAAGGCTATTATAGTCTATCGCGTCCCCCGCCAGAGAAAACACAATAAGCGTATCCCTCGGCACAGCCCGACCTCGTACCGTCAGCACATGATTCCCCTTTACCTTTGTCGCATACAGCGTCCGATTATCCTCCTGCACTGCCAAATATGTCTTTCGATAGTGCAGACCTATAAGCCTAATCTTCTTCCCAAGCGCTGTCCTATAGTCTCGCACAAGCTCCTTACGGCTTATAAACTTTAGAATGCGCCGCCCCGACACATCTAAAATCGCTATATCCGTATAAACATCGCACTTATATGCTATCTGCTCTGAATCCGTCAGCATCCGAAACCGAACTACCTGTCTTACCCGCGTTACCTCGTAAAGCATCCGCTTCGGGATTTCCCGCAACTCTATTTGCATACCTATACCTCCGCTTAAAATATACGGTGATACGCTAAATGGTACCACCGTATATCTAAAGCTTTCAATCCCAAAAAAAAGTTTACAAAAGGTCGGCATCGACTACCTTTGGTAAACTCTCCTCCGTGTCGTATGCTATCTCCTCAAAGTCTGTCTCGTAGTAGGCTTCCACTAAACTTCTCCGACTCGGAACATCCGTCCCCATCAGACTTTCCGCAAGTGATGCAAACTCCTGCACATTCTCCATCGTAACCCGTATCAAATGACGATTCTTCTTGTCCATCGTTGTCGTGTGCATCACCGCCGCGCTTGTCTCACCAAGTCCCTTTAACCGCTTTACCAGTATGTCGGACTCCTTTACCCCGTCCAGTATGAGCCGCGTAACCAGCTTATCCTTCTCCGCTGTCGTATACGCATACTTTGTTGCTTTCTTCCCCTTACCGCCGTGTGTGTCGATAAGAAACAAGGGTGTCTCCGCGATATAAACCTTGCCCTCCCGAATAAGAGTCGGCATAAGTCTATAAAGCACCGTTAAAACCAAGCATCGAATATGATACCCGTCATCATCCGCGTCCGTACAAATGATAATCTTATCATAGTTTAACTTCGTAATGTCAAACTGCGGCAAATCCTTTAACAACTTACTCTTTGCCTCTACACCGCATCCGATACTCTGCACAAGCGCAAGCACTACATCCGACTTTAATATCTCTGCTAAACTAGCCGTAATGCAGTTAATTATCTTTCCTCTTACGGGCAACACCGCTTGCGTCTTAGAATCTCTCGCTAAAACTATCGGTCCTTTTGCCGAATCTCCCTCTACGATATACAGCTCGCACTCACTGGCTTTCCTGCTCGTGCATCTGGTTAGCTTCTCTGGCGCACTCCTAAAGCTGTCTACTCCCTTCGACAACTGCTTTAAGTCCGCTTGACGCACAGCATCCGCTTTCTCACGCGCGGACTTAGCCGTAATCGCCGCTTGCACAACCTCATCTAACTCTGCCTTATGCGAAAGCACCCAGTTCTCAAAATACTTCTTCGTCTGCTCGCTTACAAGCTTACGGATAAACCTGTTTGTAATCGCGACTTTCGTCTGGTTCATGTAGTTTGTAAGATAACCGGGGCATTCCGTAGAAACTACCGCAAATAAAACACCGCTTAAATCCTCACGCTTAAACCTGTCTTTACGGGATAACACCCCTACAGACCGCGCATATCCGTTTAACACATTTATCACTGCGTCATAAAAACCCTCTGACGGCGCACCGCCCTCCGACAAAAGACCGCCGTTATGATAAACCTCATAAACGGAACTCTGCTCACTCTCGTCATCCACCTCTACCTTCGCAGAGTACTTCTTGAACCCGAAATTTATATCGTAATTCGCTGTATACTCCTCTGCCGAGGCTGTCTCACTGTCTTTACCTGTCCCAGACCCGCTAAACGATAGCAAATCCTTTGTATATCGGCTCTCTACAGGGACAGTCTCATCAAGCCAACTCTTTACCCCGTCTGGATAATACACCTCTATCGGCTTCATATCCTCGTAGTGAAGCTCCATAAGCGCCCCACTTAGCATAGAATCCCGTCTAAGCCTTGTGAGATATGTGCTTATGTCAAAATGAATCGTCTGCGCGTCCTTAAAGACCTCTTCCAAGTCGGGCTTAAACTTAATCTTTGTCCCAGTATGCTGTTCAACGCCCTCTTCTACCTGTAGCTCCCCGACTGGATAGCCTTTCTCAAAGCGCATCGTGTAGCGCGTTCTCACCGTATCAAACGACTTTACACTTCCGTCACCGTTAAACACAACATTCTTATGCTCATCACGCACCGACTCCACATCCATATACTCCGAAGTGAACTGCGCCGCTGTGTCTCCGATGCCGTTTAAGCCCGCTGAACGGCTGTAGTTTGAAGCGTCATACTTACCCGAGGCATACATCGTACAGAAGATTAACTCATATGCATACTTCCCCTCTGCCTCGTTCCACCCCATAGGTACACCACGACCGAAATCCTGTATCTCAATCGCTCCGTCCTTAAAAGTCCGAACAATGACCTTATCCGAATGCCCCTCTCGCACCTCATCGGTCGCATTCGACAACACCTCAAACTCCGCATGAAGCACACCGTTCTCATCCTTTGTCCCAAGCACTGTCTCTGGACGCAAACGATACGGCTCTGCTCCCTTTAGCGACTTAATTGAGTCCGAAGTGTAAAAATTTTGATTGACCTCTGCCATCTCTGTCCTCCCGTATAAACCTAGAATGCCTCTGTGACGCACCACGCGCCCTGTAGAGACGCGATAGGGCTTCCCGTGATACTCTTTACCACCTAACTGCCAGAAGCCTTTCTAGGGGCTTCTGGACGCTCATTTATCGCTATAACTTAAAATGATTCCGTCCTGCAACGAATTATCGACTCCACTATATCCGACCAAAACAATATTAGGCGAACTATAAATTATATCATCGGGCTTCGGAAGCCAAACCTCCAGCGTACCCTCCGAGGACGGCGTAACACGCTTTCTGTCCAGATACCAGTTAAGCGAAGTGTCTAATCCAGAAATGAGAACCCGAACCGAAACAATCGTATCATCCTCTGTATCATGTGTAAGCTGATACTTAGCACCATCCCGTAAACCAGATAATTTAACCTCAAACGACTTCTGCTCGTTTCCTTTCGGATAGCTCACCCTAAAACTTAACTCGTTGCTCCCTGTATTAAATGACAGTAGAGAATCACCAGCTACAGCTCCTCCATTAGCGTCATAAACAAACGATTCTGCTGGTAGGCTTAACGAAACAGTCGTTGGCTGTACCTCAATACTTGAATGTGTTGATGACAACAGCGTGGCTGTGTGCTTAACTTGTTGCTCGTCACTAACTTGCAGACAAAAATGAATAGCAAACACACTTGCTAAGAGAGCTACCGTCAGTAAAATCGGTGAGGCGACAATCAATGCACCTAAAAACCCAGAATTATCTTCTCTATCTTCCTTTTGACTTCCTTTTGATTCCATAACCACCTCCGCTAAACTAACTTTATAATAACTCCGTCACGCACCGAGTTATCCTTCCCATTGTACCCCATCAAAATAATGTAACCATTACCCTGCCTAAAATTATAGGATGTCGCTAGTACTCCGTCAGCGGAAGGAAATACGCGCTTACCATCCAAATACCAGTTAAGCGAAGTGTCTAAGCCAGATAATTGAAAATCAACTGACCTAATCCAGCTAGATTTCTTAACCGCAAACAGATACTTGGCACCGTCACGCGTACCAGATAAACTAACCGCAACTGACCTCTGTTTCCCAGATTCCCGAGGAAAGCTTACTCCAAAACTTAACTCATTACTCCCTGCATTAAACGACATCAGAGAATCACCAATTACCGAGCCGCCCTGCTCGTCATAAACAAAAGAGTCTGTTACTAAACTCAATGAAACAGTTGCGGGCTGTACGGTAATATTTGACTCTATAACTGAAAGTTGCTTATCGGTACTACGCAAAAGGCTAAAACTTTGGTACCAATCCAATACTGAAACTACACCAACTAGTGACACAGCGAGTAAAAGTGGAGTTAATACAAGATAGAACAAGAATGCAGGTATCCTAATCTCAACATACTTCACAGCACATCCCCCTTACACAACCCTTATAATAGCCCCGTCACAGAGCCTATTTTCGCTGTCATAGCCAAACAGCCTAATCATATATCCCACTGGCGCGGTGACTAACGAAACATTCCCACCTTTCGGGAACTCAATCTCACCACCATCCAGATACCACCGCAACCTACTGTCCAGTGAATAAACGACAAAGCTAAACATACTACTGCACTTATATCCGCTCCGCTTTATCGTATAAACTGCACCATTCCTCTTAATTGAGATACGACCTCGCTTTGTCCTACGCACAGAAGCACCGTCTGGCGCGCTTACTTTATAGCTTACATCTGTAACCTCGTCATTAAACTGTAAGCGATTCTCCTCTGTTACCTCTGCTCCGACTATATCAAAGATTTCATCCCCACGGGGCAATTCAAGTACACCTGTGATTGCTCCTACCTCTAAGCAAGACTTATAACCAGAACGGGGCAATAACCTATTCACTTTTAGCGACTCGGCTATAAAATCCAAATTCCTCTTGAACGGAATAACCTTCTCCCGACAGCACTCTAACGCATCCTCCAGCCAGTCGAAATAGCTCACACCAAATATAAGCATTGCCACATATGAAACACCTATAATACCTATAATAAAGGCGATAAAGAACCATAAAAGCACAGCCACAACTAAATACATCACTACTCCCCCGTTACTGCCGAATCAAGAAATTCGGCTTAACTCAAGAATCCCCCAGAACATAAGCCCTACACATACAAAAGCAAGCGCCCAAAAGAAAAAAACCAATGTATTAGTCAACTTATTCATGCATATTGCCTTTCCCGTTACTGCCGAATCAAGTAGCAGTCCTTAATGTTCCAGTCTTTATCATACCCGATAATGCTATGCTCCTTCACAACTCTATACGGGGGAAGGCTTGTCTCCTCTTCGTCATCCTTCTCCTTATGTGAAAAGGTTGTAAAAAGCGTAATCATCGTTTCCCCGCGCTCTACCTCTGCGTCTGGAATCCGCGTCACTCCGTCAAGGTAATACTTGTATTCTTTGTTAAACCCTGTGACTTTATACTTTACACTCCGAAGATTCTGCTCACTATCTGGATAAATGCTTAAATTGCCCTTGGAAAGCTCTTCATAGTTAATCTGATACTTCTCATTCGTCCGAATCTTTAACTTATCTGCACGATTTACCATGAAACTTGTAGCGCTTCCCTTAGTTACCTCGCCGTCACCGAATGTTACCGTAGCAATAGACTTCTTCTCATCAAGCGGCGTAAACTCTGATACCTTGTCTCCGTTCTGCTCATCCCTCGAATAAACAACCGCATCAAGCGGCGCAGTAAACTCGGCTTCAAGTGGCTTAACCGCCAAATTTGACGATTCCATTACCGCTTTCTCTGCCTTATACACACGATACTTAATTTTAGTTCCCGTATACTCGGTGAAAAGGAAGCAGAACAAATACACTCCCGCTAAAATTAGAAAAATTACGGAAACCGAAAGCCCCTCAAAGTTTCTCGCAAAATACTTTTCCTTTACCACGGAAACCCGCTCCGCAAAGCTACCCTTTGCCCGAATAAACCAGTAAATCGCCATTCCAAATGCCAGAAACAGCATAAACCAGAACCACGCAAGCAAACTCGAATGCTCAAGCATGTAAATAAACATATCACTTCTCCTCCTTGTCCATATGCCGCTTAATAACCACAACACTTTCCTTTTCAAGCCCATGCTTAATCGCATAATGCGTGAAAGCGTTTATATCTCTCCCATACCAGAGAGCCTTCCTACTAGCCTTAAGGTCACGATACCAGTTTGTCTTTACCTTTACCATAAACCCGCGCTTATCTACGGATACCGCTCCCTCTATGTCTTTTCTAAACGAAAGCTCCGTTACAGCCCTACGCCACTCGTCCCTACCATGCGCAATCCCAAGCACCCTAGGCAAACAAATCCCGCTGTCACTTAAAATAACAGAAAGACCTTCCTCTCCCAGCAGTTCCTCTGGCGTATAAACCTTCGTACTTAAGGCGTTCTCGACAAAGTTTAAGAGATATAACTTAATCTCGTCCTTGTAATCCACGATATGCCTGTCATTCGGATGAATTACCTCAAATACCGCCGAAACATGACGCTCTACCATGATTCTCTTTAAGAGATACCTTGTCTCGGGCTTTAATCTATCCCACGCCTCACGGAGCATATCGACAAACCGTCCCTTGTCCATCGACTTAGAAAACAGCTTTAACTCTCGCTTATCTTCCCCAGTCTTACGATACATAGAGGCAAGCCCTAAAAATCCGTTCGCCTTCTCCCTAAAGGTAACGGGAAACCGAAGCTTCTCCGCAATCCCTTCTTCGCTATCTAGCTCTCCGACATTAAAAAACTTGTCGTAACTCCGCGCAACGACCTTTCCCGTACCCTTCTCGATAAACAAGCCTCGCGCCTTTACCGTATACTCGTTCCAATACCTGTTATAAAACACAGTCGGAGAGAAATTTACGCTATAATAGTCACCTAAATCCTTAACTCTGATTCCTACCTTCTGTAAGAGCGCATTTACACGAGCATCCGTTACCGTTACGCCCGTTGCCCTCTCTCCTACCCCTGCAAACTTGTTACTCACCTTGCAAATAGACGGCATCACCCTATTCGGATTGATTACCGCATACTTTAAGTTTCCACCGAACTCTACACTATCCTCAAGGCTATAGCTAAATATGGTTGACGGCGTATTCAAATGACCGTGAATCTGAATAAACCCCGAAAAATCCCCGTTATCCGCGACCAAGCCCTGCTTTAAGATGTTCTGCGTATAAATCGTGTCAATCTCTTCCGCTCCATCCTCTAAACCGCCCGTAAGCTGTCTCGTGCTGATTAACTTTGCACGCTCTGGAATAAACGGAACGCCCGCATGACACACGAAGTACTTTTGCCCGAATACCTTAAAGGCGTAATAGTCTCTAAGCCTATCGTAAAAAGCGCGAACCCGAGACTCCGCAATCCCTGCCTCCTTAAACGCTTTATAAGTCTCTCTTGCCTGTCTCGGAATCGAATCAAACTCTCCAAGAAGATAATCCCGCATGTGATGCTCATGGTTTCCAAGTAACATCACGACATTCTCTTTTCTCGACAGCTCCTCTACAAGATTAAAGGTCTCTACGGGCGAATCCCCTCTGTCAAAGTAGTCTCCCACAAACACATAGAGAAATCTATCGTCAAACTGCTTAATCACCTTTCTAAGCGGATAAACACTGCTGTGAATGTCACCGATTACTACGACTCCGCGATACTTACCCTTTAAATCGTCTACGCAAAGCCCAAGAAAGCTATCAAACTCCTCTGCCTTAATCTCTGGCAAGAGCAAGTCATCTTCCCACCGACTCGCCATTCTTTCAACTACCGCATCGGGAACTCGCTTATACTCTTCCCGAACGCTGTTCCTACGCTTGCTCTCCTCTGCCGTGATGTTTAAGTTTACAACACTCACCCGATAGTTATACTTCTCCGCAAGTGCCAAAACCTGTTTTGCGCTCTTCCTGTTTACATGACAAGCGTCTACAACAGTAAACTCTCCAAGCCCCATCCGAGCCGCTAAAACAGACATAAACTGCTTATAAACAAGCGTATTCGTCACCTGTGAAATCGTATAGCCGCCGTCTCTTGTCAGCTCTACACTGTTTACCTTAATCCGAAAGTCATCAAGGCTTAAGGTATACGCCCCTAATCCATGCTCCTCTACGAAGCTCGACTTCCCGCTTGCGGGCAACCCGCGAAGCAAAACTAACTCTCTCATCCCCTGTCTCCTTACAGACTGATATGCTAACTGTCACTAGTTATTATACACTTAGGATTTCTCACTGTCAAGGAAAACAAAAAGGCAGAGGGATTTTCCCCCCTGCCCCGTAAAAATTTTATTCCCTATACGAACCGACAAGAAGCTTTCTCGCCATATCTACAGGCACAATCAAGAACGCAAGCAACAGCGCCATGCCAAAGTGCTTTAAGTCGAGCGGCACTGTGCTAAACACATGACCGCCAAACTCGATAATCACTGACTGCACCACCGCAATCGAAGTCATCACATAAATAAACTTCTTATTCTGCCCGATATGCTCAAGCACATTAAAGCCGTGACTCCGAGTATTTAGCGAGTTGAAGATTACCGCGTAGATAAAGAAAGTGAACATGAAAGTAAGCACCTCTTCGCTTCCGCTTAAATCAAATACACCCTGCACATTTCCAAGGTTCGCTAAGATACCCGCCGACACAAGAGCAATAAACGCACCCGATACCCCAATAGCCGACTTCATGTAGTTCGTTAAGATATGCTCCTTCCGTCCTATCGGCTGTCTCTTCATATACCGCGCAAGTGTCGGCTCTTCTCCGAACGCAAGCGCCGCTAGCGTGTCCATAATCAAGTTTATCCAAAGAATCTGGATAATCGTGAACGGCTCTTTATAACCAATCAGCGGCGCAATCAGCGACATCGCTATCGTGGTTACATTTACCGTAAGCTGGAACACGATAAATTTCTTCACGCTCTCCGTCATCGTTCTGCCGTAAAGCACTGCCTTCTCGATAGAAGTCAGCGAGTTATTAAGAATCACAATGTCCGAACTCTCCTGCGCCGCCTGTGTTCCGTCTCCCATCGAAAAACCGACATCCGAAGTCTTTAGGGACGGCGCATCGTTTACACCGTCTCCAGTCATACCTGTTACCGCGCCCATCTCCTGCGCTAGATTTACAAGGCGCTTCTTATCCATCGGTAAAGCCCTAGACACAACCTTTAACCTCGGCAGTACTGCCTTTACCTCGTCATCCGTTAAGCCGACAAGCTCATCATGCGTAAGCACGACATCCGACTCCGAAGCGTAAATGCCCGCCTCTTTCGCAATCGCGACCGCTGTCTCTTTTCTGTCGCCTGTTACCATAACAACCGACACGCCAGCGCCGTTTAGAGTCTCGACCGTCTGCTTAATGCCCTTACGGACATTATCTCTAATACAGACCGCTCCGATAAGCGTCTTTACGCCATTCTCCTCTTTCACGACTGCCAATAAACGCATCGAACGGTTTGCCTGCTCCACAGAAGCCTTCGTAAAGCTCTCTTCGACCGCTCTCGTGAAGTCTTTTACCTCTCCGTCCTCGGTCATATACTTCGTTACGCCCTTTAGGATAATCTCTGGCGCACCCTTTATATATGTCTCGCCCGAATCCAGCGTAATCGAAGCAAACTTCGTAGCAGAAGTGAATGCCTCCTTAGAAACAATGCTTTCCTTGCTCTCTGGCACTAAGCCATAGCTAAACAGGAAGTTTAAGAGCGCTCTGTCGGTCGTATTTGAGTCAATCGCAACTCCGTTTGAAATCGAAGAGTCGTTATTTAAGCCAAGACCCGCCTTCAACTCTCCCTTTAGGCTATCTGGCGCACTCTTAAACGACTTCCCCACTGTGTCGCCTGTCGTATAAACAAAGCCGTCACCCAGTAGCACATCTACTACCTTTAATACACCCTCTGTAATCGTACCAGTCTTGTCAGAAAACAGCATATCTATATAGCCAGCCGTCTCGATACTATCTGGCTTTCTTACCAGAATGTTTTCAGACAACAGCCGTCTGCTGTTCATACTCGCAACCATCGCAAGCATCATCGGCAGACCCTCTGGTACTGCCATGATAATGATAGTCACCGCGTACATGATAAGCTGAATCGCAAAGAAGATGATGTTATCTGGCTTCTGAATCGTCCGAACCAGTCCCGACACAAGCACCACATTGATTAAAAGATAACCAATCGCGCCCGCAGAACCCATAACACCTATCTGACCCGCTAACTTCGTTAGCTTCTCCTTTGACGGCGACTCCTTTGCATCCTCCTGTATCGCCACATTGATAGAACCAAGCATCGTCTTGTCTCCTATCGCCGTGACTTCCATCACTGCCTCGCCCTCTGTTACATACGAACCGCGAAGCAGAATAAACGGATTGAAAGTGTCATCCCCAGCAGGACGCGGATTCTCGCCTAACTCAATCTTCTTAGCATCCTCTGACTCTCCGTTTAATGACGCTTGATTTACCTTTAGGCTTCCAGACAAAATAATACCGTCTGCGGGAATCTGGTCTCCTGCGCGAAGCTGTACAATATCTCCCAGAACAATATCATCTATACTGATTTCCTGCAAACTGCCGTCACGATAAACCTTCGTGACTATCTTTGACGCTTGCTCCTGCAAAACATTAAACTCTTGCCCGTTCTTCCACTCCGAAAATGCCGCAACTCCCGTAGAAAGCCCAATCGCCAATACAAGCGACACAACCTCAATCCAGTCCGCTTCTCCGAGAGACGGATTTACCATACATGCGACATTAATTGCTACCTTTAGCAAAAGACCCGCAAGCAAGACCTTAATCCAAGGGTCATCAAACGCCCCGACCAGAATCTCAAGAAATGTCTCTGTCTTTTTGGACGAAAGCGCATTATTTCCGTGCGCCTCGTAAGACTTACGCACCTCTTCTTTGCTTAATCCCGTATACTTCAAAAGATACCTCCCGATAAACGCGGGAAGACTTTTCTGCCTCCCCGCTACCTACATGTGACTACCTAAACGCGACAATAGCCGCCTGTTTATCTATACTTCTCCCAGAATGTCAAGAGATTAAGGTTACTGCCCTGTCCTATCGTGTGGAATGCCCAGCTGTTATCACCGTTCCGCACAAGCTCACCAACAAACAAGAAAGTATCTGTCGAATAGTCGCCTGTCAAGTTATAACGGACAATCTCTCTTCCCGAGTCAATGTCTACAAGGCGCGTAAACGCATTACTCACACGACCGAAAGTCTGCTTAAACTTCTCCGCATCGTAAATCGAAATCGTAAACAGCAACTTCTGATAGTCGCGCGACACATCGTCTAAGTTGATGCATACAGACTCGTCATCGCCCTCACCCTCTCCTGTTCTGTTATCTGCACTGTGGATAATGCCGCGCTTCTCGAGGTTCTGATACCAGACCGCCTCTGTCCTTAAATCACCGACCTTACCCGCATAGTCTACGCAGAAAACAGAAATATCTAAGTCAAACTGCTCGCCTGCCTGCTTTGCAATGTCCCAACCGCCTGTAAACTTGACTCGCTTAAGGCTCGGTGCCGCCTTGCTTAAGTCAATAATGCTGTTCTTCGCAAGGCTAATCGGGGAATTACCGCCGTTTCCCGCTACCTCACTCGGCATCGGCGCACTCTTGTCCAAAATCGAAAAATCAATAGCCATCTCTCTTCTCCTCCCTTACTTAAGCGCCTCGGCTAACTTATTGCCGAGATTACGAATCTTATGGTTATTAAAGCTGTATTCCCCAATCGCAAGGAACTTCCACTCGTTACCCTCTCTGATAAACGCACCCGCCGTCACAGAGTCGTTATTTCCTCCGTCTGCCGAAAGATTATAGCGTGCAAGCTCTCTTTCCCTTCCGCTCTCGTCAATCAGCCGAATATAGGCGTTACGAACTTCGTTGAAGGTATTGTTGGTATATGAAACTACCGACAAATACACCCTATCCACACCCTTCTCAAGACCGTTAAGATTCACATAGATGTTCTCATCATCGCCGTCTCCCTCACCTGTAAGATTATCGTGGTCGAGATTAACGCCGTATGTCCCCTTATGTGCGAAATAAACTGTATCTACCAGTCTATCCCCCGCAAACAAGTGTGCGCAAAGGTCGAGGTCGATATGGTCTGCCCTCTTTGTCTCTGCTTCGTCCCATCCTGCCGCCGCGTGAATCTTACTAAGCGGCACATTCGCCTTTGAGAGATTCAAAAGGTCGCCCTTCTCAAGACTCACTACGGACGGCTTCTCAAGACTGATTAAAACCTCTCGCGTTGCCGCGCCCCGAATCTTATCTCGTGCCGCTCCGCTAAAGCCCGCAGAACGCGCCTCGTCACTCTTCTTCTCTTCCTCTTCTCCGTTACCAAATAATCTACCGAAAATCGACATGCCCTTATCCTCCTTATGCTCCGTACTTTGTCACAATGTCTACAAGCGTACCCATAGAACCGTTTCCAATCGCATGGAATACCCAGCCGTTACCGTCTCGCTCCAGCGTGCAGAACTCAACCACAGTGTCTGTCGAGTAATCACCCGTTAAACTGTATCTCGCAATCTCTTTATTCGTGTCACGGTCGATTAAACGCACATATGCGTTCTTCGCCGCGCCGAAAGTCTGCTTCGGACGATTATCCTCGTACTGATTAAAGACGCTTACGACATACAAAATTCCCGCCACATTTGCAGGTACTTCGTCCAGATTCGTATAAACTTCCTCGTTGTCATTCTTTCCTACCGAAATCTTTCCGAATCTGTCATCGCCCGCCGACCAAGTTCCCGCTATCATGTAGCATTTTGTCGGGAGAATACCCTTTGTCGCATTGCCGTCCCCGCTGTTATTCGGATTTCCGTAATAACAGAAACGCTCATTCACATTAGCCTTCGTGATTCTCTCATTCGGGATGATATAAAGCGCCGACAAATCCAAATCTACTTGAGACGCGCCGTCCTGCGCCGCATCCCAGCTTAAGCCTACCGTGCAATGCCGTAAACTCGGCGCGTCCTTCTCAAGTCGCAAGATGCTATCTTTCTCAAGCACCAGAACCGAACTCGAATCCACATTGCCCACTTTCACAAGAGCTTTCTTATCATACTGCGTGAAATCCAACATATTAGCCTACTCCTCCTTAAATAAATTTACTGGACAAATACCGTGTGTACTAATATTACTCACAGGTGTTTTAACAGCACCTCATTACTTACCGTACTGCTTCGTAACCGACAGCGAACCCTGCCTAGTCTCTAGCTTCATGCGCTCAATCTCCTTCGCATTCTCCGCATTCGACAACATCTGCGTTTCCATCGCTCTCTGGACATTTGCAGTACCCTCTTTAACCGTCTGATAAACCCGTCTAAGCGTATCCATGTCAAACAATCCGTCCATAGAACGCATCGCTACCTCTGCACCTGTCTTTGCACTGTAGTTTGCGTTCTGCTCAAGCTGTGTGTTAAGCGCTTCCCTAAACTGCCCGACCGAGTTCGCTACAATCGCCTGTCTCTTAAGCAAAATCGCCTGTGCCAAATTCTGCTTGAAAATCGGCAGACCCACTACAAACGCCGCGTTAATCTCTCGCACCAGATTCATGTTCGTAACTTGCATGTTCTGGAGCATAGGCACGGTCATTCGCGCCACCATCTCCGCTTGCAGTAAGTCGTACTGGCGCTTCTTAATCTCGTTTACCGCCATGTCAATTTGACCTAAACGGATACTCTTCATGTCGGGAGACAGCGTTTCGTTATCTGCCTCCACCCTAGAGCGATAAAGCGTAAGCTCATCTACCGCCAAATCACAAGCTACGACATACTTCTCAAGCTCACAAAAATAGTTCTGATTCGCTTTCCACATCTTTGTAAGCGTCACATTACTGTCAATCGTCTGCTGTTCAAAGCCTCGAAGCAACTGACCGATACGGTCTACCTCTTTCCCCATGTTATCATACTTCTGAATTACCGCGTCAAGATTCTCCATCATCCGCTTACGAATCTTGTCAAAGAAGCTCTCTTTCTTCGGAATATCGTTAATCTTCTCGATTTCCTTAATGTCAAACCGATTCATAACCTTCGCAAGCTGTTTCATCATTTCAGCCGCCTCGGTATCGGTAGGTACCTTCACATAGTTAAGAATCTCGTTCGACATCTTCTCGATTTCCTCTGCGGGCTTCTTTCCGAACTGGAGAATCGACATCCCTGTGCCGTTTGCGTTGTTAAAGTCAATCTTAATCTCATTCGTTAAGTTCTGCACCTCGGGCAGATTCCTTAACTTCTCCTTATATGCCTCGGGAGCGTCAAGCATCTCCTTACTCTCTGCAACTTCCTGCTTCGTAAGCTCTACGGGAACTAACTCGTTATACTGCATACTCTTCTCCTTCTCTCGTGTTAAATACTAAATAAACTGGCAAGCATACCTTTCTTTGCCGACTTCTTCTTACCTTCTGGACTAGAAACCTTGTCAAATGTTACATCATACTTCATCTCCGCTAATCTTGTGCAGTTATACCTCCCCCTATCTACATATGTCGAAAGATTTGAAAGCCCCGCAGGGGCTAAAACCAGTATGTCAAAGCCTATCTTGTGCAAAAACCCTAGGATATACGGTGTCTGCTGACTAAGCGAGCTATCGTTATCTAGGAATGCTACTATCTTCGGAATCCCAAACGGAAAGTCGAATGTGTCTATCATATACATTAGCTTCTTGTTTAACTGTAGACACATCGCAACAAACTCTACCTTATCCCGCTTCTCTACAATAGGACGCGAAAACAGCGTGCTATCTGAAAGCGTCTCGTTTATCTTGTCTAAGATAAAGTCCTCTGTGTCATCGTTATACGGGGCATACCGATAAAACGGCAGTGCCTTTAGCATATCTCTGTCAAAGCTCCCGTCTCCTCGCTGACAAAACGAAATCTTTAGAACATCATCCTCCGAAATCGTTATATCCAGAAGCTCCTCTGGCTTACCAGAGATTAAAAGCGTATCCTTCCCGCCGACAAACTTCCCTACAAATGCGCAATAGTCGTTATCCTCGCTATGAACTCCGTCTACCTCGTAGAAAAGTGTCGGTATCTTTACTTTCTTCCCGACTACCCCAAAGCCCTGCCGAACCCGCGCCTCTGCATCCCAGTTGTTCTCTAAATCCTCGACCGTAGCGTTTAGGAACATGCTCTCTGTCGTCCCGCCGTGCTTAAACTGCCACTGCCTAAATAAACCCGAATCCGTAAAGACTGTTTTCTCTACTTCCTGCCTAAACCCAAGCGTCACGGAATCTATCTGGTGAATCGCCTGCCCCTTTGAAGCTCTATCGTTAAAAGAGCCTATCGGGTACCGCGTATTCCTTACCGAAAGCTCTGCTCCCAGCAAATCTAAGCAATCTGGCTTCTCAAAAGGATTGATATACACAATATCAAACCCCATACCCGCCAGTAGCATTAGGAAATATACCGCATACCGCTCTATACTTCCGTAGTAGATGCACTTATTCGGCGTGCTATACTCGTCTACTCTCTCAAGCGGCACAACAAGCGTATAAACCTCTAAAAGAAGCCTCGTTATGAAATTTGCTTTGACAGACTCGTTCGGAAAAGTCTCATTCGACAGAATCTTATTGACTACCCCCTGCAACTTCTGAACAAACCTGTGATTATAGTCCGCATCCGCAAACATCACCACATCGCTGTCCTTAATCGCTGTCAAATCTACCGTAGCCAAGCCCTGCTTCACTGTCCCGATAAAGTCTAAATCCACATTAAACGGAATCTCGTTATCAAACAACAGCGTATGACGACTATCCTCTCCTGCCTTCTCCTTAAAAGTCGCTAAAACATCGTTATACTCTCTCTCACTGCTACAGTCTGAACCAATATAGCAAATCCTGTACGGCTCTGTCTGACGCAGTAGCCCTAAACGCTCGGACGGCGTTTTCCAGAGCTGTTGCAGTAACGCTTTCAAACTTGGATTACTGATTGCCACTTCTCCCCTCTCCTCTCTCCAGATTTTCCAGAACTGAAACTGACGGATTACTTGGCGTGTACTAGGGTAATAGATAACTCGCTCTACCCGCTCGCTGCCCCCTTAAACGACCCGACCCAAAAACACCTTCTCCCAAACCCCCTCTTTTTAAGAGGCTAAAAATTGGCGTCTGGTATGCCGATTTTACCTACAGGTCTACCCTTAAAATCAATATAGGTATAGCCGTTGTTTTGTAGAGTTTCTAAAATCAGACCTCGCCTTGGCTAACTCTAGGCTTGAAATTTTATTTTAATTACAGTTTATAAAAGCCCTTGTGTACACCAAATTCCTTTGCAGGTCTAGCATACTGGTATTAGCTTAAAATTTAGGCGCGTACTTGCGATTTTTACTCTCTACCGCCTCGCTAAATATCAAACATGTCTGCCTTTTCACGCCTTCCCTCTGCGCTTTTTGCGACTTCCTGTAAGCGCCTTTAAGTAATCCCTCGTCTTGTAGCAGTTTACATATATCATCCGCTTATAATCCGATTCCCCTGCCATATCCTCTGCTACTTTCTTCGCATTCAAGTTCTCCATGAAGAAAGTGCTGTTCTCACTTAGCATACTTCCCCAGTGGTCTGACAAGGCTCTAATCGCATCTACCTCTATGTCCCCCTCTACACCGTTGCTGTAGCCGACTATATTTCCGAACTTTCGCACACTGTCCTCCATCAGCACGATAGTCGGCAAACACTTGTTTCCTCTCACCGTTAATAGCGTGTGCAAAACCTCTACCTCATACTGAATGTTCGTATACTCTGCGAAATATGTAAACAATATCGGAGCATTCAAGATGTCCTCGTAAGTATCTAATTGCTTCGCCAATACCTCATTGACCTTTGCCGCTATCCCCTCGGTGTCGTTCCTATCATACCCCTTTATTGCCTCGTTATATAGCCCCGTCACCTCTTCCAGCACCGCATAATCTACCTCGTGCTTTAAGTCACTGAACTCCTTCTCCGATAAACTGATTCCAACACCAGCAGAACGCTCCGCTAATATCTCTAACAGCCGCCTCTCTGCTTTCTTACTTACCTCTGCCCAGATAAACCGAAACTTGTCGCTCTCGTTATACCGAAAATAATATGTCGGCACATTTAACGCTTTCGCTTGCTTCACCCGCTTCTCTGAAAGAAAGCCTATCTCCGACAAAGACAAATACTTAGGAACTCTCACATCCCTGCCAAGCAAATACTTTAGGCAAGTATACACGAAACTCTTTTTACCAAATCCCGTGTCTGCCGCCAGTAAATAGCTATGACGCACCTTCGTCCCTGTCCTGCAAGCATTTATTATCGAACACACCGCTTTATCGTAGTTCTCAAACCCTACTATCCTATCTCCACCGATAGACCCAGTGATACGCCTATAAACATACTCTGAATCATACACGATGTCTTGATGCTCGCTTGGCACAAGACCCTTTAATACCGCTATCTCGCTTACCGACTTAGGAATACTGAATACGGGCTTCTTATCCTGCAATTCCTTAAGCCGCTCTCTCTCCTCAAAGAGCGCTCTACCGCAACTACACTCTACGACATACCCGAACCTGTCTATTACCTTCCCTGTCCCGTGACACAGCTTGCAGTCACTCTTATACTCGCTATACTTTCTCGGAATATCTACCAGCGCGTCACTTCCAGCCTCCCCGTCCGTTTCGTCATCAAACAGGCTTACTCTACTTCCTGTCTCCTTAACCTCTTCACGCTCGACCTCTATCTTGAACACACCGACCTTATAAACGATTTCCCCGTCCCTATAGTCGTTTGTCTTAATCTCAAGCGGCTTAAACTTATACCGAAACGGAGACTCAACAACCGCTCGCTCAACACGCTTAAACTTTTCCCCGTCATAAGCGTATACTTCCTGTACACGAGAGTCGTTAATATACCGAGCGTCTGATAAGTACACTCGCGCTTCATTTCCTCTTACGGCTACGATATAGAACTTCTCATCTACCGAAAATACAACCCGCATACCATCCGCTACCGTAACAGGCGCGTTACCCGACTCACTAAACTCCTCATCGTGAATAAACTCTATCTCCCCGTCCTTAAGCACTACATTTAGACCACTCTCACTGATACGACAAAGAACAAGCATTTTTCTAACCTCCGACCTCTAACCCCGCAGTGCTTTTCCAACTCCTCTAGGCAAATAAATAAATAAGAAGGGGATTTCCCTTCTTATTTACCACAATTCAGAAAGTTTGTAAAGTCTTTACTGCCCGCATTCCAAATTTTATCTAGCTCAAAATCCTTGGGAGGCTTTAAGGGAATCACCCGCCGAGACGCGCCTTGCGCCCGACAGAGCGTTTCCGTGCCATCTCGCTTCTTCCGTAAACAGAGATTCTGCGTGAACGCGCTCCCTGCGTCCCGATAGGCTATCTCTGTCTCCGTTACTTCTTCCCGCCTCGCATAAACGATTTCTCCGCTCTTCACCACATACAACGCTACGCCCGCCCAATCCCTGCTACTCCCCGTTAAGGGCAGGATTAGGTTTACCGCAATACTTGCCCCCGTAAACCCTCTCCCGACAGGCGTAACCTCTATCTCTCGATGCCGCTCACGAATCTTAAAGTTTACACAAACGACTATCCCCGTAGCCCGCAACCTCTCTATCCGCCACCTAAGATAACTACCGCCGCCTGTAAACTCTTCCTGTAGCCGATACCCGCCCTTAAAAGGACTCCCCGTAAAGACCTTTACTGTGAATCGCTTTCTCGAAGAATCTCCCTTGCAGTCCGTAATAATTAGTCTTATCTCCTCCGAAAAAGCTCGCATCCTCTCTACCTTACCTCTCTACCTTAAGTTCTGCTCCACGCTTATAGTCTGTCTCTGGAAGCACATCTAATATAGCCTCTATCTCACCCGTAAACTCTGAAAACATCTCGCTATACACAGGCTTATCCGCGAGCTTAACCTTGTCTAAATAGTAAAATGCCTTGCTCTCTATCCCTATCCCCATACCGCCTATCGTATAATCTACACTCGACTCTAAATACGGGATTTCTCCGTCCATGTACCTTCCGTTACAGCAAAACTCCCAGTGGCGATACCGATTCGTGATATCCTTTATCGGATAAACCCCTACACACGGCAAATTAAAGACTTTTCCCGTTACCGTAGATAAAGCCGTATAGCCCAAGAGATACCCGTCCAATGACTCGATTTTACCCATCAACACAATATACGCCCCGAGATGTCTTAGCCAAGCAAAGTCCCGCACATTACAGTATATCCCGTTGCCAAACCCATACGGCGCTTTCCCCTCATGCGGCAAATAACTGTCGCTAAAGTTTACCCACACTACCTCATGCGTCCGCTTAAACTCCTCTGTCTCCGAGGCTAGACGATATACCCCGTTCTCGTCCTTTATCTCAAAATACTCTCGATTATCGCTAGAAGCTATCCGTGTCTCAAACTCTCGTATGAGCTTCCTCTCTATCTCCCCTGCCTCATGCTCAAATACCCCTACAGTCGCCGCGTAGTAATACTCTCTATCAAGCGCCTTAAGCCCTGTAATCACAAACTCTGCCTGTCTCATAATAAACTCCTCCGCTTACATCTCTAACCTACGCATTAGTCCCTCTGCTATCATACGGGAACTTCGCTCAAAACCAAGTACCCCATGTGCCTTCTTCGCTATAACCGCTACCCCGTAATGCTCCCTGCTGTGCCAAAAGCACGCTAACTTCTTTATCTCACCATCTTTTGACTTATGAAACCGCAAATTCTGCACAAGACACAACCCCCGCGCGTCATACGCTATCGCCGCGCTAAGCAAATCCGATACCCGTATAAACTCTATCGTCCCGCTCTCTAGGTTATACACTGTATAACCTACCTTCGCCCCCTGCTCTGTTACCCGCAAATCGTCTAAAGCTACCAAAACTCCCCCACTCGCAAACCCGTTCCCATACGGCACTATCGTCCGCGTCTTTTCATCTAACTCGAAGTTTGCAAGAGTGAACGACTCCTTTGCTTTTACGATAGACGCTAACATATTACTTAGCGTGTTATAACTTTCACCCGTTAAAATCCCATTGGTTGCTCGTAAGGTCTTGCTGTTTGACATTATTTCATACTTTAGGTCTCCCGCAGAACTCAAGTTACGGATTATTGCAAGCCTATAAACCGTGTCTACTCCTGCCGTCCGTATACCCGTGATTAAAAATATGTAACGCATATGCCCTCCCAATTTTCCTTAAAAACAAAGGGGCGGTTCCCCGCCCCCGCATATAAACCAGTCCTTACTCTTTGCTTCCGCGCTTCTTATGCTTCTTCCCGAAATTAAGCGTCTTTATCATGACTCCCGACTGCTCACTTCCAGAAATAAACTCACTTGCGCCGACCCAAAGGTTTGACTCCAATGCCTCTCTTATATTCGACATCTCCCGAACGCTAAGCTTCGGATTCATATACCTGTGATAGTCGATTCCCATAAGGCTTCCGAGACGAATCTGATACATCTGCGCGATGTTATACTCGCTCGCCATCACTCTCTTACCGTTTCTAGTCTCTACGAAGCAACTTAAATCGTCCTTTAACTTAAGCTCCGAATAATAAAACTCAAGCACCTCTACGCTATACCTAGGGAACGCTAAGTACCTGCTGTCAAGCCGTCCAAGCTTCTCTATCCTATAAAGCATCTCCATCTGCGCGGGAGACAGCTCTGGCTTCGCAAACTTCTTATAGTTTACGCCATCATTATGCGCTTTCCGTAAGACTACCATCTGCTCTACCGTAAACTTACTCGCCGCGCTCTCTTTCTTTGCGTTACTGTCCAGCTTCTCCTTAGACATCTCCGCTTTCTCTGCGTCTACCTTCGTATTCTGCCCCGTCTTTACTGACCTACTCGGAATACTTCCCTCGATAAACTGCTTTAGATACTCTTTCTTTCCCTCTGTAGCGCCGATATACATTGCGTTGTGAATCAGCTTTAAGCCGCTCTCTTGATACTTCTTAACCGCTGGCATAAGCCGAGCTAAGTCTACATTTGCTACCTTACCCGAATCCGTTACATATATCGTATAACCGAGTAACGCGCCTGTCTCCTCTGACCTAACCTCGTTAAGCAAAACATTCGGCTTCGCTTTCTCCCTCTTAAACACCTCAAAGCTATATCCGACTGGCAAAACCTTCTTGTCCTTTAACTTGAAGTTCAGAAACTTCACTTGATGCGTGCTTCCGATGCTACGCGCATACTTTACAAGCGGCGTTAAATCACTCTCTTGGCACTCACCCTTCCACAAAGGCTTATAGTCACATCCTACCCCGTCATTCGCAAGCGCCGCAAACGCATAAACCACGCCCTGCTCTGTGTCTCGCTTATTGATTACAATAAATACTGCATCCATGTTCTATCCCCCTCCTCACTTCTTCTGGCTCTTTGCAAGCGTAAGCGCGTCCTCTTGCTGACTCATATAGAGCGCAATATCGTCAAACGCCTTCTTAAACTTATCCCGCAATGCCCTGTCATTAAACACGCCTGTCTGGTTATTATCTACATCGTAGAATATTCCGATAGATGCAGAAACAGTATGCGTTAAGTCTGTTATCGTAACCGCTCGCCACTCGGAAGAAGGTAATTCAACGATAAACTTAATCAGATTCGTTAGATGACGCTTAACATCGTCACTAAGTTTTATCTTCTCGTCAAACCTGTAAGACAGGTTTGCATCGTAAGTTCCCTTTAAGTCGTCTATGATAATCTGGTTGACATGCTTCTGCAACAGATAAAACTTTGCGTTATCCAGCCCTGCAAAGTTTACTTCTGCCGTTCCGTTTAACAGAGCCTCCGCAGATACTATCTGCGTATTATATCTATAATACATTGCGAATTCGGGTCCAACTTTCTCTCCCACAGAAGCCTTCGCAAACAGCGATACCGTCATTTCGTCAAGCGGTGCGCCACCGTTACAAGCCTCTAAGTGATTCAAAAACTTGCTAAAGTTAGCCCAATCTCGCTGTGACGCATAAACCTCGACATCCGCACTCGGGTCAAAGGTGTTTAACTTACTCTTATCACTCTCAATAAACGCAAGAATGGTCGTATTTATATCGTGCTGTAACGCCCAAGGCTTCCAGTCATCAAAGTCTGGGTCAAGAAGCATCTTTAAGCCGCATCGTCCGATAAATGGAGACTCGATACCTTGATAATCTGCTCCCGACTCGTCATCGTTACCGATAGCGATACAAACCCAATGCTCTGGAAACTTGTAGGACGCGACCTGTCTCCTAGAGTCAAGCAACTGCAAGAGCGTAGTTCTCATCTCTGGCTTTGCCGCAGTTATCTCGTCTAGCGCCAGAATGCCTACCTCTCCGTCTCTCTCCTCATTCGGCAGTAAGCCGTTTGGCGACCACAGCGTTACCATGCCGCCCTTCTCCTGCTCAATCTCGTGCGGAATACCCAGCACATCCACCAGTGTCATGCTCGCTACTCGGAACTCGCAATACCCGATTCCAAGCTCCTTTGCAAGTGCCGACAGTGTTTCTGTCTTACCTACTCCCGGCTTTCCGAGTGCAAGTATAGGCGTATACAGCTTCGCCTCAAGCTGTTTACGCACCATCTCCCTAAACTGTCTTAACTTAACAGTTATCATATTGTAATTTGCCATAGCTGCTCTCCTCTTAATCAGTTCTTATAAACGGCAACCTTGCCGAAATCAATGTGCTTCTTGAAATCTACTAGGTTATCGTCATTGATTACCCAAATGATGTTCTTCTTGCAGTGCAGTCGATTCACCAGATGCATGTCTACCTTACCGAAATAGCCGTCCGTAAAGATTAGGATTAACTTCGGCTTATCTTTGCACTCTTTCGAGTTGAAATACTCAAAGATACAGTTTACATCCGTTCCGCCCCCGCCTTTCGCTTCATGCTTATAAAGGCTCGCTATATCCGAAAACTTTCCCGTAGCCGCTACCTCGGTGTCCCAATAAACTACCTCTGCGTCAGCTTTATACTTCTTCAAAAGCTGTGCTACCTGTCCGAGCGCGATACCTAAGTCCTCTCTGCTTATACTTCCAGAAGTGTCTATACATACCTTCAAGCCTTTGATGGTATCTGGGTCGGTATGCCGAGGTCCAGGCAATGTCATTCCTCTACTCAAATATCTTCGCTCTGGAGACGAAAATGTGTCGAAAGTCTGTGATGCTTCGATTAAGTATTTCTGCAAATACTTCTTCCAGTGTATGCGCGGCGCAAGCACCTTCTCTATATCCCGCGTTAAGTTGCTGTGACCCTGCCCAAACTGCTTGTAATGCACCATAGCACGCCGCGCTACTTCGTCTAGCTTATCCTTTAGGCTCGAATTATCAAGTGACGCATCCCGCGCTGACTCCGCAATGTCTCGCAAAGACGCAGGTAAACTTATCTTCTGCCCTCTAAAGTCTACCTCGGTGATTTCACCGTCTCCGCTTCCACCACTACCGCTCGTGTTCCCGTTCGAGCTTCCGCTACCGCCACTATTCTGGTCGCCCTTGGAAGTACCCCTGTGCATGTTATCTCCGTCTAGGCTATTATTTTTCCTCTTCTTTGCGGTCTTTATAAGCTCTTCATAGATACTTTCTGCTGTGTCTTTCGTTAAATCTACCGCCGCGCTATACAAACCGCCGTCTGGAAATGCGATTCCGCACTTATCCTCTGCTTGACCTTCCCTACTTAGCTTTGAAACGCCACCTGTAGGCGAAACCTTATACTCTTCACAAATCTGCTTATTGATAATCAAGTCTGCCGCAATGTTAAAAACATCGTGATTCTTTCCTCTACCACGCAGAGCGTGCTGTAACGCAATATGAGATAACTCATGTAGCAGGATAAACACTAATTCTGGCGTAGTAAGACTATTACAATACTTTACATTGAAAATAATATACTCTGGACACGCTCCCGCAGTCGGAACTATCTCGTCCTTATCGGTAAACTTATGCTCAATCGCTCGATACAGTGAGCCGTAATATCCGCAATACTCGCTAATTGCGTTCGCGACCTTCATAAACTTTAAGTCTACTGTTATCTCGCTCCCGTCATCGTATACTGTCTTATACTTCTGCGCGAGCGTCATATCTCCGTCTACACCGATTATCTGCGATGTGTAAAGATTGTCGGTCGTCCTAAAATCTCCCCCGCTCCGTATCGTATTCGGGCTGTCTATCACACGGAAAACACCGAGGCTTCCAGATTCATCTTCGCCGCGCTTCTCTTTCTCCGCTTTCCGAAGGTTCTCTGCCTCCTTGATTAACTTCTCCTTCTCCTCTGGCGTTCTATGCGAGGACTTTGCCTGCACCTTATCGCCGTTACCTTTAAGGCTTACTGCCACCTTCGGCGCATTGGACGGCGTAGCCGTTACATAAGCCTTATCGTTTACTAAATGCGCCCTATACGCCTCAAGAGTAGAATCCGTAAGCACTACTCGCTTACCCGACCACTCGTAACAGACGAAGTTATACTGCCCCGTGTCCTCAAACACTAGCTTCGCCTGTCTATCGCTACAATACCCCTCTTCGGTCGGCTTCTTCGTTAAGTCGATAACGGGCATTCGCGCGGGATTCATCCCCGTTACCTTTACCTTACCGTCCTCTCCGAGCCTTAAATTATAAAAAGCATCCCCGCCCTTTAAGACCGTTAGAATACTTTGGATATTCGCGTCTACTGCCCGCGCTACTCTATCTTTCGTGTCTACGACTCGGAAGCCTAGATATTTACCGTCCTCGCCTCGACAAACGGCTACCGCTAAAAACCGCTTTTCCATTAGCTCTTCCTTACCTCCTTTTCCCTTAAACTAAGCGCAGAAACATGACTAGGTTTAATTATAGGTATCCTATAACTTAAACTAAAAAAACGGGATATACCGAAGGTATATCCCGTTAAACTGCAAGCTCTATGCCTTACTGACCGAACCTAACCATATCTTCCCCACACTTAACCGAATTGATTAGGCTATCTAGGATTTCTCCGTTCGCAGAAGCCTTATCATCGTCTTTATACGCGAACTTATAAATCATCGCCTGCCCGTTATACATCATAACGCCGACTCTAAAGATATAGTCGTCTGTCTCGTCCTTACTCTTTGGCAAAAGCACCGTTACCTCTTCGTTTCCGACATCCTCTGCCGCCGCACTCGTCTCGGGCAATGTTGCCTCGATAGTCTCCCCGCTCTCGTTTGTCTCTGTCTTTCCGCTCTCTAGCGTTGACTGATACTCCGACATACGCGCCGCTTCGCTCTCCTGCACTGCCTTATCCGCTTCTGCCTGCTCGGACTCAAGCTCCTCACTCGATAATACCGCTTTCTTCTTTACCTTCTTCTCTTCGTCCGCGTCTACCGTACTCTTTACCTGTAACTTACTCCTTACCTCTGCACCTACATTCACATTCCCCGCAAACAGCGTCCTCTCCTGCAAACTATCCAGATTATTCGCCTTTAAGAACGGCGTTATTAGCTGTTCACTAATAAACGAGCTGTCTATCGTGTTATAGACCTTGTACATCTCGATGTTTCCGTAGATTCCGTTACTGTTATACAGCTCCGTATACGCAGTTGTCGTGTTCAAAGACCAGTTATCCGTAGGCGCAAGTGACATATTAGGCGACAACTGCACCGTAGATGTGTTAGACAGCTTATCCGTGCTGTCAAACTTCACATCACTGTCCAGATAAATCTTCCCGTTAAACGAGTTAAAGACCTTCGCTCCTGTGTCAAGTATCGAATACTGCGAAACCTCTGCGTCATCTGCATACTTCTTGTCAAATGACGCTAACGCAAGCCTTAGACCCTTTATCGTGCTGTCTGCGTCCGTTAGCTTACTCTCGTTCTCCATATACAACTGACGATAGTCTTTCTTGTCCTTCTTGCCCCCGCAAGCCGCTAACGAAACCCCCGCAACCACTGTCGCTAGAATCACTGCTACTCTACTGCGCTTCATCCCTGTTCTCCCTTCATTGACTCAATGAAATAATCTATCGCTGTCTCTGCGTCTACTGTAAGCTCTCGCGCTGACTTCGCACGATTCTTTACCGTATCTGTGAAAAACCTGTACTCATCCGTACCCGCGTATAAGAGCAGGATAAAGGTCTTTACCCTGTCGTCTACATTCCTGTCTATCCTGCCCCGTATCTGCTCCATAGACGAAACGGTTGTACTCATGCTGTAGAAAATACAGACATCCCCGCCATGCAAGTTTAACGACTTCTTTATATTCGTGATTATCGTGTCATAAACCCCGTTATTAAAGTCGCTTATAATCTTAGCACGATTAGCGTCCTTATCCTTACTGCTGTCCTCTCCGTTTAGGATTACACATCTCCTGCCCCGAGCGTCAAGCTCTCTCTTTAAGGCTTTCTGCGCCGCAATATGAAAGCAATAAATCATAACACTGCTGTCTGCAAAGTCGTTCTCTAATAAACTACATACTCGCGCTATCTTTGGTACCGTACTCGCACTCTCTTTTATCTTTAGCTCCTCGATACAAGAAGGGCTATTCAAAACCTCGTTATACCGATACCCCGCCTTTATCGCATTTAACTGCGCCGCTGTAGGCTCTACCTCGTAAACCTTATAGATATTCGGTCTGTCTAGTCCTACATCCTTCTTGCAACGCCCGAAATACACCAGTTGCAGTAGCCGCCTAAAAGCATCTTGATTCTTATAGGAACTTATACTCCGAGCCGTTTTCTGAATCCCGCCCCACTTTCCGTCCTCTCGAATCCCTTTAGACCAGTAAAGCTTTGAGCTGTGATTACAGAAATCCTGCTCTATCCTCCACCGCTTCGGCAAAAGGTTCTCGTCCATCATGTCTATCTGATAGTAAATATCCATGATATTCTTGTCAAATGTAGTAGCGTTCATGAAATGCACCCTGTCCGCATACGCACATAGGTTCTTCGTATACTGATATGTCTTTGTCTTATCGTTCTTTATTACCGAACTCTCGTCCAAAATAAACACATCGTACATCCCGTTCGTCATATCGTCTTTTGCATACTTCGCAAGCCACCGATACAAACTGTCTGACTTTAACGAACTGTGCTTTATGATTATCCCCTGCACATCGTTCCAGTCTATCGTGTCTATCTCTTTCTGCATATGCTTGGACTCGCCAGACAACGCCACTATCCGCATACCCGTAAACCGCGTTAATTCATACTGCGTCTGACTGATAGCAGAGTTCTCAACCGCCATTAAAAACCGCCTCATCTGCCCTTTTCCACGCAAGTAGTTTAATACCGCCGCTATCTCTATCGTCTTTCCAAGACCTACGCCGTCCGCTATCATACTCCGAGGCGACATATACATAAACGCCGCCCCTACCGTCTGATACGACCGCAAAGTCCCTAAATACTTCCGATAGTCGATTCCCTCTTCCCGCACTATCTTCCGTATGCTCTTCTCTTCCCGTATCGAACGCTCCACAAGCTCTAACGGGAAATCAAACACCATATGCTTCATCCCCGCTATCTCTTTACTCTCCCGAACCCTTAAGATACCCGAGGCGTGCGCGTCCGTTATCGTCCCGCGATACATACCGTCCCGTATTATCGGACTTCTGACTGACATCGCTTACACCTCCCATAGCTAATCCTACAAGCCCCATTTAAGCTATATTATACCGTAAATAAATACAAGTTGCAATCTTTTTACTGCTAAGATTGCAACTTGTACTACGCTTTTACTTAGTTTGTCTCACTCTCCGCTTCGCTTCCAGATAAACTGCTCTCTCCCGCAGTCACCTCTCTGGACTCCCGCTTTAAGCCCTCACTCGTCTCGCTGTCCGCTCCCGTTACCGAAGTCTCGACTCTACTCTTTCCCTCGGTCGTAGCCTTCTTACTCTCTGCCTCGGTCGCGTTCTTGCCACTCTTCTTATCTGACTTCTCGGCGCTAGACTCGCCCTTACTGCTCGTATCCTCTTCTACCGCCTTATCTGTAGCAATTACCTCAACCTTGTTATCCACATTACTGAACAAACTCACCTTCTCCTCGTACTCGTTGCCCTCTACCTCTTTCTCCTCGATAGGCACAATATCATCAATCACCCACCGATTACCGTAATGGCTAACAAGATAGTAGTTCTTTACATAGATACCCTTCTTAATCTTGCTAAAGTCGTAAAACTCCTCGGTCGTAAGCTCAACTTGGTCGCTGTAACCGTCTATCCAGCTCACTACCTTGCCCTTTAGCACGCACTCCGAAGAATTCATATGCGACTGCGCACGATTCACTATCTGCGACTCTAAATACTCTTTCCTAGCCGACTTTAACAGCTCCTTGTTACTGTCAAACTGGTCGTCTAAGCCATACATCGGGATTCCGTTGTCTACCACGACATTTCCGTTCTTATCGTACTGCGTGTAGTAGCCGACATTGTTTGTCGCGTTATAAACTCTGTTTAGAAGCTGATTGATTGCTGGCTTTACGCTCTCGTCTACCGCTCCCGCAAGATTTAGCGAAGTTAAACGCCTCGTGATTGCATCATCTGCCTCTGGCTCTGGGATTCTTAACAGCTCCCTACTTACCCACACAATGTCGTTTAACACGAAATCTGTGCCGTTCTGCCGTATCACTGCATAATACTTGTCCTTATACTTCGCCGTGTTTCCAAAGCCCTTCGCACTCTCCTCTGTCGTCCGCTCAAGCTCTACTAAATACTGCTTTCCCTTACGCGCAAGCGTCTTTACCCTATGCGTTGAGAAAGTCAAAATATTGCTCGAAGTCCGAAGCTCCGCTAAACGGATACCGAGGTCAGACGGTTCAATGTTTGACTTATTCATAAGACCCGCTATATCCTCGTTACAAAACGCTCTATCTATACGCTCAATCGTCTGGTCTAACTGCGTGTTAATATCATCCGACAGCGTAACTCCGCTATCCTTCATTTCGATATTCGTTTCGTAGTTATTGATATAGCAATACTTGTAGTCAAACTTGTCTCTATCGTCTGCGTTCTGCTTAAACACGAAAGTTAAACTAATCTTCCCCGTGCCATAAGCCTCCCTCGCATACCCGAAATCCCTTAAACCGTAACTTCCCTCGTTGAATATTCCGTAACCCGAAAGCTCTCCGTTCGTCTCCACGGGGTTATAAACCATACCGACTGGCGGTACGACTGGTATTCCTGTAGTCGAAGAGCCTATAACGCTGTTGATATACTTATTGTCGTATTCGACCTGTCTTATCGTATTCGCAAACAGATTATTATAGCCTGCTGTCTCTGTGCCACCGCTATAGCTGTAACCCGAGTTATCATCCGAGCTATCGTCCGATAAACCTACGCCGTTACCGCTACTATCTGTTTCCGCACTCGCTTCACTCTCGCCCGTACCCTCGCTACCGCCGCCTATATCCGTACTGACTATCGCATTACCCTCTGCATCCGTTGTAGGCGTATCCTGCGCTACGACCGTCTGCGTCTGCGGCGCGTAGGTTAAGTTCGCGTCCGCAAATATCGTATACGGTGTTAATCTTGCCGCGCTTCTAGCCGCGTTTACCTTCGACATACCATAAGCGCCGTCCACAAACTCTTTATTCAGCACGGGATTCCCGTTTGCATCCGATATGATAAACCCGTCTATACCGAGATAATTCGCCGCGTCCTTAAAAGTACCCTGCCCGTTTAGCTTCGTGCCGAAATTAACCGTTACAAAGTAGTAGCCGTTATTCTCTGCCTCTGTATAAGTGTAATTACCGCCGTCTGGCTTCGTTAAAACCAAGTCATCTAACAGCAACTTCACATAGTCATGCACAGCAACGGACATATCGTCCTCATAGCCCGCATTTAACTGATTTGTCTCGATAATCTGCTGTGTCTTTGTCCACAGCTTCTCCGTAATACTGGACGGGACTTCGTTCCACTGGATTTTTGTCTTACTGACACCCTTCTCCGCGATTGACTTATAGCTTAATGACTTTGCATAATCGTCTATCACTTCCTGCCTTGTCAACATCTTCGCATACGGAATCTTTGAGTAGTCATACTTTTTGCCACATCCCGTAAACACGAATGTCACCGATAAACCGACACCAAGCACGCCAGCCAGTCTCCTGTACTTACGCTTCTGCATTACTTTCCCTCTCTTTTCAGTTATTTCCACATGTTAGCGTAGAATCGCCAAGCCTAACCAAATGACCCCGTATGATGAGCTTCGCAATTAACCCAGCTCCAAACTCCTCCGCCATTAACTCGTAAGGAATCCCGTGCTTCTTAACACCGTATCGGAGCATAAACGCAGTCACCTCTTTCATAAGGCTTTCGTCTGAAAGACCTTCGTATCGCTTAGAACGATTATCCTGTGATAATGCAACGGGTTCTTCGATAGGTCTTGAAACCTTTTTACCGGTATCTTTTACCTTGACCGTTTTTCCGTTTATAACCCGTGTCGTATAACTCGCGGGCGCTCCGCTACTGTTTTTACCGCTATGACCCCCCGCAGACTTTAGCTGTTGCTCTCTCTCCCTTAAGGCAAGCTCCCGCTCCTTTAACGCTATCTCGCGCTCCTTTAGGGCAAGCTCCCTCTCCCGTAGCGCTCTATCGGACTCTGAAAGGACAGGCTCTCTTCCCGTATAACTTTCCCTCTGTGAGCCACCAGAACGCCCAGAAACAGGGCTTAACCCCTCTAGGCTATCCTCTATACCCCTGTAGCCTTCCGTGCCGTTAAACGGCGTTCTCGTGCGTCCTAGGCTATCTTCCGCTCTACCAGCCCTATCCTCTGCCTCTCTAGCCCGCCGCGCTATCTCCGCTTTCTCTGCCCGCCTAGCTCGCTCCTCTTCCTCGGCTTGTAATCTTGCCTGCTCTTCCCTCTCTCGCTCCTCTTTCTCGGCTCTATCTGCCGCTTCACGCTCTAAGGCAAGCTCCCGCTCTTTCTCCGCTAAATACGCGGCAATAAACGCATCTCTATTGTCAGAACCGTTTACTGGCTTACTCGGTGTGGGCGAAGGTTCGTAGGAATCCTCGTCATCTTCGTCCTCATTCTCGTCATCGTCTAAATCGTCATCATCGTCATCTTCCTCGTCTGAATCGTCATCATCCTCATCTTCTTCATCATCGTCCCCGTCATAATCCTCGTCATCTTCATCATCGTCTAAATCGTCCTCGTCTAATTCATCTTCATCCTCTTCATCCTCATCCTCCTCGTCATCGTCCTCTTCGTCATCTTCGTCAGAATCCTCGTCCCCGTCATAATCCTCTTCGTCCTCATCTTCCTCATCGTCATCTTCCTCCTCATCTTCTTCTTCGTCCTCGTACTCCGCTTCCCGCGCCTTTCGCCGTAACGCTTCCCGCTCTCGTAACGATAAACGCCGCTCCTCTCGATTACCATGCCCTAGCCCAAAACGACCGCCAAGCCTAATCTCGTCATCTCTTCTCATCATTTTCTATTCCCTCTCTACTTTTCTCATAAGTTGCTTAAATCTCGCAATACCCTGTTCACATTGTACTGCACCGAGGTCGAAGTCCCGCTATCTACCCGCAGAGCCTCCTGTATCTCGCCCTCGTCTCTGTTATACCCTATTCCTATCGTTGACATATCTGGCACTTCTACTCGCATCTTGTAAAATGCCTTGCTTATCTCCTTGATTAACTTCGTATTCTCGTTGTCATCCGTAGCTATCGCAATGCCCTTCACATACAAAGTCTTGTCTGAAAGCTTTAACGCTGTATCACCCGCCGACACAAGCCTCCTACTCCACTTCTTGATGTCAAGCGTCTCTTTTACTACCTCATCGTCTGCCTTTACCGCCGCTACATAGCTTAAGTTTGACCGTATCGTTTTGTCTACCACGCCCTGCGCTCTATGCGGCACAAAGATTAAACGAATACCCTGTGACGGAAGCCTTGTTAATATCTGCTTCACCAAGCCGTTAAACTCGCCAATCCTGTCCGAATAGTAGTCAACCACTGTCATAAACTCGTCTATCACGATGTAAAGTATGGGTATCTTGATTCCCTTTGACCTCAAATCCCATATCGTGTCGCACTGATTATCCTGCAATATCCTCGCTCGCCTCGGAGACTCCTTGTTTACTATGTCGTCCAATATCTCCATCGCTCTCTTGTGATTATGCAACCCGCAACAATGCGGCATATACGATAAGCACTTGAAAAGATATGAGTCCTTCGGGTCGATATACAAAAACTGTACATCCTCTGGCAAATTAAAGACTTGCAACTGCATAACCAAGCTGTTTACCGTCCACGACTTACCAGAACGCGGCTTACCCGCTATCAGAAACGACTCGTAAATCTTTCCGTCTGACTTTACAGGCACTCCGTACTCGTCTATACCCGATATGATTGGTAACTTATGCCCCTCGTCTACGAAGTAGTTGTAAATGTCGCTCTCCTCTAAACAGTCTCCAAGCGTTACTACTCCCGCCTTCGCTGACCTAGATACCGTTATGTCATACATATCCGCATTCTTTGTTACCGAGGTCGTTATCTCTGATATATCCCGCTTCTCTGCCGTATCAAAGTTTACAAAATATGCCCGTATCTCGTCTGACAACGCACTCTCTGTTACTCTAACCTTCGGAACGCGCTTTACCGAGAACTTATAGCAATACAAAGTCTCCTCAAATGACCCTAGATAAACACTACTCGCTATCTCTGCTATGTCTCTGCCTGCCGCTGACGCATACGCCGATACGATAGCTGTCTCCGCTTCCCGAAACTTTGCATCGTCCGAACCGTATGTCCTTACCTTCGTAAAATCTGGGTTATTCGGCTTAAAGAACGGCTTGAATGTCTTTACTAGGAACTCCCTCGTTATCATTGGCACATTCTCTGGTACACTCTCTAAGCTCCCTGCACTCTCTTTACCATCCCCGCTACGCATGAGCCTGTCAAATAAACTGCCCTCGGACTCCGCATGAGCGCTTGCTACCGTATCCTCTCTGTCGTCCCCAAAGCTAAACCCGCTATCCGCTTCCTCTTCTTCCTCATCGTCCCCAAAGTCAAGACCGCCAAACAACTCATCTGCCTCTTCCTCGGCACTTCCCGTGCTACTTGCTTCCCCTACATTACTGTCTATATCTGGCAGATTTGCGGCATCCTCTTCAAAAGTTGGCAAGTCTTTACCTCCCATTAGCTTTATCGCCGCTCCGCTTAACCCGAGAAACGAAGTCCCTGTTAGCAATATCCCGCTCGTTAGCATCTTAAACGGCATTCCCATAAACCTAAGAATCCCTAACCCGCTTACTACGCCACCTATCGTAGCAAACAGCGAAAACACGATAAACACCCCGCCCGTCTTTAAGAGATTTAGGCTGTAACTCCCTATATCGTCTGCATTTCTGCTCCCGATACTTCCGACCAAGACCTTTATGACCTCAAAAGTCCCTACCGCTCCGTCCATCGTTGCGTCTAAGACTTTATCAAACCTATCTCCCCCTGCATTCGTTTGGGGCTGTCCGTTATTAAACCCGCCATACTGCGGCACTCCCGCGTTTCCTGCGTTTCCATTCGGGTCTGTAAAGATACCTCCAGAGCTGTCAAGCCCCGTTAAATCATCTAGCCCAAAGCTACTGTTCCCGTCTCCCGACCCGTTTCCGCTATCTCCCCCTAAATCACCGAAATCTCCGAACAAATCATCTAGGCTCTCACTATCCGAAAACCCGTCTGCCATGCCGCCTTGATTCCGAGCCTCTAATATGTCCTGCTCCGCTCCCAAACTCCCTCACCCCCTCTTATGCAAACAACATCACGAGCATTACCACGCTACAAAGAAAAATAAACGGATATGCCCGACTCATGACCTCTTTATCAAAATCGTTTCGGAAGGTCGCTATGTAAATGACGGGCAACGCTATCAAATACAACAGTATATACATACTACCCTCCTCTTATCGCTTAAACCCTGTATTTCCCTCTATATCTACGCCTGTCCTAAATAACTTACTGTTCAACAACTCGTCTGGCAACATCGCCTTCACTATCGCCTTCTCTCCGCTATCCATTATCACGCAAAACGAATGACGATATAAACTATATGTGTTATCCCCCTTCGTCCTCTTCTTTGACGAGGCTTTATATATCTTCTCAAGTGGCGCTTTCATCTCTGGAATGTTATACATATCGCAAAACTTCTCCCTAACACTCCTAGACTTGATAGAACCGATAATATACCCTGTTAGATTCTGCAATAGCTTCGCGTTTATCTTGTTACTCTCGTCTATCATGTTACTTAGGTCGTTCGTGATGATAAAGTTTATCTCTCCGCGCTTTCTACCACCTGTCATACAGTTTCCGATTAGAGAAGAACTTCCCGCTATCTCTCCCCAGCGCTGATACTCCTCCCAAACCTTTACATTAAAGCACTTCCTAACATACTTACAGTAGTTTGAAATCTGCGTTGAAATATTCGCTACGCAAAGTTGCTTCAAAGCAAGTTGCGTCTTATCCTGCTTCTCCGCATCCGCACCCTTCTGTCCAAAGCTAAATACGATTAAACGGCAATTTCTAAGGCTGTCTATGTCTATCGGATTCGCGAAGGTGCCTGCCCTTATCTCTCCCTCTTCAAAATACTGCCTGCATGACTCCAGTATATCCTTTGCCTCGTTATGCTTCGCGTCATCGCTGTTCGTATCTCGATACTCCTCCGATAAAACCATGTCCTTTATCTCTTCATACACCATCGAAATACGAAGTCCCTTTGACCGCTTCCAAGTGTCTTTATCGTTTGTTACACCCGCATCCTCATAAACGCGCTTTACCGCCTCACTCACTATCGAAGTCTTTAGCGTACCTAGCTCCCCGTCCGTACCCGCAATGATAGTTCGGAATGTAGCCATGATATACTCGACCGCATCGTCCTTTAGGTCGTTGTCTATCCTGTCATCCCCCGTTAAATCGCCTATCTGCATAGGGTCGAAATACGCCGTACTTCCGCTTCCCATCGAAATTTGAATCGCATCCTTCGGATTCCCCGCATAAACCAACGACTCTAGGTTGCTATACTCGTCTCCCTCGTAGTCCAAAACCGTTACGACATACTTTGTCATCATCCAAGTCAGCAATACCTTTAGAAACATCGACTTTCCGCTACCACTTGTTCCGCAAATCAAAATATTCTCTGCGTCAGAAGAGTTCTCCTTGAACTCCTTTAGGACAGGTGCCATAGAACTTGTGTCGATTCCTAGCGGTATCCCAGACTTTCCGATTCTACCCTGCTTATAGCTGTTAAAGTTGGCTAGGATGTCGTCCGTTAATATCTTTTTAGTAATGCGCTTATAAACCTCATTTATCCGTTGCAGACTGAATATACCTAACTGCTGTAGCCAGTCTATCATGTTTACACGAATCTCTAAAAGTCCTATCTCGTTCCGAGCGCACATATCCTTTAACAAACGCACCGAGTCGCCCATATTAGCAATAGACTCATCATCCCTAAGACCCGCTACCTCGACCATTAAACTTACCTTTAGTAGCTCTCGCTTATTATCCAGCTCCGAAACATTTAAGTATGAGGTCGATTCTACGATTCTATGCCGAGCTAACTCCTCATCGCGCCTGTTACGATAGTCAAAGACATCACCGCCTTTTCCCTCCTGCGCGTACCTACGCCATGTCCGCATCCTGTTCTTCATCTCTGGCGAATCCCAGTTTATCTTATGCGGCTCGCCATAGATATAATAGTTAATCCGAACCCCTTTCTTTAAGCACGCCATCCTTATCTTATCCAGAACATTCGGCGCTAACCAGTCTGGAAGTGAGTTTATCATGAAATACTTGATAATATACTTCTCCGAAGTGATATTACTAAACCCTATGTCTATATGCGTCTTGTCCAAGTCCGTATCTGGCTCTACGATTGAGCTTCCCGAATACAAATTCGCGATTATCATATCGTACATGTCGAGCTTCGTTCCCTTACGACTCTTATGACTCTTCTTCGGCACAGATAAACGCTTCTTACTCGCTTCCTTTGCGGGCGGCGTAGCCGCTACTTTCTGCTCTACGCCACTCTCTAAGCCCTTACGCGGCTTCTTCTTCCCAAATAGCATTACGCCACCTCGCTAACTCTTCTTCCCTAAATAACCTTCTCTTACAGAGCGGATAAACCTTAGTTCCGCTGTTTCATGAAGTTTACATTGATTCTGTCTAATATCTCGTTGAAAATAATTCCCTTATCCCCGCAGGCATTTGTTAAACGGCAGTAGTTACTCATGACCGCCGCCTTTCCTTGGCTGATTAGCCTACGATCTATGTCGCCTAACCCGATAATCCTGTCGGAAATATACGGATGCCCGATGATATACTCGTCTGGAGCGTCCGGTATCGTAGCCTTTAATCCCTTATAGTCGTTGCTACTGGAAACCACATAATACTTAAAGACCTGTATTCCTGTTATCAAGTCCTCTTTCTGCCGTAAACGGTCGTAAACGATGACTACATCAAAATTCCGACTCCTTAACATGTCACTTAGGATAAACGATACTGGCTCTGTTACTACCATAGCGTCATTCTTTCCCGCTGTGATAAATATATCCTTGCTCTCCCGATATATCCGACCATCTACAAAGGTCAACGGCTTGTAAACATCGAAATTCGAGTTGTCGTCATAGATTAACAGCTTTACTGAAAGCTTATGTATCTTCTGCAACACGCTCATCAAAGCAATCACAAACGAATTGATATATCTAAGCTTCCCTATCTCCTTGAAATACAACACCGCGTTCGTAGTCGTCTGAATGTCTCGTATACTTAGCGTGCTATACTTTAGAACCCCGCTACCCTCGCTCGTATACGCCTTCTCGAAGTTCTCTTTATACTTCGCTATCTCATCTTCCTGCTCCGCTACCTTAGTCTGCAAACGACTTAAACTAAACTCCTTCGCATCCCTCTCCTGCTTCGCGCTCTCAAGCTCTCTCTCCCTGTCCTTTAACTCCGCTCCAAGCCTCTCTACTGTCTCCTTGAAACCAATAGTCGAAGAATCTGCGAGGTTCTTTAGATAATCCACGACATTTATCGTACTCTCAAGCACCGTTATGTTACTCATTATCTCGCTTGTCAGTTCCTCAAGCTTATTCCCCTGCGCTAAATCCGATAACTTTGATAACACCTCGTTTAGCTTGTCATATGTCGCTATGTCACTGCTGATAAAGGTCTCGACCTCTTCATATGTCGGGCATCTCTCCGCAACTTCTCTTAGATACTCCGAAGTTAATAAACTCTCCTTCTCGATTCTGTAAATGTCATACTGCCGATACGACACCAGTAGCATCGCTATCTGCGTCCCTATCTTACTCCTATCCTCCGAAAGGAACAGTATTACCCTGTTCCCCTTTAGAATCAGCGTCTTGACGGACGCATAGTAGTCATAAAGCCTGTTATTCGACTCCTCGTTTAGAAGCACATAAACCGTGCTTCCTGTCTCCCCTGTAAGTCGCTCCGAAGCTATATCCAGTTCGTCTGCACCCTCTACACTGAAATTTACCGTATACTGCGCCGCCATCGCAAACCTCACTTTAATATTTTTAATAATACTTCTGCAAAAAGTCCTGTGTACTCTTTGCCGTCAGAGATTAACCTGTCCGTAAACATCATCTTGTCGTTACTCGCGTCATACGGAATCGCTCCGACTATATTCATCTCGCTAAACCCTGCCGTATATGTCGTTAGATTCTGCACAATCCCGTCAAGCTCTGTTAATATCTCGTAATAGCTCTTAAACTGCCGCCCGAGCAAAAACCTGTTGTCGGTTGCCTTGTTAAACACGAGCTTTGAGTTACTAAAGAAATTCTCCCGTAACTGGCTGTCCTCGATGTTACACATCAGTAGCATAAACTCAAGCATCGCCTTTGTCGTAGAAGTGGTATTTAGGACAATTATATCCGACCCGTCCTCAAACTCCTTAAACTCGCCTACAATGTCGCTAAACTGTGCGTCTATAAAGACCAGATTGTATGTGCTTTTCGCAGAATACAGAAAACTCTTTACATTGTCGATATTCCGAACGATGTCTTTTGGCTTCTCGAAATCTACACCTAAACCCGTGCCGAGCAAGTTATATCCCTGCCTTACCGTAGCCGCGTAGTTTAAGATGTCTGCCTTTTTATTATTTAAGCAGAGCCTTAAGTCATTCGTATCCGCGCCCGCACTATGCAGATTCCGATATGCCTCGCCCGTCATATACGCCTGCGTCCGTCCGTTATACGCTAAATCCACCACCAGCGCTGTCCCGCCGAGCTTACTCACGATATTCGCCATATTCGCGACAAGTGTTGATGTGCCGCTATCCTTTGTCCCCGTAAACAGCACAACCTTACCGCGATACTTATACGACTCGATTAAACGCTTTAGCTCCTCTATAGTCGCCGCACTGTTCCTCTCTCCCCTCTTTGGCTTCGGAGTCGGACGAGGCTTATCGACCTTCGGAGCGGCTACCGACCCCTTCCCCTTACCACCGAAAATACCTCCCAAAAGACCCTTCTTTTGAGAAGCTGTAACCGAAGAGTTTACACTGGCTTCTCCCGAATGGGGGGTCGGGGAAAGCCCTGAATTTTGAGGGTCTGGTATAGCCGTTTTTGTTGTCTGGTCTATACCAAAATTTTCTGAAGTATCAAATAATTCTGCGCCCGCGCTAAACTGACCGTCTGAATTTTCATTTTTCTCTGAAGTTTGTAGCTTTTCTTGGTTCGGCTCGTTTTGGCTACTTTCCGTGTCAAATTCAGAGTCGGTCTCACTGTCAAACAAACCCGAAAAATCTGTAAGTTCGTCCGCGTCTCCAAGCGGGTTCGGAGCGTCCTTTTCCTCGATACTCTCTCCGCTTTCCTCGGACTTCTCGTCCTCTTCCGATAAACTTGGAGTATCCCCCTCTGACTCCTCTGTCTCGTCCGTACCTTCTCCAAAATCGAACTTCTCTTCGTCATCAAACGATATTTCGTCTACATCTTCCCCAAACAACCCGTCTAGGTCGCTGAAATCTGCCTCACTCTCTTTGTTATCTTTCTCCTCATCATCAAATGAAAGCTCCTCTTCGTCACCCAACCCTATATTCTCGTATACCTTACTGCTTACCGCCCCCTGCGTAAAAACAGACTTCTTTAACTGCTGATTCGTTTTGAAATCCTGCAACCGAACCAGCGTTAAATCTCGAAGATATGACATGTTTAGACTGTCTATCCGACTTCTAAGCACTACACGCACTCTATCCGAACTCATAAACAACTGCGTAAGCACGGCATCCGCTAACTCTTCGCTGTTTAAGATAAATACAGCCTCTTTATCGTCAAATACCCCCGACATCTCCTCCGCAAACTTCTCGACAACCACCAACATATCGTCAATTTCTGTGAGGTTCCCGTCCTCTGTGATGGCTTCCTCTGTGATAATCGCTCTATCAAAAGTGCTTCCCCTCGCAATAAACTCGTCCACATCAGACAACAGCGGAACTCCGCTTACCTTTACCGAACCGTCCCGAAACATCGCCGTAAGAGAGCTTGTTAAACTCTCGTACTTATACCCCGCGCAAATTAAAATATTCATGCTTCCCTCCTTAGAAATCTATCTCCTTATCCCAGTCTACATCCTCGTTAAATACTGGACTAGCGACATACTCTTTACTTTCCTCTGTCTTATCGCTCTGTACTGACTTTCCAGAGTCTCTGACCTCTGCCTTTTCGTTAGACACAGGCTTAGTCGTGTCTCTAACCTCTGGCTTAGTGCTAGTTACGAGCTTACCAGACTCCTTGTCCGCTTCTGCTCGCCCCGATAAACTCCTGCCCTCTCTCTTACCGCTGTCCATAGTCCACGCCGCGTTCGCACGAATATTCTCCGCGACCGCTATCTTTACCTCTTCCTCGATACTCACTTGTCTGCTTGTCTCCTCTCCCCCCTTCTCTTCTTCTCCTGCCTCGCTTGTATCGCTATCTTGCTCCTCTTCATCCAGCTCTATATCCAGCCCGTGCAATCCCCAACTTCCCCGCTCCGCTGTCGTAGATACAAACCTGTTGTCTCCCAGAGCCTTTAAGACCGATATATCCGATATGTCTACCTCTCCGTCCTCTACCCGCTTTAATAAACGATTGATAATGTCCGTATCCCGCTTCGTAAGCTCTACCGTGCGCCCGTTCGTTAGCTTTAACGCCTTTAATGTGATGGCTTTCTTCTTAGCCCCTACCTCGTTAAAGGTATTTATAGACGCTTCGCTTAGGTTAAAGTAGCCGATTCCGAATATCTCTTTGTGAAGGTCGATTATCTCTCTCTGCCCTAATATCTCAAACCCGCTATACGCGCCATCCAGTAAAATCGAGGCACAAGACTGTATGTCACTAATTAAACTGTCTACCCGCTCAAGCTTTGTCGTATAAACTAGGATATAGTCTGTCTCATACAAAGTCTCCCTAGACCTGTTCTTGATATATCCTAGCTCTAACTGCAAAACCTTCCTTAGATTCGCGTTCGGCTCGTTTAATATCAGCGTATCTAGCGCTGGTATACGAGAATCGTTGTCTGCCCGCTCCATCATGTTTAACTGCACGAACGCCAGCTTCCTTAGTGCTATCTCTTTATAAAAATCTGACAATGCGTCAAAATGACTCTCCCTAAACTCCGAGTTCTTTCCGATTATCGAATCTCTCTCAAGCTTTAAGATAGCACCGTACTTTCCGTCCGAATACCGAAGAATACCGCCCCTAACAGTATCCCTTATCGCCGCTATACGCCAAAACACCGCAGTAGTCGGATTCTGATTCGCTAACATCTTCTTATACATCTTGAAATAGTAGCGCTCCTCGAATATCACATATCTAACTACAAACGATGCGATAAACAGATAAAATACTATCGCTAGCACTTTCCCCAGCGCACTAAGCCTGTTCTCTGGACTCGCTAGTGTCGCAATCAATATCACAAGCACTAATACAAGCAATCCCACTGTAATTAACTTTGGCGTGCTAAAGAAATTCTCGTCATATCCCCCGCCCTCGACATTCATCGGGATAAACATGCGCCCTTGCTCGTTCATCCTAAGTCGCTTGCTGTTCATAAGCACCCTCTCCTACTCATATACACCTACTTAAGCCAATAGCCAAGCAACACGCTTGGCTAGGCTTGTTACTATTTAGCTAAAATCTAACTGGTGACGCGCAAAATACAAAAATTTTATCGTAGGTATATACGGGAAGCGTCCTTCCCGTACTCCCTACTCCCCTCACTCGTCCTCTTTGTTCTCTTTGTCCTCTTTCTGTTTATCCTCTCCGTCCTCTATCATGTCGTCTATCTCGGACGCACTGGACGACCCAGAAGAACCCTCGTTTTCGTAATAACTATATCCGCTCTGCTCTCTATCATCATCCACTGCGCTACTGTTATCGCTCTCGTCATCGTCTACCGTAGGTTCACTATAGCCCACGCTCGCACCGCCCTCGACTACTCGAACAGGGCTTTCCGTTCCGCTTCCACTACTTCCACCTTCTGTCGAACTCGCTGTGCTACCACCGAGGTCAATTCCCGTTACCTTGCTTAGAATCCCTCTCGTCTTGCCCGCTATCGAGTTAAGCGTAAACATCGTAGCCTCAAAGCCCATGTCATACCGATGCGTTACCGCAAAGATAATAATAAACTTCACAAGCGCGTATACATACCCCGCTGACGCAAGGAATATCATGAGGAAGATAAACCAAGTTCCGTGTCCGCTCCACCCCATGTTACTGTCAAGCCTTAACACTTGATTTGGCGAAGTGACCGTTATCATGAGGTTAAACACCTCGTAATACATGACCGTCAAAGCCGCTACCTTCACAAACAGGAATGCCGCGCCCGCCATTAGCTGATTCTTGTTGCCGCGCTTAAAGATAAATCCTGTGATTAACTCGTAGATAAACAAAAGTGTCACAATAGCTATTCCTAAGTCTCTTAGCATCGGCGCAAGCGCCACTCCTAGCACTGCATCCAGCAACAGCAATATCGTTGACAGCATATCTCCGTTCTCTATCACTACCTTCATCGTATCCTTGTTTAGCGTCTGCGGCGCATTCGTTGCACTCATTACCAGTAGCTTAAACACGCTGTCAAACGATACATTCCGCAAATCAAGCGTTGTCGGATATAGCTGATACGCCGCACTTAGCTTGTTTCCAGACGAAAATACCTTGTCCAAGGTTAATAGCGCGTCTATCGCCATCTGTCTGTACAAAACCTCGGCGCTTAACTTGTCCGTACTTGAGTAGTTGATTAAACTCGTCCACTCCTGCTCTACTCTCCTGTTTACCTCTAGGATTCTAAGCTCTACTATCGACAAATCTTGCTCCGTTAAACGCATCTGCTCCATCTGCGCTTCACTAAAGACCATCTTTCGATACTTCGCGTAACTTGACGGGTCTAGTGACGAATTGATTACCGCCGAAGCCTTGTTTCCAGACTCGTCATAATACCCTATAGTCGCCTTCGCTCGATACGACCTGTCCTCAACTATCTTATTCACCCAGTTACTACGGAACAACCAATACTTCTTGTTCTTCTCATAAACACTGTAGTCAGAACCAAGCACAGCATCCCCTAAAAAGCCTGTCCCATCGTCATTCCCACTTGCCATCACCTGTACATTATACATATACGGGATTACATTCGTGAACAACTCCTCCATGTCAAGGAAATCTCTAATCTTACCCGTTGCAGAGTCGCGCATAAATGTATGATGCGCGTCTCCCTGCTCCTTTCCAGACATATCCGTATAAACTTCGCTCGTATCACCGTCCTTGTCCAAGTCATACTTGTCTGTTATCGGAGCATATGTGCCTTGTAACTGATATATCAGACCACCGACCGTCATTCCGTTCTCAAATGTGTCTTTCGTCACCTCGTAGAAGTAATGCGCTGGACTCTCTGTCATCCAGAAATACCCGAAACACTGCTGTACTGGCGTACTCATCGGAGAATACTGGCTTACCATCGGCAATATCTTGTTATTTACCGTATCCGCAAACCCTGTGTTTCCGTTTGACGAAGCCTCTCCCTTTATATACGCCGCGTAGTCGTTCCAAGCCGCTGTGTCAAGCTCCCCGCTCTCTGTATGCCGCAAAGGATTCTCGACCGTAAACGCTGAACCAAAGTTCATTAGATAAAACGAAGTGTGAAGCGCCTTTAAGTCCTCGCTCTCTGCGCTATCCCTACTTAAACTGTGATAATCAAACTCCTTCTCCTTATCCCCAGTCGGACGAGTTGAGCGATAGCCGACAAATACCGTCTGCTTCTTCGACTCACTCATTACATTCTCTTCGTTCGCTCCCGCCGCCTTTCCGACTCCTACATCTGCCGCGACCTTCGCGTTATAATCTCCGACCGCCTGCATGTCCAAAGACGGCTTGTCCCCACCCTCGGAACTTGTCCTGTAATACCAATACATATTACTGAAATTCTGATACAGGTCACTTAAAGTCGTATAAACATAGTTTGCAGACTTGTCATCTGCCGTTAGCTGTCTCATTACTGCTGGCAATAACCACCGCGTAGTCTTTAACTTCTGCAACTTATTGTAGTCGATGTCTTTCGTACTCGGCACTATCTTCTTTGATATGTCGTTCTTTATCATTATCGTCTTATTAAGTTGCGTTATGTTTAGCATTCGGATATATGTGTTTACATCCGCGTCCCCTGCCTTTGACCCGTTGAACTCCTGCGCGATACTCTGATTGTCTATACTCTCCGAAATCGCCCAGTACTTCATGCTCCTCGCAAACATCCCCTGCACCGTATTATTACAGATATACGGGACTACATCTATCAGAGTCGGAATTAGCAAAAGCATTGCAAGCGTTGAAACAACCGATGTAAAGATTCCTACGATTCCAGAACCCTGCACCACACCGCTTATAAACGAGATAATTAGCAAAACTCCCGCCAAGATTACGATGTTCCGTAAATACCAACCGAATATCTTTCCTATAAACATGTTATCCGAAAGGCTGTTGACACTTAAAAAGCCCTCCGAGTTGTTAGTAGCTATCGAACTGCTTATCGTGCTACTGTCTGTGCCAAATACTATCTTCTTGTAGTTGTCGTAAAGCAACTCCGTTATAAAGTTATTCGCAAGTTGCTTTCTATACGATGCACCTCCCTTAATATCTAGGAACTTATATGTGTAATTCGTTATCTGCTTCTTCTTATCCTCTTCCGAAAGGATAGTTCCCTCAAACAAATCCTCGGACTTTACCGAAATCACATCTCCCGTCCCGAACAGGTCTGTATCAAAGTTGTTCTTCCCGTTCATGATTCCGTAAAAGTCTAAGTATGTGAGATAAATGTATGGCGTGTATGCCGCAAACTGCATACCCTCGTTAATGTTTAACACACCCGCCGCAGTTTTCATAGCCGAGTTGCTATTATAGATTCCAGAAACTCTGTAACCCAAGAGCTTATAAACTGGATTCGTAATCGTAGGCTCTATGCTGTGAAGCGACACATTACTTCCTACTGCGTTTATGTTTATCCTGTCGCTAAACCTAGACTTTCCCTCGTTTACCGCCCAATACTTGTAAAGACCGTTCGCTTGATTATTTGCGTCTAAACTTGTCGCATTGTCCGTTAAAAGCGCCGCCGAAAGCTCCTCTGGCTTTCCTGCCGTGCTTATGCTGTCCTTAAACTTGCTCTGGTCTGGTACATTGCTGTCAGCTATCTTATACTCACTGCTAGCGTTAAGATAACCCGTTGCGAAGTTTACATAGTTCTGTAATACTGCTGTTCCTGCCTGCGTAAAATAGGTTTGCTCCGAGATTAACTGCTTCTTGTCATCAAGCGTTATCATTGCGTTCGCGACCTTCGTATTCGTGTTCACAGGAAACCAGTTGTTGATTAGATTGTTCGCAAGCGCTAAGTTTCCAAGCATTACATGGTCGTCTGCACTACTACTGTTCGCTCCGACCAAAGCCGCAAACGAAGCGCCGATACCCTCTCCAGACGACTGCCTAGCGTTCGTTATCTTGTTATCTGACCCTAAAACACCGTCACCGCCTATAACTCCGACTCTAAACGGTAGATTGATATTCTCCTTCGTTAGCTTCTTTGTCGCAAGCGTGATTAGATTCTTACCCGCATCCTCGTTTACCGCCTGCGATAAAGCATCCTCGACTCCTGTTCCCTCTTTTATCTTGCCTAACGCGCTGTCAAAGATAAACTGCTGTGTGTCAGTGTAGAGAATCGTAGAATAATTACGGCTGTCGTCCATGTTATACCCGACTAGCGGGTTGGTTCCCATATAATACTTTGTCGTGCTTCCGATTCCGTGACTGATACCGCTATATGCACCCTCGATTAACGAAGCGTCACTCGCCTGCAAATAGCTGTTCTGCATAAACACATTCGTTAGGAGATTTATCTTCTTCTCCTTCGTTAAATGCTGATTCGCAGAAGCAGGTAAAACCACGACCGTCTTTCCATCAAGATTCGTAACGATATTTCCAAACGAGTCTAAGTAGATTGGCGAATCTTTTGCCTTATTTAGATTTGCGTCTACCGTCTTTCCGTACTCCGACTTACGCTCTGCTCCGAGTATCGCCGCTTCAACCGCCATCGGGTCGTAACCGTCCGTATAATTTAACACCGTTACTGGCTTTGAGTTAGAAGCGCTTATAAAGAACTCTGGCAAACGAAACTCTGTCGCATACTGCACCGTTATGTCTGTCCCGTCACCGCTCGCCGCCTTATAGTCTGCAACCCCCGTTACATACCCTTTCTCTTTATTCGATATATCGTCAAGCTTCCACTTGACCTCTGGAAACAGGTCGCTTAAAACCGCTGGCTTTGCGTCCTTCGTGTTCTCTGCCGTTAAACCCCCGACATTATCCTCAAGTTTATCTGCTAACTTCAAGTCATGATAAACGACCTTTATCTCTTTTAAGGATTTCGTCTGCATCTTGATAGCGTAAGACAACATCGGATTTAATATCTCCGTTGCTTGGCTATCTGACTCTACACTAAACTGCAAAGCCTCCTGCCCCTTACCACCAGAACCGCCAAACCCCTTCTGAAACGCTGACTTATAGTCATCCACCATCGGGACTGTGAAGTTACTTAGAAAAACACCGAAAGTCACAAGCTCATACGGGTTCCAATCCTCTGAACCCCAACTCGCGTCGTTTAACAAGGGCGAACCGAGCGCCGCATTCGTACCTATCGAACCCGACAACTCTAACCCCTGCGCCGCTAACGGCACGCACAGGTTCGATACAGAAGCAAAGATTAGAAAACCCGCAATCACCTTGCTCCTATACTTCCGAACCTTGCTGTATATCTTTAGCTTTAGTCTATACAGTAGACCATTCATTTTGTTACCTCTCTTATCTCAAGTTAAAGAAAGCACTCTGCAAACCCTCTACAAGCATTATCAACACATTCACAATCCCAGCTACTACAGCCATGAAGTTTACCGTTAAAAGAAGCACCGATAAACCTATTATCGCTATCATAGAGAATATCGCTCCACTAAAAGTTAAATACTGCTTCTTATTCTCGTTATAGTCTGGAATATCCTCTTTGCTAACTATTGCCTCACGCTTACCGAAGGTGATTAGATTTACAATCTTGAAATCCGCTACCGTCTGCGTGTCAAACGCCCAAGCCAAAGGCAACAGAATCGCATACGCTATCATAAAGATACCTACTATCTTAAACGCCGCCTGCATACTGCCATAGCTTGACTTTCGTTTGTCGGTATTAAAGTCTGTCTGTATCTTTGCTATCGTAGTTGGATTTAAGATGATACGATTCGTGTCTTTACTAAGCACATCTGCCGTGAAATTCATGTCCAAATACTCTTTTAGCCTGTCCGTGTCGATATGATAACTGTAATGCGCTGACCCAAGCCACTGATTCCACCACGCGATACCCCCAGAAGTCGAAGCCTCATCACTTATCGAAATCCAACTGCTATACAACTGACTGTCAAACACCGATACATTGATACACATGCCGTACAAAATATCTACTGACTTGTCTGTACCGATAGCACCCGCATCCTTCGCCGCTAAACTAAACTTATTGTCGTCATCCTTTATCGGGAAGTATGTCGTCATCCATATCTTTGTTGCATACTCACTCTTCGTGAAAGTCTTTACCTGTGACTGCGCTTCCTGCGTGCTTTCCCCGCTTGTCCCGTTCGTTCCGTCTCCGCTCGCTCCAGAAGAAGTCGCTACGCCGTCTGCACCGAAGCTATATGTCGTCCCGCTAAACTCTTTAGTCGTATTCGACAGCATCCAACCCTCGCTATCGAAGCCGTACTTCTTACCGCCTATCGTCTCGACCTTATTCTTTGGATATGTGCCGTCACTAAACTTGTACCACCATCTCCCGTCAGAACCCTGTTGCCACTCTCCATTACTACTACCACTAGACCCGCTATTACTTGCCTGTGCCGTAGCTACACCGTCTGCCGCAAAGCTATATGTTGTCCCGCCAAACGCCTTAGTCGTATCACTAAGCATCCAGCCCTCGCTATCAAAGCCGTACTTCTTGCCCCCGATAGTCACTACCCTGTCTTTCGGATAGGTACCGTTATTGTACTTATACCACCATTTTCCACCCTCTCCCTGTTGCCAAGCACCATCACCTGTGCCACCACTACTACCACCGCTGTCGCCACCGCCGATATTAATGCCTTGCGTAGCTCCCGTACTCGCAAGCCAGCTAGGTTCTGTTAAATCACTCTTTACTGTCCCGCCGTCTGGCATCGTATTATTCAGCCTTATCGCTGTCCCCTTGTTATCTGTATTTCCCGAACGAAAGTCTACCAAGTCGTTTATCGAAACCGCCTTTGCACCCTCGACCCGCTTTCCCTCTCGGTCAATAAACCAACCAAAGTTATTTATATCCTTTACCGTGCCATCCGTATTAAACTCGTTTAACCTAACTCGCCGTCCGAGAGAAACAAACTGCTCGCCACCACTCATAAAGTCTGGAAGATAAGTATACTCAAGATAATCTCTAAGCACGATTGAGTTACAACGATAACTTACTGTGTCGGAGCTATTCTGATACTTCCAAGTGTAATCTATCGGCTCCCCTACGATAAACGAAGAACCACCCTCGTTATTCTTGTTTACCGCCCTAAATATCTTCTCCAAAGTCTTCCTCTCGTCTTGATTCAGAAGCTCTGTCGGAGTCGTATTTACGACACTGCCTGTCATAATGTTTACGCTTACTAGATTTGACTGCGATATGTGCGTCTTTGCGTTCGTTCCGTCCCACTCTAGGCTATCCACATAGCTTAACGGATAAACCATGCTATACACCTTATTACCGCCGTTACTCGCGTCATCTATTAAAAACGCATCGTTTGAGTTCTTTACTAGCTTTAATAAGTCCTGCACCGTCTTTCCGTTTAACTCGTGAAGCCTCATGGAAAATGCTGGATACCCGCCAGACAGAAACACCAAGTCCTTATTCGCTCCCTCATTCCCTGTCTTATTCGCGTCTGCCTCCGTAGTCTTTGCGTCATCCGCATCCCCAGACCACTGCACATTGTCATTCTCAAGCGTGTTAGTCATTAACGACTGGTCTTTTAGTATCGTTATGTCCGTCCTAACGAAACTCGCGTTTACGACCGCTCTCGCCGCTGTTAAAGTAGCTTTATCCTCGTCCGATAAAGACGACTCGTCTCCCTTACACTTGTCTCTCAAATCCTTTATCGACTTACAAGCGTTTGATACCTCCGCTAAATCCTTTCCCGACAAAGCAGAAGTGTTTAACACATAAACCTTTGCGGAAGTTAGTATCGTGTCTAATTTATCTCCCGCAGAAGTGCTTGATGCGTCCTTATTCGCAAATATCTCAAATCCCTTTGATGTGTCATCCGCTCCTAGCTTCTCTGGTACTACAGAGTGACCGTGAGACTTCCACATCTCATACTTTCCAGACTCGTCTTTTTCAGCCCAATCCCCGTTAGCTGTCGAATGCACAATGAAATTCTTGATTAGATTTATCTTATCCTGCGTTAGCTGTTCGTCTCCACTCCCGTCCAGCTTTGCTATCTTTCCGACATTACTATCTATCTCGTTAAAGATATTCTCTTTCATCTGTGCAGAAACCAATCCCGCACCCGCAAGCGTGTTTAACTGCTCCTTATTCCAGTCTACCCTAGACTGAATCGTTGTACTATACGAATCAAGCACATCTCCGATAGACCCAGAACACGAAGTCAACATAACAGAACCCAGCATAACCCCTAGGCTCATAAACACCCGCCGAAAAGGGCTTCCTGCCCCATTACCCTTTCTCTTACTCACTGAATAGCCCTCCCGCTTAAAAGACCAAACTTTGCCTTAAACTCACTCCAAAAATAAACTAATGGGTACTGCTTGCGTTCCATTATCTTTACCGCTATTAAACAAATATAAACGGCAGACACATTATAATGCCCGCCGTCTACCTTGTTCTAACCGTTTATCCCCTTAATTCAAAATCTTGAAGCCTTGAAGTAGCGGTATGACAACCTTCGCCACAATCGCCACTATCTTCCCAGAACCCAGTGTGAGCAGTCCAACGATAACCCCTAGCTTTAGTAGCGTAATCCCTCGTTTCTTAATATACAGCCTAAGCGCTGACTTCTCCCCAGAGCTGACCGCAGATTCCTCAACCGCTGATACTGCATCAAACGATATAAACCGAAGCTTAAACCTGCTAGTGTCTCGCTCACCAGACCACTTCCTTGCAAACCCACTCTCCCGAAATACAGAGGATGAGACATAAACAACATCTATCCCTGTCACTAAGAAAGTTAGGAATACAATAACCACTAACAGGATTCCAAACACAAAGCCGAAAAACCGCTGTACCATTAGCTCTGCTGAATAAACCGACTCATAGTTAAAGCTATTCGCTACATCCCCGTAGTTGTCTATCTCAAACTGCACAAGCTGTCACCTCACAGACCAAGGAACATGATTAATCCGCTACTTGCCGCAGAACCTCCGCCAAATGCACCAGCTAGAAGGTTAATAAATCCGCTCACAAGCCTTACGCCGATATTGATAAACAATCCAACCTGTCCAGTTATGAAGATATACAAGCAAACACCGAGAGCAATTAGATATGGTATTCTCTTTGTTGTGTACTTCCAGATAGCGTTACCCTTTGACTCGCCAGTGTCCTGCGCCTTCACTGCCGCAAGAGCCTCATCACTGATAAATCTAAAGGTGTGTCCGCCTCCCTCTGTGCTTCTCGAAAGACCACCGCCGCCTTCAAATCCGCTGTCAAAAACTGACCGAACAAGCGGTATCGCAACATACAGTATGTCTATACCTGTCGTAAGTGATGTAAGTAGCATAGTCAACACTACCAGTATACCTACAATCGTCTGCACCAACGGTCTAAAACCACTAAGCGCCGCCGAAGCACTGTCCGTATCTGCCTGTAGGTTAAGCGAAGTGCTTATCTTGCCTATCTTATCCTCTACGCCCTTTGCCGACTTATCCGAAGCCGCCGCACTCTCTGACGCTACTTGACTCGAAAACGCCGAATAAAGGCTATCAAGCGAACCCTGCGAGACACTGTAAGTGTGACCGCCAAGCGTCACATGAACCGTACTGCTTAAGCCCGCCGCCTGTGCCTCTGCGTCAGACGAGTAAACACCGCTTATCGTCTTACCATTTACCGTATACGCGCCGTCACTGTACGAACCCTTGTCGCCCGACTTGTTGTAAATTGCCTCGACATCACTCTTGCTATACGCCAACGCTGTCACTGGCGCGACCGAGGATGCGAGGAAAACCGATGCCATGAGTGCCACGGCAAACCTCTTTATGCCCATATCATATCCCCACTTTCTCTAATAGCGGATAGGCTAACGCAAGCGCCATAAACACTGCGTTAAACACTATCGTTACCCTGTAAACTGTTTCCTCCCAGATGCCGCCCGTATTGAACTTCATGTTCTTAATCTTAAGAGCAACACCCAGAACTGTTAAACCTGCAGTCAACAGTATAGTTGCGACCGTCTTTGACTCTGGTATAGGTAGCATATATGCTGACCCACTAAGCAAGATTAGCGTAACCGAAATCAAAAGATTCTTTAGCATATTTGCTCTCTTCGGAACAAACGCTACCTTGCTCTTCTTCGTAAAGGCAAATAGCCTTACCCCGTCAAGCGTTAGCATATCCGCAAACAAGTGACTAAACCACCCAGACCAAAAGCCAAGTACTATCAAGATAAACACTGTCCGATTTGACTCATCAAGCCTTGCATTTAACTGCAACGCCACGATTAAACTAATTAGCCATATATCCCAGCTATGCGTCTGCCAACTCCTATGCCTACCGCCCGTTAAGTGAATTATCTTGTTGATTACAAAGTTTATTGTCGTCTTTTCTTTCACATTCTGCCATATGTGGTCTACATCTGGAAACAACGCCCCCTGCTTACCGCATACAAGCATTACTATTAAGTTCACATAATAGCCTGTCTGACTAAGATGTAACTTATACACCAGAAAGTTTGCAAGTATCACGAAGCATACCGCAAACTCCCTGTGCGTCCTGTAGGTCATTCTCTATCACCCCGTTAAACAAGCTCCTTTATCTGCTTTATCAGCACATTCTCCGATGACTCGATTAACTTCTCCTGCGGAGAAGGCTCGCTCGGAAGAAAGTCGCTTAACTCGTAAAGCGGGGTCGTGACCCTTGACGATGCCGTTACGCTGACCCTCGCACAAGTTCCCTCTGTCCCGTCCTCTCTCGTGCATCTCGCTATCCTTGGCTCAAACGAACACCGCCCGATTAAAGTTGCTTTCTCGCCGCGCTTTAGAGAGTCTACAATCGAATCTGTCTCACCCTTTAACACACACCGTATAATGTCCTCTGATATGCCCGTTCTGCGCTGTATGTCTGTTAAACGCTCTTCTACTGTCATCCCTATCACCTCCCCTTAAAAATCTACCGTCTTATTCCGTATCTCGTAGTTACGACCGTCCTTAACCACTTCATACTCTGCCATCTCGGAGTCGTACATAGCCGCGTCCAGTCTATCTAGGCTCGCATCCTCTGCTGTCACTACAACACTCGCTATGTCCTTGTCCATCAGCAAAAGGCTTACCGTCTTTAAGTCTGCCGTTAAACGCGCCCGAAACAAACTGTCCGACTGCATCTCCTGCACTTCTGCTTTGCGCCGTTTCTTCCGCTCACGCTCTACCCTGTCCTTATTCCGCACGACTGACTTTAGTCGCTCAAACATATGCCACTCCTTACACTGCGCCGATAGCCTTTAAGAACCAATCTCCCGCACTCACAAGCACACTGCCAAGCGCAAAGCCTATCTTCGGCATAATGCCCGTTAAATTAAGCGTTAGCAGTATCGGGACTATGATTAGCTCCTTTACCTTTGCCTTTAGATAATAGCCGTACTTACCTCTACCGACACCTAATGCCTCTAAAGCGTCATTTGACACCCAGCAATGACCGCCCTGCTGTCCGTTACCCATAGAAGAGCCGCCCATACCGCTATTACCGCCAAAGCCACCCATTCCACTGTTGCCACCGAAACCGCCCATGCCGCCAAACGAGCTGTTACCGCCAAAGCCGCCCATACCGCCGCTATTACCCTGCGCGGAGGCTGTCTTGCCACCAGACAGGAAGCCACCCAGAAGCTCTGGAGCGGTCAGATACAGCAAGTCAAGCACGGTCGTAAGCGGAATCAATACGATGATAAACCAGCTTATTAACTGCACAATCTTTGCAAAAACACTGCCTAGCGTCCTGTTTGCATAGGAAATTGCACCCGTATCTGCTGTTAGGTTGATAGATTCACCTATCTGCCGCGTTACATCGCTTCCCTTCGCGTCTGGCTTAAACTCTGGCAAACTCCCCTGCTTACTCTGCCCGCCCGCTACCGTTTCCGTTACAGCGCTCGTGTTACTCGTGATTTCATCGAGTGACTTCGCCGCATAGCTTGGAATAGCCGTAAATAGCGCTAGGCTTAAAGCAAGTATCGCCACAAATCTGCCTCTTTTCACGGAAAATACCTCTCTTTCCATTATATTATTTTCTTGCACGAAACATAGCTTGGTTCTTTTGCTGGTAAGCAACTCTTTATCACATACAAAAAGGACGGGCTTCTTACCCGTCCTTAACTCGTATCTGTCCCCGTTTCACTTCCCGAGCTTCGACATGAAATCCCCTATAAACTCTTCGTCCGTTAGCTTCCTGTCATGCTCGCTCTCACTTATCTCTTCCCCTTCGTCATCCTCATCCCCGAACAAGCTCGCTGAACTTACATTACTCACTTTTACTAACTCTCTACCAAATACCGAGGCTAATACCCCGCTATTTAGCTCTGTCTCCCGTATTGTGTCAAGCGACTCGTCACGCTTCTTCGCTATACCCTCTGCAAACTTCTTTAACCCATCGTCATTCTCTTTCGTAGCCTTTGATACCTTCGCCGCCTCGTGCGCCGTTAATAACTTTATCTTCCCGATTCTCATTCCTGTCGTTAAAATCAGTAGCTCCCCTAATACTGATTTATCCGTGTCTGCCGTGTAAGTACGAAGCGTATACTCCATTATCTGACAAAGCGTGTCTATCTCATCTACATTATACTGCTTAAAGAACGATACTGCCTTAGAAACAAACTTTGAAGTGTAGTTATCTAGTCCTACTCCGTAACTTAGCCGTATGCAGTCTAAAACAAACCGCACCAGACCGCTAAAGAATGCACCTATCTCTACATGCTCACTCTTTACCTTGTCAATAAACGCAAGCAACGCCTCTTGGCTCTTGTTCGCCGCAGTGAAATACTCGAAATACAAATCCGTATTTACTGACCCTGACCGTTCCAGCACATCCGAAATCCGTATCTCATGCCCTACAGACTTTACCAAGTCCTCTAGCATCTTGATACTCTCTCTCGGATTACAGTCGTTTACCGTTGCTATCCGCTTTACCGCCTCTGTGCCAATACTTACGCCCTCTGCCTTACAAATATGCAAGAGCCTATGCACTAAATCGTCTAAATTCGCGTTCGTTACATGAACCTTTACACTTAAACGACCTAAGATAGTCTCTAGCATCTTCTCTTTGTTTGTCGTGCAAAGGACATAAACCTCGTAACTTCTCGGCTCTTCTAATCGCTTTAACAAAGCCGACTGCGCACTCTGCGACAGCTTATGACACTCGTCAATAATACAAATCTTATACTTTGACCCGATAGGTTCATTCCCCATCTCGTCCATAAGATTCGCTACATCCTCTTTGCCTGTATTTACACCCGCGTCTATCTCAATCACAGAGTCTAACCTAACAGACCCGTCTCCATACAGCAGATTCTCGTTCAAATCCATACACGACCCACACTTATTACAAGCGTGACCATCTACCTTATGCTCACAAAGCATCTCCTTCGCGATTAAACGCGCAAGCGTTGTCTTTCCAGAACCCCTAGTTCCCTCTAAAAGATATGTCTGCGCATACTTTGACGGGTCGGAAAGCCTCGGCATTATCTGCTTCTTAATCGCTTCACCCATATAGTCGTCTAATGTCGCGGGACGATACTTTCTGTCCCAAGATAAACTTTGCTCGCTCAAAACCATTGCCCTCCTTAAATAGAATCTTGCTTTATATAGTCACAGGGTACTGAAATATATACAAAGTATTTCTCTACTCCTTTACAGAGAAAAGTCGCTGGGCTTTCCGCTAAACCCAACGACCTTATCTCTAGTTACTTCCCTGTCTTACTCAACTCTTTAACCGCACCCTCTTTAATCTTACTTTCAATCGTACTGACTACTCCCTGTACCGCTAAACCGTACTTCTTCGGGAGCGTAATGCTTCGATATGTCCCATCCTGCATCGTAAATATTACGCCTACACCGCCCTCTGGCTTAGTAAACTCTGCTTTCTTTATGTCTGCGATATTAAACTCTTCGTTCTGTAATGTAAACTTACCGTCTTTGTAGTCAAACCCTATATCCTTCTTCACATTCGCTATCGTTGTGCTTCCAAGCGTCAATATAACCGCTACCACCGCGCAAAGGACAGCCATCTTCACAAGCTTAATGACAAACCCAAGCACCCCGAGCGCTACCACAATCACAATCGCCGCAATCCACACTTTTCTATCAATCGAAAGCAAAAACTCCATTTTCTATCCCCTCTCGGTGATTTCTCTATAAACGGGAAATACCTAGCCACTCGGACTAGGTATTTCCCTCTCTGACTAGCCTAGAAGGTCAAGCCTCGATGCTTGCACTCTTCGCAATAAGCTCACGGATATAGTTAGCCGCCGCGCTCTGCTTAGAAACCTTCTGCTTGGTGCTACGGCGCTTTCTGCTACCGCTCTTCTTGTTGTAAGACGGGTCGTTCAGGTATCCGAAAGTATCCACATACTCAACGACCACCCACTTCTTCACACCAGTAGCCTCATCCTCTTCTGGCACGGAGATGTTCTTCTTATACTTGTCGTCCTGCACACTGAAATTGCCTGTATCCATGAGGACATACCACTTGGACAGGCGGTTAATCAGTTCCTCGTCACCGACTGGAACACCCTCTGCGACAAACCTACTGATGCCCCTAGTAGCAAGCTTGAAGTTCTTACCACGGAAGCTGTACTCGATACGAGCCATAAGCTCCGTAACCGCCCACTTCGGAAGAACCATCTCATCACCTGGCTGTGCAACAGCGCTTACAATATCTCTCTGCCAAGTGCCATCTTCTCTCTTAGCACTCTTGAAATTTCTGTAAGTAATCGGAGAATTACCGACATTCTTAAGTCGATAACCCACAATGTCGGAAGTGTTGAACACACCATGCTTGCCGTCCTTATCCTTCTTCTCCTTACCCTTATTCTGCATACCGCCCCTATCACCGTATGCAATGACACCAATGCACTCGATGTCCTCACTGCGCGGGTTGTTAATAGCGTCACGGAATGACTCATCGGTCACATACAGCTTCGTAAACTGTGCCTTCAGATTATCATAAGTTGCAACATCTGCATTCTTTGCATGGGTAGGGGTCTCCTCAAGCTCCTCCGTTGCTTCGACAGTCGCGGAATTATCCTCCGTAATCGGGTCGAATGCGCTAAGTGCGCTGTTGTCGCCAGTTGCCTGTAACTTGTTGATTGCGTCCATAGTTATATCTCCTCTCAAATGCGAAATGTGATTGATGAACAGCCCATGCTCACCGTTTATACGACAATTATAGGCGATAAGCCTGCATAAGTCAAGCAAATACCAACGAAAATTTTGTAAAAGCCAGAAATTTTCTCCGATAAACCAAGATGACCTCGACTTACTTAACGACTGTTAAACTTTCGTCTTAAAATTTCCCCGCATGACCCGACTGACCCCACCCAAAACCAAATCTGCCTCGCTATTCTCTAACAAAAACCAAATTAAAAGAGGGCGACCCCTCGCTGTCCCCCTCTCTCACTCTCAATAGCTTATATCCCCCACTATCGTATAGTCGTTTAGCTTCGCAATCCTATATTTGACCGAAAAACTGTCCCCTACCGCTAACTTCTCTGCCTTGCTATACGGTATCTCAAGCTCGTATGTCCCAGATAAACCACTGATGCCACCTGTCACTACCGCTTTCACCGTTTTCTCCCCTGTCTTGCTGTCCTTCACATAGGCTTTAATTGAAGTTACCGTGAAATCTCCGTTTATTACATTGCTAAACGCTAACTCGCTTAGTTCTATCTCATCCCAACCGCCATCCGTTAGCGATACTCTCCTTACAGGGGCTTCCGTAGAAGATTCTGCCTTGGTATCCTGCTTCTCCTCTTCCTTACGGCTCTCTTTTTCGACTCGCGTACTCGCCTCTGTCTCTACCGCCGTCTTTACACTTGCTGTCTCTCGCTTTCCGCTACCTTTACTGATTCGCGTAATGACTCCAGCTATCATTAGCCCACCTAGGATAATAATAACGCCTACAACCCCTAGGATAAACGCTCGCTTCTTCTTGCCGTCCTCGTCAAAGTCGTTACCGCTCCCAGAGTTCCCTAGGCTATCGGGGTTTATCGTTAGCGGAGCGCTATCGTCTCCACCAAGAGAAAAACCACTGTCGCCCTCGGAACTACTGTCGCTTCCAAACGAAAACATGTCATCGTCTGCCTCGGGGCTGTCCTCCGTCCCAAAACCAAAATCGTCAAGCCCTAAGTCGTCATCAAATTTCGCCATTCAATTTCCCTCTTTAAGCCGCCTAGCTTCGCTAGCCCTGTAAACGCCTTTAAGCCCCCTTAAACCCAAAGTAGACGCTCTTTAACTCTACCTTGCATCGTCTTACAAAGGCTCTTACAAAGCGCACTGTCGCTGTACAGCGTACCGTCTACTACCGATAATAGCTTATCCCCCTTAACCGTTACCTCTACCTCTCGCTTCCCGTAGTCGATAACCCAGTTGAAAATCCCGATATACCCGAGGTCTCGTAGGGATACTACACTCTTTAGATATTTCTTCCCGACCTTATCCTTTACTACAAGCTCTTCTATGTCGGAAACCGTTAGCATATTCTGCGATAGCTCTGTGTAAATGTCTTTCCCTGTTAGCCTCGCCCCTATCTGACGGCAAAAGTTGTAGCCATCAAAGTCTTTCAGTAACCTAACTAGGCTCTCGTCTCGAATAAACTCTGCGTGCTTATAATACACGGGGACTTTTGCGCAACAACCCTTACTTAGCCGTATCTCGACACTTTCATAGTCCCAGTCGGACACATCGCACACTTCCCCGTCCGACCACCGTAGCATGACCCGTATCGCTTTCCCGCTTGGCTTACTTATCACCGCGTTTATGCTCTGTAAAGCCATAAGCTCTTCCTCAATCTCTGCAATGCGCTTGTCTATCTCCTCTTGCGTGATAGTCTCTAAGTCGCCCCGTATCACTAGCCTCTCATGATTTTTGTTGTGAATAAACTCGATTATCACCGCGCACTTCCCGCGCCTAAGAACTAACCTTACATCTGCCGCGTTAATACAGCTTATCCTACACACGCCCTCACTGCCGTTTAACTTCTCTATATACTGCTTTAACTCCCCCTCGCTCATCTTGTCCCCTTACTCATCAAAATCATCTGCCGTAAACCATGTCCTGCAACGCTCTATCTCGCCTGTCTCGTAGGAAAGCCGTACAATGTCGTGACGATTCTCTCCCTCTATCAGTAAATACAAATACTCGCTGTCCGAAGAATAAATGCTTAGATAGTCGGGGAAATACTCAAATCCCTCCGTATCCATAATCACTATCTCTTTGCTGTCCATAAACTCCTTTAACTTGCACTGATAAAGCCGACCAGCAAGCACATAATAGACTAAATCGCCTCGCACGATTCCTCGTGCCTGCACATTAGTCACTGACCTGTCGTATGTCCCTGACTTTATCATCTGCTTAAAGACGCTTCCAAGCCCCGCATACTCCTCTTTGGAAAGCTTCTCCTCTTCCCCGTAAAGCGCGTTCTCACTGTCGTCCAACAGAGCATCCCCTAAACTGTCAAGATATGGACTCTTCTTATAGAAATTTACCCAGTACAAAGGCAAATCCCCGCTCATCTGATAAACTTCTCCGTCTAAATCCTTAGTCTCTACAAGACTGCTCTCCTCAATGCCATTAACATATGCCTCTAGGCGATAAATGTCGTCTGTTCCGACATCTAAGAGCGTCCCCTTCTCGATTGCGATAGTCGCTCCGACTTTATGAAAGTTCAGCATCGTCTTTAACTCTCGAAGAAGCGTCTCTATGTCTCCGCAAGCGTCATAAAACTCGGGATAAAAAATCTCGTAAAAGTCTGTCGTGTCTCCATCCTCTAAAATCGCGTTAACACACCACAGAAATTCTTCGTATCCCGAATCCTCGGAGTAATCGTCCAGATACTCGTCAACAAACTCAAATCCAGACAAGTCACGCACAATGTCGTAAGTGCTTCCGATAAACTTAACCCCGCAGTCGTCCGATAGCTTAATGACTAGGCTGTTACCCTTTATCGCAATCTTCCCAGAATACTCTTCGTTTACCCCGACAAGGCACTCCGAAATCGCTACATACTTAATCGGCTCTTCAATCGCATAGAGCGGATATGGAAACGAGTAGTATATCTCTCTATAGGCAGTTACCGCTGAAACTAAACCCTCAACCCCAGCATAAACCTCTCCGTTTATGCTGTTCTCCCCGAGGTCTCTCCGTAACTTTCCCGCCTCCGCAAGCTCAAAGAGTTCGACATCTACCGATACCTCTTTCCCGTTTACAACCTTCTTCATGCGTCCCTCCTGTACAAGACAAAACTTAAATCTTTATCATGCCCAACGCCTACGCGCTGATACCCCGCACTCTCTGCGATACGACCCGAGGCTACAGATAAACCAGAAGCCCGTATCTCTAGGTGATACCCTCTCTCGATAAGCATATCAGAGAGAAACTTTATCACCTCTTCCCCATAATGCCGCCGCCTATAGGACGGCATTACCCAGAAACCAAGCTCTAAATACTCACCTCTCCGATACACAGATACATTCCCGACAAACTCCCGCGTTACCGCGCACACGATTGCAAGCCGAACCCCATTCTTACTCCGCTTATCAAAAGTCTCTTGATTATCTCTGACATATGCACGCGCTACAGACTCGATTTCACTCCCCTTAACACTTCCACCGCCCATATTGCGCAAGTCATCGCCATATCGCATAAACTCTTCTACATAACGGGCATAGTCGCTTCGATACCGCGTTAATATGAGCCTAGGAGTTACCAAGTTGCTATACAAGACCTTATCCATGCGTCTTGTTTGCCCCTTCGTCCTTACTTGCCATAAGCCTGTTTATCCAGCCGTCCAGCATCGCATAAACACTGTCTACATGGTCGCTCTTAAATAGGCGCTTTCCCGTAGTCGTAGCGCTCTCCTCTCTCTTCGGAGGCTCTGGAATTATACTATCATCCTCTGTACTCTCTTCGCTGTCCCCAAAATCTAAGCTTAAATCATCCTCGCTTGCGCCACACTCTAAGCCCGCGCTACCCTCTAGGTCGCTCATAGAGAGCTTCTTACTCGTGCTGTGCGCTTTAGCACACACTCCTTTAAGCTCTTCGATAACTGCCGTTAAACTCTCGCTATCCCCGTCACAGTCCTCTACCTTGTCACAATAATATCCGTAGACCTCTTCCGTTAGCTTACTTTCGATTCCGTCCAGCAAACTATATGCCCTATCCTCTAGGTTCATGTTGAAAACCCCCGTTTACTCCGAGCGGACTCCCCTTATGCCCGCTCCTTACTTGTCGTCCTTGCCTTTCCCGCTATACTTACTCGCCTTCTCTCGCTCTAACATCTCACGCATCCTCTCTTTCTCTGCCATTAAATGCGCCCTGTATGTCCCGAGAACGATTACTAGGCATAATAGAAGCACTATCGCCGAAACTATCTTGATAACCCGCATAGTCTTTGCTGTCTTTGCCTCTTTCTCACTGTTACGCTCGCTATACTGCGCTTCCTTATCCGAGCCGTTACCTGTCATCTTGCCGTCAAGCTTCTTATACTCGATTACATTGCCGTCCGCATCCGTAGCCGTTATCGTAGTGCCATCATCACTCATACTGCCCTCTGTGACTCTACTCTCACCATTCCCTGCGGAATCCCCCTGCAACGATACTTCCTTATACGCCGCTGTCGATGCGTCTGCTTTCGCTACATAATAGTAAGACGATTCCTGCGTATAAACCTCTCCGCTGTCGTCCAGTATCTTGACCGTGATTGTTAAGTCGCCCGTGCCTACACCCTCTAAGTCACGCATTCCGACCGTTATATCCGAGTTCCCTTTGCCCTTGCCGCTCTTTAACTCTTTCCCATCACTTACGACACTATACTGATACGGAAACTCTCCAGTATCCTCGATTCCTTTTCTTAACCTGTGCGCATTTATGATTAAATCCCCGTCCTGTGACGCATAAATGTCTGCATACAAGTAGTTTGAACCCGCGTCATCCGCTACCGTCTCGTCTTTCCCAAGCTTATACTCGTTCGCATCCGCTGAAGCGATAAACGCTACATTCGTGTTATTCGCGTTGTCAAACTCTAGCTTCCATGTCCCAACTTCCTTGCCGTCTAGCGTATACTTCCGTGCTAACGCCGTATTGCTCTTTAAGTCAAGACCTACTAAGTTACTGCCGTCATACACAGCTCCGCTTGGCGAAGTCAGCTTAAACCCTGCCCCTGCATCGTCCGACATCACTATAACCTCTATCGGACTCGCCGCCGTTATATCATACTCCTCCATAACTGGCTCTGCATATGCTAACATACTGCACGATACTGCCATAAGTACAGAGGCAAGTACAACTCGTATTGCTCTATTTCCCATTTCTACTCCTCTTCACTTAAATCTCCTAAAACGAAAGGGGCAAAGCCTTTCCGTGACTTCACCCCCTCCAGATACACCTTAGTTCAAATCCATGACCGTATTGTTACTCATGTAGTAAAGCCGACTCTTAAACGCCTCATTCAGCCCGCTCACCGTTATGTCTACCCCGTTAAACGAACCAATATAATACGCCTTGTCACTTCCCATCGGCGCGGCACTCATACGATACTGCACTGTCCTCGTCTTATCCTTGTCACCAGAAATTATGTCTCCGTGGCTCTCAAGCTTTCCAGACAACTTCGTATCCGCTACCTCCGACCGATTGTTCGGCTTCCCGTTTCCGTCCGTAAATCCAAGTTGCGCCCTGCCTAAAGTCTCCACAACCTCGATTCCGTCCTGCGCCTCGTAATACCAACGAACTCCGTTTCTATCACTACCCCTTGCTTTGTCCAAAGACTTCACAAAGTTCGTGACAAACTTTGTCCGCTCATTTACATTCCGAACTTCACTGTTTCCGAGCAAACCGTCTCCCGTGTCTGCACTGCTCGTGATATTCGTACTCGCTATCTCATATCCATCTTTCGTTACGACAACTCTTAAGCCGTTATGCAACACATCGCCCGTTAAATCGCCGTATACCCGATAAACATGCTGTTCAAAAACTCCCGTATTCGTTCCCGCTGTCGCCATCTGCTTGTCTACAACCGACATCTGCGCTCCGTTACCGTCCGTCTTTCCGACCTTCAAATAATACTTACTGTCTGCTCCGTTCTGCAAGTTGTTACCGCCAAACGACTGCACTGGATTGATACCCGATACCTTTGTCTCTGGCTCTGCTGTGCGGATGCCGTCATCGACCCACTTCTCGACTTGATACTTCTCTAAAGTCGATACCATGTCATTATAGAACTTCGCACCGTCTGCCTTAGCTACCGAGGTCGTCTTTACGCTATCTTTGTCCGTTCCGACTAGAGTTCCCTTTAACTCGTCAGGTATACTCACTTGAAGCGTCCTAAAGCCTACCCAAACCTCTGGCGTGTTTGCCTTGTCCGTTGATGCAGACCTAAGTTCTATCGTTGCACCGCCTGGCAATAAGTTTTCGGTTGCAGGTCTAATTCCGTTTGCCTCAAGTACCTTCTTCGCACGCTCATGTATACTCCACTGCTCCGAAGCTAGGCTGATTCCGTATGCGTTATCGCTTCCCTTTGAGTTATAAACGCCTGTCTCTACAGAGAAGTTATCTAGCACCGAACTCGTGTTGCTCGATGTGATAAACGCACTCTCATTTCCTGCGCTACTGTGGTCGTAAGTGTCTGACTTCTGGAAATACATCTTGTGATACGGAAAAAACTCGATAAACTGCTTACCGTCTGCCGCGTAGCTGTTGTGCAAGTTATAATTCTGACCAAAGATTCCAAATGCTCCCGCACCCGCACTCGACTTCTCCGCGCCCTTACCCGCGTTTCCGACAAATCCATATGCGATTACATTGTTATCTCGGCTATACAGCGCGTTTAGATATGCAAGATTCGGAACTTCCGATGCCGTATAACTCGTTAAACCTATTGGTCCGTGGTAGTGTCCTCTATCATTCTGCACCCTGCGCTTTCTTATAGGGTCATTCTTCCCTACATACTGATAAAGCGTCTTAAACGAGTCATTAAACGCATACTGCGCGGAACTCTCTGGCAGTAGTCTGCCGCCCCCGTAAACTGCACTCACATTGTCTACACCTATCTTACTGATTAGACCCTCGTTATTCTGATGATTGGAAGAACCGCTGATTAGCCCGTTCGGATACGCCGTAAGCCTGTCCTTCGCCTTATCTCGATACACCGTAAACTGCATGTTTGGCGCTAATCCGTTACTCGCTACAAAACCAAGCGCTCTCGAACTTCCCTCGTCCGATACCCGTCCTGTCTCTATCGTCTTAAACTCGCCGTCCGTTCCGACAAACGAAGTCGCGCCGTAGTTAAAGTTATTTCGGATATTAAACGCCCAATCCGCGTCCACTATCGTACTATACCAGTGGCACTCGTAGTGGTCTATATGCTCGTCACCGTCATCATCGTAATGCGACCGCTCTGGCATCATTCCATGCTCGTCTGGGATATTCCAAGTGTGCTTAATCTCCCTTGCCACTGCAAGGTCTGACAGCTTAAATGTGTGCGCTATCTCACTCTGCATGAGCTTTAACGGCGCTGTCTCCTCGACCTTACTCACCGTATAGTGAATATAAATCGTGTGATGACTCTCTGGTACTTGAATTACCTCGCTGTTTCCGTCATTTCCGTGCGTATTCGTTATGACGCTACTCCAAGGCGTTCCACCGTCCAAGCCGTTAAACGGCTCTCCCTCGGTCGTGCGGGTCTTGTCAATGATGTAACCACCCTCACCACCGTTATAATTCGGCACTCTCTTTATCTTCTCTACCGTTGTCGGCTTTAACTGATTTCCGTCTGCGTCCTCATAAACCTTTACAACCCACACAGGGTCATAAACTAGGCGAACATACAGCACATCGTTATCTTCTAGGCTCGTTGTCGTAGTACCCGTGCCCGTCTGCTTATTCGGAATCGAACCCTTTATCGCACCATAGTCGTTTACGCCCGCTGAACCGTTTCCGTTTGACGGGAACTTATCCACATTCGAGGTGAACCAGTTATCGACCGTGTACTCACCCTCGTCCTCTATCTTAATCGGGGACACCGTATTTACCCTTATCTGCGTATCCTCGTAAATAAACGAGTTTGCACCCGCTTTCCGAGCGTATATCTTCACTATCTTCTTATTCGGATTCGGGTCTTGACTCGGGTCGCTTAGTGGGTCGCTATTCGGGTCGGGAGCTGGCGCTCTCCTATATGTCCCGCTACTGCCGTAATTATGGCTATCAAAGGTGTGCGTTGCGGGAGTTTTTGGCTTAAAGAATTCTGCACTGAATATGAATACGGAATATCCGTTCTCCTTGTAGTTATTATTTGCTCCTAATGAATACAGACTCCATAAATTCGTATTCGGCGTGTAGTCTATGATGTGATTGCCTTGACACTGATAAACGCCTAAATCGTTGTCATCTGTGTCTATCATCATTGTAGTGATTCCAAGCCCGCCGGTTCCCCAGTCTGGTCCAACTGAACAATCATGAATTAAATCATCGGGATAGCCGTTCGACTTCATCTCCTCATAGGCTTGCTTCGCAATATAACTTGCTGTGCCATACATTACACTTGAGATGTAATTCTCGTGAATTGTACCTGTCTTAGCTATTCTATTCGCATTTGAGGTGACAATCTCGGGGACATACCAGTAAATTGGCTCAACAATTAGCTTGTACTTGTACTCTAGCATGGCGTCTACTAAGTTATACTTAGTACCGTCAGCTTTATTGGTGCCTATCTTGTTTGCCCCAGGTGCACTCGGTAGAAGCTCCAATAGACGCATACCACCCATAGTCCCTTCGCCTCTGTTGTCATAGGCTGGCACCCACATATTAAGAATATAAGTTGCTATATTTGATTCGCTTGTAGACCCGTCTGTATACTCTATGTAGGAAGCAAAAGCACGCTTTAGAGCAGTGCCGCCGGGAAGAAAGCTACCATCCTTATACAAATATGATGGTATTGTCATCCTAAATGTCAAATCCTCAAGTGCGCTCTCTTTAGCCACCTTTCCATTTTTATCAGCATTACGACGTATATCCTCGGCAAGCACATAGTTAAACTGCTCCCGAGGAATCATATAAGTAGCAATCGCACCATACTTACCATGATGTACAGGAACACCTGCGTCTACGCCATGTGACCAGCCCACCCCGTCATACTTCTCAGTCTTAATACCATTGGAATACTCGAATCTATCCCGCTTATTCCCAATCTTATTAGACCATCCAAGCCATCCGATAAACTGTTGCGTATACTTACCGATTGCTGACTCACTACCAGAATACTGGTTGGTTCTTGCACCGCTACCCGCTCCAAAACTGTAACTCTTTAACAGCCTGCTTGGAACATAGTTTACAATGTCTACAGAGTTAGAAACCCTATCTCCATTCTTATCTACAATAGATAAACGGATTCCTTGATTCTGTGGGTAGGCATGAAACTTTGCCGCGTAGTTCGGGTCATTTCCTGCCGAAACCCCCCCTGCTGAACCAGCATTCACGCCAAGATTTCCTGCGGCAAAGGTAGATAATGAACCCGACACTGACAAGGCTAAGGCTAAAGCAACCGCTATCCCTTGCTTGATTTGTTTAAGCATTTGATTACCTCAATCTATCTTACTATCTTACTTAGTCATTGGCATGAAATGACTCATATGACCTCTGAAACTCTGGGTCATTGAATCTACTCTCTGCTTCTGCACGCTCCGCCGCTTGAATCTCACGAATGGCATCATCAACATCCTTACCTACAGAGCCAGAAGCACTTGTGTCGGTAATAGCGGCATTATTCTGTTCCATTTCCTTCTTCACCGCGTCACCATACTCACTCTCTGATAAATCCCGTGCGATTGTTGGGACGCTCGTAGCGGGTTCTGTTAGATTTTTACCGTCCGCGTCTGTCTCTGCAAGTGTCTCTGGCTCATCACTGCCTTCCTCGCTAGCGCGAGTCTCGCTATAAGCTCCCATTCCTAAGCCTGCATTTGACTTCTCTTCTTTCCGAACGCCCGTATCCAACTCGTTCGTGTTAAACCCGTCCCCTGCTACAGTCTCTCTGTCAGCCTGTGTTTCTGTAACGCTTGTCTCTGTTACAGAAGATTCTACACCGCTATTCTTCGGCTTCTTTGACCTAACCCTAGAAACCCCAGCCAATACAAGTATTACTGCAACAACTCCCACTGCACCAATAGCAACTAACTTCTTATCTAGGCTCATCATAGATTCAATCACCATCCTTAACACTTATAAACTTTGTCAGTGTATTACCACCTTGCTATTCAATGGATTAAAGTCGCCCCAGTCTCTACTAGCGTCTCTTCGCTGACTTTCCCGCAGTATCTTCATAGTCTCACTGTTCTCGTCTACCCCATCTACCGACGCATCAGCGGGCGGCACATCCCGTATATCACCGATTCTGCCCTCATCGCGGTTACTCGATGGTATATTATCTGCAACCCGAGTTCCTGCCTGTCCAGCGTTTATCTGATAGCTCTGCGTAGCGATGTTATCGTTATAAGTAAGCGTCCCCGATGCCGTGTTGTAGACATAATAGTTACCGCTGTCCTTGATTGCCCTGTCGTTCTCTGCGTCTCCCATTAAAGCGCCCTCGGGATTTCCAGAACCCGCCGTCCACGCCTTAATTGTGTGACCGTTAAACGACTCGCCGTTCCGAATCATGTGACCGTATCTTCCGTCATGCTGATTCGACAGGAGATAGCTATAGCCGCCATCACTTATCAGACCCGTTTTCATGTTACCCTGCGCATCCATGTAATACCAGTCGTTCGTTGCCTCATCTCTAACCCAGCCCGTAGCATAGCTACCGTCTGCCCTGCGATATTTCCAGTTGTAGCCGTCAGACGACTCCCAATGCGCGTTCGCGGAAGGCTGTGCCACCGCAGGGGTCTGCGCCGCCGCTAAAGACGACCTGTTCACCTTGAGTATCGTAGACGCATATGCGTCAAACTCTCCCATCGTAAAAGTCGCGCCCGCCGCCGCAAGCGTTAGCATCAGTGACAGTGCCGAAATACGGATGGTGTCCTGCTTATTCTTCATGTCTGTTTCCTCCTAATTTGCAGATTCATTTTTATGCGCGAAAAACTTGACCGTGTACAATGCTTGGTATAGTAACTCATAAAACACTAACCTCTATCTGGAAAGGTTCCCAGTCATCTACTTGATGCTGAAAGATTTCCCGCATCCGTCCCTCAAGCTCTTCCGAACTTAAACCGCTCATATACTCTTTACTAGCCTCTAAGATTAGCTCATCGTGCCTAGTATAATATAAACTAAGCCCCTCCGCTATACCCTCTGTCTCAAAATGCTTTACCAATAAACTTAATATGTCAGACCCCGTACCCTGCACAGGATAGTCCATTAACTGCCTGCTTAACTGCCCGACCTGCCTTGCCGTTGCTCGAAGCGGCGTTCCGAAATATGTCCTGCAAGCCCGAATCTTGTTGTTCGCATAGGCGTAACACTTACTTCTATACGACTTAAGCTCTGGTATCTTGTTAAAATAAGAATATATCTCGTCTGCGTCTATTAACAGGCACATATCCTTTAACGCCCTCTTGGAAGTCCCGTAAGTTAAAGCGTTCCAAGCTACCTTACACTCCGCTCTCTCTTCCTCACTCGGCATTCTCCCATAAACTAAGTCGAAAATCCCGCTATACAGGTCACAGTTATATTTTCGATACGCCTCTTTTAGTGACTCTATCCCAAGCCAGTTTATCAAAATCATAGGCTCTTGATTCTTAATGTCTATGCTGATTAAACTCGCCCCGTCCTTATACGGGCGTATGATGTCCCACAAAATGTCTTTCTGGATGTTCATAAGCGCGGGCTTCTCGTAGTTTATGCGATTTGTGTCCCCAAGCGTTATGTTCGGGTGCAGTAAACCGTATTTGTCGCACTGCAACAGCAAGCTATCTATCGTCTCCACTCGCTTCTTCACATACCGATACTCTATTAAGTCCAGCGCAAGCCGATTTCCCTCATCCGCTAAACGCTCTAAATACTCTTTCTTTGTCGTGAGCTTCCCGTCTTTATCCCGTAACACAGAAAGCTCTTCTTCGTCTAAAACCCTCAATAAACAACTCTCAAGCTGTTTCTGACTGTTCGGATTCTCAAGTCCATACTCTCCCCGAAAAATACGGAGCTTATCGTTCACATCGAAATTTAACGACTTCCGAAGCTCAAACACCTTCCCGTCAAGCCGCACTCCCCTCTTTACGACCGCTCGCTCTACCGCCTCTCTCAAATACCCGATGTCTGGCTTATCCACCTTACTGTCGATTCGATACATCTTCGTCCCTCTCGCGATTTCTAATCGCCGTATAAACCTCTGTTAGCTCGAACACATATTCGATAGGGGAGCTATCCCAAGCTCCCGCCCTAGACCGCTCCCCGAAAACCTCCCCTCCGAAACCCCCCTCTTTTTAAGAGGCTGATTTTTGGGTGTCTGGTATAGGCGTTTTTGCTATAAGTCCTGCCCAATTTTCCATAGCGGTATTTCCTCTATTTTAGAGAGTTGTTAAAATCTCTAAGCCCCGCCTAGTCGTGACCTAAAAGAAAATTATTTTCTTTGAAGTTTGAAAAACTGCTAGAGTATAGCAAATTTTACCTACTGGTCTAGCGCGCTCTAACTCCTAAATTTCTGATAAGTATACCCGATTTTTCTGACGGGTTCCAGCGCTTTATTTCCTTAATACTTGCTGTCGAACTGCACTAGCAACTCGCTCTCTGCACTCTGCGCTTGCGTAATTACTGGTAAAAACTCTACCCTGAAATTATAGTCTGGTGTGAAGCTAACTACCCGCACTCCGCTACACTCCCGATAGATATAGTTCGTTACACTCGCTAAATCCGTCATTAACCGCTTCGGCGTAAACCCATACGCATAAACTCTTAAAGACCCATCACGCAAATTTACACGACTACTCTCGAAATTGTTCTTACTCACCGCGTAAACATAGATAACACTGCCGCCTGCCCCCATTACCGCATTCATACCGCACTGACTCGCAGGCTTCCTCGTAGACGCTACAATAACATACCTAGATAACAGCCTAACAAACTTATTATCTATTCGGATAAACTGTATCTCCGCGTCTCTTAGCGTACCGTCACTCTCCTGCCGCGTCATCTTTCCAGTCATTAACTTCCCGACACCCTCTGCAACATAGATTACATTCCCTCTACCCTGCACCTCTTCCTTCGTTAAGACTGGCTTCCTTGTACTAGCTAAGTCACTGTCTGCTCTACCGACCCTAAGCACATCATAATACCGCTCTGCACCTAAATACCGACTCGAATTGTAAATACAAAACTTTGAGTCTGCGGGTATCTTGTCTACTATCGCTTTCACGGCTAAAACTGTAACACTACTCTTTGGAAGCTGACTATTCGATATGCGCTCTGCCAAATCCCCTACTTTGTCACCGCACAAACCGAAATGCTTATACATATAACGATAGTGGGACGCCAATACTCTAACAGCCGTCCCACTACTAAGCTGATTCCTTCTCCCAGTTACCGACCGAAACGCGTCAGCAAGCTCTATATCCTTCGCAGACAGCTTAATCCGAACTAAATAGTTCACCATCTGCACAAACCTCTCGTTTGTAGCGTTCTGATTCCCAGACTCAAGCAATATCTCACTTACCTTCGTTACCGTAAGCGCCCCTAAACCCCTGCCTATTGCCATATTTAGAGTCCATATCGCTCCATTCACTACTTCCCTCGGAAACCCGAGCGCTAGACACTCATCATACGAAAGACCCGCATCATCTACCGAAATCATCCCCCAGTCTCCTCCTCTTTTCTTTTTAGATACTCCGTAGTAGCGTACAAGTCTCTAAAGCACGAACAATCATCAAACCCATGCTCAAGATAAACTTCCTTGCGCCTCTCCCAAGGTGACGCTACTCTGAAAATCTGTAGCTTCGTGTAGAAATACCGCTCGGACTCTAGCACCTTTAATGCGCTTTCAAGCTTTTCCCCGCTTAACTTGTCCCGTAGCACTGCCTCAACTGCACTCTCTACGCTTAAACTCTCGACTTTCGCCCCGTCCCGTATCGCTTCCTCTAAAAATACATAGAACTCTTCGTTTGAAAACCCTGCTCCTGTAAGCTTTCTTGCTTTATCACCGCATAAACAGTAGTAAAGCAGTATAGCATTGTACGGTATCGGATAGCCATATCTACGAAGGCAAGCCCTATACAAGTTATTATCAAACACACGCTTAGTAATGTCGGGAAACCGAAACATAAACCGTACATTCCGACTGCAAAGCCTCCAGAGATTTGCGTCATCTGTAAGAATCACGCTCTCATCAAAGATTAACCCCATGTCTTTGACAATCGAATAGATTAAGTCGTCCGCGTTAAACCCGCTCTTCTGGTAAACCCCGTAGCCTAGGCTCTTAAAATACTCAACAAATTCTTCTCTGCGCTCCCGTAGTTTATCGTCCATACGCGCTTTACGCACTTCTCTGAAGCTTGTTGACAGTATCGACCCTTTATCACTGTCATCAAAGCAAACCGAAACCGTTATGTTTACTTTACGCTTAAACCGCTTCCAACACGACTGCCGTATGCGAGTCATCGTCTGCTCTATCTCTTTACTCACATAGAACTTTAGCGTGTTATTGATGTGCCGATTCCCAACCGTCTGTATCTTACTCTCTAGGCTACCGTGCCGTAACCTGTCAAAATAATCCAGTAGCCCGTCAAAGTCTATGATTAAGTTGACTTTTAACTTGCGGTTCATCCGTCTAAGCGCATCCTTTGCGTAATACGGATTCTCTACCGCCTTTTCCTCTAACCTATCCTGCATACCTACTCCCTTTACTTGTCCAGTAGCGTTACCTTAAACGGCGAAACCGACCCCGCTGGCGCAATCAGCTTTCTCATCGGCGCAATATAACTGACAAGCTCCTCGATAAACTTCCTGTCCTCTCCAGCTAACTCACTCGTCTTTACCAGACCCTTTGGCGTAAACTCGGCTAAAACCGTATACTCTGTATCATATACCCCGTTTCCGTCTATTAAGACCTCTTTACCCCCGAGCGTCAGCTTAATCGGTCTAAAATACCCGAACTCCGTCATACTTAACGCCTCGCCTTTTCCAAGTCTCGGCGGCTTAACACTTAAACCGACCGTTATATGATACCGCTTCCCATACTCGTAAATCGCTACTGTTGCTAGCGTCCCGCTCTTTGTAGAACTGCTCCCGCACTCACAAACCAGAGTCTCCTTGAAAGTTAAAACCTTCTTGCCCGCTGTCTCTACTGTCTCAAAAATCGCTTTCACAGAAGCAATCTTTCCGCGAACCCTCCGCATAACGGCTTTACCCTTAGTCTCCTCTACATAAATCTTTATGTCTACGGGAAGGCTTGGCTTAAACGGAATTAAGACCTGTCTACACGCGCAGAAGTCGTCATAAACATCTAAAACGCCCTTTCCTACTTTAGCACGCTTTACATACTTTGATAACTCCTCGCGCAAGTCTATGTTATCTCCCGTAAAGTGTCTAAGCTCTCCAGATACCTCGTTACGCTTTAAGATTGCCGAAGAATCACCATGCTCGTATACCTGTATTCCGCAGGAATATATCTTTCCAAACCTCGTATCCTCTTCCCGATTAACCTCTATCTCACGGAACTCCTTGTCCGAAAGAAACTTATAAACCGCCTGCCCTATGTCTAACTTCGCCATATCTTACTTCCCTCTCGTCAAATAAGCGTAAACCAACTCTCTCACATCCGCAGACGGTAAAATAAACTCTAACCTAGCGTCCGACAACCTCTGCACTGTGTTAAAATCGACCGCCGTCTGCACCCCGCCTACGCTTATGTAGTCTATGCTGTATATCGGTAGCTGTATTAGGCTATAACCCGACTCCATCTCCCGCATCCCAAGCACATTCCCGCTTCTGTCGGTCGTTATCCAAAATCTCCGCGTTCCTACCTGTATATACTTGTATATATACCCGTACCCGAGCCAGTTTACCGTACTACAAAGTCTGTTGTGATACATCTCTACTGCTTCGTTGTAGGTTACGCTGATTACGCCCTCTCTCCCGTGCGACATTAAGTCCGTATACACGCAAACCCTGTCGTCACGACTTAGCAGTACCTTTGAAACTGGCTTTATCTCTAGCGTTCTGATTCCAAGAAACCTAAGCTCCTGTAAATCCGCTATCCGTGTCCTGTTTATACGATACCTGTCGTATATAACCGCTTTACTACCCTTACCACCCTCTGCCGAGCAAGGCGCGTCATAGTAGTCTGTAAAGTCAGACCTTATCTTGAGTAGTTCAGCCACTCGTTTAGATATTCCTTATCTCGTCTTAACCTGTCTAACTCGGCATCATCTCCGACAGGCACGACCTTCATAACCCGCTTACTCTTATCCTGCATCGTCTCATAAATTCCGTTAAGCGTTTCAAGCCTATCGCTTAGGATAAACGACCACCTATCGTTGTCATCCCTCGCAACTAGTATTCCTAAACCCATCTTTCCTCTTATCCTCCAAATGCCGAGTCTAAATTCATATAGACATCCCAAACCGAGCCGGTATTTCCTGCACTACTCTCTTCGCTCTTCTTTGAAACGCTATCTACTTTCTTACTTCCGTCTTTGCTTGGAGAAACCGCCTCGTTTTCGTCCTTACGCTTCTTAAACCCTGCGTAAAACTTATCAACTACCGCTATCTGCTTCTCCGAACACTTTAGCCCCTTCGCCATGCGTCCCGCTATGTCCCGAACCATTATAGCATAACTACTCGGCGCCTTTCCAGAAAGCGTCTCCCGCTTATCAAGCTCCTCTAAGACCTCTTTCGCCTTAGCTACCTGTTCGCTGTCCGCTTTCTTCTTCTCTGTCCCCGCGCCACACAGCTTCTCGTAAACACTCTCGATTATCTTCGACTGCTTCTCTGTTAAACAATACGACTTCCTTGACAAAGCATCCCGCGCGATATTAAAGGCTATCTTCTCGTACTCCGTGCCGTAATCTGGGTCTGTACCCTTCTTTACTGCCTTTAGCATCTCGATAATCTTTCCGTTGTCAAGAAGCTCATCCTCTGCGCTGTCCAGATAAGCGACTTCCTTTGGCGTGTCGATTAAAACCCGTATATCCTCGTGCGAAAACTCGTAACTCACGATATACCTAAGAGCCTTCCGTATATCCTGCAAATGCTCGCTTAAAACCTCTTTAAGATTCGGAACTCCCTTGCCCCGAACCTTAATACTCGGATACACTGCCTTTAGATATTTGTTATCTCCCGTAGTTACCCATGCGGAGAGCAACACACCATGCTCTTTATCCTCTGGTAAAAGGTGAATCTTCTCTTTTACGACCCCGACTGGCATCTTCTTGACTTCTTGCTTTGTCGCAAGCCGTACCGTCTCGTCCGCTCTCCGCACGATTAAACGCTCCCGAAACACGCTCTCTGCTATATTCGGTACTCTATCCGTTACCTTTACAGCCCCGTTTGAAGTTAAGAAGTTATATGCCTCTACACTCACCATGTAGATGTCAAACCACTGGACTACCGTATCCAGCCCTGCCGTATATATCCCGTCCCGAAAACCGTCTATTACAGGCGAATAGCTCTTATCGTCAAGCAAGAAATGCCCGAGCTTTTCAAGCTCCTCGATTACCTTCTGCCGTAACCCCGTAACCCGCTCATCAAGCGCCTTAAAGACACTCTCTGGGACTGGAAGCTCCCTCTCCGATAAACTAACGACCGCTTTATAAAGGCTATCCTCCTTCAAGCTACTGCTCTCACCGTAGTCCCGCAGTCTCGCAAGGTCTAGGACTAGCTTCTCTCTTAATTTACCCGAGAGCCTATCCTCCGAAAGCCCTAGCATCTCGCTTTCCCGCACTGCCTCGCTTACCTCTGTCTCGGCATATGCCCGCTCTAACATCTCCCGCTCGTCCTTGTTAAACGCCAATGCTATCCTCTCGTCCATCTCGCCCTCTCCTGCCTCATAGACCCACGAGAAGCCCCGTAAAGCCCCTCTACCGCTCTCGCCTTATATATCCCCGACTAAATCCGCTATGCCCGCTAAATCGGCGCTATCGCCTACCGCAAACTCTGCTGGCGGCTCACTCGGCACGGCTGGCTCGCTTTCTGCTACTGCCTTACTCTTAGCCTCTGTAGCCGATTCCTCTACGCCCTTTAGATAGCTACTCTCCGTTAAGCGCCGAAGCTGTTCCTTTAACTCTGCTATCTCTGCCGCGCTATCGCTTGCACTGACTCTCTCTCGGCTCTTCGCTTCCTCGACACTCTCCCGTATCTCGCTCACTATCCCGTCATAGTAGGTGATGATAAACTCAATCACGCTGTCTATGTCGTTATTTATGTCGTGAAGCTTGTTTGACGCGAACTTACTCTCTAGGCTGTTGACCCCCAATATCCTGCAAAGGTCGTTTATCTGCTTCTGCACTACAAACTGCGCCATATATGCCGAGTCCACTCGCTCAAGCAATCCCAGCTTCTTGTTAAACTGCGCCAGCGCCTTTAAGTTATTCGTAACCCGATATATCTCGTTTACACGCTCCGCTATGATTCTAAGCGACTGCTCTGCCTTGTCAAAGAACTCTTTCCTCCGATTTGACACCCCAAGACGCGCGTAAACCTTTGTCTCTTTCTCAAAATCCTCTTGATGCTCTACCGCATACCGTATCGTATGCGATATATACTCACCCAGCTTATGACTCTGCCGTAAATCGTCAAGCAACGCTACGATGTCTCGCTCATGCTCTAAGTCAAACGCTATCGTAGCCCCTAGCTTTACCTTCGTTATCATCTCACTGCCTCCCGCGATACCTCACGCACTAACTCCGCTACCGCTTCGCGATTCCCGTTTAACATGTCTAGCGTCTGCCTCGCTCCAAATCCCTCTGCGTCAAACATCATATACGCATACTTTGATTTCCCTACACACTTACTCGTTATTACATCCATCTCACGGCTTCTTGCAAAGTTTAACACCCACATGAGTTTACCCCGCAAGCTAAGTCCGCTTATCCGTAACGCTAAACTCCGTGCGTCAGACTTATCGTTTTGAGATACGCATACCGATATTCCACTTCCTGCGCATACACTCCCGATTATCTGATTCTGCACTTCGTTCCCTGCTATCTTGCCTAAATCACAAACAATATAGTCGTAATCCCCGCCTAAATAGTCCAGTAACCGACCTAAGTCGTTCGTGATAAACTTATCCGCGCTTACACTCGTATACAACCCGCTTAAATAGTCTAGCGCTGTCCCGTCCGTCCTCTTCGTGATTTTCGTGATTATCTCTCGCTTATTTGCTATGAAATAATCAAGACCTCGCTCTAAATAGCTTCCAAGACCTGTCCGAAGTAGCTGATTCTGAATGTCTAACCCGCTCTTTATCGGGTTTACGCCTAAATAGCTGTCTACCTTCGGAGATACTATGTCTAGGTCGATTAAAAGCGTCCGTCCCTTTAACTGCTTTGCTATTGTTACCGCCGTAGCCGTAATGCCAGAACTGCTACCGCCAAACACAGGTATAAGTGATGCTCTCCCGCCGTAACGGAACTTTATGTTTAACTCCTTGACTCCGCTAGATAACTGACCCCGTAAAGAAGCTACCTCGCTATCCCGCGCCTTTAATGCGCTCTCTGCCGCCTCTAGGCGCTCCCTTAAACTGCTACTCCCCGATAGCTCTCCCTTTAGGCGATTTATCTCACGATTTAGGCTGTCCCGCGAAGCCGTTAAAGCAGAAATCCGTCTCTCACTATCTTCTCCCTGCTCTACCAGCCGATGCTCTTTCTCTGATACGATTCCCCGTAGCGTGCTTATCTCGGTTCTTAATGCGTCCGCACTGCCCTTTAACTCCTTTGCATACTCCGAAGCCTCTCTCGCGTTACTCTTTAGGCTCTCTGCCTCTTTCTCATACCGCGTTAGTGCCTCTACCGCGTCCCGAAGCAACTCTGCTACCGTTTCTCTGTCCGATAAACTGTCGGCTACCGCTACCTTAAGCCCCTCTGCCTCGCTGTTATCCCGAAGTGTCTCTATCTCCTGCCGAAGCGCAACCTCTTCACGCTCCTTTAACGCTACCTTCTCTGTTAGCTCTGTTAAGCCGCGCTTTAACTCTTCGACCTCGACTGCCTGCAACCTAAGATTATCAAGCTCACTCTCTAAATCTGCTATCTTTTGCTCGTAGTCCTCAATGTCAGTCCCGCCTATCACGACCTCGGTTACTTTCGTGTCAAGAAGCAATTTCTCGACCCGCGCCTTTATGTCGCGATACTCGGACTCGACCGACTCCCTCTCGCTACTTAGGCTCTCTATCGTCTCATAGGATGCGCTCAACTGGCTCTTTAAGCTCTCAATCTCGCTTAAAAGCTCTGCTACCCGCTCGGCGTTACCTGTATCCTCTTCCTCTGCCTCTTCTGCCTCGCTATCCAGTAAACTCTCATCGTCCCGCGTGGTAGCCGTAAGCCCTGCCTTGGAAGTGATAACCACCTCTACTTGGTCGCTGTCCTCGGTGTCTCCCGCCGTATACTGATTTACATTCAGCACACTGCTTATCGTACCCGCATTCATGCTGTGACGCTTCTCTGTGACCTCTGTATCCTCTGCGTCACCCTCTGTGAACAGCCCTACTATGTCATCGTCTAGGCTATCTTCCTCTACGATTTCTCTCTCGTCACGAACATGGGTCGCTACGCTCTTCCCTGTTAAACTCTCTATCGCGTCCTGCAAGTCGGCTACGCTGTGCGTATACGCGTATCCACGCTCTACGCACAGCGATTCGACCCCCGAGTTACCTACGCTATCAAGCACCGCTATCGGAACTTCTATCCCCACGATACTATCTAGCGTCCCTCTACTCGGCTCTTCGTAAATTACAATGTCAATCCCCGATAAACTCTCAAGATAGCGCGTTACCTCGCTTGGACTTATGGCTCGATAGGCTACTGCGTCACGAAGCCGTATCACAGAACTCTTACCTACGGCTACTATCGCCTTTAGCATACCAACCTCCTCTAGCCATTACGCTTTCTTTGATGCTTTCTTCGCCCTATATGCGTTACCGATTAAGATAGTGCCGATGATGTTTGCCATACGCGGATTGCCGTCTGGATAACTCACCACATCTACGCTGTCACAAACTTCCTGCAACCGCTCTAGCAGATACTTGCTGACGGGTTCAGAGGTCTTTACCTCTTTATTCTCTTTCTCGTCAAAGTAACTACTCTCCATTGAGCCGCCACCGCAGACAAACACTGCCTTGATACTCGAAATACCTACACCCACGGTCGTAAAGTAACTGTCGATGCTGTCATACAGCTCGTCCGCAAACTCTCTCTTCGCGGCTACCAGCTCCTTACTCATGTCTCTGTAGCTGTTGCCGTAAGGAAGCCTGCCCTCCGAAAGCAAAGTCTCTACCGCCTCGTCCGTTACCTCAAGTCCAGAAACCTCTTTAATCTTTGACCTAACCTTGTCCCGAAGCGTGTTACCGCCGAGCTTATAGGTCTGTCCCGTCCGCTCGATAAACTTCTTGTCCTTTAAGAGCGCTAAATCCGAGGTTGATGCGCCAATGTCCACCACAAGCACATAGCCAGTCGAATAATCTGCCATCGTTACCCTCGGAGATGCGTCTTTGTTATAAAAGAACGCTACCGATGCCGACACGCCCTCTGGCTTAACGACCACATCCGTTACCGTAAACGAAATCTCTTTCTCAAGCTTATGGAACTTCACGCTAAACGCACCAAGAAGCTCGCTCTTTACATAGTTCACATTGTCGTCCGTAAGCTCTACAGGCGGCAGATTCATGATAATCGACACTTCCTCACCGCCAATGCCTGCGTCCAAGCATCCAAGCGCCGTGCCAAGCAAAACCGTGATATATGTTAGCTTCTGTTTGCACTTATTTGCATTCATAGACGGGCGTGTGTTTGAACGACTAAACCGCTCCGCTAAACTGCCAAGAAGCACCCTCTGCGGGAAATATCTGCTCTCCCCGCTCGTTTTCGTAATCGTGATGTCAAGATTATCAAGCACATCGTCCGAATTCGGCACGAGGCTCACCACCGTGTCCTCCTCGATTAAACGCGCGTTGTTCGGATAGACCTTTACCGCCCCGCTGTTCACCGCGTATCTCGAACTCGATGCTCCCTCGTCTAAGCAAACCACATTCATGCTCATGCCTTCTTACTCCTTTCAAAAGTAAACAGAAAATTTCATTAAAACTTATACTGTGATATACCCTTGTGTACTGCTACGAACTTGAGTTATTTAGAAAATGGTATGCGGAAACTTGATTTCTACTAAGAGAAACCCTAAGTACCTTCCCCGCAAAACGGGCGAGGGGATTTTCTCCCTCGCCCTACTCCTTATTACTCAAATACTGTCCCCTTAAAGCTTTACCTCAAACCTCGGAAGGCTCTCCCCTGCCTCTTCCCCCTCCGATAAACGAGATATTACCGCTTTATCCTTGTAATCCCGTATCTGCTTCGCGTCAAACTTCTCTAAGCGCTTTGGCAAACAATACTCTAGGCTGTTATGCGTGTCCGTATCGTCTACTCCGCTACCGTGATACACCTCGTTATACTTCGATATGTGCCGATATACCGCCACCATCGACTCATACTGCGTCATATCTACTGTAACCTCTGCACCACCGTTACTCTTTATATCTTTTAACTTGCGACTTATCGCCTTTGAAAGCGTCCTGTCTGTATAAAAGATTGTAGCGTCTACATCCACATTGTTTACCAGCTCCATAACACCCATTAACTGCTCGACATTGAACTGGTCTTTGAAATCCCACTCACCATCGTCTACTATTACCACTCTCCTGTGATACTCCGAAGGTGCCATTAAACTATACTGCACATCCTCTAGGCTATATATCGCCATCTCTATCGGAATTCCATGCTCGTCAAGATACGAAATCAACCCGTCCTTGTGTGACGGCAGAACCAAAACCAAACTAGAGTTAATCGGCTCTGGCGGTATCTCTGGCTCTTTTGGCTTCCTCTTCAAAAAATCAAATAACGCCATATAAAACCCCTCTCATCGTATGATGTAATAAACTACTTGGCTACTGTATGTCTTGTCCCCGATGTTGTTAAAGTTGTCCCCGCGATTCTCTGACGCATCCTCGTTCCTAGCGCCTGCCTTGCTTAAAGTCGTGTCCTTATCTCTGTCCTCAAAGCTATCATCCCACGAACTACCGCGCCTTCCTACGCTTACATACTGCGAAGTGTCCTCTGTTGAACGGTCGTTGTTGTAATACACATTCATCGCCCACTTAAAGATGCGCTTTATCGGCGTTAAACCTTCGTAACCGACCCGCATTGAGTAGTTTAGTGTAGCTACGATTACATAATTTCGCTCATCGTTTCCAGACATTCCAGCCGCAAGCGTATCTGCGTCCATATTCGTTAATTCCTTGAAACGCTTCTTGTCAAACTGATTTCTAAGGTCATAAACCTTGTAATCTATCTCCGTAACCTTAATAGTATTGTAGTAGATACGCATTCCGCTAAACAAAGCGTAGTTATCTGCTGAATTATTACCGATTACCTGTATCATCTCTTGCCTGTCGTTCGTTAGCGCCGCTACAAACTCCCACCGAAAGATGTCCTTTACTGTCTCCCTGTCAAGATACGCCACTCCGATGTTTAACGGCGTTAGCATAGCGTCAGAATAATACTTCGCCATCGAAGCGTCCGATGGTACGGGTTGCGGCGCTCCGCTAAACCCAAACTCGTAGGCTAACAGGTCAAGCCTTTTCCACTTATTCCGCGCTACTGCCGTATAAAACCGACTAAACTCTGCACTATTCCGATACAGCTTATCATACGCCTGTTGCGAAGAAGTTGCATGATAGAAGTTTCCGTCCAACGCCCCGTCTCTCTGTCCACCCGCTCCTACAAGCTGATGCGCGTTTCCCACAAACCCGCTCGTGTCGGTCTTATAGGTCTCCTGCGCAAAATACTGGCACGACTGCTGTAGCGTAAGCTGTGCTATCGACTTAAACTTTGGTGCATTCATCGCAATATTCGCCATCTCTACCAAAAGCATAGCAAATATCGGAATAATGATGGACAAACCAAGCCACTTAAATACTGATTTTACCATTTACCAGTACCCCCGTAACTTACTCTAAGTCAGAATAATACTGCAACGCTGGCACTGTATAGGTTATGTCGATTGGAATAGCTACCTTGTGCTTACTATCGTTACGAATTGCCTCAAGCTCCCCGTCCGACATGTTACTTGCACCGTCACGCAAGTCCGAAGAACCGTTATTACCGTAAAACGAAGCGTCATTTATCTCCGTCCCAGACTGCATCGGTCGCTGTCCCCACTCGGACGGCATTAACGGAAATAGCCACTGATAAGTATAATGCACGCCTATCGTTAGCTTTGAACCATACTGCATACGCTTGTTGCCATTGTTGTAGATAATGTGCGCCGAAGCGTCATTTCCTTGGCTATCTACGCCGCTCGCCCGTATCACCGAACTCGGATACTCCACTCCGTTCTCATCCTTGTGATAAACGATGTCCCGTATAGCCTGCTTTATTATCTTATCCTCTGTCTCGGGAATGTAGTTATTCTCCATCGCTGTCTGCATTATGACATACGATACCCCCGCAAACCTAAAATAGAAGTAAGAAAACAATACGAGATTTATAATGAAATACGCTACAATGATGGTAACGGGTACTTTCACCAGCGTCTTGAAGATACTCTTTACTGTCCCTGTCATACAAGTCTCCTAACTCTAATCAAAAAGCAGGACACCTAACGCCCGTATGTAGGTGTTAGGCGTCCTGCCCCAGCACAACGGCTATTACTTATCTACCGTTGTTCTCTTCCTGCATCTTGCTAAAGCCGCCGACCTTTGCGCCCTTTGCCGCCGCATCGTTCGCACCGTTCACGACCGCCTTGTTCGTGCGCTCACCAGCCTTGTTATCTCCGTTGATGTCAATCGTGACACCCGTAGCGTTTCTAAGACCGTTCTCAAGCGCATTGATAACGCCCGCAACCGTGTTCGGAAGGATAACATTCAGTCCGAAAGCAAGAAGCATGACACATGCGACAACCGCACCTATCGTGGTCATCGTCTTTACAGCTCCCTTTCCCATGGGATATTCCTCCTTTCACTTTAACTTCACGACCGAAAACCCTCTCGGTATTGTTCTCGGTATCTAAAATTTCTTTCAGATAAACTCACATTGGACTCGTTCCACCAAACCCTACGACCGCAAGCACACCGCTTAAAATTGCCTGCATGAGCGGGATATTTAACAGAAACAGTGAACCCCTCGCCATCATGATTAGCCTGTCTACTCGCTTGCCTATCGTATACCGCTTCGCGTCTATGACCTGTTTCCGAAAGCCCATTAGCTCTGGCTTGATGTCACCGCCCTCGCCCTGTTGCCTAATTAAACGCATAAGCCTCGTCACATCCTGTATCTCTCGATACCGTGACGCTATATGCTCCGTAGCGTCAAACTCGCCATATGTGTCCATTAAGTTTATGCTCTCGCTCACAAACTGCTTCATCTCATCCGACCGAGCAATTCTCTTATATGACTGGAAAGTTCTCGCAAGCGGCGTGCCACTGTCTGCCATCAGCTCGTAATGCACCATCAGATACAAGTCTGGAAACTCGTTCTTTATCACTTCGTCCTTCGCCGCGACTATCGACCGCACAATCAACATCGGTGCTACGCTAAACACGATTATCGCAAGCGCAAATATCATTCCACCGAGGATGATGTTGATAAACGCCGCAATCAGCACCCCTACCAGCATCATTATCGCCATACCTAGCGTACAAAGCGCGTTAAACTCGTCTGGCTTCATATATCGGTAGCCACCCGCTATCCGAACCCCTGCTCGCTCTAGGTTGTACTGCATATACGATAGCTTCTCTTTGGAAACTCGTATGCCTCGCCCGTAAACTGCCCGCGTAATAGCGTCCATTGCCTTATTCGCCCGCAAAACAAATGCGTCTCGCGACCGCAATGACTCTACGCTACTCTTCTCCGCTCTTACCGCCTTCTCCGCAAAAGCACTTCCGAAAATACTTCCGATTCCCAGTAAACGGGTGATAATCACAAAGCCCAGCAGAACGATAAGCACGATTAACGCGACCTTAACCTGTAAATAGGTGCTATACTGCCGCATTATGCTCGTATCAAAGAACTCGTACTCGTAGCCCTTCGGCGTTACCTTCTCTACTGCCCTGCCGACTTCTCCACCGTCTATTCTGCCGCCAAATCCCTCGGCTGTTGCTAGGGGTATTAAAAACTGCCACATACTTACACCTCTTTTGCTCTAAGATAAGTGATGTAGACAAACTCAAACACCACAAGCATAAAATCCACTAGGAGAAGAAGCTGTCCTACTATCATTCGGAAATAAAATCTCTGCAAAATCGGATATATCGCTATCGCACCGATTAAGAACACAAACACCATCGTAGCACTGATAATAAAATCGAAAGTCACTGCCTCAAACTTGTGCTTCATGTCGATTCTAAGCTCGGTCTTTATGTTATTCACCTCGACCACATCTTTGAAGATACCAGCTAAACCAGCCTCTTCCTCAAGCTCAAAGGTGATACACTTACTGATAAAATCGTCCGAAATAGAACCAAGTGACGCGCCTAACTCTAGCAACGCTGTCTCAATGTAGTAGTTCTGCGTCTCTACCCTGTCTAAAAACTTCGTAAACTCGGACTTAATGCTTATCGGCATCGACTCGATGTTTGTCCTTATCGCAACTACCACGCCTCGGTCGATATTTGCTGAAATGATGTTCTCTGCTAAAATAACCGCCTCGATTCGACTGTCATGCGAGATATTTGCCTTCGTATAAAGGATACAACACACCGACAACAACACAGGAATAAACGCTAGAAACGATAACAGCAAGCTTCTGAATACAATCTCTCCGATTAACAGCGATACAACTACCGAAATGACTAGAATAAACAGCATCAACTCGTATGGAGTTACACCCTTCCGCTTATACCCTAAGTCTATTGTTAAGTCGTTCATAAACTTATAAAGCTTAACCGAGTTGCTTCCGTCCCTAAGCTTACCTACTTCGACATTTCGCTTATACCGCTCGTCAAGCCTGTTTACCCTACGACCTACAAGCCGCGTAAACTTATCTAAGCCGATAAGCAATACATCTAGCGGATGTATCCCAAACCAAACGATAAACACATACAGCGCTAGGAGGATTATCACCATTGTCGCCACCTTTGAAGCCCCCGCTACCGTATAAAGTGACGGGCTTATCTTCATCTCTCCACCCCCTTAGTCCTTCTTTAACGCATTCATGCGCTTCTGCTCCCTTAACTTATCCAAGCCGTAATGGATAATCGTCTCGTAGTTGCCCTCATAAGTCTCTACCTCGTCCGCTGTCGGCGGCTTTAGCAGAAAATCAAACCGCGTTGTCGCAACACCCTCGATTTTTAACTTATGCACTATCTTCTCCGATAAACAACCGACCCGCTTATGCTTACCGTTAATCCGAAGAATATTTCCCTCATCGTCAAGGTCTGGCTCTTCGTCTATCACATACCTGTAAATATCGTTGATTATCGGCTTACTTGAATCGTTCGGGTCTGTTCCGATTACCTCTGAAATCTGTAAAATCTTTCGCGTGCCGTCTGGTAATATCTTCTGCACGATAATCAAGTTTAATAGCCTCGTTAGCGTACTCATGGATGTGTCTATACCCTCTCCAGAAGCCGCTATATATGCCTTTAGGAAACGGTCGATTGCACCCGCTGAATCCTCTGCGTGATATGTGCAGTTAAACGGGTGACCCGCTAAACCGATACTGATACCACGCTGAAACTCTACATTGTCTCGCAACTCACCGAAACACACAAATGTCGGAGACAGTCTTAAAATGTGCTTCATCAAGTTCTCCATAGTCGGAGAAGTCGGAAGCGGATTCTGTATGTCGTCCTTTGCCTCTAAGTGCAATACATCGTTTATGATACGACCTGTTGAATCTCTCATACGAAGGTCTATCTCGGACGGGTTCTGTAGCAACACAACTCTCTGCTTCGGCGGCGTAGCCTGCAAAATCGCTTGGTTCGTTGTCGTCTTACCAGAAGATGTTGGTCCAACGGTGAAGAATGTTAAACTTCCCGACATACTAAGCGCAAGTAAACGCGCCATGTTATCACTTAGCGTGCCACTCTTTACAATATCACCCAGATTCATTCGATTCCGCTTAAACTTACGGAGAACAAACGAAGCATACTGGTCGTTTGACGGGTCTATCGGGTCTTTCGACTGCGCCGAACTATGCAACGCCGCTACACGATAGCCCTGCACCGTTCTCGCATTAACCACCGCATCCTTTGGTGTAAGTCTTACATCGCCGAGCAACTTCGCAATGACCGTTTTCTGCTGTTCTGGCGAATCAAACCTTACGATATGACCTGTCTTTGGGTCGCGATAGTCCTCTACATGTCCCTTTATCTCGACCTTTATCTCTCGCCCGTTATCTCGTATCTCGAAAATGTCATCGTTCTCTAAGGCATCCGTTAAAATACCGTAGTCCGTGATTTCCTGTGTTAAACGCTGGGTTAAGCCCTGTGTGTCGGAAGTGCCGTCTGCGTTGATAAACCCCTCTACCAAAGGCTTCGCCTGCATCAGATATGACAAAATCAACTCGCCTATCTTCTTTGTCTTTTCTGTGCCTGACTTACTCTCCAGCGAATCGGCATTCTTGTCGATATACCCTCTGCACTCCGTTAATACACTCTCAAACGGACGCGCTGTCTTGTCTGTCGTGGTCTGCTTTGCACCACGCTTTGACTGCATATGCAAATACTGCTCTGGATTCACTCTGTATATCCTCCTATCTCAAGGATTGATGCCGTTAAACTATCTACAGCCTCTAAATACTTCGGGGAAGTCTTACTCGTATTCTTTCCAGATACCGTAAACAGTTGCCCCCTTAAACCGCACTCGACTACACCCATCTCAAACGGCAAAATACCGATTAACTCGATGCCGAGCGCCTTTAAGTTGTTCTCTGCGTAATAGAAACTCTTACGCTTGTTCATGATATAGCGCACCTTGTTCGTATTTATGCCAGAATCGTCTAGGTTCGCACGGAGCTTACTAACATTTATGAGCGACTGCACCCCATCGTCCATAACCAAGTAGATGTTATCTGCCCTAAACAGAGTCGTCTGCACAAGCATAGAGCTTAAATCAAGCTTACAGTCGATTAGAACTACATCAAATAAACTAGAAAGCCTGTTTAATGCCTCTGTTAACGCCTGCACCGCATCGTTTGAGCTGTCGATAACTACATAGTCCCTTAAAGTCCTGTTACAAGCCGTAAGCGTTGCAACTCCCGTAGCCTCGTTGTTAAACAGCACATCGCTATACTCAAGCGATACATTTAACCCGCTATTACCCGAAAGATAGGACACCAAATCTGCTTTTCCGATAGACTGGTCTAAGTCAAAATAGATATGCTGACTCGGAAACATGATTCCAAGGTCAACTACCGCTACCGTTAGACCTTTCTCCTTCATCGCAACCGCTTCTGTCGCGACCAGCGTGCTTGCTCCCGCGCCACCGCTCGCTCCCATAAACACGATTACATTGTTTAGCACCCGCTTTACTATCTTCCTACTCTCATCTGCCCCAGAAAAGCGACTAATTAAGCGACCGACCGCCTTATCTGTCTTACTCCGTAAGTCGTTACCGTCAGCCATCTCTCCAGAGTTTATGATGTCTTGCATATCTGCCATAAGCCTACCCCCTTAGTCCGCTCTCTGCGGCAACGATACCTTAAACTTCACATTGTCGCGATTTAAGAACTTATAATAGCTATCCTTCTCATCTGGCGTTAGGGCAACTAACAGCGAACTCGGCTCTGTCTGCTCCTGCCATGTCGCATCGTTATCTAAAGCCGCCTTATCTACCTCGGACATTGCGTTATACTCTGCATACATGTCTAATACCGAAGCACCCGAACTGTTGATAATATCCGCTATCATAATACCCGTAAACACTGGCTCTGAACGATATATCTTGACTCTGTCGTTACCACTCTGCATATCCTCGGAGTATATAGCGTCAATATTTACTTTATCCCCTGGCTGTATGAAGGTCTTGAACGCATTTAAGTCTGCACCGTTTACTTCAAGCTGTACAACCTCTTTTCCCGGAAAACTGTATAAAACACTGTCGCTATTGTCCACTCTGCTCGTCATAAGCGTTCTTAAATCAAGAAAACTCTCTTTCGGAAGCTGATACGCCGCAAACGCACCCTGCGACAAATATCCCTGCACATCCTTCCACGCCACTAAACGCTTCTCCACCGTGCCGTCACTGTTCGCCGTTGACATTATCTGCTTGTCATACTCTGCCTGCAACATGTCATACGGCTGTAGCATATCCAGCGTAATCGGCTGATTCTTATAAACGCTACTCTTTAACTGCGCAACCTGTACGCTCTTACTAGCATTTCTACCGACAAGCGACACATAAACCACTGCGCCTACGATACCCGCACCTACCGCAATTACAGGCACAAGGCTCTTCCCCTCATTCAATGATGTCTTGTGAACGACTTTATTCCCAATCTTCACAGCAAAATACCGCCTTTCTCTTGAGACTTTAATTTATTCTCAAAATACAAAGGCGGTATTATGCTAGGTCTAGAAGCTGTCGTGCCTAGCCCTTACATATCCACGAAGATACTCGCCATACTCAAAATATATGTCTACAAATTCCGTTTTCACGCGCTCAAAGGCTGTTACCTCGTAGCCGTCTATCTCGTACTTGTAGTAGTTCGTATGCTCCTCCGTGAGAGTAAGATTCTTACTCTCCATCGTCACATTTATCTGCTCATCGGACGAAAGCCTACTGTTCGCTATCCCGAGATACAAAAGCTTCTTCCCCTCGCGTAGCTCCCCTAAATCCTTAAAATGCCTCCCCCGTAAGTCATCCCGTATCGGATACATCGTGCAATACGGCTTATACCGATATGCGCTCTCACTGATACCTAGCGCCCCCGTTAAACGACTTAACTCACTAGGCTTTACCCTTATACCAAAGGCGTTCGTATGCCCCTGCGCCATAATGCTATACTTCGTAGCTATATCCTTATACGGCAAGCCGTGCGCTCTCCCTCGAAACGACCCCCGAAAGATTGTATTCCCCTCGCTATCTGTGTCTCTCACATACGCTATCGCGCTACAGTTATGCTTTCTCATTACCATAGCCGCCACCAAGCCAGTATAGTTTACCGCTAAGCCGAGCGCATTCACCGCTAAATTAAGCTCACCTAAATCTACTATCCCGATTCCGTTCTCTATCCGCACAACCCGCCTCGGAATGTCGTTTACCTTCGGCTGATACTTCCCGTAAACCTCTAGCTTGTACGCTTCCTCTGGATGCGCCATGATTACATACAACGCCACCGCCGTAGCCCCCGCCCTTATTGCCTTATTTACCGCAGGGACTAGCTTATACGCGATAAACGACCTCGTTAGCCGATTCTCGTTCGGATTTAAGACCCGCATTAAAACCCGTAACTCATCTCTAAGCTCTGTCTCATTTATCGTCCGCTCGATATACCACTGATTCCTTGCATTCCCCGTCCTTATAATGTCAGAAATCAATGTTACCCCAACCCACTGATACAGCTTAAGACCCTCAAGATAGTGCCTATCTACCCTGTCCTCGTACTGACGGAAAAACTCGTATGCTACCAAAGCCCCCGACATATCTTCGTCTGCTTCATAACCATCTGCCTTGTTATCTATCATACAGTTTATGATTAGATACTCCCCGCCTGCTGTCTTTCCCGAATACTCGTTATGCTCGACTATATGATGGTCTAATACTAGCACATCGCACTCCAAAGCCTTTATATACTCTAAGTCGTTACTACTACTGTCTACGACTATAAATAAACTAGGCTTCTTGCTATTCACATGAGACACTATCTGCGGATTCATCCCATGCTCTCTCTTACTGTTGATACAGGTCTTTATGTCCTTAAACCCAAGTGCATTTAGTTCCTCTCTCACAACTTTTGCCGCACCAAGCCCGTCCATATCAACATCTGCGTGAATTAACACACTCCCGCCACGAACCAAGTGCCGATGCAGTAAGTTTAATGCAGGTGTTAAATTAAAAAACGGGATGAGAGGGGGCTTTGAAGCCACCTCTTCCCCGATTAACACCCGATAATCAAGCGCTCGCTCGTCTATCACCCCGCTAAATAACTCTTGTATCGTCATTTAACTTCTCCTAGCAAAGCCCCTAAATGTATCAAAAACAAAGCTATTATCCCGCTCATCCAGCGCAACTACCACAGCCGTAAACTCATACTCCATAAACTCATCGAGCATATGTGTAACCTTTTCCTGCCACGAAGCACAAGATACACAGGACAAAATAGCGGAAACAAGACCAGCACCGTAAACAACTCGATACTTCTTCGTCTTTCCGTCTACATATTCTGCTAAAACAAGCTGTGGAAACGGAAGTCCTAAAGACACAAGTGACCTCACTCTCTGCATGTCTCCCCTCGTAGCAACACGCTTTTCTTTATCACCAAGAATTAACTGTGAGTTATTTGCCCACTGGCATATCTCTTGCGGAGTAGTGGTAATATACCGATAATTCTTGCTCATACCGAAAACCTCCTAAACATATTCACAATACTATCTCTATCACTAGTGGCACAAGATTCCAGTATTACTGCGCGAAACAACGGAATAGAACCTGCCATCTGTAACTGCCTAAACTCTTCCGTAGGCATAAATTTAAGAATCGCTTCAATAAGCTTCTCTCCTACCAAAACGCGATAACGCTCTCCCTCTCCTCTGACAAACACCAGCACAGGGAACGGGTAATTAAACTTAATCCCAGCTTTTAATGCCCCAATGTTACCGTCTATAACTTTACTGTTACCACTACTATAATCACAGGCTAATTTCCCTCTTAAAGCCAAATTGTATATATCAGACGGTGTTATGTCGATACTGTAACTTCTAATATTACTCATCTGCTAAACCCCCTTTACCTAAACCTCTCAAAAACTCCTGTAATCGTATCTATGCTACTGCTATCCGTCACTACATTTACGCAAAAGCAATGACGCATAAGATTAAACTTATCAACATCGTCAAGCTCCTCATAAACACTGCTGTTAAGCAATGATACAAGCACACTCAACAGTTCCCTACCTAGAATCACGCTGTATCCTTTGCTCTCACGCAGTAACACAATAGTAGGAAACGGAACGCCAGACAACACGCCACGAAGCAGTAGCTTTTCATTGCTTGTCGTAGCTTTAGTCAAATACTTCGACTCTAAGCTAATCTGCCCGTTCTTAACTCTACGATACAAGTCCTTTACCGACATACCCGTTACTTCGTAATTTACCATATTAGAACCTCGGCTAATAGCTTACTTACTTCCGCTAACCTCTCTGGCGGCATCGTATCAAGCACCGTTAAATTTACGGAATAGCTTAAAACCTTTGACACGCGCGCCGCGCTCATACCACCGCTCTCGGCACGAAAGTTTAGCAAGCTACAAACGATAACCGCACCAGAGACTATACTATAGCGCTCTGTCTCCCCCGCCTTTACTTTCCCTACCACTATCTGCGGAATCGGTAAGCCCTGCACAATAGCCGACAAAATGTATTTATAGCGACCTTCGTTCTCGTAAACGATAGCCCCGAATCTTAACGGCTTTAACGCTCCCGCTCCCACTAGCTTATCATACTTGTCGTAAAGCCACTCGACCGTTACCGTCCCGCTTGTCTGCATATACTGCCCCCTTATTAGTCGGAGCAATCCTCAAGCACTTCGTCAATTTCCCGAAGGTATTCCTTGTCATCAATCTCCAATATACGAATAAACGGAATCTCACATTTATTAAAGGCGTCCAACATCTCCCTTGACTTTTTGTCACCCATAGAAGCCTCTTCTACAAGCGTCTGGTAACTTGCACCGTCCCACCAGCTTACTTCATCTTCATCATGAAACTCCCCGTCTTCATTCTCATACCAGCTACATGTTAGACCTTCACGATAAGCATAAAGCGTACCAAGCAGTAACTCACCAGAACAAAGCGCCCAGACATCTTCTCCTATATCCGCTCTAAATCTTCCGTTGGGGAATAACCTTGCACGACAAATCACAATACTCGGAAGCGGATAACCATTAAACACACAGGTTAACACTTCATCTGGAAACTCCCTAATCTCCGTTATCTCAACCATCTTATCTATTGCATCACTCTTGCTTGCGCCCTCCTCTATTCCAAAAGGATAAAAGGAATTCTTATCCAATCTCTCATCCACAAACTTAAAAACCTGCTCTACTGTCCAAAATTCTTTCTTAATGACTGTCCCCATTTACCTCACCATGCCTTCCCGTCCCGCTTGTCTGCATATACTGCCTCTTTAGTCTGCATAACAATCCAGTATTTCATTGATGTCGCCAATATCGTCCATGTTCCTGTTATCCATCTCAAGGATACGGATAACAGGAATCTCACAGCTATTAAATGCCTCAAATTGCTCCTTCGCCTCTTTGTCCCCCATAGAAGCCTTGTCGCACATCGTCTGATAACTCTCGCCTTCCCACCAGCTCGGATGCTCCTCATCAGTCCAAACCTTCTTCGTTAAACCTTCACGAAAGGCATAAAGCGTACCTAAAACCAACTGTCCAGAGCAGAACACCCATGCATCCTCGCCTATATTCTCGTCAAACCCTTCATCATAAGGGTCTAATCTAGCTCGGCAAAGCACAATATTCGGAAGCGGGTAACCATTAAACACGCACTTTATGACCTTCTTACGATACCTCTCCCAAGCCTCCGAGTCCTCAACCAGCGCGTCTATTACCTCTTTCTTACTTGCACCTTCTTCCATCCCCCACGCATAAAAGGCGTGCTTATCTAATCTCTCATCCACAAACTTAAAAATCTGCTCCACTGTCCAAATTTCTTTCTTAATGACCGTTCCCATTTTCTATACCCCACTCATGCTTTCCTCTACCGCGGTATTCCACAAATACGCACTTGCCTATACCTACAGTCAAGAAAAAGGGTAAGAAAAGTGTCATCAGGTCTCGTACCAAAAGAGAACATGAACTCTCTGCCCCCTATTAAAACATCACGCTCAAGAACCGACTGTGTTACTCGCCCCCACAAGCCTAATTTATGCTCTGCCATTATTTCCACATACTCTGCAACCCCAGAGGTCTTAAGCACCCAGCTACAAATTGCAGAAGGCTTACAGCCTAGCTCACAAGTTACCTCTGCATAACACGGGTCTGGACTAATATAACGCTTAATAACTTCAAGACGCTTTCTTTTCGCCACTCTCACGCCCCGCACTCGGAAAGAATAAACCCTATAAGCTCCCCATTACCAAAAAGCGTTAAAAGCCCGCTCCTTGCGTCTACACACATACTACAACTTCGCATCGTAGACGGGTCGCCGTAATCTATACAGATAAACCCGCGCTTCTCTCTTGCAAGGCTAAAAGCCTCCTCAACCAAACACTGTCTCCACTTCTCCCCATCGCCTATAGTAACCTTGAATAATGCGTTACTAAAGTTGCTATCTCTAAGCGCAAAGCGAAGAAAACTCTCTACCGACTCCGTTAGCTTCCACTTCCCTACTTCAACTTGCTTAATTCGCGCTTTCCGCATAAACTCCCCCTATAAACGCTATAAACTAACCTCTGCAATATCCGCTTCCCGCCGCCAACAACGAATTACCGCCACATTACAGCTCGTGAAGTTAATAATATACTCCTTGCGTTCTTTACGCCGATACTTGAGTTTTAGAAACTTGTCTGTCGGAATACAACTCAACTCGCACCCCCAAGTTCCGATATACTCGTCTTTTACATACTCCACACACTGTATAAACGCTGTGTCGTCTAAATTCTTCCTCACAAGCATCTTCGCGAAGGTCAGCGGGTTCATTAGAATCTTATAGTGAAGCACTCTGCACCAGTCAACCCCACCATGATTCTGCTCTACATGTAAGAGCTTTGCCTTTCTATGACTCATTATTCACCTCACCTCGCATTAAGCCAGTGAACCAGCGCCGCCACATAATCATTGTCCCCTGTAAGAGTCAGTATTCTATCCATAAAGCTTACCGTCGCGGTAAGTCTATAATCATTGCGACTAAAATAAAGAACCATGCCATAAGTGTCATCCGAAATACCATTTCGTATCAACTCATCTAAACTATAATTAGCAGTAAACCTTGTACACTGAAAACTCGGATATATCCGAGCTACCTCAACTCTCGTGCAATTCGGATACTGTATCAAGCCCTTCAAAAACTCGCTCGGCGCTAACAACATCGCAAAGGATACGCTACAGATTCCATTGCCTCTCCATAACTGAATCCTACCGTCTGTATCTATAGAGTTTATCTTTGTGCCGTTAAGGACAGCACCGATATTATCACACACAACTAAACGACCGTTAGCGTCCTTTATAAGATGATGAATTCCTAAACCAGCCCCCACACCGCTCCCGTGCCTACTGGACGGCTTAACCTTAACGGTTTCTCTATCACCGCCAATATGAACTAAACGACCGTTAGCAGTCTTAGTAACAGAGTGTCTATTTCCACCGTTTCTTCTTTCCATCACACATTCCTCCAAAGCGGCATATAAAGCCACGAACACAAATCAACTACCTCATCTCTGTTTCCGAGTATCTCTAAGGATTTCCCTTCCAAGTCAATCGTAACCGAAAATGTCCCCTTTCCTCTACTACCTTTCGGCTCAAAAACAAGCAGAATACTAGTCGTACCAACAGGTAAACGGAAGGCGACTAAATCTGCTACCCTTAGCATAATATATTTTACACTGCCGCTACCAGTAGCTACCACGCATGAAGCCTCTACCAACTCGCCCTTCGGATTCGTTCTAACCCGACTCGCAACCGCCTTTAAGGACGCAGTAACTCTAAACTTTGCGTCTAACTTCTCACCAACCCGTGCTACCTTCACGGAACTATCGTCCAAATACTGTCTCTCTCCCATAATCCCACCCCCTAAACACAGAATTACTCAACTAAAAGCTCTGTAATCGGCACATTAAGCCATTTACATAAGTTTACGACTTCGTTTTGCTTACCAACTATGTCTAAGTATTTCACTGGTAAATTAATATGGGCAGAAAGTGTTCCTACACCTTTACTACCATTTGGCGAAAGCCCAACCAGAATGTCTACTGTACCAACAGGCAAATGAAAAGCTACCAAATCGGCAACCTTTAGCGTAACAAACTCTGGTTTACCGTTGTTTACAAGAACACATGTTGCACTTTTTAACTCACTATTCGGGCTTGTTCTAACCCTACTCATCACTGCCTTTAAGGATGAGGAAATATTAAATCTTACACTTAACCTATCCTCAATCCGTTCCACCCTCATCGAACTCCCGTCCAAATACTGTCTACCGCGCATATTAACACCCCCTCAAGCTACTCCCTGCTAAACTCTGATAGCGGCACATGTAGCCACTCTAACAAATCTACAACCGCTTCCAGAATCCCTACTATCTCTATATCCTCTGTCTCGGCTGTTATAAGCTGAATCTTAATAGAGAGTAAACTGTCTCCAAAGCTATCATGCACCTTGAATCTTAAGTTTACACCTATCGTTCCTTCGGGGAAATGAAAAGCTACTAAATCCTTTAACCGTAGTGGAACAAGCACTAATCTATTATCTCTCTTACGAATGAAGCATTCAGCGCTAACAAACTCCGCCTTCGGATATGTTCTTAACCGACTTAGAAATGCCCTCGGATATATGACCCGCTCAAGTGTAACTTGCGCAGTATCCGCGTCACCATCTCGAAACGGGTTGACTCTCATCGTCCCAGCTTTCGCATAAACTCGAAAACCCATATTCTCCCCAAATTAACTTTTCTTACTTACTTGGCTCTCACAACCTTAAAATCGCTAATTGACACATGAAGCCAGTCATTCAAGTCTGCGACTGTCCCATACTTTCCAAATATATCTATAGAGCCAGTCAAAAGATTGATATTGACACGAATTGAGGTGTGTATTGCTCCACCTCGGACTAAAAATCTAAGCCTTATCCGCTCTGTGCCGTCAGGTACAGATGATTCTGCGCAAAACTCACCAAAATTTGCTCTAAGAGTTGTTACTCCCTGCTCGTTCCGAACAACATACTCTGCGCGAACTAACCGTCCGTTTGGCTTTGTCATTATGCGGCTTAAAACTTCCCTCAAAGGTGCAACCATTTGAAGCGTGGCGTGTACCGCCTCGTCACACCTGTCTGGTACTATCAATTTAACCGCCTTTACGTAAACTCGCTTACTCATAACACTCCCCCTAATCAATACAGAGTGAACCTAACCCTAACTTGGCACAAATGTAAAATCCCTAAACGGAACATTAATCCAGTCGATTAGGTCTACTATTGTTCTGTATCTTCCTAGCATTTCTACACGACCAACTCGGAAGCTAACAAACACTATAAACAGACCGCCTGATAAACTGCTAGATAAACTGCTAGATAAACTGCTAGATAAACTGCTATGCTCCATGAACTTAAGCCTTAGACACTTAGTATTGCTAGGTAAAGGTTTGTTTGCTCGGAAATCTTCCACACTCATCTTAAGATAGCCAGCCTCACGAGAAGCAATGTACTCAATACCCACCAACTCACCGCTTTTGTTCGTGCTTACACGATGTACAAATACCATCGGAGAAACAACCAGACTAAGCGTAGCCATTAGCAGGTCACTTCCACTCTCCCGAAAAGGATTTGCTATCATTACTTCCGCTCTCGCGTACACTCGCTTACTCACAGCACTCCCCCTCGCCGCATCGCCTCAAATAAACTCGCCCCCGTAAACTCGCCCTCTCCGACCTTTCCTTGCTTTACTGGGGCTTTTACCGCTGTCTTTCGCTTCTTTCCTGCCTTACTATCTGTCTGTGCCGCAAGTAGCCTATTAAACTTTTGAAGCGCCGCCGATGGCTCTCCTGTCTCGCCTACTACTTCTACCCCGTAGGCTACCCGCTCCTCTCTCGGTGCAAGCTCTGGACAACACTTTCTTACCTCGCGCCGAATCTCTAAAAGCCCCTCTAAAGGACTTCTACTTTCCTCTCCCATACCGTCCCTCATTTCCCTCTCTGATGCACTACGCGCCTCGCTAAGACCCCTAACTCCCTCTAGGCTATCTCCGTAAGCCAAAGCTCCTAACCGCCCGTAAAACGCCGTCTCGCGCGTCTACGGGGCTTTTATGAATCTAAGCCCCGCAAAACCTCTTCCCGTTCCGCAGGCGGTAATGCCTTTAGCGCCCCTATTAAGACTCCTACCGCTGTCGAAATCGGCATTCTAACCCCCTTCTGGGTCGGACGAAGCTCCGCTCCCGTATCTGGGTTTACTGCCGTATACAGCGTGCGAATATCTAGGCTCGCCTCTTTCGCGCTATTCTCTGGCGTTATCCTAGTCACGCGGATAAACTCGCCTCGACTTCCCTTCTCGACCGTAGCGAACTCTTCCTGCTTGTCCTTCGACTGATATGCCATAAGCCTACCTCCCCTTAAAAATCTTTATGCCTGTTAAACTGTGCTGTGTACTCGACTTACTCTGATACTGTAGTTCTTATATCGTATGTTACAGCCCGAACCAACCCCTCTGCGCCAGAAGAAACATATACTTTACCCTTTCTCACATAGCCGAGTAGCGTATACTTATATGTCTCGCTCTCAAACGAAGCCTTAAATGTCCCATCGTCCCATAAAATGAAATCTTTTATAGAGAACTCTTCCGGTATCGGCGTAGACCGCACGACACGAATAGAAATCTTATCGCAAACATTGAAACTCTTGTCTACCTCGGACTTATTTAGATATAACTTCCCGTCCTTTAGCGTTAGTTTGCCGTCCGATGCCGCTACAATGTGCGAAATAAACTTACTGTCGTCCACAAGCACCGCGTTCTCTCCCTTATCTACAATGCTATCGTACCATTCACTCGAAATGCACCGCGCATACCCGTAACTGTTTGCGTCAAGCTCTGTCCAACTGTCAGTCGGCGTATCCGCTATGATTATATCCGTCTTTTTCTCGCTCTTTGGCACTTCCGAAGCCTCTCCAGAGATTTCACTGTAGTTATAAACGCTACCACGATAGTTCTCTGGCAACTCGTTATACATCCCCTTTATTGCCTCTATCTCTGCCGCAACCTCTTCCTCGCTATGCGTCCCCTTAAACTCATTAAGACCCTTTATCCGCTCGACAACTGCCTTTACTTTCTCCGACTGCTCGGCGGCGTAGGCTAACCCAGCCGCCAAAGCCTCATCACTCGGCGTGTCCTGCTCATAGTCGTTTCCGTATCGGCAATCGTTATAATACTGCGCCATATCCTGCTTCATTTTCGTATACAGCTCCGAAAAGGCAGGTATGTCGCTCACACAAACCTCATCCCCTGCGTCTCTATCCGCATACTCGGACTTTAGACGCTCCACAAGCTTTCCATCGAAATCCCCCTCCGAAGCCCCCTTTAACCCGCCGTTTACCTCGTAATTTACTAGGCTCGTTAAGTCTCCCTTTACGCTATCCGCGCCCAAACCCTTTCCCCCACAAGCCGATAAACTTAACATAGCCCCTAGGAAAATAACTGCCCCGATTCTATTAAGCCTCATCACTCATCCTCCTCTGCCTCTGCCGCAGTCGTACTCACAGAAGAACTACTCTCGCTACTGCTTGCGCCGCTCTCACTACTTGTACTATCGCTCGTGCTTCCGCTACTACTCGTACTTACCGCCGTGCTGTTACTTCCGCTCTGCAAATACTGATTATACGCCTCTGTCGGCGTAACATAGTTTACTTGGTTGATTACACCGCCAAGCTGGGCTATCTCGTCAAACGTATATCCCTTATCGTAAGGAACAGTGTCTTTTACCAAGTGACTCGCGTTGCTATCTACGATGTAATACTTGTTATCACTGTCTCTTGTCGCGATTACTACAAAATGACCCGCCCTCGTCCAATACCTATGCACACACACCGAAACCATACCTCCCGCGTTTAACACACTATCCAGCTTATCCCGCGATAATGTCTCCGAAAACTCGACATTAAACAAATTCTCGCCGTTAAACTTGAAGCTGTTATAAATACGGCTAAAGCCCATTGCCGCGTAAACTCGACCCGTGCTATACGCTCCATGCTCGTCACCACCAAGCTTATCACTCATGATTGCCGCCATTACAACCTCTGGCGGCGTGATATACCGATGCAACAGACTGCTTATAATAATACTCTGTGCATGAACTCCGCACGAACTCTGCGCAAAGGTCGCGTCATTCGCAAAACTATCCCGATACGGAAGCCCCGCTACTATCCACTTTAGCCCTTTCCAAGACTGATTTCCCTGTGCATACCCGAGAACTCCTCTCGTATCCTTAAACTTCTCTGGAAGCTTATCTGCTGGAACTGCTAAATCTGTAAAATCCCGTAGACCAAAGCAAGGTATATACTGACTTGATATATTCGGGAAGTTTGTCCTAAACATATCAAGCACTTCCTGCGGCGTATACTGCTTATTTGTTGCCTTATTCCAGTAAACACCCTGCGGCATACCCGCTGTCTCCGTTAGTTTACCCGTATTTGCTACGATTGAGGACGCTGGTCCGCCGCTCACTCCGCTACTCTCGTTATCGTGGCAGTGGCACTCGCTACAAGTGCAATTTGCATACAAACCCGTGCTACCGCTACTATTTCCCGTCTGCGCTGTCGTATCCTCTCCCGCTACTGCACGACCCGCTGTGCCGCCTGTTAAACCAAATGAACTATTCGTGCCTGCGGAGGCAAACTGCTCTCCATTCTTTAGTAAAAGCGTAGGATACACCCTTACTGACTTAATTCGCTTCTGTCCAGACCTCAAAAAGTCTTTCAACTGCGAAATCATTGCGTTATTATCCTTTGCCCCTAATATCTCAAAGAAATTTAGGCGCATCTTAGGATTTGCCGCCGTCCTCTCTGCCTCTGTATTATTCGGAACGCTCCCTACTACACTCGTATGAAATGCTCCCTTACTCCATTTGTCAAAAGATGTCGTTGATGAGCCGTCATCAAAATGATTTACACCAGTATGCAGTCCCATAGCGTCACAAGCCATACAGCCTAAAACCGTCCCGTCATCAAACACAACATCAAAATACATTCCATCTGTGCCTTCAATGCGCTTAATCTTGCTCGGTGGCTCTATAACAGGGCTGTCTCCGCTAGTCCCTGTTCTACCGTTTGCCTGCTTTGTTGGCAGTATTGTCTCAAACCAGTTTGTAGACTCGTCCGAATTTACACATAGAAGCCGATACGGAACTGCCATAACAAGCCTTCCGTCTCGGAAACCAAATGCTCCACTTTCCGAGTCTGGAATAAACTTCTGAAACTTTCTAAGATTAGGATGCCTTCTCAAATATGAATCACTATACTCCCATGCAAGAATATTCTTCGATGCGTTATCTTTCCAGTCTCCACCACCGTATACAACGTCCCCCGCAGGCGTACTTCCGTTCCAAAACCTAGAGTAATCTATGTCAAAATGCTCATAAACATCTGGATTAAATGTGTAGTTGTCGTACAACGGCAAGCCATACTTATTCTGCTCTGCGTTATCTATCAGCTTACCTAAGCTACCGCTATTCGTACTTGACGCTCCGATAGGCGCTCCCGTACTTCCAGAGCTTAACCCCGTTACGCTGTCTACATTCGTGCTTACCGTACCGCCGTCCGTGATACCGACCAATGTCCCATCTATCGGCGCTTGCCCCTGCAAACTTACTTCGTTCGCTACCGCTACCTTAAACGAACCGTCCGTTAAACCGCTAGCTTGCGCTTGTGGTATGTTACCCCCGTTCCCAGCCGCCGCGTCCGCTTGTGCTATCGCTATCATTTCGTTTACACGGACTGCCTGCAAACGCTTTCCTTTACGCTGAAACCACCCGATATACTCTGACGCGGGCTTTACATAACTGACCGAACCCGTCTGCCCAGAGCTAAAAACCATGTCATTACCGATATAAATTGCTACATGCCCAGGACTTACTAGGCAGTCCCCTGCTTGCAACTCGTTTAATCCGACTTGAGGTCCAAGTGTTAAAAATACTTGCGAAGTAACATAGCCTCTGTTATAACCACCCGCCTCTTTTAATATCATATATGTCTCGTGCGAACAGTCTGCTCCGCTTGTCCAAGAACTACCGCCCCAAACATACCTTGTACCGATATGAGACATAGCGATACGATAGATATTTTGATGCACCTCCGCTAAACGACCGCTTGTAGCCATACCAGCTCCGTTTGTTACTACCGCTCCCGTTGAACCTGTCGCCGCGCCCCCACTACTTCCGTTACTCCCGTCCGCTACTACCGTTGTAGTTACCTTCTTCTTGTCTCCGACATTGATAACTGCCCCTAAACGCTCAATACGCGCCTTATCTGCCTCGATATAGCCAAACGGGTCGGAACGCGGACTCGGCTGTGAGAAAAACACATAATGTGAGGCATAGACATTAAACAGCTTCGTTTTATCCTGTACAAATGCGTCTGCCCGCTTCGGTGTGTCCGCTCCGTCCGTTACCGCCCGCGTTATTTCGTTTATATTGTCATGCTCCATAACATAGTTCGGAAGCGTCCGCTCTCCCTTTACAAGCACATCCCGCATCCACTCAACTTCCTGTGTGGTATATTCACCTTTTCCCATGAAATCTAAGTCGGGACGCCTTGGATTTCCTGCTGTCCATCCCTTTGTGCCGTGCCACCAGCCCGACCAATCTGCATAGTAGTCAAGCGATTTCGTCTCCCAAGGCTCCCCCGCCTTTGACTTCTTTTGCTGTCTTACGGCATCCTCGTACTTACTCGCGATTAAACTTGCCTCTGCCTTTACACCACCTTCTCCTCCAACACCTTGTTCCGCGTGACAAAGCCGCGCAAGCCTTATTAACTGCTCATCCGTTAAGTTATAAGTCGGGAAAGCCGAAGCTGTCGTGTCTACTTCCTGCGTTCCCGCGCTTCCCTGCCCGCTCCCGATTATCGTACAACCACAGCTTACCTTGTTTATCGTTAAGCCATCGTCTACATCTTTCTTCTTTTCGTCATCCGAGATAGCGTTATAGCTTATCACCGCAACCGCTACGGGCAAAACCGCTAAACCGTAAGTTAAAGCCGCTACCACCGCCGAAGTCGCTAAAGGTGCCATTAAAAACTTACGGAATATCTTTGATAGCTTCCCCTTCGGCTTCTTCTCGTCTTTCTTTCCGTCCTTCCGCATAAAAGCGTCCTCCAAAACCTATAAACTAAACCACAAATTCCAATTAACCGCTTAAAGGCGGCAGGTTCCCCTACCGCCTATTCTTCTTATAGCACCTGTGCTACATGCTTATATATCGCTCCGCTCTTATCTACCGAAAAGATAATCTCAAACCGCGTAGTCTTGCCCTTATACCGAAGTGACGCTTTCACCCGATACATAGTATCTCCTGTCGTGTTATCCGAAGCCTTACTCTCGGTCACGCTCTCTATATCAAGCTTACGCTCTTTATCATCCTCCGTAAGCTCCTTCTCCCGCGTGCTTATAAACAACTGGCTCGCTTCATCCTGCGTAAGAACGCGCTTCTTTACATAATACCGCGCCCTGCTATTGAAATACTCCATGCTTTTCGGCGTATACATATCGTACATAATCTTCCTAACCGTGCGCTTATTCACTTTGCTATAAGCCCCCGTCATTGACCCGAAAAGCACAAGCACCAGAATTACAAACACCCCCAGCGCCAAGGCGTGTAACCCAGAACTCCACCTGTCAAACAGATTCACTAGCCTCTTCATCCGACTTCCTCCAACTTTCAACGATTGCCAAATACCTCGGCAACCTCTTCTTCGCCACTAAATTAAAATCTGCATCCTCAATGAGTTCGAGGTTACTATCCTTGTACGAATCGTTTAAGCCCAGAGACTCTATAAGAAACTGTGACGGCTCGCTGTTATCGCAAGCTATAACAAGTCTCTCCTTCGCTCTCGTGCATCCGACATAGTATAAACGCCGCTCGCAGTCGATATATTCTACTATATCCTTCGACTCATAACCCCTGTTTACCATATCCCTAATGCTTCTACTCTCTGGCAAGGCTAGGCTGTCACAGCACATTAAAATTACCGTATCCCACTCAAGACCTTTCGCACCATGATAAGTGTAGATATTTACGCAATCCGAACCCTTATCTACAGCTGTCTCGTACTGATACAAGGCTGAAAAATACTCCTTGAGCTTTTCTAGCGTGTTAAACCCTCTTGTTAAACGCTTGACATATGCTAGATACCCGTTTAATAGCCTATCCCGCTCTGGCGTTCCGTACATATACCGAATCCCCTCGTAAAGAACAGCCATAAGACCGCTAAACTTGTCCTCATTACTAATCTTTGCCGAAAGAAGCGAATACAACTGATAAAGGCTCTCTACCGTGTCTCTACCCATTCCGTAAACCTTAGAAGAAAGCGTATCTCTGTAACCTCTCGGGATTTCCTCTGTAACTTTCCCGACCTTGCTACTGTAAGGCGTTAAACTTAGCAGAATACCCAGAGCATCTGTAAGATTTACACCGAAATCGTTCATGATACTCCCGATTACCTTCGCTCCGTTCGTCCCAAGAAACAAGACATACTTCCAAAGCACAGCAGAAACCCTGTCGCCGTTATAGGTGTTACTAAGAAGCTCAAACGCACTCCTTACATCGTCATACAAACTCTGCCTCGTAAACCGCATGCTATCGCTTGTCGTGTCAGTAAAGATTCCGTTCTCGTAAAGCATCGCGTTCAAAATACAAGCCTCGTAGTTATTTCTAACTAGTACTGCTATTTTGTCTGCTTTCTCCCCGCTCGCGATACGCTCCTTGATATACTGTAAGACTGCTTCGCTTATCCCGTAAAGCGTGGTATCACTAGAAAGAATCTTGATACTCCCGCCGTCCGTGTTCGCATTAAGCTCCTTCTTCTGTCGATAGCTTAGATTCTTTACGGAGTTAAACGCAAACTTTACGATATTTGACTTGCAACGATAGTTTGTAGACAAAACATATAAACTCAAGCGATAGTCTACTTGCACATCCTCTAAGATAATCTTCGGGTCTGTGCCTCTCCAAGTGTAAATAGCCTGCTCGTCATCCCCGATTACGATTAGATTCGCGCTATTTTCTGTCGGACACATACACCGCAAAATCTTATACTGGATTGTGCTGGTATCTTGGAACTCGTCCAAGATAAAGTATTTCCACTGACTCCTACAGAATGACAATACCTTCTGCGTTACATCTTCCCCACGGACTCCGCAAAACATGCAATAGACCATATACTGCATATCATCGTACTCCATGACATTATCATTTACCTTTAACTGCTGATACTGCAAGTTTACCCGCTTATAGTCCTCTAAACTAATCCGCTTCTCGTCAAACTGATAGTGCCTACTCAAGTCGGCATAGTTCATCGCCTTGTTTATCTGATAGGAAAACAGGTTTTTGAGATATTCTACAAGCTCCTTATCCTTACTCTTGATGCCACAATCCTTTAAGGCTTGCCGAAGATACCCCATCGCCCTGCCCTCGCTACAGATGTTAATCTGATAGCCCAGATACCGAAGGATTTGATAGTAACAGCTATGCAAAGTCTTAAAACTCAAGTCAAAATCGTCCCCAAGCTCTGCACAGAGCCGCTTAAACTTCCTCTGCATCTCACTTGCACCGCTCTTACTGTAAGTTGCACAAAGAGTCTTGGACGGCTCTAACTCCCCTGTCTTTGCTCTGATATAGGCTAACTCCGTAATCGTGCTTGTCTTACCCGAACCCGCACCCGCAATAATCACCAGACCGCCCGTGCTATTCAAAATTGCCAGTTGCTCATCACTGTGCTTAATTCCTTTTACACGCTCAATGTCCGCAATCAACTTACTTTTGTCCGTCATGGTATACCCCGAAACTTTCCTTCACATTTCCCGATTTCCTTCGGGACAAGACCGCCCACTACTGTCGAAGCAAGGCTGTAACCGCATATAGCCGAAACTTGAGTTAATAAGCTTTCCTAACAGAGAAACTTGAGTTTACTCGCCTCTATCTTTCCGATTCTTCCATATCTCGATATTCCGATTGCTCTCCTCGATGCACCGATTTAAGAGTGGCGCGTCATAAACTACTCCCCTATCGTCAAATACCGCTTTCATATACTCCGCAACAGATACCTTCCGAGTCGTTAGCCTATCCCCCTCTTCCACATACAAGTTATAAAGGTCTGGCTCTCCTGCTGAATCTGCTATCGGCAAGGCGATAAAATACTTCTTCCCGAAAAACTCTACATCGTCTGCGCCAAACCCTATATCCTCTAGGGCTATTAGCATTACATGAGACTTTATGCTACCTAAATACTCACCCTCGTTATCTAAGGCATAATCCCCACTCACTACAAAGTTATCCTCTATCGGAAACACCATAAACTTTAGCGAATATCCGTTCTTCTCTTCAAAACACCCCAAATAAATAGCAGGTCTACTTGTAGTCGGTGGGTTATCTATGCAAATACTCTGGGAATTTGACCTAGACTGACTGTTATAGAAAGTCATAAATAGCACCGCCGAATTTATAGGTAACTTACTGTTTAACAACTCTATCCTGTCTTTTGGACTTAAATCACGGCTTTTTGAGAACGAAAGCGTATTGTAAATCGCATTTTGGAGCGACTCTCCGCCTTTGCCATCCGCCACATACCGAGGCTCAAACCCGAGCGCCCTTATCTGCTTATCTATCTCGTCAATTCCAGTATAGACATCCTGCACCGCTGAAACATCAGTAAAATCCAGCGTAAATATGGCTACTCCAGCGCAATCCTCTTCCGTCTTTCGATACGATAGCACCTCTACCACAGACTCAAGCGTGCGCATATTCCCTATTTGCCGATACCCGCACTCGCTAAACTTAAGGCGAAGCTCCCCGTCTACAACCCGCATAGCCTCTGCCAAATACCTTAACGACTCTGGAAGCGCGGGCTTAACCCCTACAGTCTTTGCAAACACTGTATGATTTACAACTCTATCCTCCGATAAACCCCCGAGCTTAAGCAAAACCTTTGCACTCTTTGCCGCCTCTGGCGCATTGTAAAACTCCATCCGCACATCATACTTACAAAGCAGATTTCCAAACTCTACCAACTTCCAAACATTTGTCACAACGACTTGATGAAAGTTTAGATTGACTGTCTCCCCTTTATGCGCCTCTACAGCCTTTATGATAGCCTGCAAACTCCTAACGCTTCTTGAGGACAACTGCGTAATCCCTAAATCTTGCCTAATCTTTATCTCTATCACGGCTCGCTCCCCTCGATTAAACGCACTATATCACGATACTTCTCGCGATAATAAGCACTGCTCATCAGATACTTGATAAAGCCAAGCGTCTCTTCGTTCATGCTGATAAACTTGGCTACCGTCTCCTTACGATAGGCGCTCATAAGCTCTACTACTCTCGTAACCTCTCCGTTACCTTTTGCAACAGGCGTGGCAGTTACCATATCAAAATCTAACAGGTAGTCACTAAGACCCGAAACTTTGCAATATCTCTCCCGAACCTTGCAAACCTTGTCGGCTAGCTCGCTTAAATCTGGCTCTCTCTGGTCTAAAATTAAAACAACCGCTTTCTCCCCGAAATCCTCTCTTAACTTCGTGCAAGCGTACCTCGCCTTGCTTCTACAGTCGTTATAACTTGACCGAACCCCCTCTTCACTTAGCAAGACCTCACTTAGCATCGGAAGGCGAACAAGACCGTGCCGCAAATAAACCCTTGCTTCAAGACTCAAGTAATTCGTATTTAAGCACAAATCAATTAAGTCCCCAAGCAAAGCCCCTCGCTCTTTGCTAAGTGGTACCTCGTTTAAGCCGATTTCTCTAACCTCTCCCGTGCTTAAGTTGTAGTAGTTATAGATAGCCGTCTTTAGATTCTCAAGAACATTCGTAAGATACTTTGTAGGTCTGCCACGCATTCTAACTCACCCCATGCTTTTATCCAAAAATCTTTACCGTTATTTCTCCTTGTCGTAAAGAGCCGTTAAACGGATTTCCGAAACACGCCTTGTAAGCAACTGCACCTCTCTCTTAAGCTTAAGCACAGTATCTTTACTATCCACCCATTCCGATTCGGACAGAGCCTCTAAACAGGCTTCTGCTCGCTTTGCATCCTCTGTAATCTCTGCTAATAGTGCGTCATAAATACCAAGCATACGAACCGTCTTATCATAACTCTCACACTTTACAACAGGTTCACTCCTTGGGACTGAACTAGCCCAGAAACAATTTTCTGGGCTATAAAGCGCGTTCTTGTCCCTACGATGGAGCAATCTCCAAGGACGATAGCCGTTTGCTTCCGACCATGCCGCAAACTCCGCAAACCCTGTCCAACGATAGCAAAGAAGCCCGCTACGATTAAGCCGCCGCCAGTACTCATTCAGTCGCATAGCTCAACTCACACCTCATTAAATAAATAGAACCGTCATCTTCGTCCAGATACTCCGCAAAAGTTAATCCGTCCCTAAAAACGACATACCCCGTAGATTCCAGCAGCTTATCCCGACCAGAAATCGTGAAAAACTGTTCGGGCTTTGGCTTACTCGCAAGCTTAAGGCGATTAGATTCTCCCATTTCCAACTTCTCCTAGCTCATCTACTAAGACGCACTAGCAGGGCAAAGCCTGCTAGGACAATAATGTAAATCACCAGTACACCTCCAAACTCTTAGTCAACAAACGGAAGATACAAAAGTTCTTCCTTCTTTGTCTCAAACGGATGCCAGCTCCTCCAAATAGCCCGATATTCAGCGAAATAAACTGTGTCACTGCCCTTTTCTGCATAAACCTTTCCAGTCGCGCTCATGGCAAGCCCTCCGTCACTAAGACCTGCGGAAACCTCAATCGGCAAAAGACCGTTTTCAAACCAATCCATGACGTTCAGCTCTTCGGCTTCCTTAAGCACATCAACTTCGGAAGTGTCTCTACGAAGCGGGTCAAGAACATTAATAGACGGCTCGTCTACTTCTTCACAAACATTCTGGAAGCCTGCATACTTGATGCCACCATAGAAGTACGGCTCGTCTCCCGTCACATGAAGCCCGTAACCGTATGCTCCAACATAGTAACGCTCCTCGAAATCTCCTTTATAAGCATCACCTTCCAACTGCAAACCACCATCACGGGAAAATCTGTCCCACTTTCTATCTGCCATTTCTCTACCCCCTTTATTCGTTTTCACTTGCCGTGACTACCAGATAAATGACACCTGCCAGCAAAACCGCTACCACCAGAACCATACCTCTCATGCCTCCCGCACACTCCTAACTGCTAAGGACAGTTTAGCAGATTGCGCGTTAATCGTCAACTACTTTTCTATCAATTTTGAGAGCATCGCTGTCGCTCGCTAGGATTGTTTGATACCATGTATCAGCATTCTTCCTAAAATTTACCTTTATCACATCCTGCCCGCCGACTTTTACAAAATCAAAACTTCCGTCTACTGGAAGCGTAAGACTCGATATTTTGTAGTTATTAAGGTCAATACCAACTAGTAATAGCGAAGCTACATCTTTTTCCGTTAAATCTGTATAAACCTCTGGAAGAACGCTGTCCGCTAAACTTCCAAGCTCAAGCACATTTAACCGCTTTAACTTTGATAAACACTTCTCGATTACAACTCTTTGCCGCATTGTCCTATGAAAATCAGTCCCTACATAACGATTCCTAGCGTACCCCAAGGCTTGATTGCCGTTTAAGTGCATCACCCCGCCTTTATAACTACGAATCACATCCTTCTCTGGGTCATCACCTATAATCCTGTTCTGTTCGTTTACATAGGCGTTCATTAACCGTATCTCGTCTTTACTTAACGACAATTCGATTCCACCTACCTTATCGACTGCATTTCTAACTGCATTAAAGTTTACAACTAAAAAACCAGAGAAATCTATTCCATATATCTCCTTTAAGACGGACTCCAAACCCTCTGCTCCACCGAGCGCATACGCCGCGTTAATTCTCCTGCTTCCGTATCCGTCCAGATAAATCAGCGTGTCTCTAAGCACGCTCGTTAGCGTTATACGCTTTCTAGCCCTATCTATCGACACGATTATGATAGTATCGCTGTTTCCGTCAAACTTACCCTCTCGATTGTCTACACCTATAAGAAGAATATTTGAGATAGACTGCCGCTCTAGCTCCGACCCTAACGCCTTTACCTGTTCATCCGCGATTACTCTTGATTGCTCGCGCAAAATCTCACTAGTTAGCGCGTCTAATATACTTTTATCAAGCTCTTCCGATAAACCGTCAAAATCCAAGCCAACGCTCTTTGACTCCATCGCGTTTTTACGGGTAACCAAGGCATTGCTCGCACTCGCCCGCCGTAGCTTGCGATAATAGTGATTAAAAATTAAGGCAATGAAAAGCAGAAGTACTGCTACTACTATCGAAGAAATAACTGCGACTTTTTTGATTGTATTGCGTTTCATATTAACTCCTCTATCAAATTAAGCTGATAAATTGACTTATTTGCGACTCGCTAAGTGTACTTGTAGCTTTTAAGCAAGATTTGTCCCCGTCCCCCTGCCAAAATTTTTCCGCGCCTCCTGTCAAAACCCGCTCTGCACGCCATCGCACGGAATTTTGAAAAATAAAGCACTAGAAAATCCCAGAAATCGCGCAAAATTGCACACTAGTTTCTGCACGAAAAGACGCAAAATAAATCAGTGGATAACCAGCCAAAAGGCTGGACAAAGCTAGTCTAAATTTATAAGCAAGAAAGCCATGTGTACTGCTTAATTATATGCGGGTCTATGCTGTTTTTCCAAGACAACCAATCCTATTTATAAAAGATTAAAAATAAAAATCGGGAAGCGGATTTTTCTCTACCCACTTCCCGAAACGCCTTAAATTTTACAGGTCTAGCTACTTAGTCTCTTACGCGGCAAAACCCCAAATGCAACGGCTAAACTCAACATAAACCAAGAAAGCTGTTAAAACCAATTCGTGGTTAGCTTACTTTCAAAGTCAAGTCAAAACCCACACAGAAACCATTAAGTCTAAGCACTCCTTATAACTCTAAACCCTATTTCTCTAATAAACGCTCATTCAAGCAAGCCGCGTCCCACGATTCCCCATAATTCCATTTACACCAGAGAACGCACGATACGCCCCTACAAAATCTGCCCTACTCCTGCACACTGTCTTTAAGTCGTCCATAGACACACTAAAACCAGATTCACCATAGGTCTTACAGAGCAAATCGTAAATTCCAGACAGCGCGTCCCCGCCTGTTACAACCAGTCTATACTTTTTTGCCATAATTTCCGACAAAACCTCAATCGTGCAAAGCTTTGACAAGACACCAACAAACTCTATTGCTACATGCCTATCACGAACGGGCATCGTAGACACTATCTCTGCAAGGCTCACACTCCTTGCGTCAAAAGTGCTATACAGCACCCCGTTTACAGACATATCTATTTCGTAGCTACCGCGCGGAGAAAGCGTATAAACTACTCCCTCCTGCAAAATTCTATGAAACTCACCGTAATTACCCACCAGAACATGAAGCGTCTTTCTTACAGGTGAACCGTTTTCTGCAACTTTCTTAGCCATATATCCCTCCGTTAAAACATTACATCAAGCATTATAGTTACTCCACTAAACTGCACCTTAAGGCTACGAACACTACTCGAAACCTCAAACCTACTTCCATATAGCTTAACAACTGCCGAACCATTTTCTTTTTCAAGCGACAGCGACAACTGATACTTATTCGTTTCAGAAACCTTCTTCGGAAAACTGTATTCTACGCACTCACCGCCCTGCTCTACAAGTGCCTTGAAAACGATATAAACAGTACGCCGACTTCCATTATCAAGAACGAAATAATTATCATCCCCGTAGTAGACACGACCAGAGTGAAATAAATCTTGAAGTTGCTCAAGCGTTATATGATACGGAGCTACATACCGAGCGTAATTTCCCCGCCTAAAGTCATTCTCTCTCGTAAAAGACTGACTGTTATAGCTTCTCGCATAAGATTCACTACTTTTTTGGCTATGATACGAATATCCAGAAGGACTCCCCACAGAACCTCTAGTCAAGCCTACGACTTCCTCACCACTCGCAACCCTGTTTAATATTTCCCGCGCGTCCGTAATATCACCGACTAAATATCTAGGATGCTCCACATTGTCTGGATGGTTCTCTTTTACAAGCCGTCTATAAACTCTTGTAGTTACCTCTATCTTAACATCTTCTACGGACTGATACCCGTACATTTGAAGCGCGGTCACTAGCTCCATATCTATCCTCGCTCATGCGCTACCTAGCGTCTTTATATCTTAATTTTTCGACTCTTGCTCACTCGTATCGGAAATTTCTGTGCTTTCTGCCGTGCTTTTCAAGCCCTCTGATAAACTGCTCTCCGCGTTCTCATCCGACTCGCTTTCTACACTACTCTCATTCGCACTCTCGCTACCGTCTACCGTCTCCTTACCTACATTCGTTTCTGCTGTAGCCTCACTCGCAAGCAACTCATCCTCATGCTCTGCGACATATTTTTGTATCTTTTCCGACAGTTCATTCTGCATTGCCTGTAGTTTCTCCTTAATGCCGTCATAGTCACTTAAATCCATCTCGCTGTTAATCGAGCTGTCAAGCGACCAGCCGCCAAGCGGCACATAGCCGTCAAACCCCACAATATGCACCCGCTCGTTCGGAGCGTTATGTGACACTACATACATGTCGAGGCTCAAATTGTTCTCTGTAGTAGAAATTCCGATAACGAATTTATCACCGTCCACAAACTCGTCCGAATTTTTGTAATTGTATAGAGGCAAAATATTCTCTGCATAGCCCTTACTCACGGACTTATAAAGCTCGTAGATATTACTGCCAGAAACCGCTATTTCAAACGACCTTTCAGAAGTATCCTTCGACTTATTCCCCGTTTCCGTAGTCTCTGTTAAACTTGCACCGCCCTTATCTGCAAAATCGCAAGCTACCTCTACCATACACGCAGGGGAAATATCATCTGTTAAAACAAACTTCGGATTACCACCGTCAACTCCCTCTTTCACGGTCAAAAGCTTGTCTCCTAAAAGATAAACCCCAGCCGTATATCCAGACTGCACATATGCCTGTCCAGAATTGTCATAGATTGTCGTAATTGTCGTATTCTTGTCTATCCGCGTCAGAGTCATTCCACCGCTCTCATACATCTTATTGAGAGCTTCCTTAATCTCGACATTTGCGGGCTTCACTGCTTCTTTGCTGTTTTCCGCGTTTACGGAAACCTTACCTTTACCGCAAGCCGTAACACTGACCGCTAAAAGCGAAACAGCGCAAGCGAAAGACAAAATCTTAACTAGCTTCATAACTCGTACCTCCAAATAAGCATAAAATTAGGAATAAAATTTATTAGAAGAAATACCTGTGTACTTGCACGCACACAAGGAATTAACTCTGATTAAAAGAAAGCTCTCGAAACATCAAGGTATAGCACACTTTAACTTCCCAAAGGAAAACGCTCGGAAATGCGAAACTTACTTTCAAGATACTAGACAACTATTATTTGATTCACCGAAACTTCCTTTCTTCGTATACAGGTATCTCTGAAACTTACTTTCTTCTAACTGCACCCTAACTATACCATATTTTGCGATTCATTTCAAGTTGTTTGGTATATCTGAAACTTACTTTCTAACACTGATTTTAAGGGGAAACTTGCTTTCTAACGCAAGCACAAAACCAGCCATGAAAGAAAGTTTCAACGACACGGAAAATCCTCTTTGCATAAATAAAAATTGAAACTTCCTTTCGATACCTCAAGTATCACTGGAAACTTACTTTCTAACGATTTTCAATAGCGCAAAGAAATTCCCAAGTATCAAAGCAGTTTTTCTTCAACAACTAGCCAATTCTTAAATACTGGAAACTTACTTTTAGCGTCTATAGGTATCTCTGAAACTTACTTTCTAACTCTGAAAGACAAAGAGTCCGTCTGCCTAGCTAATAAACCAAGCCGCAATTCCTTAGACTTCACAGCTAAAACAAAGTCGAAATTTTATCAGATACTTGTCCGATTAGAAACTTCCTTTTTGAACAAAAAGTATGACAAGAAACTTGCTTTCTAACGCAAATCTAAACTACTAATTTTTCTTCGATTATAGCTAGGTATTACTGAAACTTACTTTCTATCAAACAAGTTCTCAAGAAACTTGAGTTTATATACTGCTTACAAAATAAACAACTGCAACCTCAAACCAATCTCGCAAACCCGCACATCTACCAGAATTGCCTTAAACCTAGGCGATTTTATAACTATTACAATGCATTACCCTAGTTTATCTGTCAACTTTTAGCCTAACCTTATAAACGCCCAGCGCCCCGCCATCACAAAAAACTTCCTTTCTCCTGCCAGAATTTACGGGGAAACTTACTTTTAACGAAAGCCACCCAGTCAGCAAAACTTTCTTTTCACAATCAAATTCTTCGGGGAAACTTGCTTTTAAGAAGCGTAGCTCAATGGAAACCCGCAATCCTGTGAACCCCGTAAACTTCCTTTTTAGCCCCGAAATCGGCAAGAAACTTACCTTCTCACCGCCGTCACTCTGCCTAACCCCTACCCAAATCCCAGACATTAAAAGGGCTTACGGATTTCCCGTAAGCCCTAAACTTGCTTTTAGAAGCTTTCTTATTCAGATAAACCAACCTTTCCAAGCAAAAGGTTCCTAGGAATTTTACTTTCTTGCTCCTAAAACCGCTTGCTCCCAGCGTGTGTTACAGCCTCAAGCCGACTACATCCCTTAAACTTGTGCCAAAAATAAGGGAAAGCTGACCGTAATAAGGGCAAGCCCACACACTCCGTAAAGCATCAACTTCCCTTTTAACGCCTCCCATACGCCTAAACTTCCGATTCACAAGGCTTGTACTGTAACAAACTTACTTTTATAAAACCAATACCGCTGTAAGACTTCCCCTAAACTCTGACCTACTCACCCCATACAAAAACCTAGCAGACCCCAGATAAACTAATCTCCCCCCGCCTAACCCTAAAACTTACTTTCTTCCGACCTTGTACCTATAGAAACTTACCTTCTAACACTCCGTATCCACTAGTCTACCTATCGTAACATGATTATATGGCAACTCTATCCCAAAACTTATAAACAACTTTAACATACTCTCTCTAAGCCGCCCACATATCGCAAAGTTGTCGTCCAAATGCTCTGTCCATATCGTAAACTTTAGCACCACCCCGTTTGCCGTATACCTGTTTACCGATACCGTTACAGGACGAATGATTAAAGGCTCTTTTGAACACTCTGCTACGATTAAAGCCTTCGCAAACTCTATATCTGTCCCGTAACCTACCTCAAACTCCACAAAATTACCGACATCCTTCTCGTAATTTGTATTCAATATCACACTGTTATCTACTATGCTGTTAGGAACAATACAACTTTGCCCATCAAAGGTCGTTATTATGATATGCCGAACCGACATGTCCTTTACTATCCCCTCTGCTATGATATTTGACCCCTGCACTATCTTAACCTTCTGTCCGACCTCGATAGGCTTCGATAAACTTATAGAAAACCCACTTATGATATTTCCCAATGCTTGTTGCGCTGTAAAGGTTAAAACTGCCACAATCAAAGTCGAACCACCGAGTATCTTGCCGCCTAACCCGTCCGAGCCACCAAATATATACATCTCTGCGCAGATAAACACCGCTACGATTAAAAGACGCAACGCTCCCGCGATAAACTTTATCTTTAGCGCGTGCTTCCTTTGGTATATTTTATCCGACACCTTCCCAACCGCTATCATGCACCCTGCCGTGACAACTAGTGCCACTAACCCTGCTAAAATCTTCATAAAAACCCTCCAGCCACTATCTTACCACCTAATCCCTCGCTTGTCCCGTTAAACCCGCCGTATGTCTCATAGCCTACTTCGTGCCGCCTATAAACTCTATCCCAGTTAGCCCGCCCCTGTCTCGAAACCCTATCGTCCGTTTCTACTCGTTTTGAGCCGATAACTCCTTAGAGATTTCAAACGGAAACCTCTTACCCCTATCCTTTTACGCCTAAACACATATGCCCCTTAAAATCCATTCTGGTGCGTCTAATGGCATAGTCTAGCTTTTACTCTCCAATTCGTCTGTTAAAACCTACAAAAGCCACTACGCCTAAATCTCGCTCCATCACAGGGCTTCGTCCTGCCCTCTAATCCCAGATTTTCCCCGCCTTGTACTGTCCCGCCGACTAAGCCCCCTCTGCCTACCCGTTTCTGTCTCTACCACCCTCTCCCCCTATTCCCCTTTCTTAGCCGTCCTGCGCCGATAGAAACCCCCTAATCCCAAGCAGAAACCTAAAACCTGTAAAAGCGTCCGTCTAAACCTAGACCCGCCTTAAAAGCCATTCTGGTGCGTCTTAGGGCATAGCCTAGCTTTTACTTTATAATCTCCTAGCTACTCCGCACTATTCTACGCAATTACTTCCAAATCACCTAACTCCCTATTCTCCCCAAACTAAAAACGGGGCTAGGTGCTACCCTAACCCCGTCTTAACCCCGCTAAACGCTTATTTCCCGTAGTGATTCTTCGCTGAACCCTCTTGTATTCCCGAGATGATTGCCCGTCCGAGCTTCCCGATTCCAAACGCCGCTCCAAATACCGCCGCTCCGATAAGTCCACCGATTCCACCGCCTCTGCCGCTTCGCTGTCCTCTCTCTGCCTTACTCATAAACGGCAATGCCCGCGTAAACCTGCGCATCCGACTGCCCTCATCCTCTGGCTTTATCCTCGCATTCGCGCTTAACTCTGCACCTATCTCTTCTGTTGCTCGATACATCGCTACATTTCGCTTTACCGCTTCCATCTCTGCCGACATACGCTGTCTCTGCGCCATCGTAAGATACTCCTGTCGCCTAATGTCGTGATTGTTGATATTTACAACCCCCAAGACCTTAAATGTGTCGAAAATACTGCCAAGTAGACGCTCTGTGTCCGAAGGGTCGATATAATACTCTAAACTAAATGCGTTCAAATACTCCGTATCCATTCCGAGCCGCGCTAAACTACTATACCGCTTCGCTAACTCCTTAAACGATATGAAATCCGAGAGATAACGACCCGTATTCCCGCCCATGACTCCGTTTAAGTTCACTAGCTTGTTATTTACTATCATTCCGTTCGCTGTAAGGATTATCTTCGTTACATTCCCGCGCCCTATGCTCCTGTCTATCCTGTCCAGCACCCCGTTTAGGACTTCCCTGCGATACATGTCTGCACCAAACTTCGTACTCGTAAACAAAGGCGCATGACTAAGCAAGCCGCCTAGCGAAAGATTTGTGCAATCTACGCTGTTCTCTGGCGAAAGCCGAGAAACCTCTGCCTTTATCCGCTCTACGCCTTTTACTACCGTAATGCCTTTCTCATTCTCAAGCTTCGTCCCGTCAGGTATCGCATTACTATACCCGACCGAGGACTCGTACTCCCGAACATTTATCGGCTCTCTCTCTGCAAAGCGCCCCGAAGAACCACTATACCCGCTGTCTATGCTATTAAATGTGCTGTTATCCGCAAGCGGCTCGTTGTCAAACTCTTCACTTTCCTCCGAGAAATCATCACGCCCCGCCGAGAAACCGCTATTTCCCCTGCGTTCCTCTGGCATAAACCCGATAAACTCATCCGAAAGATTATTCTCTCTGCCCTGCATTAAGCTATCAAATGCACTACCGCCGCTTCCGACCCCGTTTCCATAGGGTTCTTCTGCGTCCTTACTACTTCCGCTCTCACTGTCCCCGAAATCTGCGCCGCCAAGTGGCTCTTCTCCGAGGCTATCACTTCCGTTCTCGCCTAGCCCCTCGCTCTCTTCTTCCCCCGTAAACTCTACGCCAGAATACTCACTGTCTATCCCGTCCTCGCTTCCGCTTCCGTCCTTTCCTAACTTCTCACCCGCAAGCGCTCTGTCCATCCTACTCCAGTTCGGCATAAACTCTGCACGGAAGTCACTGAAATACTCCATCGGGTCACTCGCTCCCGATGCCTCCATGTAGCCAAACTTCGTTATCACCTCTTCAAAAATACGATAACTCTCGTTAAACGCTTCACCGAGGCTATATCCCTCCATGTCGGCAGTCATCTCTCGCAAATACCCCTCGAATCCGATAGACTCCTCTAGCTTTCCGTTCTTATCACGGAACTGCTTCATGATTTCCTCTACCTTCTCGTCCGTTCCGACCGAGTTCTTTAACTGCCCCTTTAACTGCTGGACAAATGTCCCGTTCTCATCTGCATCATTCAAAATCAAAAACGGCTTTATAAACTGCGCTGTCGTGCTATCCCCGTTCACTCCCTGCGAATCTACATCATCTACCCAAGCAAAATACCTGTCATTCACATTACAAAACTTCTTTCCCTTTGTAGTTGTTAAAACAGGCTGGATAAAGTCTGACTTATTCGGGATTTTGGCTGTAGGTAAGACACCACCGTAGGCTATAGACGCTTCGTCATATCCTATAAACCCACGCTTACCCATATTCTCAAGCGTCCTAAAGATAAACGCATTCGCCTTGTTGATTCCGTTATACTCTGTGCTACTCATAGACGACCATGACGGCGTGATATGCTCTTGATAGATAAGCATTAACTTCGGCTTTATATTCTTTAGCGTTGCGTCCTTAGCCGCAAGCCAGCTTCCCATCGCCCGCATATACCAGTTATACAGCCACTTCGCACTCTCTACCGCTGTATCATCCTCTCCCTTCCTAACTCTCTCGCTCTTCTTCGCAAACAGCTCTGCATACAACGGCGCCCAACCCGTTATCATACGCCAAACTTCATCCGCTATGATTAACAAATCCCCGCTCTTCGTCTTTATCTCACCAGACTGTATCTTCGGGGAAAGCCAAATCCAGAAATCAAGCGCCTTTATATACTTTAACGCACTCCAAGCTGTCTCTGGCACGGCTAAATCTTCTAGTCCTGCGGGCTTCCGATAAACTTCTCTGGACATCACATCCCGAACTACCCCGCCTATATCCGCTTTGCTGTCATACTCTGAACCACCGTTTAACGCAAAGGTCTTTACCCCGAGCTTCTTCGCAAGATACAAAAGCAATGACGACATATCTGGCTTACTGTCTAAATACGGCACGGCTACATTTGACGCAAGCGCTGACGCAATCATATTTAGCGTCATAACACCTTTACCAGAACGAGAACCCGCCGACAAGTGCAGGACAAACGACCCTATAGCCGTATTAAAGCCACCAAAAGGCGTATCCTTGCTGTTGCCGATATAAATACTATCGTCCTCTGCACGACCTAATATCAAATTCTGATATGACGGACGCTTACCCTGCTCTCTTAACTTTCTAAGCGCTATATAGCTAAACAACGGCACTGTCCCGCATAAACTCTTGTCCCTAACGACCTCTATCTCTTTTATGCTGTCATTATCTCGCATCAACGAGAAAGACGCTCTATTTAACTCGACCTCTTTTGTTCCTACCCACCCTAAAATCTTCTTCTCAATGCGCTTTAGACGATTTGCGTCTATCCTATGCGCGTAATCCGAAAACCTTATCTTAAACCTACCGCCAGAATCCTCGCAAATCACAATCGCAGGCGTATATGCCAGAATCGTCTTATTTGCTAACTGCCGAACCGCCCCATAAACACTGGACAAATTGTTTATATCAAGCTTCTCGTTCGCCGCTAACGATTTTATATACTCCGTTACGATGTTTCTGATATATCTCTCGATATTATGCTTTACATCCTGCTCCCAATACGACTCCCAAGACACGCTCGCAGACGATTTACAATAGCGTTTTCCCGCTATATCCGACTCTTTTGACAAGTATCTTCCGAATACAAGCTCTATTATCTTAAACGGGAAATAATTATACCCGTCCCGTATCTCTCCGTAAGTAATAGTCCGCTTCGTACTCTCCTTTAACCCAAGCTCCTGCTTTAAGAGTTCCCATGTGTCGGAATAGTAGTTCCGAGGCACAAGCATTAAATGCTCATAATCAAGCGGCTGAAACTTAATCATACTGCCGCTCTTCTGCCCAGCAAGGATTCCCTCTGGCTGAATTACGCCATACCCCGACTTGAACATAGAAGTATAGACCTTATAAATCTCCGTAACCGCGTTATCTATACTGCTCTTACAAGCCTCTACCACAGACTGTGCTAACTCGTCCTTATCGCTCTCTGATAAACTCGCCGTATCGTGCGGCTCTGCACTGGAAGGCTCTGTTACAGAAGCGCTCTCAGCTTCCCCGTCCTCTTCGTCCGAATCCTCATCCTCCTCGTAATCTTCCTCTTCTCCCTCGTAATCTTCCTCTTCTCCCTCGTCTGTATCTTCGTCCTCTTCGTCTATATCGTCCGAATCCTCGTCTAACTCGTCCTTTACATACGAAATGACCCGCTCTAAATCAGCTAAACTTATGTCACCGCTCACTGAACCGCTAAACTTATCCCCAGCAAGCACGCTCACTATGCGGCACAGGTCTTTATTCTGTAAAACCCTTAGAATATCATCGTCATCGCACTCGTCAACTCTATCTAGGGCTTTCCACAAGTCCTCTAACTTCCCTCTATCCTGCAATAAATACCCGTATAAGGCTAATATCTTTTTGTTTGTCATTTCGCACTCCTCAAAAGATTCTCAAACCAGCCTTGATTCCCCTTAGTCACCGTTAAAAGCGAACTCTTAAGCTCCCCTGCGTCATTATCCCCGAGATGACTTAATATCTTCGCTATCGTCTTGTCATCCGTATAATTCTTTAGCATTAAAACTGCCTGCTCAAACTCCCCGATAGCACTTTCCCCCGCGCTTTCAGATAAACCCGCCGTAGACCTAGCTTCCTGCTTTGCCTTTGAGATACTACGCATAATATCCCTAACTTTGTCAAGCAAATATAACTGGTCGAACTCGTAAATATTAGGTGACAAACCAAAAGTCTCGCATAAACCGTGACGATTCACGCCGTCTGCCCCGATATATCCCTCAAACGCGCTGTCATACCCCCAGTCATCCGCAAGCTTCTCTACACTATCTACGCCGCTACCCGTATACGCCGCCCCGTCCTCGATATACTTATCAAGATTCGCAATTAACATTACTCGCTTTAGCCTCGGATAATCCTTATCCAGATTACCGTTCCTCGAAATCAACTTCGCTACTGCTTCCTTAAACGGAGCGTAGTTACCTATCTTCTTCGACCGATAAACATTCGCTATCGCTATGTTAAAGAAATCATTTTTTGCACTTCCTGCCCGATACACCGCTGTCCAGTCGAAGTACAGCTCCTCTAAATTCCGCAAAGACCACTGCTTTAAGGACTCTAGCCCGCATCGACCCCCAGTCACCTTATGTTTATCGCTCTCCCCGTGAAGCACTATCGCACCTAGCTCACTCGCCTCTATCCTATCCCGATACCTCTGCTTTAACACAAGGCTACTCCCCTGCACCCCGTTCTTTACGATTGGCGACCAGAAATGCACCACTACCGTATTTACCCCGATAAACAACCGCCGCACATTCCTCGGTGAACTGTATGTCGCCCCTATCTGACTCGACCACTCCTTATCCCGTGCCGCCGCGCTCTCCCAGTCATGCTCATCCGTATCAACATAGTTATCACTGCCATCCATCTTCTTTACTGCACGCTTATATAACGGATAATCATGCTCACCCAGAGAGTTAGGCACATGAATAAACGCTCTGATACGATTATATAGATTTATACTTCCCATAAAGCCACCTCCTAAGTTTCCCTCTTAGCCTTATTTTATACTAGCTCGCCTAACACCTCTTGGTACAAAAATAGGGCAACAGACTATAGTCCGTTACCCTATTTCATGCTTATTAACTTGTAGATTTTAGCAAGTATTACTCGGCTACATTGTCCGTACTGTCAAGATAAACTCCGCTCTCTTCGATATAGGTCTCTGAAACACTACTTACCCCGTTCGCAACAGCCAGTTTCACAACTCTGCTCCCTTTCGGAATTAAGCCATGCTCGTTTATCACAAACTGAAACCCTATATCCGTAAACGCTTCAAGCACATCGCATATGATGCGCCTACTACTTGCACTAAGACCGCTCAACACTTCGTCAAGCACCAGTAAACGCCGACTCCCTGTTATCACGATTAACGACAACACACAAAGCAAACTCACTATCTGCATTAACCCGTGACCGCTATCTGCCTTTAGACTCCGTACCTTCCCGCCCTCGACATGAAGCTCTATCTCTAACTGCTTATACTGCCCGCGAAATACACTCTCTTTTAAGATTATCTTCCGCTCGCTGTTCTCGAATATCTTAGCCAAAGCGCTGTTTACGCTCTCCTCGATAAACTTATACGACTGATTGACCGCGTTATTCGACAAAACCGTTAGGATATTGATTGCGTTTATCGTTATGTCTAGGTCGTTCGCCGCTTTGTCCCGAAGCTCGTTATACCGAACGATTGACTTCTTTAACTGCTCTCTGTTCCTCTCATTCGCTTTATTTAGAGCTTCTAACTGCTCGACCTTCTCTACATACTCGCTCGCTGTCATCTTCTACGCTTACCCCTTTAGCGTTGCCAGAAGATACATGTTCGCATAAACATTGTCGCCCGCATCCGCGTCCTGCACCCTTAAATACCTACGGGTCGCGTCTACTTCCTCGATACCAAGAATTACCGTATCATGCGTGCAAACACTTAGCACCTCTGTAAGCGCCTTTAGTGATACTCCAAGCTTTAACTCGTCCTTCGGAACTTCTCCCGTTACACGATAAAACGCATACATCGTATTTGAACCAGACTTACTCTCTCCAAATCGTAAAACCGCCTTTTCAGACTCCGGTTCAGCTACGATATTGCCTTTATTATCCAACTGCCTTGTCGTATACATGCCGTCCGTGCTGTTAAAGTCAAGAATCATAACCGTAGTCGGAGACTGCACTGTACCGCTCTGGCACGCCCGAACCATATCCCTTAAACCGTCTGTCGCTATCTTAAAACAAAAACGATTATACTCCCGAACCTCGTTTCCGTTAAACCGATAGCTTGTAAGCGTATCCGCGTCCTGCATCCTCGGACTTGCAAGCATAAACCATACACCGAAGCTCTCATCCTCGGTCGTAATCGCACAAGACTTAGAACCTAACTCTCCCTCGACCGATAAACGCACTGTCTCACTCGGAATCTTGCCGAGAATACCGCCAAGGCTCTTTGCTACCTTACCTGTCATCGCAAAACCGAAGTTTATACCGTCTGGAAGCGACAAACATATCATGGAGTTCTGCGTTACGACAAAGCCTACTCCCTTCTTTGTCGAAATATAGCAGTTCCTACTGTCGTCTCCCGCTCCAAGACTACCGAGTAACTGTGACAACTCCTTTGTCTGCCAAGTATCGTACTCTTCACGGTTAAACAAGCACGCATCCGCGTCAAACCGAGCCACAATCTTATGCCGATTGTCTACCTTGTCGGCTAAGAACGCCTTTACCGTCTTTCTAAGGCTACTTACGACTGTCTCATAAAGCTTCCCGTCCTCTTCCTCCTGCCGAACCTTATCTACCTTTAGTGTAATCGTATTCGACTCCGCTAAACCAGACAAGTCAGCCTCTATCTCTTTTACCAAAAGAGAACCCGTAGAAGAAAACTGCTCCATTGCTGTCTTTAGACCGAGGTAGTCTACTACAAAGTTGCCAAGCGACCGCTCATCCTCTGTAGACTCTGCGGGAAACACCCCGTAAATCGCCTGTCTATTGTCAGAATACACAAGCGCATACCCGCTCTCCTTCGGGGAAAACATCACTCCTATCTCCGAGTTCGACATAAACTTGCCTGTCTGCTCAAACACCTTCTTAAACTCTGTATAGTTAATCTTCACCGAAAATACCCCCTCTTAGTCCTGCATACCGCTAAGCTCTGCGTTAATGCGCTGAAAAATCGCTTCTCCAACCCCTAAACGCTCGTTTAACTCCGAAACATACTTTTCACAAACCTCTCGCGCGTTCTCACGGGTAATCTCGATGCCAAGCTCCTCCGACAACTCCTTACAAAGCCTGTCTATCTCCTTGTTATTCATGTCGCGCTCTGCCGTAAGCTCGACTTCCCTCTGCTTAAACTGCTTATACGCCCTGTTAAACTCTCTTACCCGCTCGATGTCGATTTCCTGCATCTTTTTCCCTCCAGAAATAACTCTCTGATTCAAAGTTGTACTGCTATTTTACCACAAAATTAGGACTTTGGCTACCCTTAAACGACCGTAAGAAGGGGCGAAGCCCCCTCTCTTAAACCCGAGGGAAGGGCGAAGCTCCCCGCCTCGCCCCCTAAAATCTCGCCCTGTTGTAATACCCTAAGTTATAATGACTTCCTTAAAACCCCTCGAAAAAGTTGCCTGTCTGGTATAGCTGATTTTGCTATAAGTCCTGCCCGAAAATCGGCTATGGTATTTGGCTTATTTTGAAGAGTTTGTAAAATTGGAAAGCCTCGCCTACAGTTTCACATGGGCTAAAAATCATTGCTGAAGTACAGAAATTTGCCAAAGTCCGCTCACAAAAATCCTAATTTGCAGTAGGACAGGTATCTGCGAAAACCTATCACATAAACCTCACAATTTCCTAGATAAACTTAATCAAATTCCTTACCTTCCACTACCCTCTCCTCTGCTTAGTCCCAGTCAGTATCCTTCCACTCCTCGTAGTTAAAGTCGCTCTCTTCCCCGCTATCCGCTAGGCAACTAAGCTCTACAGGCAGTCCCTTCCTAAATCTGTGATACTTAAAGTCGTCATAGTCAAATTCACCCGCAATAATCAACTGTGCTACCACGCTTACATGCAGTTTCTCTCGATATGGCACATATAAACTATGCGTATACGGAATACCGTCTTTCAAACACGCCAGCACCCTGTCAGAAGTAGTGAACTTTACCCTCTCCGACTGCACAAGCGTATACACCCCGCTCTGCTTATCCTCTGAAAACACCCCTACAGAAATCTCTCGCGGAATAAACATGTTACCACAGTTCGCTAATTTAGCAACCTTTACATCCTCTGGCGCACTTACATCGGACTGCATAACTAACGCAATGTCTACCTTGCTTAACTTCTTTTCGACTTCTGGACGAACCACAACCGATAGACCAACTACAACAGGACTCTTGGAACGCTCTCCGTAGCTAAAGTAAAGACGACTATTCACCATTATTACCCCTTCTTAAGGTCAAAAACTCCCTCGCTCTCGTCACGCACCGTAAACAACTCCAACGGAACATATACACGCTTTCTATCAGTTTCCATACATAGCTTAGAAGTCACCAACGCATACAAAGGCTTCTCGCTATGCACCAACAAACTATGCACATACGGAATCCCAATTGCTAACTCTGCCATGTTCTTTTTTTTCTGAAAACAAAGCTTCTCTGAAACACGCATATGTGCATCCGAAGAATCCCTCTCGTATACTTCAATCTCAATCCCGTTAATAAACAACTTTCCACACTCATCGTCATATAACAGAGGAGTCTTGTAGGTTAAAACGCTATCCTCTAACTTACCCGCTACCTCGCTTTTTGAAAGCGCAATATCCACTCGCTGTAAACCATCAACCTTCTCTTTGCTTATTCTAACATCAAGTGATACCAGAAATCGTATTGATTCACAAGTGCTACTCTGTAAACAAATTCTATCCATCTCACTCCTCCTCTCCTGCCTTTAATAACTCTAAGGCTTTCTCCTTATACTCTGCCTTTACCCCGACTAGACCTTTGATATAACTCTCTGTGTCACCTATCTCTCGCTCAAACTCCGCTAAACCCTTTACTACCGAACTTACATCTACATGCTTACGCATACTGTCCGCATCCTGCTTATTCTTTAATGCAAGATTAAACGACTGCTCTATAGGTAGTAAAGGGAACTCTAATCTAACCGCCTCTGGCTCTTTATCGTCATATACACGAAGCACTATCACCGCGCCCTTCTCTGGCGTTCTATCACCTAAATACTCTGGACGCGCTAAACACGGCAACTGATGCACAATACACTTATGACCGATTCCATCCCGCGCAATTATCCCGCTAAATACATACTCTTGATGTATATGCCCGCTAAAGATGTAATCTACCCCAAAAAAGTTCTCCCTCTCGTCAAGAACTATCGGGTCTCCGAAGTTCGGCATTAGCGTATCTTTGAACATAAAATAGTTGTGACCTAATACAATGTTAGTCTTGTCACTCTCTATCGGAAACTCCCTATCCTCTCCCCCGAAGTCACACATAAACAGCTTCGTCTTGCCAATATCTAAGTCACCACTCCCCTTAAACGCACCCTTCCCTAAGTAGAACTCATACTCCGTCATCCCATAAGTCGCGCTGTCGTGATTTCCCTTGACGATATAAAAGTGTCCTTTCGTAAGCTCTCTCCTACGCTTAAACGCCTGCTCCACCAAACCCCGATACTCTAAAGTCCCGAACCGACCGTACTCTATATCCCCCAGATTCACGATATGCGTACACCCGTTCTTCTCAAAAATGTCGGTCGCGTAGTTTAGATACATCAATGACTCCTGCGGATAGTCGTTATGCGCACCCCGATTCTTAGAGCTTAAGTGCAAATCTCCGTCTATCCCGATTCTCGCTATCTCCATAAAATCCCATCTCCACTTAAAACACTCGCTATGCGGCACGCAAGCGAAAACAAAAACAATGCACCCATAAACACATGAAATGCCTTACTGTGCGGCGTCATATACGCCATCCACAGGGTGAACTACCAAACCACTGTGAACATCTCTGTTGACATTTCCCCTCTGCCTCCCTGCCAAACACTTTATCCAATACTATCGTTTTTACTATAATAGCATACTACATAAAAATAGTAAATAGAAAATTTATAGAAAAATCACCCGATGGCAAACAAAAAAGCGGACGGTGAAAACCGCCCGCTACACTTCTATCTGGCTTACTTCCGAGTCGCCGCCTCTAAACCTGTCATTATTCTGCGACCAGCTAGGATAACTACAACTACAGTTAATGTCATTGCAACCGTCTGTACACTCTCTGGAATCATTCCAATTCCACTACCGTCATAAACAATCTTGCAATAGCTTGGTCTGTGTAGCAAACTATCTGCAACATAACCGTAAAGCAGGTTTTCAATGAAAAAAAGAACTGTCTGCGCCCCCACTATAAATGCGAATCTCTTAACAAAAGACGGGCTTTCACCTATCTTCTCCTTTACTACAGGGTAAAAATACACCGCTAAGAGCATCGCTACACATGCATAAAACACAATCAAATACAATATCACACCAGCAAGCGTAACATTGGATACCGTCTCTACAAACTTCGGAGATTCTGGAGAGAGAACTGCAACCAAAATCGTATAAATAAACACAAACAGAATCTTCTTGTAGACCAGACGCACTGCCAACAAGAAATCCTCTTTTAGCTGTTTCACGCCCGCTTACCTCTTGTCTTAAATCCATTCAGTGTAATAAGCAATACTAATCCAAAGAAGGCTAATACAGCTATTGCACTCGCAATTACTGCGAAACAAGTTAAAATAACACAAACCGCACCTACAAGTGCTATCTGGAAGTTACCGTATAAACCACCGCTCACCTGTAAGTAAGCCAGAATACTAACGGCTAACAGCAAGGACTCAACAGAAAGCCTAGCGAAAAATCCTATCTTGCCTTCTCTTTGCTTCTGTCTCTGAAAAAGACTAAGCATAAACAGCATCCCACCAAATACCGCTAAGCCTAGGATGCCAACCTCCCGCGCATTAAACGGAGCTAGTGTCTCTACCGCCATCTTAACCGCTGACTTTGCTACTATCCTGTCAAGAAAAACATACAGAAAAGCAAGCCATGCGACACGCGGCACACCAATAATTCCGTCCACCACTCCACATAGTAGGTCTTTCACCACACTACGCTTACAAACTCTAAGTTCCTTCATCCCCTTACTCCTTCCTCTGATAAACAGGAGCAACAGCCCACCGCTTCATAGTAGGTAAAGCCAGAGCAGAGAAACTTACGAGCATCACAAGGGCAATTACATATTGTATAACCGCCGAAGCAATACCGCTTTTCAGTATCATCTCGGTCATACCCGCACCATTTGCTACCGCAAGCAGGAAGGAAAGTGTTCCAGAAGCAATAAGTGCTTCATCTACAACTTTTGTACCATCTGTCTTTCCCAAAAACTTGAACTTCCCAACTATACATATAGCAAATAAACACACAGGAAACAGAATCGAGAAATGTACCGCAAAGCTATAAGCAACCCCGATTAACAACACTCCCGCGCCAATCTCCTGCGCTCCGCTTAGACTCGGCAAAAAAGCCGCTTAACTTTCCCAATGTCTCAAGCACCAGAAATAAGAAAAGCCCCTCTGCCATCGAAATGACTACCCTCTTTGTACCCATAAACTTATCCTCCTAAACTGTAAATCTGTTACTTACTGACTTACAGTTTAACAGCTTTCGCCTATGTCGTAAAGCTATCCATGCCAAGTCGCGCATAAACTCTAAGGCTTCATACCTTTCTTTCTGTCGCTTAAATCGTTTATTCTCGTGGCACTTCAAAACTCATATACAACCGCCGCAACAGCCCCACGCAACATTCTCATTTACTAAATCTGTAATTTCTTTTTCATAAGGCTTTAATTGTTCCGGTAAATCAACGCTCCACGGAGCAGTTCTCAAATAATCGTTGCCACCGTCTGTAACTCCGCAGACTCCGTTTGAGACTAGTGCATCTTCAAGCTCCCAGAGTTTTCCATCAACTTCAATCTTTAGGACACCAAAGCAAAGACAAGGGTATTCCCCGTCATAAGACACGAATCTAACCACTTTATCAGCTCCCTTCTTTCCCCTAATACAAACCCGCTCACTCGTCAATCTCTTCCATGATGTCAAGCAACCACATCGCTAATATAAACCCCACCATAACACCGATTAGCCGTAACCCAAGCGACTTAACCGCTCTCTTACCTCTCTCGCCTCTACTCATATCTCAAATTCCTCCTCTAAATGTTCGCTCCCATTCCCTGTTACCACTATATCCGCTCCACAGTTCGGGCATACCATGACCTCTGCTCCCGTTGCCTTTAACGCCGCGTAACTCTCCTCTGCCTTCTCCCGTACACGGCTTATCTCGGCTTCCTCGCTCTTTAGGCTCTCTATACGCTCAATTAACCCCCTAAGACGGCTTACCATAGAACTGTCTACCTCACTCTTTGGAAGCCCCTTAAATGCTAATACTTCCCTTTCTAGGCGCTCCCCTGCCCTAACGCGCTCCCGTAACGATAAAAGCCCCGCTAGAATACTCTCTCGCTCTTCTTTTACCGTATCAAGCCCGTTAAACTTCTCTACTGCACTCTCAAGACGCTCAATGCCCCGTAGCCTACTTAGTAGCTTCACTACCCCGTCTACATCCCGCTCCATAGAGACACTATCTATCTTCGCTACCGCATTTAGCCGCGTAGCTACCCGCTCCTGCGCCCCTATACGCTCAATTAAACCCTTGACTGAACGACCTACGCTCTCACTCTCTTCTTTAAGCCCTGCGATACCCGCATAAACTCTTAGCCGCGCTTCACTCTCATCTGCCGCGTCAAGCCGCTCGATTAAACCTCTTAGCCCTGTTACAATCCGACTTAAACGCTCTATCTCGCCTTTTAGCCGCACCGCACTCGCTATATCTATGTCCTTTATGCTCTCTAACTCGCTCTCAAGCGTCTCTGCCTTTACGCTATACTCGTCTATCGCGTTCCGATACCCGTTCGCTTGCTGATTCCCGACCGCAATCGCTCGCGTTAAATTACCGACCTTTAGCGCGTTATACATAACCTTATAATTCTCACTGCTCTTTGTTAAAACAAACAGCAAATTGTCCTCATAAGTCCGTATTTGTAGTAGCTCCTTTGTCTCGGGTTCTACCATCATCCCCATGACCCGCTCAAGCTCTACAGGCGTTCCATAACCCCTGTCTATCTTGTCTGCCGCATAAACTTCACCGCCTGCACCAACAATCTCAAAGGCGTTCTCACTTGCTGTCTTTACACGCTTTACGGTCGTCCCGTCCGATAACTCACACTCTATCGAAAACCCCTTTGTGTTATCCCGTATGTAGTCCTTCTGCTCCGTAGCGTACCCGTTAGCCCCAAGTACCGCAAAAGTCTTTACAACAGAAGTCTTTCCCGCCTCGTTATCCCCGACCAATGTCACTATCGGAGTGTCAAACGGAAACTCTACCTCTCCCAGATTCCTAAAATTCTTAATACCCCAACGCTTTATCGGGGTATAGACTTGTCTACTCTCTTTTATGCTGTCCATATGCCTCCTTTAAGAAAAAGGATAGGACGGTTTTCCGTCCTATCCCCGTCTCGTACTTCTTAGCCGATAAACTTAGATTTCTGCAATGCCGTCTCCGCTTACAAGCTCACTCTCCGCTACCGCAAGCTTCGGCATAGCCTCCATCTGCGGCACATCGCCTATCACAGCCATGCCACCGATAGGCGCACTCTGCACCGTACCTACCGCGACCGCAGGATTCGTTACCGCCTTTCCCGTAGCCGCATACTCAAGATACTTAGCCTGCGGATTCTCAAGAAGCTCCTTCTGATACTCGTCCCAAGCACTGAAAAGCTTGTCCATCTCAAGCACAAGGTTCTCCTTATATGCAGGCTTGAACTCTGGGAACGACTTCTCAACCGTATCGAATATCGTGTCCATAACTCCAAGGGCATCAGCCTGCATCTTTGCGAAAAGCTTCGGGTATTCGTTGGATAAACTCATGTCACTTCCAACAACATCCATCGTCATACCAGAAACTAACTGCATACGACCGTACGCACTCTTCGGGTCAACAACTGTCGGATGCGTGAAATAAACCTCTGCTCCAAACTCTGTCTTACGCGACTTCGCAAGCTTCTCACGCAGGTCCTTTACCTTCTTGACAGTAGCCTTCCAAATCTTTAGCTGATATGCGGGCATCCCGTCTACCAGTGTAGCAGGAGAAACGCTACCGTCACTGTTTGTACTCATCTTGACAACCGCAACCAGTATATACATCTGCGGAACTGTCTTTATCTTGCTCTCATCGCGAAGTTTACGAACATCATCGTCATAATCCTTCCGCTCTTTTGTACCCTCCGCAGGCACGCCGCCATACTGTCCGTCAAGAAGCGCACGGCGATAGTCAAAAATAGCCCTACTATCCCGCTCTCTGGCACATATCGGGCAAATGCCGTCCGACATAACATGACCTTCTGCATCCGTTATAATCGGTGCGCCCTCCGTACAAACCGTTGAGCCGAAGGACCTCTTACCTGTCGCGTCATAGCTCTCCCAAGAATGCGTCTTGGCAGAAAGAGCAATCAGCTCCTTCTTAAGCTCGCCTGTCTCCGCGTCAGGTACCACGTGATACGGGAAATAAATCGTATTTACAAGACCCGACTCGCCAGAATACTTGAGCGAGTTGTAGGTATTGTCGTCAATGAACGAACGAAGGTTGCTACTCATGGATGCTACTTTAAGAAATGGGTTCTTCATGGTCTTATTCTCCTTTAATCTAAATCAATCTCTCTGTTAAACTCTTAGTCTCTCTACTTAATCTTCTCTACTCTCTCAAATCATACAAATCTTCTCTTTCTCGCTCTTCTCTCCTTTATGCTCTTTTTCCATCAACCAACCGATACACAAGTCTAAATACCCTCTAAAGCATTCCCCGTTGTCCTCACTTTCACGCAAAGTCTCATCTGCATCTTTATAGTTAATAGGCGTTGTCAGCGTTACATACCGATTCGTCTCCCAAGACCTAACGGCTTTCATCCCCGCTATGTCCCTGTCGGGAATCCGTACTATCCCGTATCTACACCTATTTAACTCAAGCATACTTATGGCACTCTTCCGAGTCCCACACATCGCAAATACTGGCTCGTAACCCAATGACCGTATGTGCAAGGCATCCGTTATACCCTCCGTTAGAATTGCATACCCCAGCTCATATGCCCGATTTAACCGCTCTAATCCCCAAAGCGTGTCTCCGCGCATATAATACTCTGTCACCGCATAAACATATCGCTCGTTCGATACTGGACTATACCCTACTAGCCCCTGCACCAGCCCCTCGCTGTCATATATCGGAATTACCCACCGCTCATGATAGATGGGCTTCCCGTTAGCAGAAATGACCCCGAAGGACTCTAAATCGTCCAGATAGTCGGGCAAAAGCAAATCTACATAATCCTTGATATAAAAAATATTTGCACTATAGATAGCCCCTGTGTACATCTTGCGAAGTCTCGCAAACTCCTCGACTTTAGAGGTATCGCTGTTCTTTATGAGTTCCTGCACATAAGCTGTAAGTCTTTGTCGAAAAACACGCCTTTCCCTTAGCACACTCTCGACTTTTTCCCTACCACCTAACGCTTCACTGCTCATAAACTATCTACCTTTCGCTTGCATAACCTCGATACTCTTCCGTATCACCCCAAACGGCACGCTACCTTTACAGCTATACCCGTACTCGTCTCCTGTTATCTCAATACAGCCCTCTGGTAAACTATCTCCACTGTTATGCTTCGATACCCAAAACCTAGGAATAAACTGTAACTCCCTAGAATCCCCCGATACCTCGTAGCCAACCCCAGCTACATAGTCAAACATCCAGTCTCCGTATATCTTGATGCAATCACTCGCTAGCTTCTTCGCCTCCATCTGATAGCCTTCCTAAAATTTTATCCCTGCTCTCCCCTGTTACCGCCTCGTATTTACGGAGTATCGCCTCGGAGGACTTCTCAAGACCCTCTCTCCCAGACATAAAGTCCTCTTTACTAAGCGTCCCCTTAACATACAAATGCGATAACAGCGTATACTCGGTAGAAGCCGTAAGCAGATTGAATATCACAGCTCTCTCTATCTCACTTACCTCGCTGTCAAGCTCTATATCACTCGACAACTCCACTGTCTCTGTCTCATAATCCGCTGTCCGAACTACCTTTCTAAACAGCACATGCATCTTACTAGGCGAACTGCTTAACTTGCTCTTTAATATCCTGTCAAGATTGCTCATCTCTACCTCGCTCCCCTTATCTGTCGCCCGTGCTGTTAAAACCGCCCGTACGCTCACCGCCCACGCTACTTCCCTCGGCGCGTATGTAGTTTATGATTACGCCCTGTCCTATCCTGTCTCCTGCCTTGATTACAACATCATAAGGCAACACATTGTAAAACGCAAACATTACTTCCCCGTCATTCGCCTTACATCCGTAATAATCTGCGTCTACAAGCCCGACTCCGTTTGCTAGAACCAAACCTTTCCTCGGACTTCCACTCCGATTTAACAGCATCAGCGCCTCGTTATCCGCTAACTCGACCTTAATCCCCGTATGTACTAGTGTCGGCGCAAACTTGTTGGCTACCAACTGTTTATCCGACTCACTTAAGTCATCAAACACATCGCTCTTCTTTACCGCGCATATCTCATCGTACTGCGTTCCGCGACATGGGATTACCGTGTCCTCTACCGCAAAGAAATCCGCTCCCGCCGCTTTCTCTGTGCTATAAACAGGAATCTTTGCGCCATCCCACTCTTTCCCGTCTGCCTTACGCGCTACATAAAACTTTGCCATCTCTCTTTGCCCCTTAATCTAAGTCAAAATCTCCCGCTACTCCCACATAGTGTAGCGAAAATAAACCGTTGAACCCTGCTTTGATACTCATAATACTGTTTGTCGATACCGCCTCGCGCCCGTTATCCGCTGTAAAACTGTTTAACGCGCTTCTAAGCACCTTTACGTTCAGTGCTACTCCTAGCACATCTATCGACCCGTCACTATACCGACTAAACTTTGCCTGCAAGTCGGAAATACCGTTAAACTCGGCGTTACTTGCCTTGTCCCGCACCGTAAACGCTCCACCCTGTAACGCGCTTAGTGCTTTATCACTCCCGAAGAAACTATACTGATAGTTTAAGATATACATCTCGTCCACAGGCTCGGCTATCGTACTGCTTTCCGCGCTTGTATCTGCACTACTCTCCGATAAACTTTCCACAGCCGTACTGCTCTCTGCTACCGCACTACTCTCGACTGCCGCGCCCCCGTTTACCGCCTCTATCCTATCCGCATACTTGATGGACGGCTCTTTTACGACCAAGACCCGCTCCCCGCCTACACTCCGTATCGCGTAGTCCTTTGTGTCGTTTACCTCGTTATAAGCAATCCCCAAGACCTCTGTCTCGTTCTTATCCGTATACGCCTTATAACTTAGCCGTGTCGGGTCGTATGTCCCCTTAATCTCGATTAAATCTACCCTGCTATGGTCGTACTTACTATCTCCCTTTAGGGCTGTTAAACGGAGATTCGTGTTCGTTGTCCCGATAGAAACACCGTCATAGTAGACCTCATAGGCTAACCCCGACAACAAGTCGTTATCCAGATACCCAGAAACATATACCCCGATATATGTGTTATCTTCTCGCTCAAGACTTACACTCTCTTCGCTCGCTCCTGTCTCTCCCTCGGCTACTACCTCTCCGTTCTCTCCCTCGCGATATGTTACCCCTGTGTTACGCTTTCCCTTTACATTTGCTTCTGGCGTTACGCTCGAATTATACGCGATTAGGCTCGTAAACGCTACCCCGCTAAATGTACTGTCCTCGGCTTCCCTCGCCTCTGCTGTCTCGCCCGCGCTTGTCTCCAATGCCTTGCCTCTCGCCTTTATGCTATCATAAACTCTCGCTCTCTCCGCTTCCTGCGACTCGATATGCGAAACTTTATCAGCTACCCGAAGCCTAACACCGTAACTACCCAGAAGCAGAGCCGAAAATAATATCAAAATATAGCCCGACCCCTGTTGTCCTCTACCGTTTCGGAGCATCCATTCCTCTCCTTTTCCGTAACTGCCCAAAATTTTACTTAAAAATCATACTGCACATAGCCCCTGTGTACTGCTAGTGTTTTCATAGTACTTCAAAAATTAAAAATACGGGTAGGAATTCCTTCCTACCCGCTAACTTTTATCCTTTAGCCCCTATTATGCTCTCACTAACTCGCGAAGAACCCTCTTTGGAACTGCGATACCTTCTTTCTTACAGTACAAATAATCCCTTACTGCGTCTTGCATACCGTCTGTCGTCTCTAACTTACTCTCTATCTGCCCGATAAACTTTGTTGTCCCGTATATATCTTTCCCTAATGCGTCAAAAGCCAACGATGCCGTATCCCTACCCTCTCGCATTAGATACCGAACCAATGCGTCTGGCGCTGTCTCGTCAAAATGCGCGATTATATTTAGCAACTCATGGTCGCTTCCGCTTCCCCCAGCTCTATAGTCAGACAAATCCTCTACTATATCCCCGTCTCCGTCCTTATCTACGAGTAGATATAGCCCGTTTGTCGCGGAATACTTCCGAAAATCATAAACGATAGCAAATGCTACTCCATCATCGTCCATATGCTCTTCATCCATTGTAAACAGCGCAACCGAGGAATCCAATTTCCTATCCGCAAACTTTAATAGCCGCGCCCTAAACTTAATCGCTCTCTGACAATACTCTCTAACAAACTCTCTGTTCTTCTCGTCATCTGCCCAAACTTCCCATGAGTTCCGCATAGTAATGCTGGTCTTTTTAACAGCCTTCGGAACTTGTGTCCCTAATATTGCAAATACCAGCGAACACATATCATGCACCTTCGCTACCGCCATATGACTGTTTAGCGCGTCTCCACGAACAGCCGCTATCTCTTGCACAACTCGCTCTGAATCCCGAACTCCTGTAAGATGCTCAAATATCGCAACGCCAAGCACTTTCCTTACTGCCTCGCTTAGTCCGTCCTTTATGTGAAAAACCCAGCCGCCTACCCCGCTCACACTTCCGAGTTCACTCGGCGCAGTAAACAGGCTAACCTCTTTCCCGCTAGGCTCGAACTTTAACCTAAAATCCGATAAATAGCTTCTCTTGTCTATCTCTAGCTCTACCGTAACCATCTGTCCAAACCGCTTACTCATTTCAATTCCGTTATCAATCTCGTAAGTCGCTTGGCATATAAACACCTCGTCCTCAAACTTTAAGCCGTCTAAACTAGCCCCCGCTAAACGCGCAAGCAATACCGCCGCATCCTCGTAGTCAAGCGCCAAATCTCTTGATTTACTATTTAGACTATGCGTCTTTATTCCGTCAAACCGCTTATGCACCACATCGCTCTTTGTTATCAACTGCTTCTCGTCTGACAACTTCCCACTTAGATACTCCTGCATAAGATTGGCGTCTATCCTGCTTAAAACCGTGGAAATCCCAGCGTAATCCTCAAATACCGCCTTCGCCTTTCCAAACACATTCTTTGCAGTTTCCTCACTTACCTTCTTTGCTGTTTTCTCTACGTTGCCGTCTGTTAGATACTCGGCAATACCGCTAGTAATTATCCTGTCGTTCTCTAAACCCTTAAATAAAAGCATATGCCCCGCAGGTGAACCCTCTATAAACGAAACACGCTCTGCAACAAATGCTCCGTCTGGATTCACATGATAAACAAGCGAAATATCCTCTCCTAAAAGCCCGCAATGCACTGTTCCTCCCTGCACGCTTCTAATCCGAAAGACCGAAACTAAGTACTGAATCGCATTCTGAAAGATACGCTTTCCAATCTCCGAAAGGGAAGTCTCGTTACCGCCTAGCTTTACCTTGTTGTACAGCGAAGAAAAGTCATCCGTAGGCGAAAACTTAATTATTTCCCCAGTTGGGTTACCAGACTCCTGTACGCTACCCTTACTTGCACTATTCATACCAGACTGTGTAGCCATAACTGTTGTAGCGTTACCTACTTCTTCGCTACCGCTACCAGATTCCACAGGGCTACTACTCTGCGTAGTACCACCTTTACGCCCAACTCCCGATACAGCACTGTTCTTTTCCGCGCTGACTCTTCCAGATTCCAGTACAATGCTCGACTCCTTAAAACCGCCCTTTGATAATAACTTGGCAATTAGCTTGTTATCCATAAACTACCCCTCTCTTAAAAGACGGGGAGAGAATGACTCTCTCCCCCAAACCGACTACTTAGAATCCCTCTAAAAGCGCCTTATAAACCCCGCTGTCGATATTTCCGTCTTTGCTGAAAATCAAAGCTCCCTCTTCACTCATATACTTACTCTTAATAGGCTCTATGCCTCCGTTTAACGCCTCGATAGCCGTTACCATCCCGAGCGCCACAGTTCTAAGCGTCTCTGCCGATTTCCCGTTTAACCGCTTTATCGCCTCTTCAAATCCTTTCCCGCTTACTGCACCGCCGAGCATAGCTCCCACTATTAAATCCACATCTCTGTAGCGCTTCGCCTTGTCCCAAAGGTTACTATTCCATCTTTTACCGCTATAAGTCGCTGTGAATACACTTAAACGACTATCCTTATCAAGGTTATAAGCCACAATCACGGGCTTCCCCTTTATGCGATAAACGCTATATCCCTGCGACTTTCCTTTCTCCGCATGAAGCGCCTTGATAAGAGACTTTGAATACTCTTTTAGAACTTCTAAATCTGATTTGCCGCCTTCCGCTCTCGACTCCCCAGAAGAAACACTGTTAAACAACTCGGCGTAATGCTTATCCGTGAGAGAATCCTTTGTATATGCGCTATAGAAAGCCTTTACACTCTCTGTGCTTGCGTTTCCGAGTCGATTCCTGTTGATAAGATTATCTAAGAGCCACTTTAATGCTCCAAGGTATTCCCCTGTAGCATAATCTGCCCCGAACATCTCTCTTGCACGCTCCGATATACCGCAAGCCTCGTTTATCTCTAAGATAATTGCGCCTAGACTCTTCAACTCAATCGGCTCTGCTTCTCCACTCTTCGGATTCATACGCATCATCGCGTCACTCACTGCATAAACACTCTCGCTATCCTTCCCAGTGCTAAACTTTAGCTTCGCGATTAGATTTAAGTAGAGCTTATTCCCCTTCGGTGTCGTTGCATAGGCTAGGGCAATCTTCTCTGTTGTAATCTTCATACCCTCTTTCTCTGCCCCCGCGTAGTCTATCCCTTGGAGCTTTATATCCTCTGGATTGTCAAACACCACCGCACCGATACGCTTATCTAAGTCTGGCAGAATCCTCGTTAAGCCACTCACTATCTCAAGCCCCTGCCGCTTCGCCTCTATAACACCTAGGCTCTCACTCTGCTTCTCTGCGGGCTTCTCCCCAGATAAACGCTTATACTCTGCTAAACCCTCTCGATACGCCACTGTTGACTCGGCTAAATACTTTGCATACCTCTCAACATTCTCTATCGAAGTTATATCAAAGACACTCTTAAAATCAGTTATCCCGAAACTATACCGACTAGCTCCGTCAAGCTTCAAAGAACAAAGCCTTGCCCTATACACCTTACTTGTAAGCCTTGAAGCAAGCACCACAGGCACTAACTTCTTCTTAACCTCGTCAGACGGCTTTGCATTTAGAATAGTGTCACAAACCCTCGAAAACTCATCCCCGATTTCGTCTGCTCTTGTGAGATTTATCTTAAATATGTTCAGTAGCCCCGAAAGCTCCTTAAAGCTAAACTCGGTCGCCCCTAAACCCTCCTTAAACCGAAATAGCAATACCCGCCTCTCATATACTGCTTGCTTACTAAAACTGCCTTTCTTCTTGTTATAGTCGTTCTTCTTAGATGGATTGTAGCGGTATTTGCCTTCAATCGTATTCTGCATCGTAAATTTCAGATAATCCTTAAAGACATTCATTAACCAGTAATAGGACGGAGACTCGTAAACCCGCTCTATCGTGTCTTGATACCCTGCGGCTACATTTCCGAGATAATTTAATCCCTCTCGCCCCTCCTCCTGCATCTTCTGGCAAGCTAACTCTACCATGCTCTGCGGAAACGGAAGCCCTGTCGCTTTATAGTCTAGTAAACTAGTCCCTAGCTTCTGCCCGAAGAACTTTACTATCTCCGCTTCCTTCTGGCTAAATACAATCTTCTCAAACAACGGCACGGGATGCAAATCTTCCTCGCTCGCGGTATCACGGTTATTCATGATTTCAAGTAATTCATCTATCTCGGAAGATACTTGCTGTCTTACCTTAGCAAGCTTTGCCATGTTCTCCCTCGGAATACTGAAAAAATCTGCCGAGCAATCCTCTCCAAAGCATATCGTTCTTAAAACCTTCCCGCTCTTATCCACCGCATTCGCGTAATGCACATGACGCAACGGATGACCTAGCTCACAATGAACTTTACCGACTTCTCTACAGTCCATATAGCCGCCATAAACCCACCTGTCGTAACCCCTAAGCTCTGCAAGCTTTGCAAGCTTCACAGGATTTGCTTCAAGTACTGTCCCTTGTGCCAAACCGTTAAACTTCTCAACCGTATACCACATATAATACTTCTGCAAAGCCGTCTTTTGGTTATGGTTTAATGAATTAAAGGCATCATTCTTCTCAAGAATATTCTCTAAATCAATCGCCTCTCGCCTAGCTACCCCGTTTTCGGCTAATGAAGATGCCGCCCTTATTCTCCGACTGCCGCTCTTCGTCTCTGCAACTGCCGTCTTTGAAAGCTCTACATTCGCTATCGGACGCTCTATCCCCGATATGACCTTCGTATAGCTGTTCTCCTGCACAATACCGTTTAATAAACCAAACTTCTCGACCGCCGCAAGCACCTTATCCGCTCGCTCTCTGACTGTCTTGCCCTTATAGTTTACGATACGATACCCCACTATCCGCCCGTCCTGCGTAATCGTGTTTAACACATGAACTCGCTCTGGCGTAAGTAGCTTTCCTGCCTTGTCTACCGCTGGAAACTTCCGTATGTCTCCGTTTATAAGCCTTAAACTGCCGTTAAATGCAAGATTCCGTATCAGATTCGCGTCCGTCCGAACCGCTTTCTCTACGACCCCCAGCGGAAAGTCAAACAAACTCCCCTTCGTGCCGAGCTTTAAGCTCACATCTACCATCCGAACCCCGACTACCTTCTTACCCTCCGCGACAAGCGCGATTGCATATACCTCTGGCGGCGCTGTCCGCTTAATTACTATATCTGCCATCTCTATTCCCCTCTCTGCCTCTCGGCAAATGATTTCCATTAAAAACTACTTGCAAAACAAGTAGGGGTTTATAGATAAGTATACCGCATGAGACAAATTCAAAAGGCGAGGATAGCCAATTAATAGCTACCTCGCCTCTAAATACACGACTTATCCGAGATAAATAAACTTTACCGACCTCGGAAACGCCATATTCTCTACCTTAGTTCGCCTAAACAGCTTTACCCGCTTTAACTTTGAACAACCCCTAAACGCTTGCCCACGCACTATGTCTACACTCTCTGGAAGCGTTACCTCTGCAAAGCTATTGTCCTCAAATGCACACCGCTTTATCTCCCGAAGTCCGTCATTTAGCCTTACTTCTACCAAGCCACACCCGCTAAACGCATACTCCCCGACACTCCTAACCGTAGACGGAAAAGCAATGATAGCTCCCCTCGCCCCTACAAAACAACGCTCTCCGATATGATATGTCCCTAGCGGAACTTCAAAAGAACGAGTCTCATGTGCAGGTATACGATTAAGTGTACCGTCATCTCCAAGACTTACCCCGACCAAGGCTCTCGCGCGCGCTAAAAATACTGCCCTCGCCCCGTTTACCTTACTCGGCGCTTTAACCGATTCGCATATCGCACCCTTAAACACCAAGCTTCCGTCCACGCCCCGCTCTGCGTTAAATATAGCTTGCTCTCCGTACTCCTTTATGCACCTATTTAGATTTATCTGGCTTATCACCTTATAACTCAAATCCTCTAGGCTTCCACCGTAAGGCATAAACACAATACGATATGTCTCGTCCACTACCCCAGTGCAAAACATCGCTACCCGCTCTCTGCCAAGATTATACCGATTCCGCTTCTTTACTGCCTCACTCTCTACAAACTTCCCCTTCGTTACGATAGGATACTTGTCCGTATTCGGAATCCCGTAGGCAAAGTTTTCGATAATACCTAAATTTGCCTCTACACTCGCTAGAGAAGCGGTACGAACATCGGAAGTTGTATCATCAAACAACAGATACCCTACTAACTTCCCTCTCTCAATGCAACGCGCCAATGCCCAAATCATTTCACACCTCCTAAAACTTTATTCCTCATAAACACTGACAGGTAAACCAGCTCTACATAGTCTGGAGGGGCTTTGTTCAAACCCCTCTGACTCTGTGCCTAATATGAACTTGCAAGTCACTTGCAAAACTCCCTCAAAAACCTGTCCCAAAGCCCTATACGAACGGCTGTTCGTCAAAACGCCCTCGAAAAAACCTGTGCTTTTTAGGCTCGAAATTTTTAGTAGCTGGTATAGCCGTTTTTACCTATAGGTCTACCCCTAAAATCCACTATGGTATTTATTCGATTTTGAAGAGTTTGTAAAATAGAAAAGGCTCACCTACTCTCTCACACGAGCCAAAATTATTTTTACAAAGTACAAAACATGCTCAAAGTACAAACAAAAATCGGGACGGGTCTTATGCTCCCGCCCCGCCTCGAAATCTGTCTGGTATAGCCTTAATATCTGTCAAACTCCCTGCGTTCTGCAACAAATATACGCTTCACATAAACTGCTACTCCCCTCAAAACAGCCACTACAAACCGAAACAGATTCCCTACCACCATTACCGCATAGGGCATTACTACTGTCGCCGCTAAAACCCACAAACACCCGAACATACAGTTATATACCCATATGCTTTTGTCGGGGTTCAACTCACCAACCACATTGCAAACCGCAAGTGACACGAACACTGCCACTATAAGCTCTGCAACCCGTAAAACAGTAGCACTTCCTTCTTCTATCACTCGAACTATCTCGAACAATGCCCCTTTTACTGTAAGGTATCTCTGCTCCGCTACACTTCTCTTAACAGATTCTGATAAACTTGCACTCCGTTTTCCTGCCATGACCCTACCCCCTTTTCGGAAAAGCACCACGCTCTCCCTAACTTGTCTCTATCTTACCACCTAATTAAAAGGCAGTCAACATAAATTATACAAAGCATGGCGTGGCTCTGTCCCCACCAAACGATACAAAAAGGGTCGGGCTTCATACCCCGACCCCTCGCTCAACCGCTCTTAACGAAATACTCTCTTTGTCACCGTGCAAAACCGCAAGTAACGCGCTTACTCTCACTCTCTCTGGAACTCTCTTATAAACTTCGTCACCTCTCGCTGTATCTTCGGCTTCGGCACTAAAACTACTGTCAGAAATCACGCCTGCGTCAAAACACCTCTTTATCACAGACAAAGCATAGTCAGATATTCCCTTATCTATTAAACACTGCCTCGGCTCTCGCTTGGTTACTGCCATTACTGAATCCTCTATAGCTCCAACTCCCCTTAAAGGCAAAACCAACCCTAGCCAAAACACAGCAGAAAGAAGCACTAACGCAAGAATACCTATTTCGTTGATAGTCCACACACTGCTTGCTAAAATCGGGACTATACAACTACCGTGCGTGACTGAAATCACTAGATACCCTATAACTCTTGACAAATTAATCTTCTTTGAATTGTTTAACAAAGCAATATAAATCAACACTATTGCTACAACAAACCCAACTGGCTTTTCTAAAATGTTAAGCCCAACTAAAAACAGTGCCACCACAAGTAAAGCAATGTTAATATAACAATTCACAAGTCTAACGTCTGTCTTACTCTTAGCCTCCCTTCTTTCCTCTGCATTTCCCGCTAGCATCTCCTTTACAGCACCAACCAGCCACCAATTAAACGCCTTACTACTCATGACATCACTAATTAGCGCACCCGCAAATATATGTCGCTCCCACATGCTACTTTCATGCCTATTTAACGCACTCTCTGCCACCTTTGCCAGTCTATCTATCCGCTCCCCCTCACTCCCTAAGAGAGCTAACTCGCACTTTGTCTCTGCCATGCCATTTCCAGAAAATAAACTGCTGAAAATACCACTACGCTCCGAACTCTCTTCATCTTTCGGAGCGTTCTTCGTAAGCTCCAGTACACTCATCTACTCCCCTCCCTTACCGCTACTACATCAGATACGAGGTCTATATGCGAAAATAAGCTTTCGCCACTTCCTATACGACTATAATCATAATTTCCTTTGCTGTAATTCTGCAATACCGTAAGCCTCTCCCGAGCTGATATAAGCTTATAGGGAGCATAACTCTCAATCCTCTTAATTAAACCACTGCCGCCCTCCATAGATAAACGCAAGCACAGCGCTCTATCTTTCACATAACTTGCTAGCGCCTCGTAAGATATGGAATCGTCTAACGAACTTAATGACTGAAACTCATTTGCGTCAACTAAACGCTTTATCGTATCTCGCACCTCTGCTGAAATACAGTTATTTAGGCTCTCCGTGACTCCAGTGCCTCTGGCTAAGTTGTACTTTGTGTTATATCTCTTGCTAACGTCGTCCTCACACACTCGCGTAGACTCTATACTATCTAATGCACTCCTAGAACCAAACAACCCGATTAAGAATAAGAAAGTTGAAAAAGCAATAACACCAGCTACACAACTACTCAACACAGATGCGTCTACTGTATTAAAGCTAACAAAACTCTCAACAAAGGCTACAACTAAAACCGCAAGCGTTAGCACTATCTGCAGGAGCGGAGATACCGACTTCGCACACATCTCTCTCGCCACTTCTTCGTAACTTGGAACACTCGCTGTCTCGCTAAATAAACTCATACCTATTTCTTCATCGTTAAGAAGCGCTCTCTGAAACTCCTTCTCCCTCTCGTAAAGCGCCTTCCCTGCGGGACGAAGCCTTGACTTTATGAACTTCTCTCTATCCAGCACAAATACCGAGTTAAGACCTCTAGAAAGAGTTAAATACTCTGCTAGAGCCTCTTTACAAGCTACGGCTCGGCTTTCTAGCGTAGGCTCTACTGCCTCCGCCTTAATGCTATCCTCTTTTGCGTCTTTCTTTTCATACAAATCCCCGAAAAGACCCGAAGTCTGTTCTTTTTCAAGCGTTAGCACTTTCTCCACTCTCCTTTACAAACCACCTCTTGATTCTTATACAATCAAGCCAGTCTGCTGACATTCCTGTAGACACATTTAATACCGTATTCCAAATAAACTTGCTTGCAAGTTCCTCTAATGCTTCCTTAATCTCCTTGTCAAACTCTTCGGAAAACCCACCTATGCTGTCTCCATTTCTATATCCGTATTCCTCAAGCTTAGTCACTGCAATTATACTGTCAATTAAACTCTGCTCTGTCAAAACCCGCTCGGAATATAGATACCTTACTATGCCTATCTGCTCCTCACTTAAGCTGTTAAATACCGCGCTCCCGACTCTATCCTGTAAATATAATGTCCTATCGACATGACCTTTCTCATTCGTATATCGAAATAGCGTATTTAATACAAAATGTCCAACCAACAAAAGACTTACCAGATAAGTGACAGATAGTGGCAGTAGAAAACTCTTTGACGATACTCCGTATAATAGCATCAAAACAGAAGCCACTAAAAGACCAAAGTAATATTTGCGATTCCTGTTAATAAACGCTGTCATCGTCCCGCAAATAGCTCCTAAAGCATTTCCCGTGACCTTTGCTCTTTCATACTCTGTAAATACTTTGCTTAGTTCTACTTTCTCTGATACCTCTTCTACCAATTCCCCCATAAACTCGACAGCACTCAAAGACAACTTCTTCTTAGCCCTCGGAAGATACTCTTTTCTAGCCCTAGAAGCCGCCATCGCCCCGTTATACCACCGTATTACCTCATTAGACGGCGCTCTCCGCGCTACCGCATCCTCTAACGCTTTCTCACATGACGAAATCCCTGCAATCAGTCCTGTTACCTCTCTTGTTCTCTCGTCCAACGCTCTACCCATCCCTGCCTCCTTATAGTGCTACTTTTAACTACATCTTAGCCCACTGCTACCAACTAGTCAAGCTAAATCAGCCTAAAAGCAAACTAAAAAACGGGGCGCGGCATTTAGCCGTACCCCGTCCCCGTAAACCTGTCTCACAAATCCAACCAAACCCTCGGATGCATCGCGTTTAACTTATCTATCCGCTCCTTCTTCCCCTCTGCCTCAAAATAATAAACACTCGCCGCCTCGCTGATTAAGTTATGCGTAAAGCTATTCAAATACCGATACAACTTCGCAAACGACCCGCGCCCGAGCTTCCCTGCCCCGCTCGGAGTCGCAATATAAACATTTAGGCTGTCGTCCTTAAGACCGCTCTCCCTATCCTCATCCGTATACCAACACGAATGAATTAAATCAAGCAACCCCTCTATCGCTACCTCCGTTACCCGCATACTCGGCTTATCTGCCCGTATCACTAGGCACGGATAAACAATACCGTCCACTGTCTGCACAACCGCTGTCCCGACCCGCTCCTTCGACACCTCTTCCGCTATGTCTATTTCCGATGTGAGGCTTAAAATGTCTGACATTTAATTCTCCTCTCTTTTGCTCCCTTTAAGAAAGCTCCATATCTTTGCCATCTCTCGCTTTATTAGCGATTCTCGCTTACTATCTTCCTCTGTGACTGACTCCTTTACTTCTTTGGCTACCACCGCGCTCTCTGCTCCCGTACCCGAACCTGTAGCTTTTTTGACCGAAGATTCTAAGCTCTCCTCTTCCTCGGAAACTCGATTCTCACGAGCTTCCTTACGGCGCAATATACTAAGTACTTCATCATCTGTTACAGCAAAAACCTGTGTTCTCCTTGAACTACTACTGGCTAACTTTTCCTTACGCGCCTGTTCGTCTCTATAATCCTCTGTTGCAAGCGAAACCGCTGTTCTACGCCCAAGAGCCATAAAAGACTTAATAAAATAATCGGGACGATGTAGTGCCAATGCAAGTATCTCGTAGCTCGCTATGTCGTTTACCGCCTTAATTTCAAACGCCTCGCCTTCTGCTATCGGAATTAACGAAGAAACTTCAACATCCTTGTCGGAAATACTGAAATTAGACGAAACCCCTCCGTCAATAAAATCCCTTAAGTTCCAAGAAAGCGCTGACATAGACGCTGGTTTTCTTTCTCTTAGCTCTACCTTGTCAAAATACCTTACTGTCTCGTTAGCATTTGTTATAATATCCTTTGTCCTCTTCTTAAAGGCAGTAGGATAAACTCCTACTCGTGCTAACCTATCGTTATTTGCAACAGCCTGCGTCCCAACATGCACTAAACTCGGAGGAAAGATAACACTTCCTAGGCAATTATACTGAAAAGCACTTCTCCCGATATAATAAATCGAAGAACCGAACACAACCTCTTCTATCCCGCAACCAAAGAAAGCGTAATCCCCTATCTTAGTTAAACTCTCTGGCAATGTTAGCTTTCTTATCTTATTCCCAAATGCGTGAAATGCCCCCATAGATATTATGCGTACACCATCTGGTATAGATATATCTACCTTCTCACCACCAACGGCTATCTTTGGGGACTCTATGTATCTACAACGCTCCTTATACTGTAGGACAAACATATCGTCTTTTTCACTAACCCTAGTCCTTAATGCGTCTTTCAAGCAAAACAGCATTCCTAAATCACTGTTAAATCTCAAATCTGTCTTAAATCTGCTGTTTATCTCGTCTACCCACTGGTCTACTTTACTTAAATCGCTATCTGACTTATATTCTTTCCTATACTTCTTACAAACTGAATACAAATCTTTCGATTCCACATCTTTAAGCGTAAAGCCATTATCCCTAAACGAGTAGTCACACCCTACACAAGAAACTGTTATATAAGCAGGGTCTATTCCTAACACCTCTGCACGCTCTCTGATAAACTCGGACAGCGGCGTTAGCGTATAGGAAAGTCTTACACTCTTGTCAAATGCTACCACATAAGCGTGACCGTGCTTAACATCGGATTCACCCGTATCAGTGTCTACTGCAATACTAACATGCACGGCTTCTGAAAGCGCTCTGTCGTTAAACAAAATTATAGCTAACGCACCACTCTCCAAACGCCTATGCACTATAATTGATACCTCACTGTCTGACTTTACCCGCCCGTTATCGTAGGTCGGATAGCCCTCTACGCTGTCCTTAATGCTAACCTCTCCGTCAGATATGCACAAATTATCTGTATTACGCACATACCATACAAGATGACTGCTCGGAATAGTCGATTCGCTAACCTTTTTCGGAAGCTTATAATAGGCTAACGGAGTATCCGCATAAGCTAACGGAGTATCCGCATAAGCTAACGGAGTATTTGCACAAAAGTCTGTTACAATTACACCGTCATTACACTTCGCTACTACAAAATAACTATTAGCCCTATCACTCTTCGATAAATCTGCTAACTCCCTTAGACAACTCCTGTCTAATCCAGACCTCGCATCCTTCGTTTTAGCTTGCGCACGCTCCTGCCTATATCGCTCACGCAATTTCTTTCCACTTGCTATAAGCTCATCTTTAGTCATCCAAAATTGCTTTGTATCAGTCAGTAGGCTATTACTCGCAATATTCCCGAGACAAACTATATCCTGCACCCGCTCATAACCATTCAAGTTATCGTACCGTGTCAGCGGATAAGCCTTTAGATAGTGATTTACTTTTGCGTTTACGCTGTACTTATCTGTAACACAAGCCGCGCGTAGCGCATCTCCAGTGAAATTTGACGCCTCAATCATCTCTTTGGTTGCTACCTTTAAGCCTCTATCAAAGATTGAAACATAATGTAATTGCGGATTTCTACTAAACGCTTGCGCACCTACACTTACAAGACTTGGAGATAGCGATATACTCTTTAGGCAGTTACACATCAATGCCCGCTTACCAATCGCTTTAAGAGACGACCCAAACTCTATCTGCTCAAGCCCAAGACCAAAGAGTGCATAGTCGCGAATCTCCTCTAAACTGTCGGGAAGAATTAAACTACTGACTTTGCCCTTAAAGAAACACAAAGCTCCACTGTCAATCACGCTCACACCCTCTGGTATAGTAAGTGTAATCTTTGAACCTTCCGCTACTTCCGAAAAATCTGGAAGAAAAACCTTAGACCCTGTAGACGCACCACTACTTACAAAAAACTCTTCCGAATTTGAAGCACCCCCGCGCTTCCCAAAATACGCTTGAAACGGAACTTTACTCGAGAGCGTCCCTGTCCTACTTGAAAATGTCAGCTCACAGCCAAACTTGCCATTAAGTCGGCTTACCCAACTAGTCACTGTTCCTAAACTTGCAATCTCCTGCTCGGGTAAACCTTTATCCTTCGTAAACCCAGAAAACGAAAACTCTCGCGTGCTGTTATTAAACATGCACCCTATTCCAGATATAGATAAATTACCGCCTAAACCCTCGCCAAACTTTAATATCTCTGCTACGGCTTGTCGTGGCACCTTTCCAGAGGCTTCCTCCGAAAACCCAAACACCCCGCCCGCACCATCTAAGGTCTCTTCGGCAGAGTTATCGAAGTGAACCAACCCGACATCTGTAATCGGCTTTCCAACCGTAAACACGGCAACTTCGTAAAAGCTACCACTCTTCCGCGTGACCGCAATATAAATATTACCGCCGCCACTTCTCGGGGAAACCGTAAGCGCCTCACTCGAAATAAGCACAACATTCTTCTTAGTGTCTATCTCCCCGTCAGTATTTAGTTTTAGCCCATTCGTATTTTCTACTACCCATCTGCGATACCTCGGATGTATTCTAGCAGAATCCGCTAAAAGCGGAACTTTAAGCATAACTCTACCACCAGATGAGTTATCCAGCACAAAGGCAAACTTGCTGTCCTCACTCCTAGCAAGCAGGGAAAATGACTCCTCCCTGCTTCTGCAAAACTGCTTAAACGAGTCCTTATCTCCCATTTCCCTTACTCCTCTGCGCCTGTTAGGGTAGCCAATAAACCCTTTAGATCTGCTATCGTCCCCGTGCTTGATTTCTTAGCAACTTTAGACACCAGCTTACTTGCTCTAGTATACTTGCTCCAAGCCTTCCTGTCCTTTGCGACTTCACGGGCTAATACCTGTGCGGTAGTTAAAGCGCATGTATACCAACCAAGCTTCCTGCAAAGCTCTATACTAGCTATCTCGGAAACTACATCAATATCTCTATCGAGGTAGTTATAATATTCCTCCCTAAATACCTTTGGATGCTTCGTGCCAGTTAGCGATATAACTTGGCTACTTACCTTTACCGTGGCAGATTTTCCGCTGGCTACAGAATATCTTTCCGCATCTTTAAGATTTTCAACAGCAGAACGCAGAACTAAACGAAGCCCTGTACGGTATATCTCTAAAGATGAAAGCAAATCATTTCCCGTAAAACAACCCATGCCGACCTCTACTAAACTCGGTGGCAACGCTACATTGGAAAAGCAATTATATGCAAATGCACCCGCTCCAATACTCACAAGGGAACACCCAAAACTTACATCCTCAATCCCACACCCGAAAAAGGCGTGTACACCTACCTCGACTAAGCTATCTGGTAAGTAAAGCTTTGAAACCCTATTCCTAAGAAATATGAACGCACCCGCTCCGATAGCCCGAACTCCCTCTGGAATCGTTAGATTAAACTTTTCCTGCGCCTCTCCGACAGACAAATTCGGCTCTGCCACCGTTACTCTCTTCTTACCATCATTCACCCAAAGAGTTACAGTCGTTTCGGCTTCTCCCTGTGCAAGCTCACTTAGATAATCTGCTTCGTTATATAACACCCCAAGCTCACTGTTAAACGCAAGCTTGCACCCGAACTTCTCATTAAGGGATTTAACCCACTCTGATACTACTGATAAATCTGCCTCTGGCTCAATATAAGGCTCGCGTTTTGGAGGCTCATACTCAAAAACTGCATTACTGTCGATAGTGCATCGGTAATCTTTAGGAAGCTTAAAGTTTACCCCTGCTACATTTAGTGTATAATCCCGATGAATGTCATGATAACTACGCACTGTGTCATGAATGCTAGTAGACAACTCATTTGCAAACTCCCCTGGAAATAGTCGCACATTAGATGGTATATCAGCAAATGGACTCAAGCTTGAGTTACACGCTCTATACCATTCAATACTGCTATTAGAATTCCCATGAAATGAAAACTCATTCATCCAGTTAATTCCAATACCATTGTATATTATTAAGCCTTTATAAAGATTCCCTTCATTCTCTGTGATAACAAGAAATGCCCCTACCTTGTCCTCTATTCCAGCATATATGTCTTTCATCTTGCGAACTGAATCTCGGTAAGTCATGGAAATGTGAGTGTCTAAATCTCCATAAATAGTTAAGCGCTCTCTGCCCCCAATAACAGGGTAGGTACTTAAATCCACTGTTACCTCAAGCTTCCCTGTCTCCTCGTTAAAAGAAAGCCCCTCCGTGTGTCTACCAAACCATGCCAAATGTCGCGGTGAAATATTTCGACTTGCCTCCCCCTCAAAAGGCAAAAGCAAGACCCCGCTTCCCGCAGATGCTTTGTCATAAACTGCTACATACTGCCTGTCAAATGTAATCGCTATCAGTATGTAACCAGAACTCTCTCCTCCGCGCGACAAGACCAATTCTCTTTCGTATATAGGCATAACCTACCTCCTAAAATCTTAATTATGCCAGTTAGACCTTAAGCGGTACAAACCATCCCTTTCGCCGCTCTTAGCATCTCATCCCGCGTTACCCCGCTCACATACTGCCCAGAATGCGTTAAAGCGCCACCGCCTACAAGTGTCATAAGCTCCATGCTTCCATCCGCTCCCTTTTCGCAAAGATGCTCGTTTAAGTAGGCAATTAAACCCTCTCTGTCTTTAAGACCGCGTAGAAACTCGCTATCTATCCCGCAAATCCCTCGGCTCTCTGAAACAAAGACCTTAAATCGTCCCACTAACTCCGTAATACCGACTCCAAACACTGCCTTGCTCTCATCTATTAACTTAAACTCGTTATACTCCTCTGCCTCGGCTTCCTCTAAGCCCTCTTCCTCGCTCTCATCCTCATAAACTTTATCCGACTCTACCTCATGCTCTATCTCTGCCGACCTAAAGTTATCTGGATTTACCGCTATTCCCTTATCTACCATAAACCGCTTTAACTGCTCGGTCGGGATATTCTTCTTCGCTTCCGCTATCTCGTCTTTCGTATACCCGTTCGCCTCTGTATACTTCGCCGCTACCTCTTCGTTTACTCCATAGTCAAACTGCAAAGATAACAAGTTTCCGATGACAGGGTGTATCGGCTTTCCCCAATTCCCCTTGTCTAATACATACTTCGTTATCTTCCGTACTCTAAAGTCTACTACACGCTCGTTAAAGTAGCTTAACACCTCTTCAGGACTCTCTGATACGCTATCTTCTCCCCTAAATATCGGCGTATCTTTCGATTCCTCTATATACTCGTTCGCTAGGTCTGGATGTATCTCTGCCATCTTTCCCTTCGCGTCTTTCCAAGATAAACCTACTCCAGCTCCTACATACAACGGCGGGAATCCGTCAAGCTTCAACTCCATATTCTGCACTACATCCGCTAACACACGCTTCGGGTTTAACTCTTTTACATTACACTCCATTAACTGCTCATCATGAATCATATTCACGATAAACAACTTACCCATAAGACCGTTCCTGCGAATATAGCTGAAATTTCGCGCGACCGAAATCTTGAATATATCTGCCGCCGTTCCCTGTATTACCGCGTTTCCTGCCTGCCTTAGCGCAGAAGCCTTTGCCTTACTGCTTACATTGCCGTCCTTATCCTTAAACGAATAATAGCGTCTCCTATGCCACTTCGTCTCCGTATACCCGTAAACCTCCGCAGACTCCTTGACATTCGTAAAAAACTTTCGGACATTCGGCTGGTCTCTGAAATATAACTCATACTTCTCTTTTGCCGCTTCGATATTCTCCTTCGTAGCCGTTCCGAAAAGCCTTATCGTTAAAGAAGTGATTCCCATTCCGTAGGGTATACCGAAATTAAAGCCCTTCGCCTCGCCTCTCTGCTTCGGCGTAACCGAGGCGTAGTCTACCCCGTACATTAAACTTGCCATAGTCGTGTGATAGTCCATATCTGGGTCTATAAACTTCTTCTTTAACGACTCCTCCCCCGCTAAAGCGACTAGCGTTCGATACTCTATCTGCGAAAAGTCCGCATCAAACATTACACAATCTTTCCTCGGCTCGATTATCGCCGTAATCGACTTCGGAAACTGCTGTGCATTTGGACTACTGCAACTCATTCGACCTGTCGCTGTGCTTATCTGACCGAAATGCGAGAAAATAAACCCGCTAGGATACATAAACTCCTGTAATCGCCCGAAAAACTTCGTTAAGAGCGTATCCACGCCTTTCCACTCTTGATAAACCCGTACTATCTCCCCATTCTTTCCCGCTTGCTTACTTAACCCCGCAAGCGCTGTCTTACTTACCGACTTCTTCTCCCCCATCGGCATTTTAAGCACATCGTAAAACAGCTCCGCAACCTTTATCGGAGAAGTCAAGTTTAAGGCGTTCTCGCCCTCTTCCATCACGGCTACCGCCTCGGGCAATATACCCATCTTCGCCGCTCTATCGGTAGCCCCCGCTAAAGACGCAAACACCGCTTCCTCTTTCTCGGTCGAATACCCTATCATCTGTCGTATCTTATGCTCAAGCTCCGCTTTCTGCACTAAATACTTGTCACGAGTCGCATCTATCTTCTCTTCGTTTATACGATAGCCGTAAAACTCCATATACGCTATCGCGAGACTTACAAGCACCTCAACATAGTAGATATACTCAAGCGACTTGAACTTACTAAGAAGCGCACTCTTATATCTGATAAACAACTGTAGCGTAAAATCTCCGTCTGCTGGCGCATACGCTGTTGACCCCGCTAAATCCATATAAGAGAAGTCAATCCCTAACTCCTTCTTCTTAGTCTTTGTCGTACTATACGCATTCGGGTCGAAAAAGTCCGTAAGCTCAAGCTGGTCTACTCCAAACTCCCGCTTTACCAAGTATTTTAATGCAGAACTCTCACCTCGGTTGCTTGTCGTAGAACGGAACTTGTAAACAAGCTGATGCAATATCATGCTATCTTCGCGGAAGTTTATGTCTATGCTGTATAAATAGGCTACCTTCGCATCGAATGTGCCGTTATGTCCGACTAAATACCCTTTCTCCAGTATATCCCTGTTTCGCTCCATTAAGATAACATCACAGCCTAAATCCTCAAGCCGATTTGCGCGTATATACCGCGCCATGTCATCATCCCGACTGCGAAATCTTCCTACCGTATAGTCTGCCTTTATCTTCTCCGCTGTCTGCCTCGTTAAAGGGGAGTTTAGGTCGGAATACAGATTATGAAACTTTCTATTCCCTGCGGGAAAATAATAACTCACATTCGGCTCTAGGCAATAAATAAACCCGACTAGCTTATCTACACCTTTCTGCTTCGACTTACCTACGCTCTCGTTATACCGCTTAAGCTCCTCCGCCTTCTCCGAGCCTATCTTCCCAAACATATTTATCTTTAAGCCCGTTGTCTCCGTATCAAACGCTATCGGCGTGTTCGGGTTTGTCCGTATCTTCTCCTCAATACGGCTAAACAGCTCCTCCGCTTCCCTCTCGTCCGTTACAACCTTATACTGTTTATCCTTTAGCCAACTTATGTCCTTGAATAAGCCTATCTCCTCAAGCGGACGCACATATATACTACTCGCGTCAAAACTTGCGTCACTCGTCTCTTTCGCTAACTTCACATACGGCAAACTAAGACCACTCGGCACAGAACTCGCTAAACTTAAGTCAAGCGTAAAGTTGCGGGACGCTATATACGCCCCGCATAAACCACTGTTAAACCGCCGTATCGAAAAATCTACCCCAGCCCTCTGAAAACTATGCTCCACACACGCGCCTAGCTGGAACGGCACGGGGACTCCGTTACTTGACTTACAACCGCCTATCCCGCGCTTCAAAGTCTTATAGACCTCTTTCGCCATAGGACTTCCCGCTAAATACTCGTCCCTAAGACCCTCCAGCTTATACGCGGATATTATCTTCCCGCTAAACCCGACTATAACCTCGGAATACTGCTTATCTATGCACGCTATAACGCTATAAGTCTGATTATCCGTATATGTCCCCGTTGTCCAAAGCATATCTTCCCTCTAGGCTTAGATTAAGCCTTGTTTCTTTAGCTCTGCCTTTAGTTTGGCTATCTCTGCCTCTAACGCCAGTTCCCTTGCACTCGGTTTCTCGTCATTTCCCGTATCTTCGCTTACATTAGCTACCTTTGTCCGATTCTTAGCTTTGCCCTTTGTTAGCTCTGCCTTTATCGACTCCGACAACTTACCCGAAAACTCAACCATCAAATCACTTGTAAGTCCATTTCCATTCCACTCCCTTGACTTCCTCGAACTCGCAGAACTACCTAGCTCCAAATCCTGTGTGTCACTTCCAAATAGCCGCTCTCTAAGCTCTAGGGCAAGTGCCTTATTAAACTTACCTGTCGGAGAACTTATCATCCCGCAAATCTCATTAAGCGCCTTCCGCTTCTCTGGTGCCGATGTCAGCTTGCTGTACCCAGCAAGAGAAAGTATTTTATCAGTCGCCTCTTTTCTTGTGTCATATCCTATGTGACTGAGATAAACTCGATTACAAACAGTCTCGTTTAACTCTCTCTCTGAATTCCTGCTTCTAACAACTCTGACCTAAGCGTAGCAAGTGTACCGATTAGCTTACCATCCTGCCGATAAACCTTAGTCTGAAACTCCCTGCGCACCCAGTCACCTTCCGTACCTTCCCTAGACAAGATACTACGCCCAGACTCTTTCATATATTCTAGTATGTGCGTATAGTACAACCTATCAGAGATTGCATAGGCGATAATAAACTGCATATACGGGAGAGACTTTCTTTCTATAACAATCTTTGAAAGCTTGCTCATCCCAGCAAAGACACTACAGCCAAAAGCAGGAAAACCCCCACTAAACGACACTGTATCTATGTTAGTTCCGCTAAATACACCATCTCCTATAGCTTTCACTGACTTTGGAATTATAACTTCACCGCAAAGCGTACTATCCTTAAAGGCGTAGTCATCAATCACCCGCAAAGTTGATGGTAATTTAAGCCCCTTTGCCTTCACTCCTTGATATGCCCGCTTACATATAAACGACACACCGTTCGGGACTTCTATTTCTCCCTCTCCATTAACCCTGTCTACTTTAATTACTTCATTAGACAACTCCCCATAAAAACGATTTCTCGAAATCAAACCAAACTTCGGAATAAAGTTTACTGTATCCTTTGATAGAAGCTTGGAATCACTTACTCTTCCGTCAGTCTTGTCAGTCTTACTCCTAAGCAAAGCCTCCATTAGAAGCTCCGCAACCTCAATACCGCAACAACTCAAGTATTTCCTCACTTTGCTACTACTGCCCAAATCAAGCTCGGAAAGTATCTTTGTGGCTTGCAGATACTCATTAACTCCGATGCCATAAAGTTCCTTCTCTGAAAAACTTGAGCTTCCTGTGAGTATCCCCTTACAAACACTCGCATCATGCACGCATCTTATTTCTTCTGTAGGAATGTCTCCAACAGAAAAACCATCTGCATTACCCCCTCTTGGATACTGCGGAGTTAAAACGCTCTCTAGCGGGATGTTCCGATACTTTCTGTCTACAATTCCCTCTATCGCAGAATACTTCTTTACCTCTTTCCAAGTTTCTAAATGCAAATCCAAATTCCAGCCATCTTCAAGATTAAACACCGTTACATGCTTTAACTCACCACAATCTGCAAAAGCACCTGCGCCAATTATTGAAATATAAGGCAAGCAAAGCTCTGTTAAACAATTCCCAGAAAAAGCATGGTCTCCAATATAGTCAAGCTCACCCTTAAAAAGCACTGACTCTAAACCTATCCCAGAAAAGGCGTTTTCCGCAATTTTACCGCGATAACCGTGACTCATAGCTGGAATCACCAGAGTCTTAACCTTTCCTGCAAAACTTGAAAAACTTCTCCCGTCTCTACCTAAATATGAAACGCCTCTCGGAAGCTCAAGTGTCAACTTCTCCTTGATTGGCACGGACTTTATATCATCCCCCTGCCAGAGCCGCCTTTCGCTATACTCAAGCCCGAACCCGTATTTTGCATTTATAGCCTTGACCCACTCCTGCGCCTCTTCCTCATAAGACTCAATATAGCCCCCAAGCGAGCGCTCCCACTCATCAACCCAAGCACTTGGAAAATAATCAAACGACTCTAAATTTAATTCCGCGTTTAACATTGATACGCTGTCAAGCGTATCAATGTTAAATTTCCCGAGTGTATCTGCCAGAGCCTCCTGAATACTGCCAGAGTTGTAATGACCCCAAGGTGCAAGTAAGAGATGATACCTCATGCTACTGTCTGTTGCTCTCCTACAACACACATCAATCTTGGACGGTGCTGTGTAATGCTTACCTTTCAAAAAAAATGAGCATAGGTACATAATCAATCCCAATAGTCATCCCACCGCAAATCGCCAGAGTAACTGTGTTCTTGCCTGCTACAATCCCGTCCTCTAGCGTTACACAATCTGCAATAACCTCTGCTGTGTAATCTTCTTTTAGCTTAAGCCCTACTATGTATTCACATAAAAGAACACTTGCACTGGGATTGTTAAGCAATTCCTCTGGAAAACTATAAAACTCGTTTTCATTTCCAAACGCACGCGCTATCAGCGTCTTTTTAACAGTATCCCGCGCAACCAACCACAACCTAATCGCACTCATCCCTCTACCTCGCTCTCCCACAAACAAACTAAACCTTACTGCTCCTCTTCGTCCCTAGCCTTCAAAGCATCTTCTGAACTTATTGGCTTAAACTCCGAAACACCCTCGGGTATATCCTCCGCTATCACATCCGACATTAGCCGCATACCGCCAAGCTCTAGCTTCGTCTGCTTTCCCTTCTGCATAAACTCGTCATAGTTCTCTACAAACTCTAACTTGCAGAACTTGTGCGACTTCTCGTAGTCTCTCGGAATACAAAGACCTACCGTGATAGTGAGCCGCTTCGTTCCTATCTGGTACGGACGATACGCTTTCCGCATATACTCCTTAAAACTGCCCTTCTTCGGGTTTAATATCCATCCCGCTAAATTCTGATTGTCCGTTACCAATAAGACCGCAACAACTCCAAACTGCAATAAATGCGCCTGCCACTTATATATACTGTCTAACGCAAACCTGTAGGCTTGTATCGCCGTAATATGCTGATGGTCTTTCCATAACTCTTCCATACAAACCCGCTTAATGATAGGCGAGTTCCCGTCATAGTCATTATACAAAGCACACGAGAAGATTCCGTACCCCTCTCCCCTCGGTCGCCTAAAAGAAAAATGACAATAAACTACCTTGTTGCCTTCCATACTGCTCCCCTCTTAACCTTTCGCGTCTATACAAGTGATTAACGGATGCGCCTCAAACTTCCGTCCAAACAGCTCTACGCATACACCCTCCGACAAAACCTCTAGCACTTCTTTCTTTGTAGCTTCCTCTTTGCAAATCAATGTAAAGCCTCTGTTATAAAGCCCTGCAAGCGATAAGTCCTTACACCTGTCGATAAACCTTTCCAAAACCTCGTTCAATATCCTCTGCATCGTCTTGTTTCCGTCATGCACTGCCACCTCGTCATATGTCTTTGCCGCTATCTTATCCCCGTAATACCCGACAATGACCCCGCCATGCACTCTATGATACAAGCTGTCCCCTATCGCTGTCTTTCGGATTTTATTAAACGACACCTCTTCTAAAACCCTGTCCAGTAGCGATATGTCCGTGCTATACGCCATACTAGACTTCCCGCAAAGAAACTCCTCCATATAGTCATGTGAATAGCCTAAATCTTTATGTGCCAGACTAAACAGCATACACTTTACGAGATGCGTATAATCGACCCGTATCATCTTATACCCCGACATGTCCAGCACATCCGTTGTCTCAAAGCTAAACATATCTACTTTTCGTAGACTTATCGGACGCGATACTACAAGGGAATCAACCGCATTATACTCGATACGGATTAAACCCTGCTTATTCTTTAGCTTCTGATAAACCGCCTCTATCTCACAAAGATAGTCACAGAGCGCCTTCGCGTTCTGCTCGTGCCGCCTCTCTGCCGCCTCCCCTGTTACCCTTGACGGCTTCTCCGTTATCCGAACTACCTCACTGTCTATCGCGTCACTGTCTACCCTCGTCTCAAACTTCCGTTGCTTTAGCCTAGTCACAAGCCTATCTGTGACCTCGCCTCGCGTATGCTTTATCTCAATCATGCCCGACCCTCCGCAGAAAAATTTCTATAAGAAAATTATACAACACGGAAGTCTTGTGTACCAGCTTGTTTTCTAACTATATGCCTATTATTCTCTAAAATAAAAGCGCACCCGCAGGTGCGCTCTACCTCATAAACTTAGTCACTTGCAGAGCATCTTATCTATCTCCTCGCCGCAATACAAGTACCTCCGCAAAACCTCTGCAATACACGCGCTCGCATCTTGATAACTTTCTCCACAAATCGAAATGTTACGAAGCACCTCTAGCGCCTCGGGCTTACTCCTAAGCTCCTCCTCAATCTCCCTCGGGCTGTCTATCCCAAGCAAACTGCACTCAACCGCAAACTGTGCGTCATTTATCTGATACCCCGTCTTTACCGCTACATAGCAAAAACAAAGCAAATCTACCCCGCTCTCACTATACCTATCGGACGCAAGCATCTCTACCGCAGAAACCAGCTCATTATCTTCTACTAGGCTTAATGCCTGCTCTGACCGACTGTCGGGAATCAAGTCGAAAATGTCTGTTGTCTCCCCAGAATCGTTTATTAACTCGGATGAAACAAACCGCTCCGCTTCCCGCTTCTTCTTCGTAGCGTGCCTCCGTATCACATTCTTTAAGCCCTTATAAACAAAGGACTTTAACGGATTCTCAAGATTACACACGGGATACTCGCTTATATCCCGCGCTTTCGCAAAATAATCTACCGCTTCACAGTAAACTTCTTGATACTCTGGACTCTCGGGGTGAATCCTAAGATGACTACAGAGATACCGACCATACTCCCCACAAGCGCCTACTATACGGTCTGATTGCTCAAGCGCTTTCTCCTGCGCTCGCTTTTCCTCTCCTATAAACTCTTGCACGGCGGCTTTCCCAAAGTCAAAGTGGCTACTTCCGCAAAGGATGTTATCTTCGTCATAGAGTCTGCAATCGTACAAATACCCGCGCTTCTTTTGCTCTATCGCTGATATTTCTGCGTCTAACTCGTCAAGCTTACTGTCAAGTAACCTACTCATATATACGATACCTCCGAAAGTAAAGCCCTGCCCCGTATTATCCCCTTATAATAAGCTCCCCTACGCCTTTTTAAGCGCTCGTATCAATTTGCTGTCATCCTTAGCAGTCGTCTTTACTATGTCCGCAAACGCTTCCGCAAATGCTTCCCCAAAACTGTTAAACATCTCCGAAACCCCGCTACTCACCAGAAAACTCGCGTTCGCTTTGTAGTAGTCCAGATTCCGTAAAATCCTACTGATTAAGCCGTTACTCATCTCGTCAAAGCTTAAAACATACGCTAGCTCCTCTTCAAACGACTCCTCTGCCTCGACTTCCTCCAGATTATCGTATGTCGATAGATTCATATACGCTAGCTGATAGTCTGGCAGACCCTTTTCCTCGGCATCCTCTGCCCCACAGGAAGGTATCTCGACTTGCATATAAACCTCTTTGCCGTTTGCCTTCTTACGAACCCATGCCCCCGTGCTTGCTCGCCTATACGCTGGAAACATCGCATACTTCTTGATTTTCCCATAGATATACTGCTCTATCTGCATATACCCGCACTCTACAGCAGTTACCCACTCACCTAGCCACTCCGCACGGCACACCGAAATCGTTACATCTACAATCAAATCCTCTGCCTTTGCAGGGTCGATACCTTGACCCCTCGCGTAGCTTACCAGCTTATTGTAATTCTTCGCGATATACGCACTCGCCTCGTGCGTACTCTCTGGCTCAAACAGCTTTGCCGACATACACCATCTGCGAAAATTCGTCATCCCGATTTCCTCCACTGCTTATGAAGAAGCAGACAAAACAGCCGTCCACGAACTACCTTTAGGACTTCGTAATATTTTCTTTAGATATATTAGCTGTTTCTGCTCCCTTTGTCAACCTACTATCCTAGGATAATTGCATAGGAATAGACCTAGAATAAATACCTTTTAGTCAACCTTTTCTTAAGATTTGATTTTTCTCGAAAGTATACAGGTAAACACTATACACTCTCACCACTTGAGCTTCCCGTCTACCATGTTCCCTATCAAGTGCTGTTTTGCCTTTCTCTCCCGCCGCTCTCGCTTTACAGGACTTGGCTTCGGCATCCCAGTAAATAAACTCTCACCCGAAGCTTTCTCTACATAAGGACGACTAAGCAAAATGTCCCTATCTATCACGATATTTCTAATACAACAGCACTTATCACCGTTCCTGCACTCCATCCTTGCAGTCGGTGTTGTGTTACTCTTGCTGTCGTGATTTATTAGTATCTCCCTCGCTACAATTGCTGGAATGCAAGCATTATTGTTATATGCCGACAAAGGACTCTTGCAAACTCCTACTTTCCCAACTTCGCACCCAGTAATACGCTGAATACTCGCTCGCATACTGTTAAACGAGACTGTAAACAGCGTATTGCTGTTGTCCTTTATCATAATCCTGTCATATGCTACACCGCTATTTACTACTTCCTGTAATAACGCCTTACTCTCTTCGCTTATGTCGGATTTCTCTACATCCGAATCGTCTATCGGAATATAAAGCATTACCGCAAGGTTTGGTACCTTGCTACTTAGCCTAGCTATATCTTCGTAACACTTCTCATAAAGCGTTACCTCGATTAAAGGGGTCGCTGTCTTAAACTTCTCACACATCGAAAGAATATACTCATCACACCCCTCGTCAAACCGCTTAAACCGATACCTTATAAACGGAATGTCCGTAAGAAAGACCTCATATCCCCCGACAACCACCTTCTTCTTTTTCGTATCTACCGTGAAAATCCCAGTCAAAACTAAATTCGCAACTACCCGCGTCATCTACCCATCTCCCTTACTGAATCGTAAGCAAACTGTCGTCTACCAGAACACCATCTCGATAAACGATTACATCTTTTGGAAGTTCGGCTAACTCAAATGCCTTATCACAAATAATACCGCTCTCAATAAGACGCTCTCGCTCATCTTCCGCTAAACCTTTAAGACCACGCACCGCGTACATCTCTAGCGCTTTATCTCGCTTATCACTTACCAGTATAACAATCCCGCAATGCACCAGAATTAAAGACATTCTTCGCATGTACCCTATCTTCCCCTTTCTTAAACTCGAAAGAATACCGTATTTAACGCAAATAACTCGCTATCCCCCACCGTGCTTATAAACCCAGAGTCATTAAAGAACCTCTCGTCCCCAAGCACACTACGGTGCATCATAGAAAACAATGCCTTCTCACACCTATCCTCAATCCCTATCTTCCCCTGCCTCTTAGCCTCATTAAGCAGTAACCGCATATTAAGCCAATCCTCAAGCGATGCCATAGACGCTATCCTCGCCATACGCTTAAACACATACGCGCTATATGTCTTTAATCGGCTATCCTCTGGAAGCTTGTCCTGCACTTCCGTTGCGCTATATGCTACAGACACAGGCAAATCTCCGTTATTGATAAGTCTACGAAACGAAATAAAGATGTCTATCTTGTTTAACAGCGTATTTAGAAGCCTCTCCGCGCTCATACTCTGTATCAAGCTCCCGTAAATCCGATATATCTTCCTGCGCTTTATAACCTTTCCGCTTCCCATCGGATTTAACAAAGCATAAACAAAGTCATCGACTGCGTAGTTCTCTGTCCCCTGCAACGCATCAAGCACCTCTTCATACCCGATGCTCTTCCCAGAATACATTGTGATAATAGACGATAGGCAGTCACTATACTCGTTATAAGCGTTACTTAAGCGCAAAATAAATAGCTGTATACCTCTATCGTCTACCTTAACCCCGCCGTCACTTAGCTTCCCCTTGACTATCTCTGTTAATGACGCTCTATCTGGAAAGCTAAGTCGCACCGCACAAACGCTCGAACCCCTAGCTACCAGATTATTACGAAGAATTTCCCTATGCTTCCGAAAGTCCTTGACCGTTATAACCAGATACCCAGTCTCCTGCGGTGACTTCATATAAACACCAAGCCGCTCCCTCTGTTTATCCGTTAACTCTGAATACTCTACGCTACAATACCAGAAACCTCGCATCGGATAGCTACTCGTACTGTCCAGAAACTCGTCAAACCCTACACTGTTTCCACGAGAAACCTCTTTATCCGAGGTTACACCGAACTCCGACATTAAATCCAGAACTTGCTCTGCATTTACCTCTTCCCTCGGAATCGCAATGTCCCTAACTCTGTCAATGACTATGTTATTAAAGAACGAATGCTCCCCTAACAGGAATATCACCCGATTCTTATAGACCTCATCGCCAAGTATCTCGCTAAATCTATAGACCATCTTCGTCTACTCCGTCTTAAATAGCTGTCTGGCTCAATTAAAGCCAGACAGCCACCCGTTTGTCACGCCTATGTTTATTGCACATATGTTTGTTATGCCTTTGTTCGTTGCTCCTCTTAGCCTAGGACTGTATTAAATACCTTTACGCTTAACCCCGTCTCGCTATCGCTATACTCGGTATACTTGCCTGCTTTCGTTTCACCCGTCTTTACCGCCTTTAACCCAGAAAAACCGTCCCCGCGTAGCAGTTTATAGCCCCCGTTCGCAAACAGTGCTGTGTTATGCTCCCAGAGATACTTGATATACCCCTCTTTTCTCTTCTTAAAGAAAGCTAGCTTCTTCTTTAGATACTCTAATACCTCCGGTCTAGGCTCTTCAAAAGGACTTCCCTTTAGGCGCTCATACTCGTTTATCACTTCCCTAAACTCTGGCGTAATAAACTTCTCCGCTTTCCCGCTCGCTATCTGTGACGCGCTCGGCGCACTCTTAAACCCTGCTACCGAATACTCGACCGAAATGCTCTCCTTCGCGGGAATTACCGTAGTTAAAGCCTCCGTTGCCGTATATGCGCCTGTGCTTAAATTCACCCCCGCCGCTCCGATATAGTTCCTCTCTACCTCGGAATACTTCCGATACGGCGCGTAAAGCCCCTCTTCACTGTCTCCAGATACCTCATAAACCCTTGCGTTCAGATACGAAATCGCCGCCTTTGTGCAAATCAAAGCCTTCGCCATGTTTGCTACATCCGACACACTTAGAATTTCCCGCTTAATCTTCTCCTGCGTGACAAGCGTAAGCTCCCCTGTGTCTATCTGATACATACAGCTAAACTCGCTACCTAACGCACTCTCCATAGGCGTTGACTTGACGGGCGTTAGCGTAAGCACTCCCTTATAATACTCCGCAAACTTTGCTCCGCTCTCTTTCGGAAACGCCACGGAAAACTTTGGTATATTTATCTTACCGTCTTTTAGGATTACTCTGCTTCTAAGCTTGTATGCGGGAACTTGCAACACCCGTCCCTCGTCCGTAACATCTACCGTTACGACACCATACTCCCGAAACATGATAGACGCATTTAGCTTATGCTCCGAATACTGCAAGGAAGAAGAACCTACCTCACCGAGCTTTAACGAAGTAAACCCGCTCGCCGTAGTCTCCCGTAGCTCTCCAATCGTAGGCTTCTCGTCACTGTTAAACAACACGACCTTACCACCAAAATCATTCACCTTTCGGAGCAGGTCTACGATGCTTACCGCGTTACCCTTTACAGGGGCTTTATCCTGCGCCTCTTTCTTTGCATTAAGCGCTATCTCTCTAAGCTTAAGCACCGAGTTCCCGCTTAAACCTACAAGATGATACCCCTCATCTCCCTTACGAACCGCATACCCGTCAAGCCTAAACCAACTTGCAAGCCTACGCAAATCCGACATAGCTAAGTTAAGCGTTACATCCAGATATGATACCCGATAGCCCTTTAACTCCCCGTTCTCCGTAATACGAGCCACTACACGCATTGTATTGTCTACAAACTGTGTCGTGCCGTCTTTTCCAAGCCGAAGCATAGGCAAATCCTTTAGACTAAACCCTGTCATAAGCCTAAACTTACCGCCCCTAAAGTCTATCTGACCCGCTAAAATGACCCCATTCCTTCTAAGCGAATCAAGCGGTACAGCCTGTGTAGCCTTCCCATCCGTCACCATAAACCCAAGGAGATTTCCTGTCCCATTAACGACAACTCCCTTTGCTGAAAGCCGAACTTTCTCTGACATCTCTCTTACCTCCGTACTCCTAAACCTGTGCCGAAATTTATATCTGATAAACAGGATTTGGTACAGGAAAGCGTCTGCCTCGGAAACTTAGACTCCGACCGCGCCTAGAACTGACCCGAACCCTGTGTCCCTAGAGATGCCCTGTGAGCCACCAGACCGCCGAGAAACGAACGGAAAGACTTCTAGGCTAAAGGATACCGACAGACCCTCTAACGCGCCTTAAACGGGCGATTTGAGGGGAGAAACACTGTTTTCCCCGTATTCATTCGGCTTACTGCTTGGTTGATTTCTCGATAAACTCTACCAAAGCTTCTGACCTATTAACCTTAAACGGATTTGTCATCTTCTTATCCCCCGCGTCTACCGCCGCACTCTTTCTCGGTCTGCCACGCTTTCTGCCTTTACTCTTACGAGCCATCAACACCGCTCTATCCTCTGTCACAACCTCTCCGTTAATCAACAGCTTAAATCCGTCCTCTTTCGTCTCGTAGGCGTGCATATTGCGCTCTTCCCCTACATACTTTAAGCCCCATGACGGTGCATAAAAACTGTCGTATTTATCCGTGCATCCAGACGCAAAACGACTGTGTGCAATCAGCCAAAGCGTAAGCTCAATCTCTGAATATCTCTTTGACAGCTCTTCATACCGAGCCTCAAGCTCTTTTAGACTTCCGCTCTTTACTGCTTCGGGAACAGGCACATTCTCTGTCTTACAGTCAAACCGAAGCCCGACACGACTCTTCTCGACATCGCCACTTACTTTAATATTACCCGACATCGTATCGACACCCACACCTCTAAGACGCGATAACTCTGTGTCATTATCACCTGTATACGGAATCACGGGCTTTCTGGTAGGGCTTGCCTCGCACATCTCCAACTTAATGGCTGTCATCTGTGTGAAAACCCTATGCTTCTCTGCACAAAGCTTCGCAACCGTAACCGCTCTAAGCTTACCATAGCTAGTCAGACCATTTGTCACCGCAATGCCGAAAAGTCCAATGCTATAAACATCACCGCCTACCAGCTTACTGCCCTTGTCATTAACAGACTGAATCAGCAAATACTTTCCGTATTTTTCTGTAAGCGCACGAATTGACTCCTTATTCGGGAAAATCACAAGCAAATTCTTTGCTACCAGTTCACCGTTTTTAACCAGCATAAGCTCACCGCTGATATTTAATGAGTAAACCTTGCGACTATCAGAAAACCGCACATTAACAGAACGATTCGTCCTTAACGATAAAGTCATTCTGTCAAGAGCGCAAACAAGCTTCGGCTCTGCAAACTCATATTCAGAAATGCCTTCTACAACAAGACTCTCCGATAATGCTCCCTTACTAAATGGACGCTTTACCGCAATCTTTCCGTTCTGCTCCGCGATAAACTTAATAAACTCTCCGATACTTCCTGTATCTTCTATAAAACTAACTGTATTAGAGTCATAGTCGCAAATCTCGTCTCCATCCCCTACGACAATATTTTCCACCCCGCTATTCAAGGCATAATAAAATCCCCAACCTCTATGTCCACGAATCACTTTCAAACCATCAGCAAGTGGCATCCAACGACTAAGACGGAAAAGGTCTGCGGCATCGACATCTGTCACCTTCCCGTCAATCTCAATTCTGTAGCCTAAATTATTAGACAGCCTCGGATTACTAAATGTGCCTGTTCTCTTTTTCAGCCGCCCGATAACCTTAATCTCCGCTTTAATCTCTTTGATGCCCTCGGGAGTTGTCATATAAACATGCTCAACCACTCTCGTATAGCGAGAACCTGCTACAAGCGGAAACTCAAGCTTTCCAGACGCATAAGAGACAGATGGAATCACATCTTTGTAATTCTTAGCCAGTTCCTCAACAGTAAGAACTCTCCGCGTCTCTCTGTTAGACTCTCCTTCTCCAAACTCCTGCATCGTGCCACTTACTACATAGGCAACCTCATTTAGCTTCTCGTCTAAAATTACTTCTCTAATAGCAAGCATTTCTTCTCTTCTCCTTCAAAGAATATCTTCGTCCAACAGAACCGTAGACTTCGCCTTGTAGTTTGAAATAAACAGCTCCTCTCCTGCAAGCGCTATCTCTACACTCTTAACCGCAATCGTATAAGTCATACTGTAAGGCTCAATATAAAACCCAGATTCCTTAAATAACCGCCTAACCTGTAAGCTATCATCGTATGTGATTAGAAACTTCCCTTTAATTTCTTTGCACGCACGAAGAAAATCTTCATGCTTAAACCCTGCGTGCATACTACCGCGAAAACCGTACATCGGAGCTACCGTCTCCTGCGAAAAATAAGGCGGGTCAAGGAAAGTAAAGCTATTATCGTTCGTATCCTTTAGGACATTTTCAAAACTCTCGTTATATATCTCGGCTCTCTGCAATAATTTGCTCACATCAAATATCTGTTGTGTCAAACCAAAATTAAACTTCTTTAACATCGGCGCACTAAAAGAAGCGCTGTCCCCTAAAGCACTAAACGAAATGTGATTTACGATATAAAACCGCGCCGCTCTCTCATAAAAAGAAAGACTCTCTATTGTCTCTCGCTCTCTAGCCCATGCCCAGAGCTTTCGACCTTCCTCTACCGCTGACTCTTCTTCCACACTGGAAAGCGTTCTCTCCGTTAGCTCCCGCTGTTTCGGACAAAACTTCTCCATAATCCCGACTATCGTCTCTACCAGCTTACTCGGATTCTCCTGCACACACTTCCAGAGCGCATATACTTCGTAATACAAATCGTTTATCACGATTCTCTTACACTTCGCTGACTTTCTTGCATCCTGCAAAAACCGAATCGTAACAGCACCGCTCCCAAAAAACGGCTCTCTCCAGTCCTCTATCCCGTCTGGAAGCCGTTCCATGATTAAATCCGCAACCCTACTCTTACTCCCAGCATACCGTATGCAACTACTCACCTCTGCCATCACTTAACTCCCGATAAACCTCTCGGATATACTCTATTGCGTCCGTAGCACTTACCAGATTATCCTTTACGAGTCTCCCTGCGTCATCCAGACACTTATATAGCGTAACCCTAACCTCAAACGGCAATTCACTCTTTATTACCGCCTTGTCTATCTCCCCATAGGCTCTGCTAAACTTTAGAAGCTCTATATTGCTTTGCTCGTTTAATCTGGCTACCTTACCCTTACTCGCTATCTTTGCCGTATTCTTAACGGGACTCGTAGCTACTGCTCCGTCTATCGAAAAGACCGACTCTAGGAAATCAAGTGAATCAGAAAGCGTTATCTTGTCTCCAGACTGACCGCGAAACTCTATATCTAGGCTTACAATGTCCCCACCTTTACCGCAACCAAAGCAGTAAAAAGTGTTCGTGTCGGAATACCACCGAAAAGACGGCGTATCCTCTCCATGAAGCGGGCATTTAATGACAGGTCGCACCTCAAAGTCCACCGTATAATCCGAAAAATACCACGGCATCTCGGGAACTATTACCTTCTCCACATAGTCGGGAATCGGAATACTCCTTACCCGCTCCCGCCTCTCATCAAAGCGCCCCATAAACTTAGCCCCCGAGCGCTGTTTTAACCGTCATCGAAGTGATACCGTACTTAATCGCAAGACTTTTCGGACTCGCGCCACGCATAAATTCAGTCCGTATCATCTCATTGCGATACGCTATCACCCTGTCGCGGTGTATCACCCGCTTACACTCCTTTAGTGCAGTCAAGATGACCCCCATTTGCACAGGACGACCCATCTTACTATAGGACTCCACTTGCGTATATGCGTTTGCCACAAGCCTAAGTAGATTATTACTACGCCGAAGAATCTCCTCTGCCTCTGTGCGACCAACCTGTGACAAATACTCCCGATACAGTAAAAACTGTTTAATCTGCTTTATATCCTGCTCGCTCATCTATTACCCCCATGCCTTTATCCCTCTAAGCCGTTCCGCAAATTAAGCTGTGCCTTTAACACATACAGGCGCTTTACGCGGGCATAAAGCTCTCTCACATCCGACAGGAGCGAACGCAAATCATAAGCAAGCTCGGTCGCCTTCGCACTCACGATAGCATAAGCCTTCATTCCATCCTCGTCCTTTGTATTTCGGCACGCAATCGAACGGTCATAGCACATATAGCTAAACTCGCTAACTGCACTCGAAATAAACCGCAAAGCCCCAATGTCTAGCGCAATATCCTTCGGAACTACCGAAAAGCACCGAGTCACAAGTTCCTTCACATCACAGTTTACAAACTCTCCGTACTTCCCGTACAGCTCGCTATAAACCTCTCTACTAAACTTGACAATGCCCTCTGCCTCTTCGATACTCGCCGCATACTTCTCGACTCGCTTTGACACCGCAATGCTCGGGGTCTTAAGAAACTCCGCAAACTCCTGTCTCTCACGCTTCGTATACATCTTTACAACCTTCATCTCCAAATCTCCTTTAATTATTGCTAGAATACCCAACGAACTATCTAAATATTAGCATTTAATAGGACGCCTGTCAACAGATATTTTACTGTTAGCAAGCGTCCCAAACTTAAATTTTAATTTTCTGCTCCCGAAGTCGCTTCCAGTGTCTCCTCCGAAATCTCACCGCCTATCGTAGTAATAATCGGATTCGCAGATAAACCTTCCTCTCCTCGCGCCGCCTCTTCACTACTTGACTCACCCGCCGCTCTCTTCTCTTCGTCCCGCTCCGTATCCGTCTTTACCGCCTCTACCTCTCGGTCAATGTAATCATCCAGATACGAATGTAGCAAACTATTGCTAAACGACAAGCCCTTTAGTGTAATCGAATAGCTGTAACCCCCGATATGCCAAATCACTTTGTTATACTGGTCCTCTGCGTCTCCATACTCCCGCAAAGTCACTCCACTCTTACCGAACTTATCCTCCGAAGAGAACGAATACTCTTCTCTGTCACCAGATATGTCTGCCCCAGAAACCTTAGCTTTTCGGATATAAACTCCCTCGCCGTCCGCAAGACCCTCTCCTGTGTGGTATATCTCCGCTAGATTGCCGTTCTCGGTCTTAAAATACCTACGAGTTAAGTCATCAAACTCTATATCGTTTACCGTAAACCCAACCGCCATCTCTAAAGCGCTCATATTTGTGATTGCGCCCTGCGTCTCTGCTACCGTTTCCTGCTCGACCGCATTCTCTGTGCTACTTACGCTATCACTCTCCGATAAACTGCTGTTACTCGGCTCTGTTTCGCTCAAAGCCTCACTACTAGCCGTAACTCGCGCCGTAGCCTTTGTAGTCTCTTCTTTTCCGTGTGCCTTACTGCCACAAGCCGCAAGGCTAAGAACAGTACAAGCCGAAACCGCCAAAACAAATGCTTTCTTCTTCATAAAATTTATCCTCCGAAATCTTAGTCTATCTCTCTGGCGAGGCTTACTTGCGCCTATTTCTCTAAGAGTAAAAAATTTAGCCAAGCCCCGCCTACACCTCTTCATGGGCGATTTTTCGGCGCTCAAGTACTGCTGAAAAATCGCTATGGTTATGTCGAAATTTTTACAAGTAATTTTGAAAATCCTCGAAAATTTTTACGAGAGTGCTTTGCACGACCCCTAATCACTACCCCTCGCTCGCCCCCTCAAAGCTTATCCCTTAAATCCGTCACCACTGCCCCGAAGCTACCGTCATGCACATTATTGAACATCAGATACACAAGCTTCCCGTTCAGCTTGTAAACTCCGTTCGTGTGACAAAGCGCCCCGTAATCCGCTCGCTCTGGACTTAGGATATATGTTGTATTATTCCGCGTGCTGTCTACGATTAACCCGTGTAGCATGTTCCCCTGCCTGTCAAACGCATACCACCGTCCATCCGTGTCCATAAACCATGTCTTTGTTAAATACTCGTTGCTAAACTCTGAAATCAGCTTTATCTCACCGTCTACATGCACAAGCCTCGGTGAATGATATAACCCCGTCTTATTCCGCTTATACTCTGCCTCTAACCCGCAAGCCTTTATCGCTGTCCCGTAAAATGTGTTAGTCCCCGCGTAAGCGTTCTCATCCGCTACCACTTCCCCGCTATCCCGAATAAACGCTATGCTGTCTACATTCAGCGTCTTTCCGTAGACAGGAGCGTTCATTAACGCCCCTGTACCCACCGATAGCACTAATCCTAAAAGAAACCCCGCTATCTTTCTCAAGCCCTCTCCTTTCTCATCGTACGATTACTCGCCCGCTGTTACTGTGAACCGCCGCATTGCTTGTATCCGCGCTACTCGGGGCTAAGGTCTCACTCGCCCCTACCGTAGCCCGCGTAGCTTCTCTAGCTTTTGCCGATAAACTCTCTGCAACGCTCTCTCGCTCACTCTCTGCAATACTGCTCTCCTCGGCTTTCTTTCTCTCTGCTTCCTGCCACTCTGCGTATGTCGGGAGCTTGCCGTAAGCCTCTATCGCCGCACTATACTGCTTTGCTAAGTCGTTATACTCGGGATACTCGGTTAAACGCTTAAGACCGCTGTCTATATCTGTGACCGCTTTCCCATATGCGTTATCGTCCTTATACTGCATCCCCGTTAAAACCGTAAGCGCCCGATTAAACTCTCGTATATCTCTCGCTTTCTCGGCACTCTTCCGACTCTCCTCTGCCTTTTCACTCTCCGCTATCTTTATCTTCTCCTGCTCCTCTGCCTTAGTCTTTTCATACTCCGCTACCGTGTCTGCCCACTCGGGTAACTTCTCTACCAGTGCATCATTATGCCGTGCCGCTCGCGTAAGTAGTTCGTTCCGAAGCTCCTCATCTGAAATTCTGCTTATCTTACCTAGAATCTCTCGATACCTGTTCTCTACGCTCTCTGCATCCTCGGCACTGTTTATAAACCAACTCTCGTATGTGTCTACCTCTGCCTTTACCGTCTCATAACGCTTTCGGCTTATCGCTTCGTCCCGCGCTACCGCCGCTCTCTCCTTTGCTGTAGCACTAAACAAGTCACGATTCCCCGTGTCTCCCGATACCTCTCTGCCGTTTCCGTCATAGCTTGCCTCGTATATCGTATCTGGACGGTCAAAATCTACCAGCGGAAGCCCATTATGAATGTCTGTCATAATGTCGTGCCATATCTTGCCAGAGTATGTCGCACCGTATACGCCCTCCATCGGCTTCGGATTGTCGTAGCCCATAAACACTGCTGTCGTGTAATACTTCGTATACCCGCAAAACCAAGCATCCTTTGAACTGTTCGTTGTTCCCGTCTTGCCTGCCGCTATCTGACCCTCAATTCCCAGTCCATAGCCTGTGCCATACGGCTTATCCAAAGTCCCCTTTAGCACATCCGTTGTCATATACGCCGAATCCGCTTGATATACCCGAACGCTCTTACTGTTATCTGTGAAGATGTCCTCTCCCTTAAACTTAATCCCTGTGATACAAGTCTTATCGCTGTAAATACCGCCGTTCGCAAGCGTAGAATAGCCTTTCGCCATGTCTACTACACGCAATCCGTTCGTAAAACCGCCTATGCTAGTCGCCATTACCCCGTTATCTATATATGATATTCCCATAAACCGCATGTTACCGAGATAAGAAAGACCCTTATTTACTCCGACCGCCTGTAACAACTGCCATGCAACCGTATTTAAGGAGCGATTAAGTGCTTCCCGCACCGTTATCCTACCGTAATAATGACCCCCTGCGTTATCTGGCGAACCCTCAAACTTATGGTCGTCTACATAAGTAGACGGACTAAACTCTCCGGTATCAAACGCTGGCGCGTAATCTAGCAACGGCTTTATAGTAGAACCTGGCTGTCTGTAGGATAAGTAGCCTCGATTAAACTGGTCGTCCGTTCCTCTGCCGCCTACGATAGCGACTACATAGTTTGTCTCGTTGTTTACGACAACAGCCGCGCCCTGCAACTCATACTTCCCTGTCTCTTGGTCTATATCCTTAAACTTCGCAAGATTACTGTCTAACCTGTTCTGAACAATTCCCTGCATCGCACTGTCTAGGCTAGTGTTAATTACATACCCGCCTGCCCGTATCGACTCTGACTTATCCGAATACAAGCTCGTATACTCTGACATATAGCTGTCATAATCTGCTTTGTCGTTAAAAGTATACTTGAACTTAAAGCCATCCATCTTCATAAGCTCAAGCGCCGCACAGTGTATCGCGTAGGAAGTCTGATAATTCTCGTTCGTTGACTCCGTTGTGTTCTGTATTACCGCTAACGGCTCGGCTATCGCCGCATTACACTCATCATCCGTGATAAACCCAGACGCGAGCATCTCATGCAAGACGAAATTCCTACCCTCTAACGCTTTATCGGGATTCTTAACAGGGTCATACTTACTTGGACTGTTACTGATTCGGACTAACAGCGCCGCCTCCGATAAACTCAAATCCTTAGCTGGCTTTCCGAAATAGTACTTACTCGCTGACCCAACCCCGTAACACCTATGCCCGTAAAAATTCGTGTTACAGTAGAACTCCATTACCTTGTCCTTACCGTACCTAGCATCCACATACGGCGCAATCAGCATTTCCTCTATCTTCCTGCTGAATGTCCGCTTCTGCCCGAGCATCGTATTCTTTACGACCTGTTGCGCTATCGTTGACCCGCCTTGATGAATCGCTCCCCTATGCTTAACCAGCGATACCGCCGCCCGCACAGTTCCCTTTATGTCTACGCCAAAGTGACTCTTAAACCGCTTGTCCTCTACCGCAATATACCCGTTCTGGATATACGAACTTATCTCCGTTATCGGCGTATACTCGTAGTGTCCCGCGTTTATCGTGCCTATCTTGTTTCCATCCTTGTCGTAGACCTCTGTATCGGACAGCATCGAGAAAGTGTTCTCGTCCATCTTTGACATCTTGTCGTAGACTTCCTCTCTTGCATCCTTAAGCTGTCCCCCAAACTTTAGATACGCTCCGTATCCTACTACCCCGCAAAGAATCAACACCACCGTCAGCAGGGTTAAAACCCCCCGTATAAACCCGAAAATAAACTTAATTACCTTGCCTACTGCCCGTCTAACAGCCAGTAATACTCTCATCTTGTCCCCTGTCTTAGCTCTTCGCTATCTCTTATACAAGCGCATACTCTGCGTCAAATACCATCCCGTTCACAACCCACAGGTCACTTAAATCTGGCAATCCTCGAAGATTTAGCCTACACATCACAACATCACCCATGCCATGCTCAATCCCGCTATGATTTATCGAATATCGCTCCCCTGTTATCGCATCATAGTGCATATCCCGAAACTCCTGCACGGGAATCCGAATTGCACCAAACAGCTCCATCTCCCCCTTCGGCACAATGTTTATCGGTGATAACTTCCCGTTTACCGTCATCCTCGAAAGCTCTGGCGCGGAAATTACGCACCCGTCAATAAACCGATAATCCTTACAGACCTCTTTCACACTTATCGTCCGCTCGCCACCCATAGAATCAAGCAAAACCCCGACCTTATCCTCCGAAGTCTTGTAATATGCCTCGTCAAACTTGTTGTAAACCACTGTTCCGAGCGTTGGTATATAAAACTTTACCACGCACGGCTTGCGCTTCGCCCTCGCCCAGTTACTCGGTGTGTCAATAAACTGCTCTATCGTAATCATAACTCCCCTCCAGACTTGAATGTAGCTTCGTCATCTACATCCGTTCCAAATCTCCGCTTACTGCCTATCGTAATAGATATATCATTTAATATGTCTGATAGCTTTATTGCAAAGTTATCGTCCATCACAGCTTTCTTCATATTCCTCTCTACGATTATCTGATACTCGTAGTATGACAGCGTAGACCGCTTCTGCACCGCTTGATAATCCCGCTCACTTACATCCTCATCCAACAAAAAGTCATCAAACAGAAACTTATAAATGATTTCCTTTATATCTTTGTCAGGTCTCCTAAACTCAAACTTCATGTCAAATCTACGCTCAAAAGCAGGGTCTAGTCGCCGTATCATATTCGTGCAAGAGACAAAGATATTATCAAAACTCATCTGGTCTAACTGCTGAAAGATACTATTCGTTGCTCGCCGCCTAGTTCCGCTCTCGTTGTCTTTACTGTCTCTGTTCCACGCAATACTATCGCACTCGTCAAAGAAAATAATGCAGTTCTTGTACTTATCCGCTACCGCAAAGATGTTAGAGATGTTATCCGCGACCGTATCCTCCGATAAACTCTTAGCAATGTCTACATACAGCATATACATACCCATATAGTTGCTTAGAGCCTTCGTTAGAAAGGTTTTTCCTGTTCCAGAAGCCCCGTAAAACAAAAGCCTGTTCATCGGACGCAAGTTGTACTTCATTAGCTTCTCTCGAAACTTATACTCTCTAAGAAACTCGTCAAGCTTCGCCTTATTCTCGTCACTCAATATGACCTTATCTATGCTAATGTCCGTATCTACGGGCATGATTAAGTCTCCATACCGCTCCCTGTCCTCTTTAGACATTATGTCTATGAGGTTTTTGCCCATATGCTCCCCCTATAAACTATTAGCGCTTATCCACTCGCCGTCTCATTGAGGGATTCGCATACATATCTACTTTCCGTCCGTCTTGTCCCTTTATCCCGTCTCTCGATACAATGTTCCCAGACAAAACCTTAGACCAGTCAAACATCGGCATCCAGTAGATTAAATCCCCGTTATCCTCGCGCCGTATAAACTCAAACCGATACGGGAACTTCTCTATCGCTTTCCGCATCTCTTTCATCTCCTGCGTTACCCTTAGATTTAGACTGATATGCTTGTCTAAAGAGATATATTCGGAATTCTTGCTCATTGAGACAAGCGAAACCATAAATGAGATTTCCCCGTTAAAGAACTTCCGCTTATCTCGTGCCATCCTGCCGCCAGTCGTATCTTCATAACGAAAGCCAGAAGCCTCTAAACCTTTCGTCATCCGCTCATAAGCCTCTGCCGTTGTTTTACTCTTTGCTAAACACTCCTCGATTAGCTTCTCAAGCCTCGCTCGATACTGCCCGACTATCCCTAAAAAATGCTCATCCAGTAAACCCATAAAACCCCCTTAATACTTAATAACCGCGCCGATTCATGTCGTCAAAAAGCCCGTCTATCATCCTAGCAAGCGTTTTCTGTATTGTCTCGTCACGATTGTTTAAGTACAGATAGAACTCGTGCGTCCCCGTTAGGCTGTTATACTTATGGTCGGAGCTATATTCACTATACTCGCTCTCGCCAAACAAATCCGCAAACACTATCGCTCTCGCTACCTTGTAGTCTGGATACTCCCGATTCACAAGCTCCTCATAGTGTAGCGTGTTATACTGATGCCCTCGCCGTATGTTTACCCTGCGGCTCTTATCTACCCAACTCACATCTAACGCTATCGCCTTGCTCTCTTCGTGACGATACAATACCATGTCGGGATAAAAGCACTCTATCCCGTCCTCATCCTCATAACTTAAATGCGCCCTCTTCGCACCTGTCGGTAAACCTAGCATATACCGAATATACTTCTCAAATACCGCTGTGCAACGCTCGTACTCCCCGAGTGACGAAAGCCTAGCTCGCCCGTCCTTTGAAAATCCCGTATACAAGTCGATAATCAAAAATGCTACCCGAAGCGCAAACTGATAGTAAAACGGCGCTTTCCGAAGAATAAACTCTCTGCCGCTTATCCGCGAAGTGTCCCGTACCTCGTGCAAGCTCTGCCGATAATACGAAAGCTTCCCCGCCTTCACGCTAGAAAGCCTACAGCTCTCCCTGTCTCGCTTACTCGGTCTAAGCAAAAGCGTTATCGCATACTTTAGCGTCTGATTAAACACATTATCATCTCTAAGCTGATTTACCTCGCAAACCAACTCCCCTCTCGCTAAAGCCCCCGTGCTTACCGACTTCCCAAACAAAATCTTCCCGCGAACCTTATTCACCGTCACTGTCTCAATGTCATATGCCCGCTTTAACCCGTACTTCGTCACATCCTGCATCCCGATAAGCAAAAGCGAGGCTAAAATGTCGGTTAGATTATGTATATCCCCGTCATTTATCTTGCTATAGGGCAGGTCTATTCGATTTACTACCGAAATAAGACGATAAACATAGCTATTTAAGTCTATCCCCCTAGGCACGCCATACCCCCTTAGCTATCCCGCTCGATTCGCCTGTCTATGTCGGTCAAAATCCTAGAAAACTCCTCTAACTGCTCCGCTACCTCTGGCACATCCTTGATAAACTCGACATTATCACGAATCGTATACAACAACTCGTTATTATACGCCTCTCTGAAATGTGCTAGGCTCTTAAACTTCTTGCAAATCGAACGAACACCGACTACCGAGGCGTTTCCTATGTCACCCTGTGACACTATCACCTCATTTAACTCCGCTACCGCCCCAGACATTCTGTCCAATATCTTACTTAACCAGTTATCCGACCATCCAAACTCCTCTGCCCCGATAATACGCGGCAAAGACCGTACAAACGATTTGTCACTCCACACGGGCTGTAATTCGATAATCGGAAATCTATTCTTCATAGCCATGTCTAAGTCTGCAATGCTCTTATCAAACGCGTTCATCGTCCCGATAATGTACAGGTTATCTGGAAGCTGTATATAATCCCCTAACTGCGTCCTATATTCTACGCCTCTCTGCGATAAACCAGTAAACGCGTCTGCCATAATCGCCGCTGTGTCGCCTCGGTTTATCTCATCTATGATTAGATAGTAGTTATGCTCTTTGTCATTAAGCGCTCTGTCGCACATCTTCATGAGTATTCCACGCTGTTTACGCCAGATTCCGTCTACATTTATCGTACCGCCTGTAAAGTCCGAACGACCCCAGTCTTTACCGAATGTGATAAGCTCGTAATACTTCGACCGCACAAACCCAGTCTTTGCTCTGACATACGCTAATGCTACGGTAGTCTTACCTGTTCCCGGGACTCCTACTAAAATAAACTGATGCGCGTTGTCCATATTAATATCCAGACGCTCAAAAGTTACTCCAAAGCAGTCCTTACTAAAGTCTGCAAGCGTATACCGCTCACTACCCTCTACATATACATCTTTGTCTGTATACTCTCCGTTATCTGTCCTTACCGTAACGCCTACCGTGTCAAGCGTCTTTAGTGACTCGGACATTGCGCTGTATATTCCCTTTACCGACTGCCTAGACAGCGTAACCTCTTCGTTTCCCATGCTTAATTCCCCTCACTTACTTCACAGCTATCTGCATTCCCGCAGTGACAAGCTTTCCCGTTCCCACAGCCGCAACCGCATCCCCCACTCTCTGTTACCACACAAGAACTATCCTTTACCCGAAGCCGCTCGCTGACAGAAGCCCCGATGATTGCCCCAGAAATTACTCCGCAGATTAAACCCACAGCTATATACAGCCCGTAAACCTCAAACAACTTTCGCATAAGCATAAAACTCCTTTATGATAAACTACTTAGCCGAAGCGCTGTGTACTCCTTTGTTAAAACAGGTATCTTCTACCGCCGAAATCCTTTGGGTTTTATTATAACACAGCTAAAAACATTTGACTAGATTATCTTGACCTCTCGCCACTACTTTTACAGCACCCCGTATAAACCCATAAATTAACTAGAAAAAAGCAGGGGCTTATGCCCCCGCTTTTATCGCTCCCTAGACCTCAAAGCGTCTCTCTAATGTCCACTCGCTCCTCTGCAAGCTCCCTTATCGCCCTATCAAGCAAATCGGTTGCACCGCCCTTTAAGTCCTTATAAAGCTCCTTTAAGCCCTTAGAGTGATAGATAATCTTGTCCTTACTGCAAATCATCTTTAACGGCTCAAAATACTTCGTTGAAAACTCCTTTAAGAGCGGGAGCGCCTTCGCTGGCTCATTCGCCGCCGCAGGAATGCCTAAATCCACAATCAGCTTTGTAAACAGCTTATCGCTCTTCTCATCCCCGAGCTTACCGATAAGCTTCTCGTCTGGATGTGCAATATAATCCTTTACCTTCTGAACCAGCGTTGCTACCGAGTCATCGTCATTCACCGCGATAAACTTAGCCTTCGCCGCTGTCTCCACCTTCTTCTTCTCGATTAACGGATACTCTCCGTTAATAGCCGAAATCAGCTTCTTACCGTCACGCTCCACAATCTTACCGTTCGCAATGCCGAACTTGGTCGCGTAACCTACCGCCTCGTCACTCTTAATCTTCGTCATGTTGCCCGCGTAATCCGAAAGCACAAAGCCCTCGTTGCCCAGACGCGCAAGCACCACAACAGGCGCACTCTTACTGACAAGCTCGTTCTTCATCGACACTACCGCATACCTCGAAAGCGAACCGTTTGTGCCGACAAGCTCTTTGCCCTCTGCCGCCACATTCATAAATGCCTTCGGATTCTGGAGAGACGCGCGAAGCACCGCCTCCTTAGACACCGCCTTACAAGCGCGCTTCTCAATGTCAAGAACACGATACGCGACCGCCTCATCAGCCTCATTCTTAACTACTGCAACCACATACATCATAGTGAGATTCCTCCGTAAATTTATTTTGAAAGCCAAACAGCCTAGGGTTCATTGGCTGGTATCTTGCAGATTACCGCTCTAACGCTCCCTTAAGCACTGACTCCATTAGCGCAATAAACTCGACCTCACTAAGACGAGAACTATACGCCGTAAATACGATGACTCCCTTACCGCAACGCTCCCCCATAAAGCACTCCCTATCTATCGGAAAACTAACCGAAAACTCTGGCATCTTCCCAGAATCTACATACATTCTCACACTATCTAAGATTAAATCCCAAAACAATGCGGGGCTTCTCCCGTTAAGAGAAAGCTCTTTCGTATACGACAAAAGACCTACCGTTCCGTCCGAATCCTCTGCATTACCCTTAGATAACGCCGCATAAAGCTTTGACTCCAATAAACTTGTGCCGTCCGACAAAGCAAGCGCGTAATCCTCTCTGTTATCCCCGCTGATTCCGTATATCTTTAGCATTGTCTGTTCTCCCTTGTTGTATTATTACAGCTACAGTCGGAATCCTGCAAAACTACGCCTATTCCGCTACGGTATCTCTCTATATTCCTTGAAACTTGCTCTGATATAAGATTCTTCACGCGAAGAAGCGACTTACTTCCTCCGCAAACCGTCATGCTTACCGTCCCCTGCTGACTAAACCGAATCCGTATTGTCCCGACCGACATCACCGACTGCATAAAACCTACGGAAACCGATACCTCTCTCGCATTAAACAGCCGATATTCTGTCTCACTCGTCCTAATCGGACTTGCCTCCTGCAAAAGCAAGCGGTCGCCCGTCAAAATAAACACCCTGCAATGCGGCATTAGACCGAGCATCCCGACCTCTCGACCGTACCAGAGCCATCTCCCCTCTCTGCTCTCCTCTAAAAGCTCTCTATCGCTCTTATCTATGTAGGATTTATAGGCGTAAGCTGAACCACCGATAAGCAACACCACCACAAGTACCGCGATTATCCACATCCCTTACACCTTTTCTCTAACGCTTAGGTAATACTTCACAACCTCTGGCGCGGCTTTTAAGTAATAATTCTTTAACGGGGATAAAAAGTGCATCTTATCTACGCTCTTACACCTAGATAGCGCCGTATAAAGCTGTCCATACTCCCAACACACAGGGTCGATGTTTACACTGTCATATGTCTGACCTTGGCTCTTATGAATCGTAATCGCGTAGCCGAGTTTTAGCGGTATCTGCGTAAATGTTCCAATAACTACTTTCTTAAAGGATTTCTCCTCTTTGTCGTACTCGTATGAGTGAACTTCCCAGTCATACGGCTCTATATTTGCGCTCGTCCCGTTATCAAACTCTACAACGACCGTCCGATTCGTATTATCCTTGATTCCGACTACCGTTCCTAGCGAGCCGTTACTGTAATTCTCCCCGTTTACAAGCGACATAACTCGCGCCCCGACCTTTAGTGAAACTAAATCCGTATTAGCCTTGTCGCTATTCTTTACCGTTCCCGTCTCTCGCGCCGTATAAACGACCTCTTTGCCCTTTATCTTCGCAAGCTCTCGGCTATTATGCTCAAACGCTGTCTTATTCTTTCCTGTAAGCGTAATACCGCCCTTTATTACGCTCTGTGACTGCTTTCCCATAAAATACGATAAAGAAGCCGTAAACCCGACACGGGCATCCCGTAGCTTTCTACTAAACTCTGCGTCCTTTTGCCGCACAACCTCTCGGAGATTTAAGCACTTAAACCCAAACTCCCCGTAAAACCTAGACTGAAAGGCGTATCCTCTCCCACAGTCTCCACCGTAAATATGATACAGCACCTCTTTGTCTTTCGGAATAATTACTGGCGGCAACTGCAAGAAATCACCGACTAAAACGACTTGTATCGCCTGCTTCCCAACTCTATGCCGATAATAGTTAAGCGCAAGCACCCGTACCGCAATGTAGTCAAACAAATCTATACGGCACATGCTTATCTCGTCAATGATAAGCACATCCGTATGAAGAAGCGCACTCTCCTCCCTCTCATCCACATTCCTATTCTTCGGAAGGCTTCGCACTATCTCATCACACCCGTTAAAAATAGTGCTAAGAGTTGGATAATCAAGACTCAAAACCTCAAGCGGCACACGAAAGGCACGGTGCAAGGTAGTTCCACCGATATTTAGCGCCGCAATTCCTGTCGGCGCTGTCACCATCACATTCTTACCCGTGCTACCACACCACCGTATAAACTCGCTGATGACAAAGCTCTTACCCGTCCCCGCACTTCCTGTTACAAGCGCGTTTACTCCACTCTTTAACGCCCTTAAACAGCTAGCTTGGTCGTTTGTAAGTTGTACAAAGTCCTCTAACTCGACTACCTTACCCATTTGCTTTTATAAACCTCTCTACCTCGTGTAGCGTGCTTGCTAGATTATCGTTATAGAACCTATGCTTTCGCATTATCCCACTCATAATCAGCTTATCGTCCGAGTATGCGTCCTTCTCGTCAAGAAATCTCCTGCAAACCTCATAGTAATTCGGCTTACTTGATAGCTCCTCCCGAGATATTGCACGGCTTAGACGAATCCTATCAGATACCTCCAGATAAATCGGAACGACATGCGCGTTTCCTAAAACCTCTCTCGCACGAACCACCGTCTCTAAAGTCCCTATCACTATCTTATGTCCGTCCTCTAGGTCACTTGCACTCACCGCTACCGCGTAGCTCCAATCCCCGTCCATCGTGTGATAAGTCCTTACATCTATCGCTCCATGAATACCTTTTATGCTATCCACAAAATGATATTCCCTACCCTCTTCCTCACCCTCACGCTTCGGACGAGTCGTATACGGAACAAGACGAGCGATAGAAATACCGCTCGTCACAAGCTGATTTAACAGCGTATCTTTTCCTGTAGATGACTTTCCAGTTAAAATAAACAGTTTACCAGACATTATTCTCCCCTCATCTCCTGTCTCCGTAACTTCTGTCTCTGCTTCTCTTTCTTACGAAATCGCTTCATATACCAATTCCGCATAGGACTTTCATCAAACACGACAAATGCTTCCCAAATGTCTGTAAATGCCATGTTAAACGCCCCGTAGCGCCGTATTGTCACCACATTACCGTGCTTACCTATCACTACGCCGTCTTTATGTCCCTTATGCTTTAGATAACTCTTCTTACAACGCACATTATCCTTCCAGCTCCGCGACATATCCGCAACCGACTCTAAATCCCATGCGTCCCGCCGAGTCCTTACCCGCGTCTTTACCCCGTACTCACGGCACGCATCGGAATCAAGAGCTACCAGTGTCCCCTTATACCGTATGCGCCGACCGTAATGACCTCTTCGCCGCAATAACTTCGGGACTGCCACCCCGTAGGGAAGGCTCTGCCGTCTATCCTTGTACGGAATAAACTTGTGGCTATACCAATCGTAGCGCAAACCTTTCAGTAGCGACTCTACAGACATTATAACACCGTCACGCTCGATATGACAACGCTTTTCGTAACAATGCTCCTCAAGCGATAAACCCGTACTCGTAATCGCATACCGCTTAAACCGATACTTGGACACACCAGAACCGTCAAAGATTAAATCTGCGGGGTTTACCCGATGACGATACCTCGGGTCTAACCGTATTAGCGTTGCGGCAAAGTTTAACGCCTCCTCCCGCTTACTAAAATACGGGGAGTAGCTATCAAACAGCCTGTCATAAACCCGAAACCTGTGCCGAACCTCGATGTTATACATACTTCCCCTCCTGTCATAATTTACTAACCCAGCTAGTTATATTTCACTTGTATGTCACTGTAAAATACTTGCTTAAATCTACTCCGTTCCCCTCTAGCGTAACATCTGCTCCACTAGGCGCAATAATCTCACAGACAAATGTAGCATCTTTACTGCCAATAATAGCTTTATCGCGACTAAACCTAGAATTAAGCGTTAGGCTAAATCGCTTCAACTTCTTTGAGATGCTACAAAGGTCTATAACAAACCCGTCACGAACTAAACTGTCAGTCTCGATAGAAAGCTCCTCTAAGTTATCACACTCCCTAACAACCCCTCCAAATATACTTGGATTAAACTTATCCGAACTTAACTTCACTATTTTTAGTGCGGAGCATTTCTCTAGCCTAACCTCACTATGATACTCGATTCCGCCAAGCGGAACATGGCAGAAAAGCTCCTCTGTGTCTGTATCATATAGTATTACACTGCGCGCTCTATTAAATGTTAAAGACTTTAGTCCCTTGCATACTGCAAAATACACTCGCTTTGCGTCAGATAAACTCTTCTGCTCTATCTCAATATGCTCTGCCATAGTTATAGATAACTCAATCCGCTTGCAAGACCCCTTTAATCTAAACTCTTTGCAACATACCGCAATAGTAACTTTTGGAGCGCCAAATAAACTCTTACTTGGCAAAACTACGGCTAGGCTATCCATAAAATCACTACTGCCTTTCAACACAATCTTCCGTAGCCCTAGGCATCTCTCAAATGAAATCACCTTGACACCGCTATCCTCTATATCCTCGTTAAAACAGTAGAACAAAGTCGCAAGAGACGGAACATTACAAACGCCTGTATTACTAACCCCGTCTATCCTCGCAGTATACGAAATTGAATACTTTTCTGCGCTCGGAACGAGATGACAACAACTATCCCCAACCAGCCTACTCCGCGCAGACTCAATCTTATATTCTTCGCTTTCCCTATAGTCACGCACAAATTCAAAATATCTGCCGTCAAACCTGTTTCCAAGATGACCGACCAACATCTCTGAAACTGAAATACCAGCCCTTAAAAGAGTATCTACACTTCCGCACATAATCTCGCCCGTATTATCTGCAAACAGTATGTCATCCCCTGCCATCAAAGCTAAAAACCGCTCTTTGCCGCAAGCTATTAACTTCGGAGTTCTTATTACCCCCTCACTCCTGCAATAAACGGGAAACTCTGTATACCGAAGTCGATACTCTTCACCGCATTTCTTATAATCTGCAAACAAATTGCCAAACTCTGATACCAATGCTATAAACATTTCCTCTCTATAGGCAGTAGTATCACTCTTTACATCCATTGGCTTATTCGTATTCGGTATCAAAATTCTAGTAACAAGATACTCTACTATAGCTCCCTCGCTGTCTACTATAAGACCCTTTATCACAAAATACGCTCCCGCCGCCTCTTTTCCAACACCCTTTTTCTTAATCACAAGCGGCGCTTTCCCCTCAATAAAATTAAGCATACTTCACCTACTCTCTAACTACCTTAAAATATTCCTTTAACTCCTTACTAAGAGTAACCTCTACACCGCGGTTTACCAATATTCCTTCCTTATAATCACACCAGTTTCCTTCTACACCTATTCTATAGCTGTTTGACCCAGTGCTAAGAGTAAAACTTACTCTTCTTAGATTAGGATAATTTCTTAAATCAATAGTCAACAACATGTCATCTTGACCGTAAAGGTTTAGATAAATGCTATCAGCTGATATATGAAGCTCTTCCAGTGCCTTACACTCGTTTATAATGTCATTTATGTATGTAGAGTTTAGCCAGCCAAAGTTCACCTTTGCAATTCTTAACTTCTGGCAGTTTTCAATATCGGCACTATGTTCCACATTGCAGTCTAAATACTCCGTATCTGTCCCGTGCAGGAACAGACGCTCAATCCTGCTATGCTTCCCTGCAACAATATTAGGAATCCCTGTGCAGTTCGTGAAACTTAAATAGCTTGCATGTTCTAGGCTATAATTATCTATCTCGCTGATAAAGGCTCCTTCAATCGCCAGCTTAACTCGGTTTGCCTGCCCAATTAACTTAAGCTCCTTACACGCCAACCCAACAGTAAATTCAATAGGATTTTCATTCAGCACAGAAGGAAGGACGAGACAAAATCCATCTAAAGCCGTACGCTTCTTCACAATAGTAAACCTACTAAGATAGTCGCATTCTTTGAGCGATAACACCTTTACACCGCTACTTTCGATTACTTCACTGAAAAGCCTTACAGAAGTTACTGCCTTAGAAAGTTGACAAAACCCATTACACGAGTCAGATAAATCAACTACCGAAAGACCACCGAAACTCTCTTTATCCTCCCCGTAAATGCTACAATCTGCGCCAGTAAAGCTATTTCTTCCGCATTCTGTTTTGTACTCACTACTTCTTAAATACTGCTCTGCCTTAACTGCCAACCCAAACGCTGAACCCTCTACCCGATTTACAATACGGGATAAATAAAGTTCACCTATCTCGAAATTACACTCCTTATTCTTACCGCTGTAATTAAACGAATAGGGCTTCCCCCTAAAATCTAGGCAAACAGCTTTATCCGCACCAATCTTAATCAGACGAAATTCTCCGCGCTTATCCAACACAATATTCCCATCCACTAGCCTATAGCTTGGAATACCATCGTATAGAATACGATACCCTTTACTCTCCCCGTCATACTCATAGTCTACGGCGCGAAGCCCCTGCTCTCTAATAAACGCTTCGTATTCAAACGGGGTTAATCTAAACTCACAAGCTCTCTGCCTAAGTAGTAAAAACTCATTTTCCTCTCTCCACCAAGGATTTAACCTCTTGTAATCTGCCACGAGATACCATAATACCTCTCCGCTATCGGAACGAACGATTCCCTTTAGATAACATATGCCGCAAGAATCATAAAAAGAGTAGTCATTAACTACCTTCTCCGACTTAATAAACTCATGTGCCTCCATAAGCCCCTACTTTCTAACCACCTCAAAATACCACGCTAGCTTATCACTAATCGTAACATCTGCCTCGGTTGGCACAATTAACTTCCACTTACCAAGACCGTAACGCTTATCTATCACATTAAGAAGCCAATTCGCCGAAAAAATTACCTTCTTAAGCTTCGGAAATAAAGCCAGCAAGTCAATCACACGATTATCTGCTTCATAATAAAACAGATAAATCTCTTGCATTGTGACATACAACTCCTCTAAACAGGGACAATCTTGTATAGAGCCGATAAACTTCTTAGGTGAAAACCTACCGTAATCAATCCTTACATACCTTAACGAATGACAACCTTTTATAATAACATAGCTAAACGGGCTTCCGTTAGTAGGGCGTAAAGAACAAGACACATACTCCGTATCCGTGTCACAAAGATTAAGAACAAACGGATTACAGATTACCTTTGGAATTCCACTGCAACCGTTAAATCTTAAACTGTGCGCATTCTGCATAATATAGTCACTGATGTTAAGCCTATTATTTGACATATCTAGGCTAAGGTTAGGTATCTCGCCAAGTAACTGCACTTCCTCAATATAATCAAATTTAATTATTGAAAAATAAGGAACTTTGATGGGATTGTTCGGAAATATCACTGAAAGCCGTTTCAGCGTAATCCCCTTCTTATGCTTAATGCTAAAATATTTAATATACTTGCAATCCTCTAATGACAGTACCTCGACACCGCTCTTGCTAAAATCTTCGTCGTCACAATTAACACTAGTTGTAGCTCCAGATACACGGCAAACTCCTGTTACATTCCTGTTAAAGCCAACCACAGAAAGACCACCAGCAATATCAGATTGCTCATCGTGATACACTGCGCAATCTGCCCCAGTTAGTTTATTTCTAGCCTCTGCAAGCTTAAACTCATCACTGTCACGAAAAGCAAGTAAATCTAACTCCCACAATATGTCATATTGACTTGCTAATTTCAATTTACAAGAGTTAAACTCACTACCAATGGTATGCAACTCAACTTTCGGCACTTCCTTAAGTTCACCTAATGAATCGATGCAAAGAAATTTCTTTCTATCACCATAATTGACCCTACGCGGACAACCCGCTTTCTTTAGTATAAACTCACCACCGCGCTCCTCATAAACAGGAATCCTGCCTTTAATACCAGTGTAATCACGAAGGTAATACCCGTCCTTAGAAGGCTCGAAATTCGCGCGAAAACTATAGTCAATCATCCGCGAACCAACCTCTATAACATACGCTGAAAGCTCCTCTACACTAAACATGTACGAGACAGGCTCTACACTCCCGCTTCGTAGCCCACCACGATAGCACTCAAGAACCCAATACCGAGTCTCCCCCTGCTCATTACTGACTACACCCTTTATATAACTAAAGCCGTCTCTGTCAGTATCTCCTTGCTTATACCGCTCACGCGGACACGCGATAAACCAATGTGCCTCCATAATCCTCCTACTTTCTAACAACCTTAAAATACGGCTCTAACTCTTTACTTATATTAAACTCTGCTTTAACAGGAACGATTAGCGTATACTTCTTAATTCCGTCTCCCATTACCCGAAATCCATCCACTGCCGTAAAACTAATCCGTTTAAGAACGCTTGACATGTAGCATAAATCTATTACTGGCATATCACTTTTTCTTACAACCTTAAAGAACAGCTTCAAGACAGATATGTGCAACTCCTCTAGGCAGTGTAGTCTACTGCGCATATATCTCGAAAACTCGTACAAATCCAATTTGTCAAACAGCAAAGACATAAACTTAAGCCTATCGCAAGCAATAAGACCTAAACTGTCGCCTCGTAAATGACAAGAAAGATACTCGGTATCTGTACGGATTAAATGCATCGAAGCAAGTTTACACCCGTAAGGCAAGCATATGCTATTAATACCTTTACAAGCTGAAAAATAGAGATAACTTGCATTCTCCATCACAAAATTATCTATCTCCAGCTCGTTACAATCAATAAGAGACAGGTCAATACCTTTGCATATCCCAATTAAACGGAATCTACGGCAGAATAGGCTAATTGAAATTGACTTTAGCAAAGAAGTATTATTCGGAAGGATAATTGTAAGCTCGCTAATCGCACCTCCCGACCACGGATTCTCTGGCGCTTGTATCTCAAACTTACGGAGTTTACTGCACTTCTCAAGAGACAGCACCTTAACTCCGTTCTTCCTTATCGCATCCCTGTTAAGAAATACTCCTGTCACGGCACTCGGAAACTCATAAACGCCTGTCATTGACCGAGTTAGTCCAATAACAGAAAGGTTCTTTCCCCTCTCGTCATAAATCCCACAATCCATCCCCGTAAATCTGCCACGGGCATACTCCACGCTCTGCTCAAAAGACCTACCCTCTTTCATTCCTCTCCCTCACCTACCTCAATTCTTAATCTAGCTATATTTCGTAACGACCGACCTACACGACTCCATGAGCCAAATTTTTGTTTCTAAAGTACAAAAGATACAACTAGGTACTTAAAAATTTTGCTATAGGTCTTGCTAGTTTTTACTAACTGGTATTACCCCTAATTTTCGCCAAAATTTTTCTGTGCTTTTTGAGAAGCCCGCCGCCCCCTCTCGCCACGCTCCCAGATAAACAGCTAGAGCCGACAGGAACCCCGCTACCTCTCCCTATCGGCTCTATTTTAGCACATTGCTCGGCTAACTGTCTATATCTTTGCTAAAGAAACAGTCTCATCCAACGACCTTTAAGTTCTCTTTTCCCTCGATTTCTCTGATACTCTCAACCAATTCCTTACTTATCTCGACTGGATGCCTAACTATAAGCTTCTTTAAGGCTACACCGCTATCCTTCGTTCCGTAAAACTCTGAAAATCCTGCTAACCGCTCGATTTTGTCTGGTAATATAAGAGTCTCCCTGCTATAAACGCTGTTACCCTCAGCCTCTTGTAGTCTTATCCAGTCACCTCGCTTAACCTCTATACAACAAGTTAGCTTATCATCTATAACTCTAAGCGGAAAATACCATAGGAGCGTAGCGAAATCTCTCATTTCAGTGCTTAAATTCACGGGCTTAAAGTGTGACTCCAACTCTTTACTGTTACTACTAAACTCTACCTTGCTGTCATACATCACACAAAGCGAATCCTTAAGCCTAATTCCGTCTCTAATGTCTACCCTAACGCTCTTTAACTTGGAAGAACCAAAGTTTAGAATAGCCAAGGCGTCCTTATACCTATTATAAAACTCTCCCTCTCCTATTAAATACCCAATGTGCAAGTATACTCGCTCTAATTCCCTACAATCCTTTATTATATGAAGCAACTCATAAATATTTATCGACTCGCACATGATTACTGCTCTCTTTAGCTTCGTGCAGTTGCGTATCTCCTTTACTCCACTCCAACCCTTAAGCTTTACCTCTTCTGTGTCACAGTCATTTAGGTAAACTCCGTTACCCCCTGTAGCACTACCTAATCTAAGACTCTTAAGACCTGTGCAGTGTAAAAAGCTTCCATACCGTATGCTTCTCTCCCCGTCAAGCCCTAGTACCTCGCATTTCGATAGCTCCAAAGACTTAAACCTCGCAGACTCCGCTAGCCGAAAGTCAGCCAGCTTCGTATTCGCCGCTAAAGAAACAGAAACCCCTGTCTCTACTTTCGGCAAAACCAAAGCAAACGACTCCGTTACCTTACTGTCTCTACCCGTTACATTAGCTTGCACCGTTACCTCATGAAGCCCCGCGCAGGCGCTTAAATCAAGCACCCGCACATTACCGTACACGATGTCTCCCCAATGAACATCGACCATCGTAACAGCACTATCTACCTTGCAAACACCATTACGGGACTCACTAAACCCGCTAACAACTAACTCTAATTTTCCGTCTACCGCTCTCTGCTCTTTTAACGAACAATCGCTTCCCGTTAACTTACTGCGACTTCTCTCCCCCACTTTCGCACTTGACTGCTTCTCTCTTTCCCGCAAAGCCTTAATAAACTTCCCCACTCTCGGAAAACCCTCTACAAACCGATACGACTCATTTAACACCTTGCGCATCGGCTCCTCGACCTTAATTGTCACAGTGCAGAAGTCTCCAGAGTCATTTATGTAGTATAAAACCCCGCTAGCATCCCATATAAACTGCTGAACACCGCGCTTCCTGCAACGATAATAGCCCCTAGAGTCAAGCATCACCTTCGGAAGCTCCGACATCCTCACCCGAAGCGCACCCTCCACAAAGTCAAGCGTCTCACTCCCATGCTCGATTAAAAACTTCCGAAGCTCTTCGTCTGACAGGTCTTTCCTCTCCCCAAACTCAAGCTTCCTCTGTGTTAAAAACAACTCGTCAACAAGCACCCCTAAGTGCTTATCGTCCTCTCCTACCAGCTCTCCGACTACCATATAAACTCGCTTTGCGTCAGACATATCCTTACTCCTTTTCTTTTATAATTCGACTCGCTAACTTCTTATTGTTACATACCACTTCGCAACCATTAGGTACAGATACATTAAACTGCCTATCCAACTCTTCCCAGCCTAGACCTTTAAGCTCAAGCCGTTTTAAGTTTTTATATCCGATTTCCTCCGCAAACCCGAACCGTTTTCTGTTCGCATTACTTACGGATGCTCCACGAAAAACATTTGCACTAATTACAATCTCCGTAAGTGCGTCACAACCCTCTATTCCACGCAATATCACACCTAAATCAAGCCCAAACGGGCAAATTACGGTAAGCTTTCTAAGCTTCTTACAGTTCTTTATCTCAAAATACTTCCTATCCTCTTCTGGAAAAGCGACATGATATAATACAAGTGTTATATCCTCGGAGTCTGTATCTATAATATGCAAAGACGAGTCTCTACCAACAGTCCTATCTAGCGTATTGCCTACCTTTAACTCTTTAAGCCCTGTAACAGTCTCCTTCCCGTCCCCGATAAACCCATGCGCTACCGTGAAAAAGTCGTCTGCGCCTACAATCTCTACACCACCCAATATTCTAAGGCGCTCAAATATTACATTCTCTGAAAAATTTACAAACTGAAACTTTCTGGCGCTTATATTAAACTCTTCTGCGCACAAACACCTGTCACTCTTAACTACAAACTTCGGAAACACTATCGACATATTCTCTGAATAATACTTCTGCTCGTCTATTAGGTGATTGTAAACTATGCTAGAAAGACGACTACACTGACTAAAATCTAAAACACGAACATCACTTACCCGTGCGCCATCATCCTCTACCCTAGCCTTACTGATAAACTTTGAAAACCGACAGACACCATTTGTAGAATTACCCAGAAACCCATAGGCGAAAAGCTTAATCTTCCCTGCCTTCTTGTCTATATAAGGACTTACATCCGAACAATCCCCGCTTACAGCCCTTCCATTCTTAAGCTCCTGTAGATACCCCCTTCGATTAAACTCTAAATACGGGAGAAACTTCTTGCTTGACGGAAAACTCTCAAACATTACCGCGTTTAGCCCCTGTAGTGTATCTAAAACTGCCTCTAAGCTATTTACTCTTCTTGACTGATATGAACCTACCGTATCAATATAGTGAATCTCGTAAACAATCCTCTCACTCTCAAGCTTATGCGGATACTCGTGCAAGGCTAACTGCAAGAGACGATTACTGACCTCATCTATTACCTCCCTGCCCTCAAAGGAAACTTCATTTAGCTCCTTATTCCCGAACACCCCGTAAGTGATGTGCTGATTGCAAAAGTCGTCCATATCAGCCATCTTCACATCCACTGTCTCTGGCAAAGCACCACCAAGACAAACCTTCTCCGCAAAACACGGCAACCCTATAAACCTCTTGCCTACAACCTCTCCAATAGATACAAGATTCCCTATCATAAAATAGGCTTTATCTTCATGACGGCTAAAATCCATAGGGTCTCTATTATAATCCATATAAACTCCTCTTACCTGTATGTGATGAAACGTCCCACTTCACTACTGTTACACATCACAACGCAACCTTTCGGTACTTGAAACATGGCGTTTGGTTGCATCTTATCTTCCTTATTCCATTTCTTTATTATTCGTAACACCTTTAGGTTCTTGTATCCGTCACATCCAAGAACATGCAATAGCTTTCCTGCTTCCGTTTCAACGCGCGACTTGTAATAATCTGCCACAAGCGTAATCTCTGTAAGCTCTTCACAGTTCTTTATACCGCTTAACACCTTAGCTAAATCAAGAATACCATGACTCACTACCTTTACCTTTTTAAGCACTTCGCAGTTCAAAATCGAAAGGCGACTTTCATAAATCCCATCTTCATACTCTATGCTTATCTCTTCCGAGTCTGTGTCACATATGAAAGTACTTGTAGATTCTTGTGAAGGAACTCGGATAAACAGTTGCTTAATACCTCTTAATGTACCATAGCTTGAAACAGCTCCAAAAACTGCTGTCTCCGCTGTAAAACAACCAATTTCACCCGCTAGCTCTGCCCCGCCGAATACCGCAAGCTCCTTAAATACCGCGCCAGAAGGGAAATTACGGAACTCAAACCGACCTCTGCCGATACCTAATTTCTCGATAACAAGACTCTGCCCGTCCGTAAATTTACTAGCCCACTGTGGAAATATCATAACCATCGGATTCTCGGAACTTAAATAATACAACGAAGCACTACAGCTAATTTCTCTAAGCCTATCGCAACAGCTTAAATCAACCACCTTTACCGAAGCCTGCGCCAAGGCATCTCCCGTCACCTCAATGCGACTCACAAATGCAGAATATCTGTTTACTCCATTTGACTGCCCAGCCATTCCAACAGCCTGTAGCCCAATACTCCGTGTCTCTTTATCGTAATATGCAGAGATATTTGAACAGTCCCCGCCCGAGAGCCGCGCCCTACCTCGCTCAAGCTTGTATGCCTCACTATAAAGAATCCCTCGCATAAACAGTAGATAAGGCTTGAGGCTATCACTTTTCGGGTAGTCATCTACCACGGTAGCTCCTGCCGCCTCTAAGAGATGTAGTCTCTCTAAACAAGTGTCTAGCGATAAAGTCTTGTCTATATACTCTCCTTTATCGTCTAGGTAGCACAGCATGAACCGTAATAGCTCTTCCCCACTCCTCCTATCCCTAAATCTAAGAATCTGTATTAACTTGGGATGCCCCCTCTTTATTACATCGCCATTCCGCGCGTCTATTCGTGCTACACACAAATCCCCGCCACCAAATACCTCATGGCTTAAAAGAAAGTCACTGACCTCTTCTTTCTTACAGACCACCGTAGAAGAAACTCTCAACAAGCCGCTATCTCCCAATTCAAACTCTTGATACCGAATTCCAACCTCTTCCCCGTTATCCCCGATAAGAATACCAGACAGGAAATAGCACACATCCACTTTATGCCTCCTCTATATCTAGCTCCCACCCACTTACCTTACAGCCTCTTGGCACGATAATCTTACCGCCAGCGCTTTCACTACTAAACTCCCCGATTAAACGAAACTCCCTAAGCCTCGGAAAACACCTTGAAAAATCTAAGAACTCCCAACCCTCTATCGGACTAAATCTAAACCCTGCGTCACACCGTATCGTTAGGCTACTTAACTTCGGAGTTCCAGTCATACTAAGTAAATGATTGCCGCAGAAGAAAGCTAGTTCCAATGGCTCTTGTTTGTTTATCTCTATAAGAATCTCCTCTAACTCCACACACCTAGCTATCTTAAGAGAAAAAAACTTATAATCCCTTTCGTCCACATCAAAATACAGGCTAACCCGCCTTAAATCACTGCACCCGCTAACATCTACCTCTACAGCCCTATCCATCCTTAGCTGATGTAAAGACACATCGCTTAGACCACTCGTTCCCTGTAAACTAAGCCCATTTGTGGTAAACTCACCCGTATGACCCTCTATCCTTGCACCAGTTATAGATACATCCCCGTAAGAAATATTCTTCGGAAGATTTAATAGGCGTAGCTTCCCTGTGTTAATCCAAAACCTATCTATACTTAACTTGGATATTCCCTTTGGAAATATAATTGATAGATGAGGAAAAGTATTGGCACTTCCACAGTCTAATTCAAACCTAGATAAATGCACACAATCTTCCATGTCTAAAACGGAATTATTAGTAGCATGCAAATCATCCGTGCTTACAATCACAGTACTTACCCAGTCTCCGTACTTGTTCACCCCGCAACCGTTACCGCTAAGACCAGAAGCCGTTACTTCCAGCACTAAATCACTCCCGATACGAACATCTGTCTTTGAACAATCCGAACGAAGAAAACTATCCCTCGCATTCTTGAGAACATAGTCAGAATAGCTAGACAAGATACGATTAAAAACAGATGCGACTCTATTTTCAAATTCTATACTTCTAACGAAGCGACAATAAAGTGCGACTACTCTACTATTTAACAAACAATCTACCAAATACTCCTCATCTCCAGTCTCCGCTACCTCGCCTAGCTCGTTTAGATAAACGACAGCCCCAGACTTCTTAATAAGCAGAACTTGAATCATGCTCCCGCTCTTTATAATAGTTCCGTCTTTGCTATACTCTGCTAGCTTGTCTACATAATTGATTCCAGCTACGCTTACAGGAGTACTATGCTCCGTAACTGCACCTAGAATCGCCCCATGCCCGCTTGTTAAAAACCTTTTAAGCCTATCTTTCTTGACGAAAATCCGCTCTAAAATGCTAAAACCCTCTACATCTACCTTATCAAGCCCTGAAAAACTCCCGTATACCTTAAGAACGGTAAATACATAGTGCGAAGCTATATCCCCGCTCTCGCAGTAATAACCAGTTAGAGCTACCGCATACCAAGCCTCTGATAATAAGTCAAACTTATGCTTCATCTCAAACCTCACAAATAGAATAAAATCACACCTGTCTCGTTACTATCATAGCCCTAAGCCTACGGTCACTACAATCTACCTTACAACCACGAGGAACTACAAAAACAAAATCTGATTGAGTTATCTCTAGGTTCCCTGTTAAACACAGCTTCTCTAAATCTGGAAACTCCAATGTAATGTCAACCAGTCGCTCTGAACAGGAAAAACTGCTACACTCGACTCGTAACTCACGAATACTCGTGTGCGATTGATAAAATAATCCACGCCCCGCTTCCGTATCACCAGCAATCCTCGCTAAATTTAGACCGCTCCAGCTACTCCCTGCAACGCATTTTATATAAACCTTACTTAAATTCTGGCAGTCCTCAATAGATAATGCTGTTCCCTCTTGAAACCAATTTATATTAAGCTCTGATAGTGTAGGCAAGTTGTACAGATTTACCTCGTTAAGCTTTGCGTTGTACCATGCCGCTGAAATAGTTAATTTCTCAAGCCCGCTACAACTGTCCATAAGAATGTTTTCTGCTATTATCTCACTTACACCAGAAAGCGCTGTATCACAAAGCGCAACCTCTTTGAAAGAACCAAGAACACCTAAATTCTGAATACAAAGCTCCTTTGCCATAACCGTAAATGAGTTGCCTCTTAAATTCCCTATACCACTCGGAAAAATCAAATTTAGCCTATCTAGTGCAGTAATTGGAAGGTCGTAATCATCACAGTCGTCATCCAAGCTAAACTCGGAAAGAAAACTACACTTTGACATATCTAGTATAGCTGTTCCTGTAGCTTGAATCTCTTTTGCACTCACTGAAACACTGGAAGCATACTTTGAATAAACATTTACTCCGTTACCAACCCCCTTAAGACCTTCGGACTTAACAGTAAGACTATCCCCGAAAATACCGTTAATCGAGGACTCCGACAAGTCGCCACCTGTTAGCTTACCCCGTGATAAGTCGTTAAGTACCTCGCTCATATTGTCGGACATACCAGACAACAGCTCATACACGGAACTATCAATCAACTCACTCCTTAGCAGAATCGCTTTCCCACAAAATACCTCGCCTAACAGCCGACTCAACACCCCGTTCCCGTATTCCGATAGAAACTCGCCGCGCTTATTAAAAAACCCTACCCGATACACACCATCTTCTTTTACACAGGACACTAACTGCGACTTACCGCTCTTTATACAGCTACTATCCGTCTTTGACTTCACATTCTCTGGAAATACAGGCAAATACTTTGACCGCTCATTAGTATCGTTAGGAGAAATCATTAGACTCTTGTTATCAAGCAAGAATGCCTCAAGCTCTGCTTCCTTTACATAAACTGCCGAAATCTCGCCATCTAACGCCCCCATCCCCTGCAAAACAGAAAACCTATAGACTGTCTCCTCTGAATCCAACCGCCCAGAAAGCACAATCCGTAACTTGAATACCCCGCCCATAAACTCACTCCTTATAAACTATCTCGCAACCGTCAGGTACAATCAATTTCCTATCATTACCACCTTCTCTGTTTCCGCAAATCGTTAGCCTCTTAAGGCTAGGAAAAATTTCTTTCATCAGATACTCTTCATCATCAAACACATATCCACCGTCAGAAAACTTAACCGTAAACTCGGAAACACTTGACAACGGATAATCAAATATATAATCAATAAATTTTCCTAACTCAACGGATTTACCGTCTAGCAGAACTTCTATCTCAATCACCTTAATAGCTTTAAGCTTACTAATCTTATAGCTTTTACCTTTCCAAGCACTAAGGCTCTCTGCTCTGATAAACAACTTTTCCGTACCCTTAAGATTATCCAAAACGATAACACCGTTATGAATTTTAGTGTCTGTCATAAGCCTTAAATGAAGCTCATCAACACAGTTGCAGTTCACAAGCTTCGCAATCTTCTACACTTAACTCCACATCTACCGAAAATAAACAGCAATCCGCACTAATTTTCGAGAACTGAACAGTACCGACCTCTACAAGCCTTACTTCACTAGCAGGCAAAGACAAATACCCAACAGGCTTCTCACCAGCCACCTTCGGAAAAATAACAGCCACAGATTCCATTAATGGATTACTAGAAGCACATTGCCCGCCTAAACTAAAGTCTCTAAGCCGATTACAATGCGACATGTCAAGAACCTTTACCCCAGAAGCCACTATACCTTTATTATCTGCTGTAATCTTACTGACTAGCTCCGAATAAACCGTAACTCCGCTATTTGTCCCCCTTAAACCATTCGCTGAAAAGCTAACCTCTCTGCCCACAATGTCATCTATGTCTATATGGGATAAATCTGCCCTCGTTAGGCTGTCCCGTGCTGTAGTCTTAATGATTGTTTCCTCTGCCTCCTTAATTAAGGCTAAATTCTGATAAAATTCATTATTAAACCACCCACCATCAAAAAAGTATTCCTTTCCTTGGCAAATACGCTTGAGCCGATACACCAATTCACTCCCGTATCCCCTTAATATTGTACCGTTCTCTAAATAAAACAGCTCCCCATCTATATAAGCAAACGCAACCGCGTCTCCCTCTGTTATGTTAAGCCCTGTGTCTCCAAGAACTATCCCATTATGCTCGGATAAGAACTCATCCAGCATTTCTTCTGTTACACTAAGCGCATTATCCCCTCTAAACTTGTCGTAATTGTCTGGACGATACGATAGAACTGTAAAAATATACTTCCAGAACTGTAAAAATATACTTCCCCGCATCGTCCCTGCCGCTAAACAAAAGCCTTACCGCTGGCATCTCTATATTCACCAATTTACCTCACTCATGAAAAATAAACTCTCTTGCTAATTCCTCATCTCCACAATTTACCTTACAACCCTTCGTGACTTTTAATCTACATTCATACTCTAACCGCTTATTCAGCTTGTTCGTTAATCTGCCAATAAGATTAAGCTCAACCAGATTCGGAAATGCAGTATCAAAGTGCGTTATTAAATCATCCGAAAGACAATAGCCAGAGTACCTTGCGTCTATCGTAAGGCACTCAAGACTTTTCATATCCATTCCCCTTATTCCGTCATAACACATTACAAAATCAGTTAAATCAAACGGAAAATCTTCCTCTGGAAGCCCGATAAACGAAAGTTTCAGATACTTTAAGTCTTTACACCCAGAAATCTCCAGCTCATCACCAAGACCAATTTCCAAACCATCAACCTCAAGATGCTCGGTATCTAAGTTGACTAACTCTATCTTACTCTTACTATAGCATTCCTCTTTTCTAGGGCAACCATAGGCATCCTCTCCATGACAAGCGCGGACTTTAAGCGTAGATAGACCTGTGCAATCTTTCAGCGATAGGTTCTCTGCAAAAATCTCCCCGTCAACCGTTACATGACCGTCTACCGAGATAAACTCCTTAAATAATGCACCTTTCGTCCCGATTACCCGAACTTCCTTGGCATTTGGATAAAAACTACCGTATGCCATACGCTGTGCCGACCCAGAGAATATAAGCGATATAGACTCGTTAGAATCGTAACGGGCATACCTTACACTCCCTATCTCAAAACTCCTTAACAAGCGGCACCTAGAAAAATCAAAAACCTTTACCCGAGAGTTTATTAAATCCACCCACGACACTGTTACCTCACTAACAACATCTGGATAAACATTTACTCCAGTCTTACTCTCACCAGTTAGCCCCTCGGCGTGTACAAGCGCCTCACCTTCCACAGGGTCATACCCAGAAACACGAAGCTTAGACAAGTTTTGCCCTGTAATTCTGCTCCTGCCCTCTATCAACTTAAGACGCTCCAACATATCCTCTCTAGCCGCAATTACTGTCTTAAAATTTTGAGAAAAGAACTCACTATCAAGCAATACTACCTCTCCGCTTAGAATACCTTGATACTTTTCGTAGACTTCCTCGAAGGTTCTAGTGAATAAAACATTGCCGTTACTACCACTCACATACCAAAGTCTATTATTAGCATCTTCGTCAAGATAAAATACTATTTCTAAGTACCTTCCTAGGCGATTCCTTCTCTGCCTAGCGCCCTTAAATTGACTAAACTCCGCGCCATCAAGGTCTAAATCCCCTAATATTGCACCGCGATTCGCAGAAAGAAACTCCCTTATTTTCTCTCGCGGCACTGTTATAGAGTGCCCTTCCGAAATCCTTGCAAGATTCCTTTTATTACACCCCTCTGGATTATAATTTATAGTCGTAAAGCGATACTGACTTATATACCCGCCAGTATCCTCTATGTAACCTGTAAACAGAAATCTTACCCACGGAATACTTTTATCAACCACCACCTTATCCTCCTATCTTACACGCGCAACCACTCGGAAACGCAATCCCATTTAACGCTTTACTTTCCACACCAAAAATCTTAACCTCTCGCAACTTCGGAAATTTACAATCCCCGAAGTAAATCCAATCTTCTACCTCACTTAAAAGCCTTACCGCCGTTAAATCAATCGTTATCTCCTCTATAGCCTCACAGCCCGCAATATAAAAACTAGGCTCGCTCATCGTAAGCCACTCTAAATCAAACACTTCCCCGATAAACTTAATCCGAAGCGACTTTAACCGCCTACACTCCAAAATACGAACAGTCGCCGCCATATCACCTGTCATAGAACTTCCAATCCGCAAGGATAGTAGGTCTAGCGACTCTGCGTCTATATCTCCTATCTCAATGTGACTCGCATTCGGGTTATCCTCGATTTTATGATAGCCCGTATCTGTGTAGTGCGGATATTTTACCCCGATACTAAGCCCCTTTAGTCCAGTGCAACGCTCTATCCAGCATGTGTGCGTCCCAAGCGTAGCATCTAATCCCTCTACTGCACAACCAGCAAGCGTAACCGACTTAAACTGATTTATCTTAGGAAAATTGATAAACCGTATATGCCTTCCTAGATATGTAAACATTTCCGAGTAGAAACGGCACTCATCCCCCTCGTTTCCCTCTTCCGAAAGCACAGGCGGGAAATAAAGGCTTAAACTTCCTAACTTACACGCTTGTATCCTACTGTCGCTTAAATTAAACTCACATAACCCACTACAGCATGCCATATCTAAGACACTTGTCCCACTATTCTGTAACTCTGTAACACTTACCGATACCGCTTCCACATACTCTGGATAACTGTTTACACCGTTACCGACACCAGATAAACCGTTTGCACAGACCGCAGTATGCTTGCCATCCCGAACACTTACTATCTTCTTCGACAAATCTCTCTTCGTAAGCCTATCCCTGCCTACACTTAACTTTGCTCCAAGGGAAATCTCCTCCAAACGCTTTCTCTCACTAAGAAACTTATCCCCAAGAAGCACGCCCTCTACAAAGACTGCTTCCCCATTAAACACTTGGCTTAATACACTAGATACCGTCCGTTCTCTTGCGTTACCGTTTCTATACGCCTCCTGTAATACTCCATTCCCGTCTACAAAAAGCAGGCTACTGATATACAGACCGTCTACTCCGCTTGACTGAATATCTAATATCTGACTAACCCCAGACTTTAAGACCCGACCATCCGCGTTAAATACAGTTAGCCTACGTATAGACTCTTCACACGGCATCTCATCATAAACAAATGCAGTACCACCACTTAAAAGCTCGTCTACCCAGCTTACATGAATATATACTGAATCCGTATTTTTGTAATTATAAGAATCCTCTAGCTTAAGCTTTATAAGCCGTAGATAGTCCATCTCTCCATTATCGTTAAGCGTATATCCAGAAAGCGCGTAAACTTCTTCCGGTCTCTTTGGCTCTCCCATGTTACCGTTCCCTCACATGCTTCATAAACTCGGCATTATCGCAAACTACCTTGCAACCCTTTGGAACAAATATCACCTCATCCTCTACATTGCTCCCAAAAGTTATATCTCCCCGTATTTCTAGGCGCTTAAGAGAGTTATATACGCTCGCAAAGTCGGCGCAACCACCGAATATTAGTCCTTTCTTACCTTCAAGCACAAGAGTTTCAAGACCGTCAGAGTCTATGTAAAAACCCATATAACGCTTAGTAAAAATGCTTATGTTAGTCTCCTCTTTACTAACTGTAAATATAAGCTCTTTTAAATACTTCAAATTAACGAAAGCTATACCACAGCGCTCAAGAGAATCAACAGTCACAGAAAGTTTAACGGTGTCAAGGCTAACAAGCCTAACCTCTTGGCTCCTGTCACCACACTCTTCACCAGCCTCGATAGAAAGCTCCGATAAACCCGTGCATTTACAAATCTCACACTCCTCTACCTTAATAGCCCCGTCTATTCCTGCTATCTTAGCCCCATCTACAATAAGTTTATTAAAAATTGCTACCTTTGGGAAATTTATAAACTTTAGCTCCTCTGTATCTGCACTAAGCTGTATATGGCAGTAATCAGCACCTACCTCTTCACGCAACTCCGTAGGGAAGATAAGCGACAAACTTGGAAGCTTTTTACGGTATGCTCTTGCGGATACATATACCTCGAATGATTTTAGCCCAGCACACTTAGACATATCAAGAACTTCTGTCTTACTGTCATACAGCGTCCGCGCATCTACCGTTACACCTTGCACAAAGCTAGGATAACTATTTACCCCGTTACTGACACCCTTTAAGCCTCGCGCGCATAATTCTCCCTCTTCCGAAAGATATATCTCTGAAATATTTCGCTTTGTTAGTGCGTCTCTCGCAATCTCTGCCCCGTTAAGTCGCCTATGCTCTTCCCCAAGCGTAACAAACCTCTTATACTCATCCAAAACAAGCGCATCGTCTGCGATGTCCATTTCCCCGTTAAAAAGCTGCTCCTTAATCTTTTGAGCGTCAACACCCTCAAAGCCTTTGTAAACAAATTTCCCTGTCTCGTTTAGTAAGTAAAAGCAGAATGTCGGACTACTACTTCCAGTAAACACCAGTGTCGCTCTTCCCTCTTTCACTAACTTTATGTCCCGATTAAACGCAGGCACTCGCCACCGAAAGCTACCGTCCGAAAGCATCTCCTTCGTTCTCTTTAGAACTAGGCTGTCATGCTCCCGAAGAAACCCATCTAGGTTATATTGACTAATCCACTCCTCTGTACCGTTGTTCACTGACCGTGACTCCCCACGATTGACACGCAAAAGTCCAAAGCGATATGCTATAACCTCTCCCGATTCCGAAACTATATACCCAAAAAGGATAAACCGATACAGTGTAATCTCTGTTTTGCCTGTCTCGTACCAACTCACACTTGCCCCTTTCTATGCCTCTGTGACCTACGGGAAGCTCACTAGAAGCTACTGAAACCCATTTAGGCTACCTTTATAGCCTAACCACCTTACCCCGCCTTAAAACGCATTCTGGTGCGTCCTAGACCTATTTGCCTCTACGAGCCGCTAGAAGCCCCGTAAAAGGGCTTCCAGCCCTTACCCGATACCTTTACCGTCTAGACATCATACGCCCGCTAGAAAGCCGTCTCGCGCGTCACAGCACCTTATAAACTGCCACGCGCATACCCGCGCAACTTCTCCCACTCCTCTTTCTTCTCATAGCCTGTCGGAATCACCTCACTATCCCCGACTGCCTCCTGTATGAGCTTCCCATAAACTTGAAACAGCTCCCTCGCCCCCTTCTCGTAACACTTCGTATTATCTGACACCGTTCCCCCTGCATTAAACGCCTCTCTTATGTCGGCTTCTATGTCACTGCGCTGTGCCAAAATCTTAGACAAATCCCCGTTAAACATCCCTGCCCGACCATGCGCCATCTTAGAAGATAGCCGCTCTTCACCATAAATACTAACTAGCTTATAAATTGCGTATGTGTACCTAATATGCTCTGGCGGTATTAGTACCGTATTTTCGGCTAGGCTTTCCCAATCCTTAGAAAACATTACTTCAAAAATAAACTCGCTATCCTTTCCTGCTCCTATCTTCCAAATCTCTTTAAGAGACTCCTCGATTAACGCAGTACAGCCAAGAAACGCTCTTGTACCTAAGCTAGTTTTTCCTAAAAACTTTACTTCTCGTAACCCCCCGCAACCGCTAAACGCATAATCTGGAATTCCTGCTATCTTGTCGCTAATAACAATGCTCTCTATTCTACTTCCAGAAAACGAATACCTAGAAATCTCGTCTATATACTCGCTACCCACTATCTCCTCTACTTTGGATGCATAAAACGCTTTCTCCTTAAGAACTAACGCAGAACTAACCAAAATACTCCTTATATTATAAAGACCATCATAGTTAAACTGTTCTAATCCACGAATCTCCTTTGGTATATTAAAAACTTCCCCGCTAAACACTGTGCTTGTTCTTGACAGCCTGTTAAACATCTCTATGCATACTCTTGAATCAATATATAGTTGAGTCCCCGCCAAGAATAGTTCTCCGCTATCTTTCTCTAGCACAGCAAACAATCTACTGAACCGAAGAAGCTCTGCTAACTTTCCACTTGCTTTGTAACTTGAGAAAAATCGCTGTATATTTTCGCTTACGATATGCGTGGTATCTCCTATAGTGTAGATTACAGGCTCACGACAGAAATTAGCACCCTTTGCACACCGCTCTGCCACAAGGGAAAACCGCTTTACATTCCCGCCAGTTATCCCGCTTATCGTTAGCAATCTCCGCTTAAATACTAGCTCTCTGCCATTGATTGACCCACTCGGATTAAACTCCTCACAAGAAAGCTCTATCTCCTCTAGCTTAGGGCAATTTAGGAATAAACCCTCTAAATCACGCACACTTAAACTCTTAATTCCAAAAATCGTTGCTCTCCGTAAATTTTCACAGTTATAAACTTTTGCTTCTCCCCAATCACTAAGGTTTATTGTTAGCCATTCTATGTCATGACACCCAGTAACCCATATTAAGTCACTACAGTTTATTGAAACCTTCTTCGGAAGCCCCTTTACATCTGATAACTTTAAGCTACTACAAGTAAACTCTAAACTACCCTCGTTTCTAAAGCTATCAAGTTTAACATGATGTGCATTGATTATTAAACTCACATTACTGTTATGGATAAACTTGGAAAATCCGTCTGGAACAGTGCTTCCTATTTCAATATCTACTATACAAGAGTTATCCACTGATTCTGGCAGTATTATCTTTGCGTCAACAGCGCCTAAGCTTAGACTTCTTAGCCTATGACACGCGCTCATATCAAGAACTTCTATTCCACTCTCACGAACCCCTCTACCAGTAATTCTAGCTTCCTCTAAGAAGCTCCCTAGCTTACAAACAGCGTTATAACACTGCGAAAAGCCAGACAAACTAATCAAACCGCTAGTGCCTTCCACACTATATAACCCACAATCCTCATGCGTAAGCCTATTCCGCGCCTCCCTCTTCTTATACGCTTCATCCCCGAACATCTTACCTTCTACTGTTACATACTTAGAAAGCCTGCTTAATTCTCTGCTCGAATCACACGCAAACAGCACCCTACGGCTGTTTACCCAAGCTCTTATCCTCTCATCCGTTGAAAAAAGCTCACAGGCAAGTCTACCTCGCTCGTTCAAGTAGTAAACAGTTCGTCCATACAGCATTACCAGCCGAATACCACCATCCTTTATTAGCTTTAACCCAGACGAACTCAAATTTTCCCCGCTACCCTCATAAACAGGAAGCCTGTCTAAATTAAACTCCTTGTACGAAAAAGAATCCTTAAGCCATCTTACGGATTCCTCCCCCTCTGCCCCAACCTCACTCTCGCTGATAAGCTCTTTCGCTCCAAAACTACCCACAATAGACGGAATACCACCGTCATTAAAAGAAATCTCCCCTACCAAATAGCCGAGGGGATATTTCCCCTCGGACGACACAAGCTTCCCTATCAAATATTTCGTTTTCATAGCTTATCCTCCGCTATATAGTCAAACTCCATAAACAAACCCATAGCAAAACGCTCTTGCCATAAAGTTTCCACCGATAACGATGCGCCAGCTCTCCTATACTCCGACACCTCTTTGTTATACTGCTCGCGATATGCTTTCACATTATTTATATTTCGCATAAACTTGTCAGAAACTCTTCTTGTCCGTAACGGAACTTCTCCGTACTTGTCTATAAGATTGTATACCTTGTTTAAGTAGTATAGATTATCTGGACTCATGCACTTTATTATCTCATCCTTAGACGCCAAGAAATTCCTACTCCGCATGGACTCCCAAATTATATAGCTACTCCCTCTATAAACATTGATTCCAAGAGCCTCAAGTCTCTCTATCGTGTCTCTACTTAGCCCAGCGCAAGCTCCAAATGCACTCTCTTTTATAGCGCTCCCTTTAACCGTAAGGCAGTCATTTGGTATATAAACATCAGTTAGCTTATCACAAAGACAAAATGCTCTAGCTTTAATCTCTCTTAACTTCTCACCAAGCCTTACCTTAGATAACCCTGTCCCAGCAAAGGCTTCTTCCCCTACAGATACCAGATACTCACTACCTACTATCTCTTTTAGACTCTTTATCCCCCTAAAAACACCCTTATTAATTGAAAGCTCTGACAAAAGCTTAATCCTTGAAGGATTCCAATTTAACTTCTCAAACACTGCTCCTTTATCTTTACTTGAAAGCACTTCTACCTCTGGAGGGACTATTAAGCAGTCTTTTGTGAACAGTTTACTCTCTAATAGCAGAGAATGAAATGCGAGTTCCAAACTTGTCTTTAATCTGTCGCTTGCGCTAGAAGGTATATTAACCTGTTCCATATTAAGGCAAATATTATGCTTATCGCGCAAATATAACAGCTCAATAAACCCGTTAAACTTTAGTAACTCACGAACATATTCGCTATAATTCACTGGAACAAAGAAATTCTTTAGGCTATCGCTACATATAATCTTTACTCCGCGTGGATACCCTATTACTAGGTCTCTGGCAGACACCCTATCTGCATAAACCTCAAGCCTCTCTAACTTATCGGACGAAAAATTAGCACTTAAAACCTCATAGCTGTTGCCATAGTGTGAAACCCCCAGAAAATCCCTACACTTTATTTTCACCACCTTCAAGTTTCTCAATTTGCTAAACTTACTGGAAAACCAATAAGGTGAAAAGGTGTCAGTCGCCTCAATCGAAAGCTCTGTAAGACTGTTAAGGCTTCCAAAAAACGGAATCGTATAAGGACAAGTTACACTAATCTTAGTTACATCAAATAAATCGCAAAACCAACTATCAGCCGCACACCCTTCAACAGATAAACTGCTAGGTAGCCCCAATATATTAGTTAGCCTAACCCTGCTACTACACTTAATCTTTTTCGGGAAATCCCCTGTTAGTTGAATATACTCTAAACAAAGCAACCCAAACTCGCTTCCCTTAGTAAACTCTGCGAAATTTACCAGATTAAGCTCACTTCCAGATAGGTCAAGACTTATCTCAAGTGACTTAGCGTGCCTACTCGGAAATATCACGCTAAACTTCTCGCTAATTACTCCGCTAAGGCTAACCTTTGAAAGCTTCTCGCAAGAGCTTAAATCTAACACAGCAACCCCGTTACTTAAAGCTGACGCTACGCTCACATTTACTATCTCTACTTGGCTATTTACCTTGCAAACCCCGTTATCACTCTTATTAAACCCAAATATTGCAAGCTTCGGCTCTAACCCGTCACTTGTGTCTACCTTAATCCTAGCACAGTCCCCGTTCGTCAGCTTCATGCGAGAAGATTCAAGATTAAACTTGTCATTCCCATGCATCAAGACCTCTATCGGAATACTCTCGATAAACTTGCTCTGCTCCCTATTTGATTCAAAAGTCGGAACATAGTCTCTAGCTAAAAGCCACGACCCCCAAGCCTCTTTACTAATCGACTCCTTCTTAAAATTTCCGCTGTCGTCTTGATAGGTAATATGCACACTGTCACTAACATAAGGATTGCATTCCATAATCCTATACTTCCCGCGCTCTAAAAGCCTAAGGCTACCGTCTTTCTCAAGAATAAACTTCGGGAGCGCGTCCAAATGAAATGCATCCGAGATTGACTTTGCTGTGAAATCCTTATGCACAGACTTTCCTCCGTATAAGTCATCAATTCCGTTTTCTGTCACAAGCCTCTCATAGTCGCCATCCAGCGCGTCATTCAACCACTCCACAGACCCGTTCAGATACCCGCTACCATGCCGCCTTACAATATACTTCTTCGGAACATATGCCCCGCTCTTATCCTTTGCTACAATTACTCCTTGCAAAAACCGAGAAAACTGACCCATTCCTACACTCCTCCCTTTACTATGCCAAACTTACTCGTATCCCTGCACCAATATCCCAAACTCCTTGCGGAACTTGTAAACCGTTCGCTCATGGTCTCCAAATTCTACAATTCCAGATAAAATACCCTTTGTATACACATCTACAAGCCCATCATAGTAAATATACAACTCATTTAACTGCTTAAAATCTGCTGGCTTCCCTCTCAATGCATCTCTTACCCGAGAAACTTCCTCTTTTGATACCCCCTTCTGTATAAACTCGTTGAGATACACGCACTCTGACGGGGTTAAGCTTACACCAGAACAAAACGACCTAAACTTCTTATAAGCAGAATCCGACAGGCGATGTGTAAGCGTTAGCTTATCCGTATAAACTCCCCGCGCTCGCAAGGCTTCTCTTACTTCCTCGTTTATATTGTAACAGCCCGCAAACGCTGACATGCTTATCGCCTTTGCTCTCTCTACCCCTGTTATACTCATAAGACCGCTACACTCATCAAAGGAAAGCTCCGAAAGCCGTGCTTTATCCCCGAGTGTGAGACTCTTAAGACTACTGTTATTTGCAAATGCCGCCTCACCAATTTTGGTTAGATTCTCACTCCCCACTATCTCTTCTATTTCTGCCCCGAGGAACGCCAGCTTCCCGACCTCAAGAGGACTCTTAATAACAAGACTCTTAATCTTAAAATAGGAGTCAAACCCTGTTTTACTATCTCTTATGCACTCGATTTCACTAGGTATCTTTAATACTCCGTCCTTAAATAGCAAACTGTTATGAAACCCGTTTACATGGGATACCGAACCAACATCCCTGTCAAACCCAAGTGTAATCTTGTCATTAACATAAGTTAAACTGACAGAGGGCAAGGCACACAGCAATTCTCGCATCTCACTGCTAAACCGAACCCCGATAAAATACTTCCGTACATTCTCACTGCACTGAAAGTCTACCGCGGACGGCACTGCGATGATAAACCCACGATTTAACTTACTATCTAACTCTCTGTCTACAGCCTCTACCGTTAAATGGAACTCCTTAAGACAAGTTGACCCGAAACTTGCTGTCATAATGTCACTTAGACGCGCTTCATCACCTTTAATATCGAGTGTCGCAATAGGCTCTCTAAACTTAAGCTCCTTTGCCGCAATATGCACCTTCTTTAACTTCCTGCAATTACATATAAACTTGTCTAAATTAAACAGACTAAGATGCTCTACCGTAATATTCACTTCTTCCAGTTTCTCACAGTCCGCAATCGTAACATTCCGAAGGCTACTCGCTGTTAAACTTAGACGCTCTGTGTCACACTCAATAATTTGAATTTTCTCCCTCCAACCTTCTTTGTTGGATATGTTAATCACGCTGGCACCTGTACATCTAAATAGTTCTATTCTCTTACATGATAACCTACTCGGAAAACCAGTCATCCCGCTGTCCATTGCCACCATATCTGAAACATCGCTAAGGTTTACAAGATTAGCCTGCTTCACATCTTGTAATCCAATAGCTAACCAGTTTGGCTTCTCTGTCGGAAACAACACCGCTATCCTATCAGCGTTCTCAAGGTGAACATCCGCTATCCGTAGCTCTTTACACGCACTTAAATCCAAAACCTTTAAGAGTGTCCCATTTATCCGCTCGCTAGGACGAAATACATTGACATTCGGATTTACACTACAAACCCCAGACTCACTCCTTAAGACCTTTGTCACCGTTAAACCCTCGGCTCTTACATCCGTTACAGTGCAGTCTGCCGCCACCATCCTGTCACGCGACACCTTTAACTTATACTCTGTATCACTCTCTATCTTAACCGCTTCCTCTTCGAGCATAGCTAAGTTCTCTCCACCAAACTCATGAACTTGATTTAAGATATACTCCCGCTATGCTCTGCTATAAATTGACTGGCTGAAACTCCGTGCGATAACTTAAGCTCACCGTCACTATCAGCGTAAACAATCACTGCCTTTTTGCGAAAAAGCGCACAATAGGCAAATATCCGTATCTTACCCTCTTGATAGACCGTATAAGCTCTCTTTGTTCCGATAAGCAAAGGCAAAACAGCGTCTAAAAACTCCTGTTCAAATTCGCCTCTTCTCTCCGATAAACTAAACCCCGCAAAACCTTTCGTCTCTGTCCGCTTAAAGCGTTCCCAGTCTTTAAGCGGAATAACATTCTTTCGAGCCTTTAGAATAGCCATGTTGCCATCTCGGTAATTATTTCGCTCAACAACTGCGTCTACCGTGACTACGGATTCACGCTTAACATCTCCGTCTGCATCTCTATTGCAAAGAAATCCTGCAACATAACTAAATTTTACTTTTCCTGTGCTTCTGTAACTCATTCTTGCCCCCTCAAAGCTCTAATACCCGCCTTAGTCTATAAATAAGTCGCTCCGTAGTCCCTAGGTCAACATAATAAGTTGCCGAAGCTGAACTATGCTTTACCCCGTAAGTATAGTATATACTGTCAATAATACGACTTAGCTCACTTAGCCCCGCTTTCTCCTCTTTGCTTACGCCTCGCTCCCGCATAAACCGCTTTATATCTGCTTCCTCTATCCTAAGCTCGATTAAACGCCGCGTATACTTGCAGTCGTCCTTCGTAATCGCACTGTCTATTTCCCTATGAACATACTTTTCGTATGCCCTCTCTGGATACTCACTTAGTAGCTCATCAGTAGGCATATACCACTGCTTCTTATAAAGCGCCCCCAAAGTATCACTATCTAGGCTATTGCAAAGAGCAAAGGCTGTCCTCTTTGCACTCTTTATATCCCACAACCCGCTTACACTCGTTAAATTCTCACAGCCACCAAATGCAAACTCACCTAGCTTCGCCTCTTTCCCGAAAGCCAACCGCTCAAGCTTCGTCCCCGCAAACGCTAGCGCCCCGACCGAAGTTAAATACTCACTGCCCACTATCTCCAAAAGACCTGTATTCTTAAACACCGAGTCCCCTACTGATAGCTTATCGCTTAAATGCAGGCTCTTAATAGGAAAATAACTGCCTAAACTACCTTGTAATGCCTCTACCTCTTTTGGAATCCGAAACTCTCCCCCTCTAAACAAAGGATTCCCCACCATTGCGCCCTTAAACAATAGCGAGTTAAACTGCACCGTAACCCGCTCCTTCACATAGAAAAGTGGAGCAAACACTGATGCGCACAGCAAGTCCTTAATCTCTGTGCTAAACTTCACTGGCTTAAAATATGCCAGTAGCTTATCGTTGTTACACACAACGCTTACTCCGTCCTCATACCCTATTGCAAAGTCATTCGGAACTGGAATTATCCCTACACTAAGCTTATCCGCCACATTAATTTCTACTCGCTTTAACGACACAGACCCGAAAGTTGCCGTAGCTATCGGGTCTCCCTCTCTATTTGAGTCTACATTATAGCTAACCCGTCTTGCGTTTATTACTACCTTCTCAAGCGCTCTACAGTTGCAAACAAGCCTAGATAAGTTATCAATAAAAAGCATCCTAATGTCTATAGAAAGCTCTATAAGCCTACTACAGTTACAAATAGATACTACTTCCGCTCCAGTAATCCTTAATCTCTCTAAGTCACAGGTAGCTATATTATAGTTTCTAAGCCCAGTAGAATTCGACTTTACCGAAAGTTCTGCTATTCCAGTGCAACCTCTAAGCTCCAAACTATCGTTTACTACCACTTCCTTAAGACCTTGAAGCTTACTGCCATTAACCTGCAACGAATCAAACTCTTTGTTGTCACCCATAATTGCGAAAGAGCCACAATTTGAAACCTCTAGGCTCGTATCCTTAAAACCGACTAGCGGCGCGACATAAACAAATGACGCTACGCCCTTAACGGATACATTACACTTCTTAAGCTCCTTACACTCGCTTAAGTCAAGCACCCGAACCCCGCTCCCGCTCAAGATTTCTAAATCAATCTCACTCGCTCTGGGATTTACCTTACATATCCCAGTCTCACACCTACGAAGCCCTGTTACATAAACACCATCCTCTGCTAACTCGCTTATCGTACAATCCTCTCCCGTCATACGATTCCTTGCGCGATTTAACTTATACTCATTATCCTCTAAAAGCGTAACTGCCTGTTCCTCTAAGCTACTAAGCTTTGCTGAACCGTGTACCCCCTGTACAAGCACATACTCCCCACGATGCCCCTCTACAAAGTCGCTGAAATCCGAATGCTCCCGAAGAAGCCCTTCTTCATCAAGATATAAAACCCCAACGCCCCGCGCCGCTACGCCTGTCTTGTCTGCATAAATCACACGAAGCTTACCTTTCTTATAAAGCGTATTCTTCTCTTTATCCCCGATAAATACTGGCAAATCACTATCCGAGTACTGCTGTATATACTCGCTCTCCTTATCCCCGCTGTTATATACCCACTTAAACCCGATAAACTTAGCCTTGCTCGTGCTATTCTTCCAAGCCTTTATCCCAACATACCGATAGTCTCCAAGCCGAGCCTTCTTGCCAGCATTCCACTGAAACTCCCGAACTATCACATGCGTTACCACAGGGCTTCCGTCTGCTTTGCGCTTACAGAGCACCCCCGTTACAATCCTATCCTTAGTGTTACCCGCCATTTGACAAGCCTCCTGTAAATTATTTTTAACATAAACATAGGCGGGTCTTTCGGATTAACCGCTGTCCCGCCTATTAGTATTACTCTAACACTTTATGACATCTATAAACTTTTTCAAATTGTCGGATAAACTTAGCTCCATCTTGTGCAAAATCGGGAACTTAACCTTTATGCTCGGAAAATCTACTAGGTTGTCTGCCAATAGCGTAAACTTTGTAAGAGCCTCGTTCGTCAGCAACAACATCGCATCTGCCGTAATTTCACTGTATGTCTTGTTTACAAACTCTTCGCCGACCCATTTCGACTTCGTATCGTATGTTACAAACGGCATACGCTTTACATGTATCTTAATCTCCTGTAGACTAGGACAATTACGCACAAAGCCTATTATCTCTCTAAGACTTATCTCGTCACAGTCTATGTCTATAGACTCAAGATATAAGCAATCAGAAACCCCAAGCATCCGTATAACAGTCCCATACAGCTTAACCGTTAGACTTTTTATATCTGTATTACTGATTAAAAGTTGAGAATGCGTTGTCTCTGATAAACAGCTATTCCCTTCTATTATGATTGAGCCAAGCCCTACCACTCGTATCAAGTGAAAGGTAAGCCCGCTCTCGTACTCCTCATCCGTTCTATCCTTTATCGGCGTAAGTCCAAAAGCGTCAACATTCACATACCTTACACGGCTTAAACCAGAAACCTTACAGGATGTTGCCTTAATACCACGAACACAAACTTGACCTACCAGCGTTACCTCTAAGTCTGAAAATACGAACGACCCGAAATACTGACTCTCTGGAAGGCATAAAGACAAGCTAGCTCCCCTACTCTCGACTATCTGAACAAACTTAACTGCACTCTTTTGCATATCAAGCACTTTGATGTTTGCGTTATATAAGCTATTCTCTCTTGACCCTATCCAATCGGCACAGTCGCTTACCGTACAAACCCCATTATTGCTTGAATTAAACCCCGTCACTACAATCGGAGCTATCCTACTTGCGACTAGCTTATAAACACAACAGTCTGCACCTGTTAAACGATTACGCGCCGCTATACTGCTAGTTAAATAGCCAGACAAACTAGCTATACCGTTCGTAATGCTATCCTTATACTCTTGTTTATCTGAATAAACCTTAACTTCTTCATTATCTACAAAATAACTGTCACTTAGCTCGCTTCCATTCCAAAGCTCACCATCCACAGAAACAAAGCCGCACGGTATCTCCCCGTCAAACCCATTAGCTACAATTACATCCCCAAAAGCATAAACCCGAAGCCTTCCACTCTCTAGTAGATTGCCTTCCTCGTCCGTCAAAGGAAAATCTGCTTTCCATTCATCTGACAAAGGAATTCCCGCGCTAAACTCGACTACCACATTCAATGATACATGCTCCCAATACTCGGACATCGTAACGGCGCGTACCGACCAATCCCGTCCGACATTACGAGATAAAAAACTGCTCATTGGTACTACCAAAGCAAATGGTAAACCCTCTTTTGTAATTCCAAAACCAGCAGTCGCAAATTTACATTGAACTGATTCTCGGACTCTTGTCCGAATCGGGTCGTAGGCTAATGCGGCATAAAATGATAATTTTTCAAGCGTTCTTAAACCAACATCACCCGCCAGACCATTTCTCCTAAGAGACAAATATGCTAGCTTGTCGCTATCTGGCTCTCCTCTACCAGTCGCAGTCGGGCTAAATAAACCGTCACGGTCAATCATTTATATGTCCTTCGACCGAAATACAAGGATTTAACGCCTCTGCTACTAACTTATTCTTCATTCTTCCCTCCTTCAATATACCTATCGTATCTAAAAACCTTCGCGCTCGTTCCGTTTACCACAACCTCACACCCGTTACTGACAAGAATATTGATACAGCCAGATTCCTCCGATGTAAACGAAAACCGCTTAAGACTTTCCAAATTGCTTAAATCAAGCGCTGGGATTCCATATGACGAAAACACAGAAATACTAAGCTCTTCGAGACTCGGAAGAAAGCCAAATGCTGAATCAATATCAAAGTTAAATGTAAGAGTCCTAATTGATAATTTCTTTAATTTATCGTTATGCCTTACAGACAAGTCAAACTTCGTACCGTAAGACGGCAAAATATAGTCTATATCTAGGCTCTTTAGGTCGTCATTTTCATATACGCTTATATCATGACTGTCTCCAGCACAGTAATCACTACCTTCCAACCGTATGCTAAGACTATCAAGACCAGTTACACTAGCTACTCTTACATAATGACCATCCTTACGACCAATAGTCATCCTGCTTAGCAAAACCTTTATCTCCGATAAACCCTTTACTGCACAGTTTCCAATAAAAAACTTCTCGTAACCATTTGAAGCAGACGGAAGGATTATCACATTATCGTGCTTATTTGACTGGTCAGTTAATATCTGTAGATTCAATAAATCGTCACACGCCCCTAAGTCAAGAAACCTTAACGCCACTCTTTGAAAGCCCTATAGTGTCAAGTGATAACTTATCTATATCATTTAGTAACTTACAAACCCCGTTATGGCTCTCACACAACTCATTAATCTCTACAATCCCGTCTCTACTGCATTCTCTAACCCCGCAATCCTCATGGGTAAGCGCGCTCCTTGCACGGGCAAGCCGGTACTCGTCATTATCTGTTAGCTTAAGACGGCGATAAAGATTCGCCTTATACACTTCCTCTTCCTTCTCGTTAATCAGCGTAAACTCTATTTGCTCGTAGTTCGCCTCTATAAAGTCGAAAGTTAGTTTGACCATCTCCTCCCGACCGTCTGAAAAACGAACCAAACACTCGCCTTTATCAAGCATCTCCTGTAAACTTGTCTCTCTAATCTCCAACACTCCGTTATCCACCGAGTTCACCTACTTTCTTATAAACCAAACACACCACTCCTCGGGCAGTCGCAGAACAACCCTCTGGCAATACAAACCGCAACTTCTCGTTACACGGCTCTGCTACATCTATATGCAGGCACTTTAACCGCTTAAATGCATCAAAATTAAGCCATATAGACCCGCTCTCCTCTTTAGTCGCCTCTATCTTACTAACTCTTAGGCTGATATTCTCTACCTCTGGCATCTCTAAAAGCATTGCGAACAATTCGCTTACCTTTAACGCCCCCGCTTCCACAACTAAACTCCGTAAACACGGGGTCGTAAGGCGAAATGTTTTAGCCGATAGCCTTAATGTAGGAGCGTTTATGACTAACCCTCTAAGCGTAGCATCTTCAATTACAATAGCATTACTAGCATCATTTCTTGAATATCCAGTAGCCTCGACACTAAGCGTGTCTAACCCTGTACACGACTTTAACTCTAATGTAAAATTTCCAATGTCCCCTAACTCATATCTAAACATGACTTTAGATAAACCAACAACGTTAACCGCGCAAAGACTTAACTTCTTTAATCCATTAGACGCTGAAGGCATAATAAAAGTACAATCACCAGCCCATGCTATGTCAATGTTACGAAGGTCTTTACAGCTAGATGCATCAATAACTTTAACCCCATTAAGATAATCAGCCCTGCCAATATACAGACAGTCTACATCATTCAGTAACTTACAAACCCCATTACTTGCAGGATTAAACTTGAATACATTAACCCCGTCATGTAGCACTTCCTTAACGGCACAATCACTCCCCGTTAGCTTACTCCTAACCGCCTCTAATTGATACTCTTTATCTTCTACAAGGCGGAGATGCCGAAGAATTATACGCTTACAAACATTTGACCCATAATCTGTATCGCTAATAAAAGATACATTCTCATACTCTCGTTTCAACCACTCATAACTCGGAGTAAAGCATAAAGGCTCTCCCTTTCCATTAAACCCGACAAACGGCTTCCCCTCCTTAAAATCTCTGAAATCCCCGAAAAGGCGATACCTCCCCAACGAAAGTCGCGTAAACACTGCACCGTCCTTTTTGTAAAAAGGAAAATCCGATACTTCAAAGCCAAATCTATTATCTGAATTGCTCTCATCCGACCTTCCCCTCACGGAACAGTCCCACTTATGCTTGTTCTCTGGCTTTGTACCTCTGGACTTTACACACCACCGATTAAACGCTTTCCCAGAGATATAAAATACTTCACCCTTTCCACTACTCGGGGACTTCGCAGTAACAAGCTTCCCCATTATGCGCTTTTCCGAATACCCTACAAGCCCCACGAGATACAGCATATTCCAGTGCTTTGATTCCCCGTCTACCGTTAAAACACCGCCCTCTTTCTCGCACAAAAGCTCTCGAAATGTCTCTTGACTATTCATTCTTCTCCATCCCAACTAATTGTGCAGGAATCTATCTTTCCCGTATTAAACGACAGAGATACCTTGCTGTTTATCTGTATAGATTCTGCCTCGATACTGACAGCCACCCCTCTACTTAGAGCCTCCTTCTCAAAACTTAATGCCTTTCCTACAACTCTACCAGCCTTTACCGTTACTCGCTCTAAAGAAGGATTCCTGTTCACAAGTGCAATAATATCACCGAACATTACAGTACCTTCTGTTTCAATCTCTACCTCTCGAAGCTTCTCGCATAAATTAACCTCTATATCAAGATTAGGAGCGTTCCCTGTTACATGCAAAACCTCTGTATCTGTCTTATACAAATCTATCTTACAAGTTAAATCCGAAGCCTCTTCTATCTCTCTACCGCAAAGAATCTGCGTATAGTCGCACCATATATCAAGATTAGGGACACCGTTCACATTGTAAAACTGTATATTGGCAGAATTCTCTTCACACCCTATTATTTGTATCTTAGATATTCCCTCAATTATAGCCTCATTAAAAAACAACGACTCTGCCCTTATCCATCCGTCACCTATAAACGCAAGCGTATTTCCACCATATCTCGGAAAACCCTCCTCTGTAATTGCAATATCCCAATCCACTACCACCGAAAGAACACTTTTACCACCTTTCGGCAGAACTATACTAGTCTTTGGCAAACCTGTGTCAACGCCACACATCTCGAACTCAATCTTCGATAGATATTTGCACTCCGAAAAATCCAGAACCCGAATATCATTAGGCAGAGGAAGAAAAAGTCTGGCTGTATCAATGTCACCAACTAACCTACAAACTCCGCTAGCGCATGGATTAAAATTTTGTAGACATTTTCCACGAATTTCGTCAATACTAGATTGCGGTTCTTCGCTACAGTCTGTATGAGTTAGCCTATTCCGCGCTACTGCCAACTGATACTCTTTATTAACTGAAAGCTCTGCCGTCTTTCTAAGATAATACTTTACAAAAGCAGAATATATGGATTCAAGGCTCAAAAACAAGTCGTTCTCAATAAATAACTTACGTTTAACCCAATTCAGTGCTTTGTCAGACCAAACCTTTTTCTGCAAAACTCCTTTTGAATCAAAGTACTCAAACTCCGCTGTGCTGTATGCTAAACAACAGTATAAACCATCGTACAAAACACGGATATGCCCCTCACTTACCAACGAATACTTCCCAGCACCGCAAGAAATATAAGCAGGATACGACATAATATCATACCACAACGCAGTCCATCCATCAGTAGCCACTTCATTATAGCTACCTAGTTTGTACGGAAATATTAAGCCGTTTGAATCGCTGTAATAAATAAATCTCTTTCCGTAGTTAGACTCGTTATACAGCTTAATCAATTCAGACTCGCTAACATATACATAAGCTGAATACTCACCGTCACCACCCAATATCTCACTACGCTCCCAATAAGTTATAATTGCACCCTTAAACCCACCACCGCTAAAAGATAAATCGTCTATATTGTCTAAAACAATAGCCGCTATCTCCCAACTCCCGTTTATCTTACAACCATCCGTATATTCTTTTGCCTCCAGAATAAACTCGTGCGTATCGCTCATCCCTCCCTCCTCACAATCACTCCCCTTAAATACTCTGGTAAACTACTGAATCCTTCCACAACTTCCCTATTACGCTTGCTATCTGAACTATATGCCTCCCAGACAACTCTATCTGTTTCTATATACACACGAACATCTGTCGGAATTTTCACTTTAGCATTCTCAAGCCTAAGAATGACACAATTATCTACTTCAAGGCGACCACAGACTACCTTTACCGACTCCAAACTTTCGATTGATAAGACATCAAGAATATTTCTAAGGGTTACTGTCCCTTCACAGCGAATTACTACCTTTTTAAGCGATGCACACTTACTAGTATACAGCGTAAGCTCGCATTTCTCCTGCGTAAAGTCTATATCTAGCTCCTCTATACTAGTCTTAGTTAAATCTATATTAACTATATAGTTGTAGTCATACACTGGCTCTTCCGTGCTACTGATAATAAGCCGATTGACTCCTGTCACTCCATTAAACAAACATCGTGTGTCAGTAAAAACACTCTGTAGACCTTGCGGAAACATCTGTATAAACAGTTCCTCGTTACTAAAATCGCTATCGTAAACTACAACATCTACCGCCCGAATCTCTCCCCTTACAGTCACCCGACTACACTCATTTAGCTTAAACTCCCCGTCCCTATAATTCTCACTGTCTGGATAGAGTAATGAAAAACCTCAAGCTTATACAAGTTTATGCTTACACCCCTAAGATGCGCACACGCAGACAAATCAAGCACCTTTATGTCGTTACTTAACCGAGAGATGTCTACAAAGTCTATGTCATCCATTGCACAACAAACCCCGTTATTTGCTGTAAAATCCTTTAGAATAACAGCTCCTACATTTACTCTCTCCGTTACTACTTCCTTTATTCCACAATCTGCTCTTGTTATTCGATTTCTTCCCGCAAGAAGCTGATACTCCTCTGACTCAACAAACTTCCGATACTCGTAAGAATGAAACGCAATCACCGACTCTCCGTATAAACAGCAAGCCATATTACCCGACAGGAATCTATCATATAACGCCTCTATTGAAAGTGTCTCCTTATGCACAGTCCCGTCTGGATAAACGGTTATAAAATCCGGGACTTCCCCAAGAAGAAAGCTGTCTTTCCACAGGTCTGTAAGGTATTTCCCCTCTTTTATCCTTCTGAATTCCCCATTTTCCCGCTTATACATGGGGAAATCTTCTATCTTAAAACGAAGAGCTTCTTCAAGGCTAGTGTTATCATATCTAAGAGTCTTAGACTTATAATATACAGGATAAACACGAGGCGCGTAGCGGTAGAGCTTGACTACCTTCCCGCTAAACTGAAGGGAATCTACATACATTTTGATAAAGACTTCATTACTTACATACAATAAACTTACATGCAATAATGAGGAATTTGCTCCTTCGATTGCGCTAACAGAAGTCACAGACTTCCCATGTATAAGCCACACCAGTACACCGATAGGCGCACCCCCGTCAAACACAAGACCTCGTGGCACGACTACAAACGAAACACCTGCCCCCTTAATGCCACTCAACAATATCTCTGCTTGTTGTTCAGTTACTACCTCATTTACCCCAATAACCGAACCGTCTCCAAACCGCTTCTCCCATGCGCGATTCCACGACAGATTCCGTAACCTGTAAAGCTCCTGCTCCATCCCTCGCTCCTTATTCCCTATGCCCTGTGACGCACCACGCGCCCCGCTATGCCACTTAAACCGCTTACTTGGCTTCCTCTACCTCTAAGGACTAAACGCCCGTTAAACGGCGCTCTCGTCCCTCGTAGGACTAAAGGCGAAATAAGCCCCTAAACCCCAAACTTTTACTTAAAAATCTATACTGCTAAAACGGGAGCGTGTACTAATCCGCTCCCGTCTCTAAATCAAATTTTGTTCCTACCGTCCGCTTAAACTCTTGTTACGCTCAATCTCACCCCGAACTCACTGTAATACTCGCGAATATTTCTCTCATCCTCTCTGTCTATCTTCTCTGCGCGTATATTTATCTCTTTAAGCTTATCAGAACCAAACAAAAGACGATTTCCAAAAGCACCAATGCAAACTTCTCTGCCATAGCCGCGCATATATGACCTTACCTCTTGCGCCTCTAAGTTTAGAACTCGGAGATTCTTGCATACTAGTGTATCACTAAACGGAGTTACAGCAATTATACTGCCTAATAAACTTAGCTCCTCTACCTTGCCACTCCTAATCTCTATCTCCTGCTGTGAAATCCTATCTAATCCTGCTACCTTAAGCCTAATAGGACTGCTATTTATCTCGCTAATAGAAGGTATGTTATCATAAGTTGCTACATCATTGTTAATCACTAGATTATCTTGCTTAAAATGAACTGTTTCGTCAATGTTTACATACCCGAAATGCAACTTATTAAGCCCAGATACCTCGCTACGCCAATCTAACGAAAATGTATCAAGCCACACCTCTGCGGAATTAAACTCAACTTCCACTCCACACAGCATTAAAACCCTTAAATCTGCTAAACTTCTTGGCATTATCAGCCTAATGTTATGTTCCACCCGCCCTGCCGATAAACTAACAAACTTTAATCTCTCACACCTAGAAGCGTCTAAAACCTTAATTCCCATGTCTACCAAGTCACCAGAATCTAAATCAATCCCGTCCGCAAAGGACGGCAAAACACAAACTCCGCTTTCACACGGCGGAACGCTCGTAAGCAGATTCACGACCCCGTAACTCATTGTAAATCCACTTGGAACCTCATTAAAACCACATCCCGTCTTACTATCAAAATATAGACTTCCTTCCACTGGATTACCCCATCCTTTCCAAATCGGTAATAAACCCTTAAACCTTCCGCTTAATCTTAGCCTTTAACTCTCTCTCGGTCGCACTATCTAATACGCAATTCTCTACCGCAGTCGGAGATACACTCTCTAACTTCTCTACCCCGTAAATCCTACTTATTCCAGAACTCCGAAAACAATTATCGGGCAACCTCTTTAGCTTATCACCTATCCTAAACTCAAACTTTGCTACCTCGCAATCCGCAAACGCATAGTTACAAAGACTCGTAATAAACTCACTATTCTCTATCCGAACAGGCTTAAGCCCGTCCATCTGCCCCGTTATAGCTATATCCCCGTTAAAACGCAGAACCGTCTCAAAATCAAATTCATAATCCCTAGAAAACCCTCTAAACTCTTTGATTTCTTCCGGTATGTCTAGGATTATTTTGTCTCCCTCTGTCCTAAATACCCGTGCCATCTTATCAAACGAATAATCATAGTCAAAAGCCAGCGCAAATACCCCGTTATGATACCGAATACAGCCGCCACCCAGCACACTAAGTATCTTAATGAACCTATCGCTAAACTGTCTCGGAGACAGACTAATCTTCCCCTCGCTCCCGTCCTTAGTCTGTATACTAACTCTCACACTGTCCCTACAAAACAGCGTAGCTTTATTCCCCTTTATACTATCTGCCATGATGCTTATGCTAGACAGCCGCTCTGACCCGAAATGCATCGCATGAAGCCTATCCTCTGCCCTACCACCGAGCAAAGGACTCACTTCCCCAGCAACCAGACTAACCTCTTTTAGATTCCGCGCCGCCACACTCTCGGAAAAACTCTCTAAACAAATGCTCTTACAGGAGACAGATAAACGCTCTATGCTATCACTCTCTATAATACATCCGTCATACTTTGAAGAAATGTTTAGCACAAGGGACGGTACCTCTAGGAGAATTTCTCTATCCCGTCTATAGCCGCTTCCTACTAGAGATACCTCTAATTCGTCCTGCATAAACCTAGTGCCGCTTATGACTATATCATTCGTTTTAACCCGACCTATGTTTTTAACTTCACTGTCTGTTGCTGAAAAGTCACTGACGGATATATTAGCCCCGAAAAAGTCTATACGTACCCCGTATAGACTTAACCTTTCCTTAATCGTCTTAAACTTACGCGGCAGAATTACAGTGACTTTATCTTGATAGCGCCTCTCACTCGCGGAAAATATATCAATCAAGCACAACTTCCTACAACCAGATGCGTCTATCACCTTTACGCCACTCTCTATACAGCGGTCTATATTAAAATGCAACCCGTCTACATATGACGGTAGCCTACACACATGATTTGAACACGGATAAAAGTCTGTTACAACCCAGAATAAACCAGTTTCTTCGTAAAACTCGTCCCTTGCGTCACTGTTATACTTTGCACAATCACCGCTTACCAATGCAGACCTCGAAGCCTCTTTACTATACTCCTCGTTCTTTGCAACAAGCTCAAAACGGCGAACCATAAAACGCTCTAGTCTATCCCCTAAAACCTCACTCGTATCTTCGTAATAGGCATCCGCAAGAATAGACCCCTCGACTGCATCTTCACCCCGATAAACTATCCTGCGGCTTAACTCCCATGCCCCAATATCTCCATGAAACAGTGTGCCGTCCGCTAGGATAAGATTTACCGTAGCTGTGCTTTCCACTACGCTCTCCACAGATAAAAGCATCGGAACGCCACGCTTCTTAAGCACGGGCTTCCCATCTTCTCCCAGAACAAATGAGACAAGCATATCGCTCGGAACACTTGATACAAGGCTATCTCCACAGTTACGGAAAAACAGCAGTCTACCATTCCCCGCTAACTCCCGTAATTCGTCACTACCACATACCTTGCAAGCTGAAAAATGAAACCCGTTCCGATGAGTGTCCGCTACTGCTAACAAATACTCATCGGAACTCTCTACCTTACCGTAGACTGCGTAAACCTCTACTTTCTTCCGTCCCGTATAAGAATAATCCATTCGGCTTACCTCTCTTCGCTACTCTGCTTCTCCTTAAGCCTCTCAAACAGCTTCTTACCCCGCTCACGAAGCGCTTCTTTCTTCTCCTCACTAATCGGAGCGCGTAAACTTATCGAAAGCCTGTCCTTTGCGACTGAATAGGTCACGCTTCCTAGGCTATCCTCTGCCGTCTTTTTACAAAGCGCAGGGTATTTCTCGCTAAAATCCCCTAACTTCCGCTTTAATGTCGGATTAAATGTGTAGACGCTCACCGTATCCTCTGCTTCGTTAAATAAAATTATTGTCTCTCGCTCAATGTTTGATACGCTCATTTATTTCTCCTCCTTAAATTATCTTTCTCTATGGAACGGGATAAACACCAGTAAAACCTAGCCTCTCCCATACCATACTTGTCCATTAGGCGCATCGCGGCGCTTGTAGATAGCTCAAACTCCCCTAAATGCTCCCTGTACCAACTAAACGGCACATCACTTCCAGATATATTGTTGCCAAGCCTGTCAAAAGCCCCGAATAGACCTGTCTTATCCGACCCGTAAACTCGTATCGCCTTCCCTGCCTCGACCACTACAAATTCACCCTCGTTCCTGCGCTTGAATATCGGAAACAAATAAGGACTAAACTCCCTATGCTCTTTTTCATTAAGACTAAAATGCTCCACAAAACCTCCGTGAAGCAGTTCAGCATAAACAGCCAGCGGAAGATAATACCAACTGTCGTCACCGCCTATCATACCTCGCAGGTTTATTTCTGGAAAGCAAAAATCCTCATGCTTAATCCATCCAGCCTCGTTTAGATAAGCTAAAAAGCCTACTATTCTTGAATTTTCCCCGTCTGCCTCACAGACCAAGCCTCGAATCAGATAAACAAAGTTTTTACTCCTAGCTTCCCCTGTAACCTCTTTCGCGTATACCGTACTACTCGCTCTACTCCTACCTGTTAGCTTACCAGTCATTATCAAGCCTCTCATCTCCAAAATAAACTCGATAGCCTGTCCCAGACTTCCAACCAGTCACAGAATGGCTATCCACAGAACTCACTATGCTCTTTGGAATACGGATAGCTGGCTCTCCGTTTACTTTCTCATACTTTGTATACATTGAAAGATTTCTTGTAACCATAGACCAGCCGTTATCATCAAAGCCATCCCAATCTCTAAGCTCCTCTAGGTCTAATATAATCTCTCTACCATTTCTTTTAAGTGCCGCCGTGCCGCAAGTAAACGCGAGCAGAAATCTCTCTGCGTCAGTAAGCCTTTTTATAGTTATCAACTCCATTAACTCACTCGGCAAATCTAATTTTACTCGGCTATCGCACCATATCTCTGGACTCCTACTATATTCATCCATTGCGTAATCCGCACAAATCCTAAGACTCTCTAATACCGTAGAGCCTAGACTTAAGTTAGAAATTGTACCCCTCGTGTTATTAAGCAAATTTATATTAAATAAATCAAACCCAAAACTTGCCCTCTTTAGCTTCGGTAACAGCCTAATCTTTGTTACTAAATCGGAAAAATACCAATCCCCTGCTCCCTCTATAGTAAGACTCTCTAGTTCAGCGCAACGCGCTATCTCAAAATCCTCGGCTTCTACCTTTTTCTCGTGCATCTTAATTGAAATCTCTTTTGCATCTATATCAGAAATTGAAATGGAAGATTCCAAGTTAAACGCTGTATTTCCTACATTAATCTTCAATGAGTCAAATCCCTCACACTTATGAAGATTAACACAACAGGACTTTATCGTATCTCTAGGAGAAGCAAAGGTGATTTCTGAAATACCCTCTATACGGCAATCGTCAGCCTCCAGAATACCAATATGCCTTAACCCGATAAACCGAACCCCAGCAGAAGAAATCTGTATATTACTGTCCATCCTATAACTTAATGCGTCATTAAAGATAATCGTAATGATGCCACCACTTCCCCCACCTGTCAGTGTAAACTCCTTTAACCGCGTGCATCTTGATAAGTCAAGAACCCTAACCCCTGCCTTAATCATAGAATATATGCTAATTCTAACATAATCTACCCTATCAAGGACTTGGCAGACCCCTGTTTTACATTCATAAAAACCAACTAGGCAAGTATTAAGACCCATTGGCTCTAACATACTGCAATCCGCGTTTGTTAGAGCATTTTGTACTATTGATAACCCCAAAGCATCTCCAGAGAATTTACCCCTCAACTCCCCTAGCTTATTCATCAACGCGTCCCTAAACTTAACAGAAGCCACATCTTCGCCACTTATAACATTTATAAACACCGAACTAGCCTGCTTTTCTAAAATCTTTGGAATATTCACTTTCTCTACCAAAAGCTCTCCCACAGAATTTATCTCCGTAATACAAAGAGACCCCAAGCTATTACCTACCGTGAAAATCCTATTCATTCCCCTAGACTTTAGAAAGAGCTTTCTATCACTCTTTACACGATAAACTGGAAGCTGGTATATTTTACCAAAGATTAAAAAATTCGGGTCTACTGAATTAAAAAGCCCTTTCTCAATAACCCACCCGCTGTTGGCTGAAAACCCCTCTTCCCGTAAATTACTCCGAACCATCGGCACTACTATAAACCCGTCAGACCCCTTATAACCCTCTACACAGGCTAAACAGGCGTAGAACATCCCGCGCTTAACCTCGAACAGTTCTCCCTCTAGTCGCATCTCACTACCTCCTCATGCACAGACTTATCTACCTCTGTCATGCTATGTAAAAACAGTCTGAACTTTAATCCACGAGAATATCCGCTCGTGTCAACAATCCTATCTACGCATGACGGAACTCTAAAGTTAACCTTGCCACCAGAGGTCACAAGTATTGAATAAACATCTGGATTATCTACATCCCCTAAGTCAAGCGTAAGCTTATCACCGTCCATAAAAAGACCTTTATATGAACTCGTAAGCGCCAGTAAATTAAGGCACTCGTCTGTTAAATCCATCGGAACTACAAACTCCCGAAGCGAATCTGGAAGGCTTAAGGCTACCCGCCTGTCATACCCGACCTTTAGCCACTTAGCCCCGCGAGTCGTATACTCTGCTGACAAAATAAGCTCTCTAAGCGCGGTTGAACCAAAAGTCAAGTTATAAACATTCTTCCTCTCACTTTGTCCCACAGTAAATCGTAACATATGCGCGTAAAGGGAAAAGCTGACTAACTTCGGAAGGTCGAAAAACGACTTTGTGAGTTCCTGTAAGTCACAAACGCCTACACCATCCACTGTAAGACGGTTAAGCTCCGTACACTTTGAAACCTTAAATGCTGTTACAAAGCTATTTTCCCCAATTCCCTGCCCATTACCGATAAGCTCTATCTCGTTCGCGTCTATTCCTCGAATATACGCGCTAGCCTGTTTTCCCATACTTAAATCAATCTTGAGCCGATTAAACCCTGTACTATTCTCAATGTTTACATCTTCTCTAACTCGATATAAAGGCGTTACCCGCAAATCCGAGAAACCCTCTATATGACTATCAACAATATTCAGCTCACTGACCGAAGTTAATCCTATAAACTTAAGATTCGCACCCTCTACATGTATGCGTGCGTCTAATCCGTCACAATATCTTTCATTAAAGATTATCGTTATCGGAGTGTCGCTCTTACTAGACGACCGACTGGTTGTAAGAATAAACTGTTTTAGGCAAGCACACTCGCTCAAATCAAGCACCCGAATCCCTGCGGACTTAAGCGACTTTAGCTCTATAAAAACCTTGTTTACCCGATTTGAAAGTTTACATACCCCGTTCTCACAGCGATTAAAAGAGCGAACCACGGTTACATAATCCCCACTAATCCGCTCATCCTCATACACCGCACAATCTTGACCTGTAAGCCGACTGCGCGCCTCCCCTTCAAAATAGTTCGGATTCTCTGTAATTACACGCTTACGCTCCGCTATTTTTTCTAACAAAGCACGATACTTACCACTATCCCCGATAAACGGTGTCACAATGTAGTTATCCCGTGCGATTTCGTCAAAGGATAACTCTTTTCCAGAGGCTTTCCCGTATGCGTCAATCACCTTATACAGAAGGTTACTTCCAATTACCGTATCAATCACGCCTACAATGCGATTCCTGCCCTCGGACACGAGTGTAAGTTTCCCATCCTCCCCCTCGCGATATACAGACAAGCCGTTTGCCTCAATACTAAAGTCAAGCTCTCCTGCCTTATCCCGCACAAACAGATACTCGGCGCTATCATCCCCTGCCATCTCCCGCTCTATCTCTTCCTGTGTCTTAACCGCTCCCTCTGCGGACAGTTCGGACACGACCAAAAATCCCTTGCCCTCAACATATGAACACACAAGAAACTTATCCCTCATCTCTCTATCCCTCTCTATCCCCTCACCTACCAAAAACCCTGTAAGCCAAAGGAAGAGCCGCTAGGCTACTTCTATCCCCTAAAACAGCTCTCCCCCTCGCTTACCCCGTTAAACGCTTACTTACCTTTGCTCCTCTTAAGCCGCGCGTCCAGATACTCACTCAAAGCAAGCTCCGTTATCGCGTTCTTTGGAATCCGTGACTCCTTTGCGTACTCATCAAGTTTACCAAGAACTTCCTCTGGTAAACGCACATTCAAACTCCTAAACTCGCCATCTCTCTTCTCTCTAGCCATACCTATTCCCTCTTACTTACCGCTCTTTGCGTTATTACAAGCCGCACAGAGCATCTGTAAATTACTCTCTACCGTCTTTCCACCGTTTCGCCACGCTACAATGTGGTCGCCCTGCATCTCACTGTATTCGTAAATCTTAGTAAGACCTTCCTGCGCACAATACGGACAGTTTGACAAGTGCTTCTTCTCGGCTTCCTCTGTCTGGCGCTGATAAACTCTTCGCTTCATCTGGTCGGAGAATGCCCGAATCGACAAGTATCTCTCATCATGCCTCGTTTTCTCCGATAAGACATACGGAATGATTCCTGTCTGCTTCGTTACATCATCGTCCTCTAAAAGCTTTGAAACCTCTTTCTTTAGCTCACTGGGATTATACTTCCATGTCTTATGCTTATTATACAGTGCGCCCCAATCCTGCGCCTCTGTGAGCTTCTTGTCCATATCGGGGAAATACCTCTTTGCCCACGCAATCACCTCTTGGAAATAAAGCCACAGCTCGCTTGCATCCGCGTCATGCTGATGCAACGCCATATACTGCTCTCCACTCCCTAACCCATCACGGAGCGCTATCCAAGCTAAGGCTTTCTCAAGATAATCCTGCCGTATCGGATTTCCCTTGATAAACCCTTCTCCTACTTTTCCTGCCACGCAATTACGCCGAGAAAAGTAATTCTTTGCGTCTGAAAGCCAAGTGCCTGTATAAGTCGCGTTAAGAAGCTCCTGCTCTGTAAGTATAGCGCCTGGGATGTTTATTCTCTTAAACCAAGCAAGCTTCTCCGATTCATTACCCTCGCACACATAAACCGATAACTCGTAGTTTAGGATTATCTGCTTCTCATCCTCGGTTAAGTTATGATAAAACTTCGCATTCCCGTCTATCTTCATAGAGAAACCGCTGTTAATAAACTGACAAATCGAAATCGTTCTCTGCTGTCCGTCAAGCACCTCGTACTTGTCATCCCCGACCTTCGACCAATACATCACATTCAAAGGATAACCGCAAAGCACCGAATCAATAACCGCATTCCTCTGCGCATCCTTATAAACAAACTCTCGCTGATATGCGGGACGAATCGAAAGCTTTCCACCAAATCCGAAAACACCGTCCTCGCCGTCATCGGTATAGCCCGCCACAAGCTCCGAAACCTTTAATTTACGCTCTGAAATCTTCATAACTCATTTCCTCTCTGCATAAGAAAAACCTCTCTCCAAATATTGTTCATTTCCATGTATACTTCTGCGTCTACAGACAGCCTATAAACACCATGAGCATAAACATAAACGCCACAATCACCGTAAACTCTTGGATTACCGTCCTTTGCTCTGAAAATACCAAGCTCATCAAGTATCTCTAAACTATCTCTGCCTATTCCACCGTAATAGACGTAATAGACAATATCTACACTGAACCTATCGTTCCGCCGTATACTATCCTCTGCAAAGTGCGACCCCATTTCAACGGACACTGGAAACTGAAAGTTTAACAAGTAGTCACACAAAGCATACAGCGCATACTCCCTAGCACTCTTCTTGCCCCAGAACTCCTCTTCGGCTACCTCATTCGACTTATCTACACTCATACCCTTACTCCTTTCTCCGAATTAACACTCGGCTAAAAAGCTCTTGCTCCCCTACTCTCAAATCTTTCCCGTCATTCCCTTTCCGAAACCCCACTATCTCAAACTGCTCGGGATTATATTGTTTCAGAAACGGCAGAGGAAGCCCCATTACTCCGAAATAATCTTTTGGTATATCCGCTACCTTATCCACATTTATAGCGTCAAGGTTATCATATTTCGGATACACTTCGCTAGAAAACTGCGCCCGCAACTCTAGTCGTTTATGCCTCCGCTCGTTATCAAGGTTTGTCACCCAAAGCCCAAAACCTATGTGACGAAAAGTCCCGTCTGGACGAATAAACTCTGTTATGTCATTAATTCCTGTCCAAACTTTATTATCCCGCACGAGCGGAAACACCGTACTATATCCAAGCCAAGGCAACGCCCCAACAATTAAAAACGATTTCCCCTCTGTTATCAGTGTTTCGATAAACTCCCTCGCCAACGAAAACGGGGGATTCGTTACAACTATATCAGAACTCTTTAATATTTCCCTGCACTCGTCACTCCTAAAATCTCCGTCCCCGCAAAGCGGCTCTGATAAATAAACTCGTACATCGCGGTCGCACTCTCCTGTATACTTTGCGCACACGCCCTGTCCGTTCTCTACAAAATGCGTTGCCTTTAAACTTAGAATTCCGAGCCTATTAAAGTTTAGATGGAAATATCGGAAAAATGCACTCTCAAGCGGATTATCACAGTTACAGTAAATCCGCTTACCGACAAACTTAGACTCGTAATATTTTAGCTCCCGCTCTATGTCCGAATACTGCGTATAAAACTCATCATCCTGCCTATCCTTTGCACGCTTAAGCCGCTCATTTACCTTTTCATTCCCTGCCACCGACCGCTTTCCTCCGTATCGTTATCCGAGCATAGGTTGTCCTATTTCCGATTTCCCCCTCACTGCCCCTTAACATTCCCGCAATTCTTGTAGCTACGGGGAACTCGCCTCCCTCATTTCCGCTAAACGCTCGCACACTCCCATCTGGAAGCTTTCTTAGTGTAACTATCTCAAACTGCTCGGGATTATATTTATCGAGAAACGAAATCGGAACCGCCATAACACCAGAATAATCCACAGGTATCTCTGCTGTCTTGTCTACATTTATCACATCGAACTTGTTAAACTTCGGATATTCTTCCTCGCTGTATTGCTTATACAGAATAATCTTTTCAGACCGACATCTGACGGGAAGATTTGTAAACCAACGGACTCCCTTAACTCGTATAAAGCGTCTACCATCCTCATCGACTCCGCATCCTGCCGCATTAAGTGGATAACTCTCTGGCACATAAAACCGCCTATCCCCAGAATGAATTGAATCGCCATACCAGACCTTATTCTCACGGAATAAATCGAACACCTCTTTCGCTGTTACTGCGTTCATATTCCCGAGAATAATAAACTTTTTCTCATACGCTATAAGCGTCCCGATAAACTCCCGAAACAAAGAAAACGGCGGGTTCGTAACTACTATGTCACTCTCTTTTAAGAGCGCAAGACACTCCTCATTTCTAAAATCTCCGTTCCCGATAAGCGCTGTTTTGTATCCTACAAGAACCTCGTTGTCATCACCACCACAATACTCAAGCTTATATGTCGGCTTATCTTTGTCGTAATGCGTAGCGATGAGCCGTCTAAGCCCGAGAAATCCAAAGTTCAAGTGAAAATACTCCCAAAAGGCGCTTGTAACTGGGTCGTCACAGTTTAAGAACACAGCCTTTCCCCTAAACTGTGCCCTGTGACACACCATCTCCTTTGAGACATCCGACATATCTGTATAAAACTCGTCATTCTTACCTACCCGCGCCCGATTTAGCTCGCTGTTTCGTCCCATCCCAAGCCTCCTGTCTAGCTATCTATTTAAGTTATTTTACCACAAATGCCTCCCTAAAACAACTGAAATCTAATAAACTCCTGCCCTGCGCCGTGACCCTCTAAGAGCCACGAGAAGCCCCCTAGAACGCACGGAAGATTTTTAGGCTATAACGGTAGCCTAAAGACCATTCCCGCTGTAATTCCTAAAGAACTATCGGGCGAAAACAAGCCAGAATCGAAATGCACACAGCCACCTCTCCCAAAGCCGCATAAACCAGAGCGGCTACCCCAGACTTACTAACAAGACTTACTAACAATCTTATCCACTTTTCCACAACACAAACCCCCTCGCCCCGCCCAAACTAGAACAAAGGTTCTCTTGCCTGTTTTCGCCTTAATTCTACTTAGGAATCTCTCGGGCTACCCTCTTACCCCTGCACCGATAGCTTAACGGCACTTCCCGCTAAAATCCCTAAAGAACTCTCGGGCGAAAACACACCAGAATCGAAATCCTAGGCGACCCGCCGCCAGATAAACGAACCCATCCCCTGCCGTTATCGCCCTATACCACCAAGCCCCCATCCCTTAACATCCCCTACTGTTACTGCCCGCGTCCCTAAATCCCTTACCCTACTATTACCGCCCGCCCCGCCCCTAAAACCCACTTGTCCTTCCCCGCCCCTCTCGGCTTCCCCTAAAACAAAAAGAGCGCCCATTAGGACGCTCCCTCTCTCTTACTTAATCCTCGATATACCGCCGTATCGCTGATGGCGCTCTGTAAAACGCATTCGATACAATCACGCCATTCCTCGGATTTGACGCATGAACTACTTTGTTGTTGCCGATATACATCGTTACATGTCCGATACAGCCTCGTCCGCTGTCCCAGTAAAATAACAAGTCTCCTGCCCGTAGTTCACTCTGCGCTATCTCCCTGCCTACTGTCGCCTGTTCTGCCGCTGTCCTCGGCAAACTTATCCCAAACTGCCGATAGATGTTCTGCGTAAACGCTGAACAGTCAATTCCTGTGTCAAAACTTGTACCCCCAAACACATACGGACGACCTAACCACTGCAACCCATAATTTGACATCTCCTTCCGAAGCTCTGTCTCACTATTCGGCGTATACCCGTTACATGTGTCGGGGTCGTCTGGCAAAGTATAATACTCACTGTAATTCGGATTAGAGACTTGCGGGACTACGGGCTTCGGAACTTCTATCTTGTCTGCCCCCTTAAACTCTGGCTCGTCTACCCGCGCCTTACTCTTCTCGATATACCCCGTTAGCCCCCTATCTGCCTTTACATACAGATAATCCTCGGACTCCCGAACTATCTTTACCGTGTCATTCTCTTTTAAGACCGCTATCGCACTGTCTCCCCCGTCTTTCGTTAGGGTTGCCCCGCCATCCGCAAGTATCGTTGCTTCCCTCGGATAAACCGCGCTGTTGTCTATGACATACGCCTCCATGTTGTAGCCCGTCACTACATCCGAGGCTTTTACCCACCCCTCAATGCCGTTCGAGCTTATCTTTATCCACCCGTCCCCGCTGTCGTCCGACCGCATTACATCTACCGCCGAACCGACCGCCATCGTTCCTACCGCCCCTGCATTACTGTCGGGCGATGACTTTACCACCAGCTTCCCGTCCGTAATTACAGGCGTTGCCCTCTCCCCGTACTTGGAAGCCTCGTTAAAGTCTATCGTACTGTTCTCCGCGATATTCCCCGCCGCATACGCTGTCACGCTACTAAACGCTACAAACGCTACTACAGTCGAGGCTACCGCAATGTGCCTAACTACCCTCATGCATCGTCATCCTCCTGTTTAAGCCAATTCTTTCCTTGAGACGCGGCTATCCCTCGGCGCACTACAGAGCCAGCTAAACTCTCGTCTATAAAATACTCTGCTCGCCGCTTTAACTCCTCGGAATATCGCTCAATCTCTTCGTCATCTAACTCATACTGCTCTGTCTTAAGCGCATCACACGCCTCAAAGAATGTTTTCACCGCACGAAGCCGAGACAAGTATATGTCTAACACCTTGTCCCGCATCTCATATACCTCGCGCACTCTGTCGGGATTAAACGAGGCGACCGTTACCGTGTCACCCTCTACCGTTGCGTTACCTAATAGACCACTCTTCGTAAAATCCCGAAGCTCATAGGCTCGCATATCCGACTCCCCGCCCGTTATGTCTACGACATGATAGACAGACTCCCCATCCTCTACACTGTCGTCTACTACCACCCCGCCATACCACACATACCCGCTGTCGTAGTCGATACTCGGATACTTCTCCTCACACCCGCTTACCTCGAATACGCCACCCTCACTCATCTTCGCGTTCCGCACGCGATTTAGCCTAGTATACTCGTAAAGCTTGTCTAGGCTTAAGTCTGAAACACATCCGTCCGCACAGGAATAAACCCTCGCCTTAGTCTCGGACTCCTTCCTTGCATAACCAACAAAATAAAGCATACACCCTATGCACCTCCCAGATTTTCATTACAACACCAAAAATCTAGGTAGGTATTTTAGAGTGTATGCTTTGTTCTCTTGTTACCCTTTTCGTTATTCTTCGTTCCAGAGGACATAATAGCCTAACCCGTCCCCAAACCGAAGCGTCTTTAATAAACTCTCTTTACCTGCCGCCTTATATACCTCCGCTACATTACTCGTTATCTCACCAGACGGAATCTCGTCTCCCGTATACCGAATCGTGATTACCTTCTTGCCCTTTTCAAGCTCCCCACGAACCAGACTCTTATACTCCTCTAAATTAGTAGCTACAAGCCCGTTCTGGCTGTAATACTCGTGACTGTTGTCACTTCCCTCTATAAGCCTGTCGCTTACATACCCGACACTCTTCGCATACTCTGGACTCATATTATAACAAATCCGCGTAACCCCTGTATTCTTAAAGCAGTTTACCGCGTCTACATAAACAACAGACTCCCCTAGCTTTACGCTGTTCCAAGTGTGCCGCCTACCGTACATACAGCCCGTTACTATGTCTGCATCTACCCCGTTATATCGACACAAATCCTTGAAATACTGCGCATACGCGACCGCATTACCTCTTCCCTCCGTTACCATAGCGTATATGTCTGACCCTTCCTCATACTGGAAGTTGTCATTCACATACTTATAAATCGCGTCCTCTTTGGCTTCTGCGTCCATATCCGATATGCCGTCTATCTTTACCCCAGAAATCGCCTTGTATATCTCTATCTGTCGCTCAAACGCCTTATCCGAATACTCTACTGTTAAACCTGTCCTGTCCGCATTTAACGCTACCCGCTCGACTCCGTAGATTAGATTCTGCGACAGCGCTCGCGTCAAAGCCCCCTGCAAGCTATCCGTATCCGTAAACTCTGGATACCCCTTAAGGCTTATCTCTGTCTCATGCGCTTTCAAAGCACTTATCAAATATTCCTCAAAGCCAGCACTCTCGCTCTCTCCCTCGCCATTACCTACATAGGCGTTTAGATAAACTGACCGTACCGTGCCAAAAAGCTCCTTTCCCCCGTCCTGCTTTACCGCAAGCGGCGACATCGCATCCGCATAAGTCTCGATTCCGTTCTCAATCCTACCCTGCAATACACCTCTGTCTCCGACCGCTATCTCAATATACCCCCGAAGCTCTGTCCCAAGCACATGATAGCCGTAATACACATTGCTGTTATACCTTGTCGAATCGTCTATCTCATACTCAATGCTCTGCCGCACTACCCCGCCGTCTAACATCTCTACCCCGACTGAACGCGGCAAATCCTTTGTCTTTGAAACCTCTGAACCTACCTTTAGCGTATCCCCGCTTATCTTAACAGGCAACATCCCTGCAATGTCCGCTATCGCTAACCGATTACTCTCTGCACTCTCCCTATCCCCGACTACCGCCGAAACCGAATAAACATCATCCCGTGCCAAGCCGTAGTTCTGATACAGCGTAACCTCGTTACTCACTTTCCCGATGCCGTGCGAGCCGTTTAGAGAAAAATCCCGAAACAGGAGCGGACTGCTCGGAACTGTACATAATTCCCGACCCGACTTATATATCTTATACCCCGTAGCTCCCGCTACCTCACTCCAGATGAGGCTTAACTCCCCGTTATCTGAAATGCTGTACCCAAGCACGGGCTTCTCCGCAATCGAAGCTGTCCGAAACGGAATTACCGTCTTTCCGACCATAAGGTAATATGCCTTATCTCGCTCCCATTCCTTTACGGGCTGTACTGTATACAGCACACCATCCCGATTCTTAGACTCTGTCCCGTCTGGCGTTACAAGAACCTCTACTTTTGAATCCTCGGATAAACTGCTATCTGTGAAGCACTCTACTTCTAATGTCTCGTTTGCACGATAAGTGAGCTTGGCGTCTGGTCGCAAATTATAAATAGGGTACATATTTTTATCTATGTACCCTACCACATAATCGTTATTCTGTTTACGATGCCCTGTATCTCTGCACCCAGACAAGCCAAGCACCATCGCACCTACAAGCACAGCAAGCGTTAAACGCTCTCTCTGCATTTCGGCACCTCCAAACCTTATCGGGATTTCTTCCCAAGTCTCGTAAACTCGGCATTAATCTCCCGAAGCCCCGCAATCTGCTTGTCAAGCTTCTCAACCTTCTCTTTTAACTCAATATACTCGCTCGCTGTGAGCATACAAGAGCTAATAGACTCGCGCAGTTCAGCACTAAGATTCACTAAGCTACGGACACGATAGGTAAGAAGCCTGTTCTCTGTCTCAACGACCTTGCCGTTTAAGCGGCTCTCTGTGTCTGCCGCCAAAGCCGCAAGAAGCGCTTCCTCAATCACTGTTCCAGAAAGCCCACGATACTTCTCACTAATCGCTGTAAGAGCCTCGTTCAGTACCTCTGTCGCGCTCCCCTCTTTGGTCGGCTTCGATAAACCTACTGTGGCAAGCAGATTGTCATAATCCAAAGACTCGGACTCCGTGCGAACTGTATCAAACTCCTCGCACTTAGTCTCTGTCTCCTCTCTCTTTACGGCATCCTTCACCTTATCAGCGCCAACCTTTGCGACTTCCATCGCGCGATAAACACTGTCTACAAGCTTCTTAAATGCCTCCGACTCTGTAACACTCTCTGCCGCTGTCTCAAGACCTTTCTTACCGACCTCTGCACCGCGCTTTGCCGTCTTTAACGCCTTTCCAACCTTAGAAGCCGCCTTAGACACCATAGCGTCAATCTCTGCGTCACTGTCGCCCGACTTAGACACTGCGTCTTTCTGTTTAGCGCCCTTATGACCCGCCGCCTCAAAAAGACCCGATAGAAGCTCTGCGACACGCTTTGCCGCGTCCTCTTCGCTCATGCCGTTATCAACGGCTTCCTCGTCTGCATCCTCTTCGTCATCCAAATCCAAGTCAAAAGGCAAATCATTAGCCGTGTCGAAATCTTTGTCCGACAAACTACCTAAATCCGCAAGAATGTCGCGGTCGTTCTCCGTAGAGCTACCTACCCGTTTCTTTCTCCCCATTCTCACTCCTCCTCTGGATTCGCAAACAGACTGTCGTCATCATCAAGACCCTCGACCTCTTCGCCATCCTCAATGTCTAAGTCGAGATTCAAGCTATCCAGCCCGTCTGCCTCGTTCTTTCCGTCCTTGTCACCGTGGTTAAACCTGTTAATTGCATCCATGCTCTTGTCCTCCGAATTTCTCACCTATTTTATGTTCTAACTCTGTAGCTAAATCGCTATCAAAGCTGGAAACCGTAATATTAAGCTCCTTGTTCGGCTCAAGGCTCATTATACCGAGCAAAGACTTTCCGTCTACCGTTACCTTAGACCGCTGTTCGCCGAGGTAAACATCCACTGTGCATTCCTCGTACTTGCCAGACCCTACTAAATCCACGAAATCCTTGCAATCCGCAAGCGCCTGTAACCGTATTGTTACCATCCTGTTTACCTCTCTTTCTACTGGCTTAAATTAAACGCTCGTCCTCATACTGTCGCAACTGCTTCATCACACCGCGAAGCTTATCCGAAAGCTTCTTTCGCTCTGCTTCCTTGCAATCAGAAAGCAACTCCTCTAACTCCTCGCGCAAATGCTGTAACTCGCGATAACTCTTCTGCATAACTCTCCTTTATTATTTAACGCATAGAACTGCTTTGGTTTTTATGACGGTTATTTTATGGATTCCATAGCGAAAGCTTTATGTCCACTATGTCTGTAAAACCATAGTTATCAACTCTTGAAACATGCAACCTACCAGAAGAAAGCCATTTATAGTTATTTATACAATGGAAATTTACTGTAATACAACCGTCATCGTCTGCATTACGGTATTCCCCATCAATAAGATACCTCGCATTCGGCGTTAGATTTGTCAACTTAAGTCCTATCCCGTACATCCCAAGACCTTTAGAAGAAGAAATCGTGTAAGACTTCCAATAACCTCGGTATCTCTCATGCAAACAAAACTGCACGCGCTTTCCGTTAGCCAATACTCCTACAAACCTATACTGCTCGCTTCCCTTAAATAGACTGTCAGATAAACTTATGGCTTCCCACCAAGCCGAGTACGTTCCGTTAAGCTCAAAGCGATAATTATATTCTTTCAGCTCCTTTAGACCACTATCGGTTATCTGGAAAAGCTTAATTGCTCCCTTTGTTCTTGTTACAAGCGAAATATTTGTAATAGTTACCATCGGCGCTACTCTCCCCCTCTCTAACTAGGCTTCACCCCTAAGACGCTCACGAAACTTTAACCGTTCCCGAACAATTACTATCAAGACGACAAGGACAATAATCCCTATTATCACGGCACAACCACCGACTACCCCCTTTTCCCGATTGCGGGAATGATAAACCGTAGCGTCCGCACCTTTTTCGTACCGTCTACTCGATACAAAGTAAACTTCTGCCCGCTACTTAACCCGTAGTTATCTAGCTTTAATACTGCCGTAGCCGTTCCGTCTGACAAAACATCTACAGGACTATCGTTTAACAGATACTTGCTATCAGTACTTAGACCACCGAGAGACAGCTCAATCTCCGAAACACCTAAATCAGATACACCAAACTCACCAGACAGCTTGGCTTTCTTTAATGTATAAGTCGCAGAACCACCGTCATAGGCTACAGCTAAGTCTATCTGCCGTAACGCCCCGTCCACGCTAAACGACTCCTTTAGAAAACGGTCGCCGTTATTCTTAACTGCGTTATTGCCGTCTATCTCATGCAAAATTCCACTTATCCGATAACTCTCGACTACCCGACCGTCAGACAGCGTATTACTCGGAAGAAGCGCTATATCCGCGTTCCCTGTCTCCCCAGTAGCCGCTTTATCTACTACCCGATTTACAGTGATGCCCATAACCCGCGCACCGACAGCTACACTATGCGCGTTTAGATACCGTATCCCGCCTATCGCTATGACAACTGAAAGCACAACCGCCGTTAAACTGATTAACTTAACCCGTCTGCACTCCCGACCCCGAAACTCGTCGTCTACCCGCGCGAAAATCTCTGCCTTCTCTTCTTCTGTAAGAACTTTATGCTTGCCTCTACCTAAGCCGCTCTCACCAAGACTCTGCGCTCCGCTTCCTCTCCGTAAAAGCCCCGCATAATCAATTAAGCCCATCCCCTGCCTCCAACCTTACTACTCATTCCAAAGACACAACGGGCAACTTGAAAACAAGCTTTGCCTCTGGCGTACCGTCACTCCCCGTACCAAGCAACCGATAAACACGCTCCGTAGCACCAAACAAATTCATACCAAGATGGAACGGATTTCCGTCTACCGCTATCTCTGCCTCTGCATGACCGTTCTCGTCTACTGTTAAAATCTTTCCGTCAAACGAATACTGCTTGTTAGGGTCAAGGTTTGTAAACTCTATCTTAACACCTCTTATCGCAACCGCAATTCCGCTTTTACTCTTAGCGACTACTCGATATGTCCCGTTATTTTGATTAAACCTAGCCTCTGCATTAACCGAATAGCTGTTTCCATAC